ACTTAACTCTAGCAGTTAAAAATTCAGCAGCGGCACCAGTGGGAGACAAACTACAAGTGGCGCCAGGCTCCGTTGGAACCACATTTGATGACATTGGTTTTGACACATTTGTGTTTACGCAAACTATCCTGAGTCCGTATCCTGTGGACTTTGCTGGATTTGGTACCAGCTTGAACATTGATGACACAGCCGTGAACCTGGTGGTAGGTTCACCACGAGGCACGTTATATTTGATCACAGTGTTTGACCTTACCACTGATACTGATGGCAACACAATAGAAACTGACTTTGACGAAGGTGCCACTGATTTCTTTGATCAGACCATACAAAGTGGTGCAGTATACACTTACGATTTATTGTCAAGTTCAAGTTCCTCTGTGACAAACCCTGACAAATTTGTGTTTGGCCAACAGATCAGCAGTCCAGATATAGCATCATACGATCGATATGGAACTGCTGTGAGCTACACTGATGGCGTGTTGTTTACTGGAGCACCAGGCAACGAATTTGGAGACAGCACCCTTAGCGCCAATTATGGCAGAGTGTTTGTTAGTGTTAATCCTGATCGAGTGCCTGCATGGACTGCGCTGAGAGTTCAGCAGCCTGTGGTCGACATTAGACTGTTGAATTCAGTGTACAGTTATGATCGCATAACTTCGGCCGTGACACAATATTATGATTTCTTCAATCCATTGCAAGGCAAGATATTGGGCGCCGCACGTCAAAACATAGACTATATTGGCGCAATTGACCCAGCCAGTTACAATGTAGGTCCTGTAAATATTCGCGGCACAACCTGGGGCGCAGGTTATGTGGGTGAGACATGGTGGGATACTAGCACAGTGAGATTCATTGACCCTGGCCAAGATGATATTGTGTATGCAAGTCGTCGTTGGGGACAAGTGTTCCCAGGCAGCACAGTAGATGTGTATCAATGGGTAGTCAGCTCTGTTCCCCCTGTGGCTTATGCTGGCGAAGGCATACCATATGATACAGCCAGTTATGTAGTGAACACTGTGTTGAGCCAATCTGGAATTTTCAACACTGAATATTATTTCTGGGTGCGAGGTATAACTGCAACAGCCACACAAAAAGGCAAAACATTGCCTGTTAGCACAGTGGCCAATTACATTGAAAATCCCAGAGCCAGTGGTATAACTTATATTGCTCCGATCAACGCCAGCACCATTGCATTATACAATGCAACTGATTACATAGAAGCTGAAGACACTGTTATCAGCATTGAATTTGATAAAGAATTCAACAATGATAACGTTCACGTTGAATACGAATTAATTGCACAAGACAAAGCAGACGCCTGGCTCAGCAACAATTTGTATCGCAAACTACAAGACAGTTTTTGCGGTGTAGACACAGCCGGCAATCTCGTGCCAGACGTAAACCTTGGCCCAGCTGAAAGATACGGTGTGCAATTCCGTCCAAGACAAAGTATGTTTGTGGACAGATTTGCTGCATTGAAAAATTATCTGGTTCGTGCCAATACTGTTTTGGCTCAATTCACCATATCAGAAAATCGTACGTTTGTACTGTTGAACAGTCGCGAACTTGAACCCAGTGCTACAACCACAGTTGATGGTGTCACAACTGTTAACTGGAACAAACGTGTGGCTAACTTGGAAATTTTAGGATTTCAAAAGATTGACGAAGTACCATTGGGTTACAAGTATTTGGTAGCAACAGACTCTAGAAATCGTGGACTGTGGACAATTTATCAAGTGATAGAAACTATCCAGTCCATTGGAACTGTTAGAGAACTGCAATTATATCGTGTGCAAAATTATGACACACGCCAGTATTGGAGTTATATCAACTGGTACCTACCTGGTTACAACAGCAGTGCAAAAATCATTGCTGAAGTTCCTAATTTTGCTTCATTGTCCACGTTAAACGTGGCAGTAGGCAGCAGTGTAAAAGTCACAGCCAATGGCCAAGGAAAATTTGAAATTTATATACGCACTGTCACTGGATGGGATCGTGTGGGCCTGCAAGACGGTACCATAGAATTTTCAGCTGAATTATGGGACTATGCATTAGGAAGATTTGGATTTGACGTTGAAGTATTTGATGCTCAGTATTTTGACCAAGAACCTGTGATTGAAACACGAAAAATTATTCAGGCCATCAATGAAGAATTGTTCATCGATGAGTTGTTGATCGAACGCAATCGTGCATTGACATTGATGTTTAATTTTGTGCTCAGCGAATTTGGCGCTCCTGAATGGCTGGTAAAAACTTCATTGATTGATGTTGAGCACAGAATTCGTGCGCTGTTGCCATTCCAAAATTACAGCCGAGACAACCAAGAATTTGTGCTAGACTACATTCAAGAAGTCAAACCTTATCATGTGTCTATCCGCGAATTTAACCTGCGTTACAACGGGGCTGACGAGTTTTTTGGAGACATGACTGACTTTGATTTGCCGGCATACTATAACACTACATTGGAAATACCACAATTTACCAGCCCAATACTGTTGCCCTATGATCACAGCACTGCATTCAACAGTGAAACCAACAACCTCAGTGATCTGCCGTCAAATTCTACTGTGTGGGCAGATTGGCCTTACAGCCAATGGTACAACAATTATTTGTTGGCAGTGGATTCCGTAGTCATAGTTGAAACAGGTTCAGGATACAGTGCTCCTCCGTTGGTGATTATCACTGCCAACCCCAATGACCCAGCTCCAACACAAGCCGCTGAAGCCACAGCAGTATTAAATGGTGCCGGACAAGTTGTTGCCATCAACGTTACAACTTCAGGCTCAGGATATAGATCTACTCCCACAGTGACATTTGAAGGTGGCAATGGATCAGGCGCCGCAGCATATCCTCGAATGACCAACGATGTTGTGCGTCAATTCCGTACTGTAATCAGATACGATCGATATCAGTATCAAACAGCCGTGCAAACCTGGAGTTCCAACGGCACTTATGAAAATGGAACCTTAGTGCGTTATGACGATCGAGTGTGGTCAGCAGCCAATGCTGATGGCAGCTCGGCTGTGGTAGGACCCACATTTGATTTGGAAAATTGGCAACTAGTCAACGCCGCAACTTATGCTTATCCAGGCAGTGATCAACACACTGGATTGTCTGGTGTTGATCGTACCATGGGCTTGTATGTGCCAGGTGTAAATTCACCGGGATTAGAATTGCCATTGCTGGTAGATGGCGTTGATTATCCAGGTGTGCAAGTTTGGGGCGAGTACTTCCTTGACAATCGTCGATTGGATGCTGATTATCAAAGCGAATTTGCTGACATTTATCTTGGGACTAGATATTCAGACATCAATGTTGATGGTGGAGAATTTGTTGGCCCTTATGAAGGACACGCACCTGAAGAGCTGGTCAATGGTGCAGAGTACGATACCATGGACATGCGCATTTACACACGGCCAGGATCGGACTGGACGTTTGACGGGCACGGGTTCCAGGTCAGTACTGTTCGTTACACATATACCCCAGCAGTTACTGATACCTATAGCTGGGCTGATGTAGTTCAAAATGCTTATCAGATTGTTGTGACCAATTTGACCACTGGTCGCGTACTGAGTGAAGACATTAATTACACTGCTAACTGGGCAGATCAAACCATTACCATTATTTCTAACGTTGCTGATGGGGAATTGATCAACATTGATGTGTATGAAATTGGCGGTGGCAGTCAATTGTACAGAGGAAATTTTGTTGGTGCAGATGTCATAGCAGATGACAATACATTGCTGGTACCAGTGAGTTATGCACAAATGGTTCAAACATACGTGTTTGTAAATGGATCTCCAGCGTCAACTCCTGAACTAAGACCATACACAGCAAGTATCCCTTGGAATTTAAACAACACTTATCAAAGCCTTGACATTGTGTTCAATGACAATGAGATTACAATTACCAACACGGATGGAGTTTACAACTCAGTGACTTGCAACAATGCATCAGCATTGATTGTAGGACAACCTATTGTGTTTTCTGGCACAGGATTTGGCGGTATTGTAGCCGAACAAGAATATTATGTACAGGCCATTGCCAATGGCACACAGTTCTTTATCAGCACTGAGGCCGGAGCAACAACACCAACCACATTGCTCACAGCCACAGGATCCATGACTGGCAGTCCCACAGGCACATATTATCGAGCCATACAAACTGTGATCCCAGGAATCCAGTTGACCAATACCAACTATTGGTTGCCGTTTATTCCGACACAACGTACTTTGGTAACAATACCAGACACATTGACTGCCACAGACGGCATAGCAATTTTGGTGCTTGGTGATGCTACCAGTATTGCAGTAAGTGAGACAACTGAATCAGGCAATGCTGTTGTATTGACCAGCTCAGTTTCGTCATTGTCTCTGGGACAAACAGTCACATTCTCAGGATACAGTCTGGGCGGTGTGCAAACGCAAACTGATTACCAGGTATTGACCATCAATGCTGCTGCCAATTCAATTACCATAACTGAAGATGGATCAACCCCGGTTGCATTGATTGATGATCAAGCTGTATGGACTGGGGAACTTGTTGCAAAATTTGTTCCGACAGATTATAGATCCTGGAGTACTCCAGTAACTGAAACATTTGTAGTTGATGACACTATCAGAACCAATGGATCAGTTATGTTGTCGGCAGTGCCATCAGGAACTAATCCTGCCAATATGATTGTCAACGTCAATGGCCTAAGAATAGTTGGCCCAACAGACATAGAATGGATTGGCGATGGCACCACAGCCAGCTTTGGATTGCCACAAAGATTAGGCACCAGCTTTTTGCAATCTACCATTGACGCTCCTTATGATATACAAGTTTGGGTAAACAATGTGTTGCAGAAACAATCGTTTGGCGCCCAAACTGGAACTTATAGTGTGACCAATTGGACTGGCACCAATACACCAGGCCGCCAGGTGGTGTTTGATACTCCGCCAGAATCTGGCGATCAAATTTTGATTGCAGTTTCGACCCTGGCCTGGACAAACTTTGCATATGATCCTTCGGCGCCAGCCTTTACCAACAAATTACAAATTGTACCTTTGTTGAACATAGGCGATGTGATTGAAGTTATTACCTGGAACAACACCGGACAACAAAATATCTGCACCTTGACTTTCCAAGGTCCTGTGGTAATTTCAGGCTCAGAGATTGTTCAAGCATACGATACCACAGACTATGACAGTCCCACATTGAACAATCCATTTGAGCCACTGCCTGGCGAATTTGATTTCCAAACAGGAACCACAATATCCAGCAATGAGTTTGATTTGTTGAGAGACAACGTCGTAGGCAGTCGTTTATGGGTCAATTTGGATGGTGTCAGATTGGTCGACGGACGAGATTTTACTGTGTCTGGGCAATATTTGATTTTGGCGTCGGGCACAATAAACAACAGTCAACAGTTGGTGGTAACTGAATTTACCGACAGCATAGTGCCCGATGCAGCAGAATTTAGAATATTCCAAGACATGCGTGGAGTGCAGGCCACATACAGAATGACCCCAGAAACTACCACAGTGCTGGTGCAAGATCTTTCGGCTACGGCCGACATCATCTACGTTAAAAATGCTGCCGCACTCAGCGAACCAGACTTGCCTGGCGGTGTGTTTGGATTGATCACAATTGGCGGAGAACGCATCATGTACAGAGAGCGAGACATTGTGGCCAACACAGTTTCTGGACTCATGCGCGGCACAGCAGGCACTGCTGCCGACGGTCACTATACAGATGAAGCAGTGTATGACATTGGTCGTGGCAACTTGTTGAGTTCAACTTATCAAGATTACATTGTGAGTGACAGCACATTGGCCGACGGCTCGACCACACTGTACTATGCACCCAGCATCAACATTTCAGACTTTGGTGACAGCAGTTCAATATACACAGAAAGCATTGAGGTTTATGTGGGCGGGCAACGCCAATACAATTACAGTCAAACACAAGCCACGTCACAATACCGTTACATTGTGACAGATTTTGGACCATTGGCAATAGAATTTATTGTTGACAATGACCCGGTGAGTCCATTGCTACCACCAGCTGCAGGCAGCGAAGTTACCATTTTACAACGTCGTGCATTGAGCTGGTACGAGCCAGGCGCAACTACCGCAAGCAATGGTGTTGCATTGCAAGAAACTGACACAGCGGCCGCAAGGTTTTTGTGCAACAGATAACACGGATAAATAAAAGACCATGTCAAATACAGCACCAAAACAGTCAACAGACACACCGCAAAAAACAACGCCGTCACGCCGCCCCAACGAAACTGGCAGCATCAGCGTTCAAGCTCACATGCGAATTTTTGATCCAAAAACACAAAAAACTTATGTGGAGGGTCGAGCATGATTCAGCCCGGACTGTGTAAAATTGAAGGGTTTGTCAAAATACATGACCCTGTTACGGGCGAAGTCCTTGTGGATAAAAAGAATGCAATTCACTATGAAAATATCAGTTTGGCCATGGCTCAAACGCTGAGCGATCGCAACACTGGCTATATCTATGAAATGGCATTTGGCAACGGAGGTAGTAGTGTAGACCCCACAGGTGTTATCACATATTTGCCCCCAAATACCACAGGTCAAAATGCTGACTTGTACAACCAAACTTACGCTAAAGTAGTGGATGACAATTCAGCTGCCGACACAGATCCCGAAAACAACAAAATGACTCCATTGCATGTCAGCGGCAACGTTTACAGCGATATTCTTGTGACTTGTTTGTTGGATTACGGTGAACCACCCGAACAACAAGCGTTTGATAATTCAACCAACTTCAACGGTGAATTTGTGTTTGATGAGCTTGGGTTAAAAACATGGAATGGATCAGCTGACAATTTACGTCTAATTACACATGTGATTTTTCACCCAGTACAAAAGAGTTTGAATAGACAGATTCAAATTGACTACACCCTGCGTATACAGACGCTGAGCAACATAAATGCTGTATAAATATAGAAACTAGGAACAGGTAACTGACATGGCATATACAATCAATCTAACCGACGGAACAGTTTTTGCAACTATTTCAGACGGCACAATCAACACATCAAGTTCAATGATCTTGGTGGGTAAAAACTACGCTGGCTACGGCGAGTTTTTGGATGAAAACTTTATACACTTGTTGGAAAATGGATCAAACACCACAGCACCATCAGCACCGTTGACTGGACAACTTTGGTGGGATAAAACCAACAACTTGCTCAAAGTCTATAATGGGTCAATTTTTAAAACAATTAGCGCAGCCACAGCATCTTCTACTCAGCCTTCCAGCAACGTCACTGGTGATTTATGGTATGACACCACAAATCAACAATTAAAAGTTTACACTGGAGCTGCCTTCCTAGTGGTTGGCCCAGGGTACACCAGCGCACAAGGCACGTCGGGCGCTATTCCTGAAACAATTTTAAACAATGTTGGGGCCACACGTTATATCACCAGCTTGTATGTAAACAATGTGCGAGTGGCCATTGTGTACGACGGCGCAAGTTTTACCCCTGAGGCTGCACTGCTTGCGGCTTTCCCCACAATTTATCCTGGCGTGACGCTGAGTGCTTCAGTGTCTGGCGCAGTTTTTGCAGGATCAGCCACTAATGCACAGTTGTTGGACAGCTTGGACAGCACTGACTTCATGCGAGCCACAGCCAACACAGCCACAACCGGTCGCTTGCAGGTGAACAATGCCAATGGTATCTACATCGGTACTTCCAATGCGGTCAACATCAGTCAAAGCTCAAATGATGGTGTAATCGCCTCTTCCGTGAGTACTGGCAATTTGATTATTCGTACCAATGTCAGTGGCACAACATACACTGTGGCAACTGCATTGGGAGGCAATGGTGCATTTGCCATTGCCAATGCAGCCACAGTGGGCAGCACACTCAGTGTCACAGGTAATACCACAGGCGGTAATTTGCTCACTGGTGGACAAGTTTCTGCTACTGGTAATATAACTGGTGCTAACTTTATTGGTAATGTGATTCCCCCTGCAGGAGGTGCTGTGAGCACAACCGGCAACATCACTGGTGGTAATTTTATCACCTCAGGACTAATCAATACCAGCAGTACTTCAAATACATCAATCAGCACCGCCGGTAACATCCAAGGCAGTTACTTTTATGGCAACGGTTCAACGTTGTCTGGGCTCAGCGCCGCGGTATCAGTTACCAAATTTGTCAATGGCACGTCTGAAGGTAACATTGGTTCATCAGGCGGTAACATTGCATTCCAAGTTGGTGGAACCGCCAATGTTTTGGTGCTGACATCTTCTACTGCATATTTTGACGCTGAGATCAGTGTGGACGGCATCCAGAAAACAGGAAGCAATGCTGTGGGCAATATTGGATCTAGCGGTAACTACTTCAACCGTGTGTTTGCCACAGCCACCACAGCCTTGTACGCCGACGTTGCAGAACGCTTTGCTGCAGATGAGTTATTGGAACCTGGCACAGTTGTAGAATTGGGCGGCTTGAAAGAAATTACCCGATCTCAACAAGATTTAAGTGAAAATGTATTTGGCGTTATAAGTACAAGACCAGCCTATACCATGAATGGCGGAGCCGGTGAAGACGACACGCATCCTCCAGTTGCAATGACTGGCCGTGTTCCTGTCAAAGCCATTGGTATCATACGCAGAGGTGATAGACTTGTGAGTGCTGGTTCGGGTGTGGCTAGAGCAGCCCAACCAGGAGAAGCCACAGCATTCAATGTGATTGGCCGGTCATTGGAAGACAAACACTTGGAAGAATTGGGAACAATTGAAGCGATTGTTACAATCAAATAATTAACGTAGGGAACAGGAAATGACATATTCATCAGGCGGCTTAATCCAAGCAACAGATTACAATGGTTTTGTTAGCACCACAGTGGGTGCCAATATCAATGCAACTTGGAACACAGCATATGGACAAACCGCACTGTCCACTGTGACATCCACTGGCACAGTTACTGCCACACAATGGTCACAACTGGTCAACACCCTTACGTCATTGGGAACCCATACAAATACCACTATTACTTCAAGAACTGCTCCAGTGACTGGAAACACCATTTCTATTTTGGCCAATGTCAACACTGACATTACCAACGTTTACTCCAATCGAGCCAATGCCTATGCTGTCGGCTCACAATACACTGCCTGGACTGGTACCAATAGCAAAACCGCAGCCACGTCAGGTGCAAATTGGACTATTACTTTTACCAACACTGTGACATGGGCAAACAGTACAGCAGCCACTAACTTTTTCAATGCTGGCGGCTTGGTCAAAATTGACGTGGCAAAAAGTTCAACTGGTGCCACTGGAGATCCAGAATGGAATGACTTGTCCACAACATTGTGCGGTGACATATATATTTCTGGCGCAGCCACTAGTCATACCATTGCTGGTGTTGCATATACTGGAACAACCAAAGTTGGCGGAACAGGTACACCTACTACACTGAGTACTGCCACTGGCTGGGATGCTCTTACAGCAGGTGCTGCTGCTACCATTGTGTACAAACAGTTTGCTGATACTGCGCCCTACACTACAAACTTTATTCAACACAGCATTGCCAAAGGCGCCTCGTCAAACGTGTTGACAATTACCACACTGTGGTCAAACGGTGACAGTGATCCAATCACTGGTGGTACAGCCGCATCGGGCGCCACGCCAGGTACAGCACCTTGTACCATTGTTACATATTTTCCACCAGAAACAACCACACTCACCAATACCTGGGGAACACCCACCGTGGCTGCCACAACAACTTAACCAAAAGGGGCAACAGCCCCTTTACTTTTTTCCGCTTTTCCTATATAATGCACTATGGATACTGAAGCCTTGGTTGCTCACGCACGAGCCCGATTTGATCATGCAGCCGCTAGACGGGTGCTAAAAGAAAAGTACGAAGCACGTATGGTGTTTGCCTATGCTGGTGGTATGTGGAGGGCAGGCCCTGACTTGCTGACCACACTGCTGGCCTGCGCACAAGACAAGGATGTTGTCTTACTTGACTTGTATGAAACTCCGGTAAAAATTACTGTGACAGAACTATTTGCTCTAGCACACGAACGTTGGCAAGAACAAATGAACGCATGGAAAGTGGAATGGGACGAACTAAGCAAAAAACGCTGAGCCAAGGTGTCGTGATCTTTGCCTTCAACAACGAGGCCACAGATTACATTGCTATGGCAGCATGGAGTGCAAAAAACATCCGTCGCCACTTAGAATTGCCTGTGGCTGTGGTTACAGACAATCCAGAAGTGGCCGCCCAGTACAAATTTGAGCACATCATTGTAACTGCACCGGACGCTGGCGGGTCAAGACATTTTGCTGACTACAACGCCACAGTAACCTGGCACAATGCTGGACGAATCAATGCTTATGAACTGTCGCCTTTTGATCAAACCCTGGTGCTGGACGCTGACTATGTTGTGGCCAGTGATGCCTTGTTGGATGTATTAAAAATACCGCAACAGTTTGCAGCCTTTCGGGATTCACTTGACGTAGCCAACTTGACCAACCTTGACACATTTGGTGCGCATCACATGCCCATGTGGTGGGCCACTGTAATGATGTTTCGCCGTGGCAACATCAGTCAATACATATTTGATAGCATGCAAATGATCCGCAACAATTGGCAACACTATCGAGACTTGTATGGCATCCACCAAAGTAACTATCGCAATGACCATGCTTTGAGCATTGCCCTAGGCCTGGTAGCAGGGACTGAACAATCAGTGCATGAGATATATGGCAGCATGGTCAATATCATGCCTGAGCCCCGATTGACTTGGATTGAGCAGGATCATTATGAAGTTGAATACATCAATGCCGATGGTCAGCTTAAAACTATGAGTTGGCGGGGCATGGATTTTCACGCTATGGGTAAAAAGCATTTGGAGGCCATTGTTGCAGCCCATTGATGAACAAGGTTACTTAATTGTTGCGGTCAACAGCGACACTATTGATTACCAGGATTGCGCCCGCACCTTGGCCAAGACCATACGCTACTGGGATCCGTCAGCACGTATTTGTCTAGTCACAGACCGTGCTTACACTGAACCCTTGTATGATCACTACAGACAGATTGTGCCTAATGCCAACCCATTTGCCAATGATGCACAACTGTTTAGACTCACACCATTTCGTGAAACCATCAAACTGGAAGCAGACATGTTGATAGTGAGTCCCATCGACCATTGGTGGACTCAGTTTAGACATCGTGATGTAGTAATATCAACAGGCTGTAGAGATTGGCAGGATAATGTCAGCACAGCAAGAAACTATCGACGAGTGTTTGATGCCAACAACTTGCCTGACGTGTACAATGCTGTCACATATTGGCGGCGCAGTGAAACTGCCAAAGAATTCTTTGGCTGGGTGCGTGATATATTTGCCAACTGGGCAGAGTTTAAAAAACTCATAAAGTTTCCAGATGAAGTTCCATCTACAGATTTGGTGTATGCCATGGCTGCTGAAATCATAGGACCTGAACGTGTGACAATGCCATTCAGCACATACCCAAAGATTGTGCATATGAAACGCCACATAGCAGGAACGCATACTGAACACTGGTTGGATGAACTGGTGTGGGAATATCAAGACTTGCGACTACGCATACAAACTGTGCCACAAACAGGTGCATTTCATTACAATGTCAAAGAGTGGCGAGCATGACACCTGAAGAATTAATCAAAATGTTTCAGGCCGTGCTTGACCCACCGCCTCCATTTTATCGTTTGTATCATGACGCTGATGGCTTCCCATTATTCTACAGCATGGAGGATCAGCCTGGTACATACATTGAAATTGATCAAGCAACTTTTGCCCGCAGTCCTTCCAACGTGCGTGTGCGTGACGGGCAACTAGTAGAAGTAACTTGGAAAACTACAACAAAATTGGTTCCTGGCAACTCTGGATCCCCTTGTCATCCTGACAATGTCGCTGTAATCGTTGCTGAGAGCCGACCTCATACCAAATGGAGTAAAAAAACATATGAATCAAATTGACATTGCAGACCTAGACTGTGTATACCTAAGTTATGATGAACCTGAAAAAGAAGAATTTTGGGTAAAGATCAAGAACATGGTACCATGGGCCACAAGAGTAGACGGCGTAAAGGGCAGTGACGCCGCACACAAAGCCGCTGCCGCTGTCAGCACCACTGAGCGTTTTATACTCATTGACGGTGACAACATTCCTGATTCTGCCTTCTTTAACCAAACGCTGACATTTGTGACACCAGACTGGGAACAAGCGGTGTTTCGTTGGCGAGCAAAAAATCACATCAATGGCCTGATGTATGGCAATGGCGGTTTAAGTTCGTGGACACGTGAATTTGTCAACAACATGCGCACACACGAAGCCACCGATGGCCGTGTGGAAACTGAAGTAGAGTTTTGTTTTGATCCCTTGTACTGGCCCATGTACGACTGTTATTCGACCACATACCCCAATGGATCCGCTTTCCAAGCATGGCGTGCCGGATTCCGTGAAGGTGTAAAAATGTGCCTGAACAAAGGTGCCAAACCCAGTGTAGAAGAATTTCAAGAACAAGTACACAAAAGAAATTTAGATAATTTGACCATATGGCACAACATTGGTGCAGACGTCAACAACGGTCAGTGGGCCATGGCCGGTGCCAGACAAGGCACATACATGACCATGCTCACAAACTGGGATCACAAACAAGTTCAAGACTTTGATGCACTTGCAGAACTTTGGAATAGTGTGAAAGATTCAGACCCACGATTGTTAGGCGGACGTGTGGCAGATGATTTGTATTCACAATTGGACCTGCCCATGGCCATATTTGAAGGTGAACAAAGCAAGTTCTTCAAACATCACTATCGTAGCAACTGGTCAAATCGTGGTGTCATGGTGAGAGAGATTGATGTTATCCGTGAACAAGAAGGCTGGTAATGAACAAAGGTGATGAGTCCATAGGCACCAAAAGCAAGTTCTTGAACTCTGCTGAACAGATGAAAGCACAATTAGGACCTGCACTTTGTTTGGCCAAATGGAAACAAGTCAGCTTTCACTTGCCCACTGGACTCAACAACTCATGTTATCATCCACCCCTGCATGCTATAGATGCAGATGCAATCAAAGTCAACCCCAGCGCATTACACAACACTGCTCACAAAAAAACTCAACGTCGGATGATGTTGGCAGGAGAGAAACCCACAGAATGTTCTTACTGTTGGAACATGGAAAATGAAGGTAAACTCAGTGATCGTCATTATCGGTCAGGCGAGCCTTGGGCCGCGGTGGATTTTGAATCAATAAAGAACAGCACAGGAGAGGAAGATGTTATCCCCAGTTATGTTGAAGTTAATTTTAATCACGCTTGCAATCTCAAGTGTAGCTATTGTAGCCCTCAGTTCTCAAGCTCATGGGCAGATGAAATTTCGCGCTTGGGTGCTTACCCTACTAGTCGTCCACACAATGCTCCTGAGCACTTTGTGGGCCAACGTAGACCAATTCCAGTTCGAGAGTCCAACCCTTATATTGACGCCTTCTGGTCCTGGTGGCCAACTCTGTATCCACACCTAGAACACTTTAGAATGACTGGTGGAGAGCCACTGTTGGACAAAAATACCTATCGTGTGTTTGATTATGTGTTGGCCAACCCCAGTCCCCGACTACACTTAAATGTCACAAGCAACTTTAGTGTAGATGAAAAGTCGTGGCAAAAGTATCTAGCGTACGTCAAACAACTGTGTGATGGTCGCATAGAACATTTCATGCAGTATGTGAGCCTAGATGGCTGGGGCGAACAAGCTGAATACATGCGGCACGGGTTAGACTTTGAACTGCTATGGGACCGAGTAAATCAATTCCTTACAGAAGTACCCAATTACAGCAGTCTCACATTTATCATCACAATGAACAATTTGAGTGTGACCAGTTTGGACAAACTGTTTGCTGGCATACTAGGACTGCGTAAGGTATACAGCAACACATATCAACGTGTGTGGTTTGACACGCCTGTGTTGCGTGAGCCTGCTTGGCAAAGTCTACAGATCTTGCCCGAAAGCTACGCAGAGAAGCTGGAATGGTTGTGGGCATGGATGGTACGACAAATTGAAACAGAAGAGGCACCATTCAAAGGATTCAAAGACTATGAACTACACAGACTGGATCGCGACATTGCCTGGATGCGGTCAGCACAGTTGGCAGATCACAGTGTGGCAAAAGCAGACTTCTATCGTTTCTTCAGCGAACATGATCGTCGTCGTGACACAGACTTTTTGAAAACATTTCCAGAGATGAGGTCATGGTGGGAGGAGTGTGCATACCATGCTCGGCAATCATAAAATCATTGTAGACCCATGGTGCGGAATTCCTGAGCTATTTAACTCAATGGTTTATTCTAGCTCAGTTGATTTTTCTGACCAGGTGAACCAGGTGATTGAGGATGGAATTTATATTTTTGGTCGAGCATTATTCTACAAAAACTTTGATTATATACAAGAGCTAATTGAAACAAAACGTATAAAAGTAGTTTATAGTCATCCTTTTGAAGGATCAATAACACTGGCTTGTGATTTGTTAGAAACTGGAATAGATGCTATTGCTAAACAAAAACAATTTCTGATTATTGCTGGTGCTGAACTAGGGCATGAGTATGCATGTCTAGCCCACGAAACTTTTTTGGTAGAAATCTATAAAAATGAAAAAAACAAACCGCAGTGCGCTAGAGTCAACGAAATATATAACAAAACCAGTAAGCCTTATAAATTTTTGTTTTTGAATGGCATGTATCGATGGCACCGCAAGTACCTAATAGAACGATTTAAAAACAACAATCTAATAGATCAAAGTTTATGGAGCTGTCTCGATCGCAACATGGCTGATATACATTTACTAGACAAAAAATATGAACTATCGGAGTATCAATCTAATTTAGATGCCAGTGCGCTATCTGGCTACGACAAGTTTTTGGAAGTTAAACGTCACTTGTTCAATGGCACCTGGGGTGATGGACAACTAGTTGCAGAACCTTATATTGACACGTATTTTTCGTTGGTAACAGAAACTGTCACGGATTCTTACAGTTTTAGGACTGAAAAGATCTGGAAGCCTATTGCAATAGGGCATCCCTGGATTGCAGTGGCTAACGCCGGGTACTACAAAGATATTCGTAATCTAGGGTTCAAAACATTCGAACACTTGATAGATGAAAGTTTTGATCTGATCGAAGATAAGCAACAGCGACTAAGTCGAATAGCCGAAGTCGTTGAAGATTTATGTAAATCAGATCTTGATCAATTTCTTAAAGAATCACGTGATATATGCATATACAACCAGCAACATTTTGCTGATACAGCGATCAAAATTCAACAAGAATTTCCTGAACGTTTTTTAAATTTTTTAAATCAGAACATCTAATGCTAGGACAACATAAAATCATTGTAGACGAGTGGGCCGAAGTATGGGACTTGCTCAAACCATATGCCGATGCCAGCTTTTGGCAGTGGCCCACGGAACTAGATCCTGATGCGATATACATTGTAGGCAGAGTTGTACTAAAAGAAAACTGGTATCCCATAACAGAGTGGGCCACCAAACATCCAGGTCATATTGTATTTTCCAATCCTGCCGAAGGCAGTGAAACCATACTGCTACAACTTCGTAGACTGATGATAACAGAATATGTTCGTGACGGACGCATCGGATTACTAACATCCGGAGACTTAGAACCTGGGTGGAACTACTGCAAAACAGACGGTTACTTTTCTAACATTGTAGAGTATCTGGAAAATCTTGATGCCGCCACGCACAATGTACAAACACAACACAAGCTCTATGATTTTTTGTTTTTAAATGGACGGCTGCGTCCACACCGCAAGTATCTAATAGATGCCATGCGTAAACAGGGATTGTTAGATCGTGCGCTATGGACCAATCTTGGCGATCATGTGGAGATGACTTGGAGTAGTGCATTACACACTCAACCTGATGAACCTATTAGATTGTTGCCCCCTCAATATGAAATTGCTCGTGCAGTGCCCAACATGAGCACTGTGACAACAGGATTTGTAAAACATCATTTGTTTGGTAACACCTGGGGCGATGCTATTGTAAATCCACGTGCTTATGTAGACACCTGTTTTAGTGTTGTAACAGAAACCATATTTGATTATCCTTACACGTTTCGTACAGAAAAGATTTGGAAGCCTATAATCATGTGTCATCCATTTGTTGTGGCAGCCAATCGAGGATACTATAGAGATTTACGTAGTGCAGGTTTTCAAACATTCGGGCACCTGATTGATGAAACATTTGATTTAATAGATGACCCCACCGATCGTGCCAATAGAATTGTTGACGTTGTTGCTGATATATGTTATAATGGTGCTGCCAGTTTCTTGGAGGCAGCTAGATCTGTTTGTAAATACAATTATCAACAACTTCGCGAACACAATCGTCGTGAACGTGCAGAACTCCCCGAACGGTTAACCCAATATATAAATGAATGATTTAGAATTTAAACAACAGGTATTAGATCCTGTGTCCTCAAGTTTTTGTGCAGCGAAATGGTACAATGCTACCATTTGGTTAGGAAGTGGGCAGACCACAAGTTGCCATCACCCGCCAGCTCATTTGATTGACGTTGATAAAGTCAATAACAACTCTAGGCTGCTGCACAATACTGACCAAAAGAAAGCAGATCGTCGTGACATGGTCATGGGCAAACGCCCTGCTGGTTGCGAGTACTGCTGGAAGATTGAAGACATGGACACCAATGCTGTGAGTGACCGTGTGTACAAAAGCAAAATTTATCCCATAGAGGCCTTACATGAAGCAGTCAACACTCCCGTCCAAGATGACGTTAATCTTAGAACACTGGAAATCAGTTTCGATCGCACTTGTCAATTTGCTTGTTCTTATTGCAATCCTGCTTTTAGTTCCACTTGGGTCAATGATATACGCAAGCATGGACCCTACAACGGGTTGGTTAGCGATGGTAGGAACCACTTTACTCACACTCACGATAGTGCTCAACTTTATAAATTCGGTGAAACTAATCCGTACGTGGAAGCCTTCTTCGACTGGTGGGAACGAGACCTCCACCGCACTCTCCAAGAACTCCGAATAACCGGCGGTGAGCCCTTGATGTCGGGCTACACCTGGAAACTGATTGATTGGTTTAAACAGAACCAAGGTCGTAGCACAACACGTCTGGCCATCAATTCAAACCTGGGTATTGAACTGCCCAAGATGATGGAGTTTGGTGCCGCCATTCGCACCTTGCCTGACGTGGAAGTATATACATCAATGGAAGCAACATTTAAGCAAGCAGAGTACATACGTGACGGCTTGAACTATGACCAATGGCTGCAGAACGTGTTGTATTTGTTGGAGGGCAAGTTAGTAAAGGCCTTGCACATCATGTGTACCATTAACGCATTGTGCCTGGACAGTCTTGTGGATCATCTCAACATGATGTTGTATTTGAAACAACGCTATGGTCGTGACCAAATCAACTTTACATTAAATATATTACGCTTTCCTAGTTTTCAAAGTGCATTGGTATTACCAGAAGAATTGCGCAATCGTTATCGATTACAACTGCAAGCATGGTTGTTCCACAATAGTGAAAATCCCTGCTTGCACGAACACGAAGTCAACCATGTACAACGCCTGATTGATTATTTAGATATTGTTAAAACTCCACACAGTGAAGCATTTGAAATGCCCAAGTTGTTGAATGACTTCAAGCAATTTTACACACAATATGATCAGCGCAGAGACAAAATCTTTGCTAGAGCATTTCCCAACCTAGCAGAATGGTATGATTCAATCAATAATTAACAATCTTAAAAAACAATACAACGTTGTTGATGTTGTTGATCTTAGCAGCTGGGATCAAAATTATCAACAAAGTCAACAATGGCTAGAACAAAAATGCCAGCAGTTGCATCGTGTAGAGTACACTCCTGATGAACGCATAGTTTTTTTACATTCAAAAGACTATTATTCATCAGAAAATAATGTGGGATATATTTTAAAAAATTTACAAGTGATATTAAACGAAGTTGATATTTCAAATGCATTTGTGATAATTGTTTCATCTAATCCTGACATCAACCAAGAGATTGAATACATTAACAAAATCAGTCAAGACGCTGTGCCAGTCACTGTAATTAGATCTTCAGAAGATTTTTCTAAAATCATGCTTGCCCGTTCTCCAACAAGTTTGAAAGAAATTTATCAATACGGATCTGTGAATCCAATGAAAATTAATATAAATGATGTCACTGACAGAGAAAAATTCTTGTTGACAGAGAGTAAAACATTTTGTATGTACCCATGGATACATTTGCATGCCTATCCAACAGGTGAAGCATACCCCTGTTGTCATGCTGAAATGAAAGTGGGGAAAATAGGTAATTGTCATAGCCAAGATCTTAAAGAAATATGGAATGATACCGCATTAAAAGTGCTACGCAAAGATATGTTGAATGAAGTATCAAACCCAACATGTGGTCGGTGCTATGAACAAGAAGATAATGGATTTTTCAGTGGACGACAAAGTGCCAACAAACATCACGGACATCACATTGATTTTGTGCAACAAACCAAAGATGATGGACATTTAGATATTTTCAAAATGACTTACTGGGATATTCGATTCAGTAATTTATGCAATTTAAAATGTCGCAGTTGTGGATATATTTTTTCAAGCCAGTGGTATCAAGATCAAGCCAAGTTAGCAGGTAACATCTGGAAAGAACAAAATTCAGCTTTGCTGTACGCTGGTCGTACAGAAACAGACATGTGGGAACAACTAGAACCACATTTGGATTATGTGGAACAAATATATTTTGCTGGTGGTGAGCCACTACTGATGGAAGAGCACTATCGTATTTTAGAAGAACTTGTTCAACGCAAAATGTTTCATGTGAGATTGATTTATAACACAAACTTTACACATACTGAACTTAAAGGCAAATCAGTATTTGAATATTGGAAACTGTTTGACAGTGTAGCAGTGGGGGCAAGTTTGGATGCTTCTGGGCCACATGCAGAATATATTCGCAAAGGTACCAATTGGTCTGTGGTAGAACAAAATCGTCAAGATATGTTACGCACATGCCCTGAGGTAGATTTTTATATTAGTCCCACATTAAGCATTATGAATGCGTGGCATCTGCCTGATTTTCATAGAGACTGGGTTGAGCGCGGCCTTATTAAGGCCCAAGATCTAAACGTAAATATTTTGCAAGACCCTGCATATTACAGACTAGACATTGCACCTGCAGAATACAAACAACAATTGGAAGAAAAGTACCTAAAACATTTAGATTGGTTGAAGGATAGAGATCCTCTTCACCGTGCCACGGTGGGATTTCAATCAGCCTTGAGTTTTATGAAGGCTACAGATAACACACACTTGATTGACACATTTTGGCGTAAAACATACGAACTAGATAATATAAGAAAAGAAGACATCATGAACATAATTCCAGAATTAGCGGCATTAAAATGAATATACCACACGATAAATTTTGCGTATTACCCTGGATCAGCCTTGAAGCTTCGCCAGTGGGAACTTTAAATCCATGTTGTCTTGCCGACGACGACATTGTGGACAATGAAGGCAACAAATTCAAATTGGACAGTGGCAATTTTAATTTTACTGAAGTACAGGACTCCAATCACATGCGCCGACTGCGTGAGCAATTTCTTGCTGGAGAACAACCACAGACCTGTCGTAAATGTTGGAATGAAGAACGTGCTGGTCGCACCAGCAAACGAATGCATACCTTAAAACGTCTTGAATCTCCAATGGCTAAACATTTTTTATCTTCTGGAACAGATAAAGAATGGACTTTGGATGCCAAACCCTTGATGTTTTTGGATTTGAAACTGGGTAATATTTGCAATTTAAAATGCCGTATTTGTGGTCCCTGGAGTTCAAGTCAATTTGCCACAGAAGAACTCAATAACATGGATCCCAAAGAAGATAAGAAAAAAACTTATGCTTATCAAATGTTACGTGCTGGGGCATGGCCTAGGGAAAATGTTTATTTTTGGAAACAAATTGATTCAGTGTTATCCAACATACGTTACATTGAATTTACAGGCGGCGAGCCATTTATGATTGACGAACACTTTGACATGTTGCAAGGCATTGTTGATCGAGGCATTGCGCACCAAGTGGAAATACACTACAACACCAATGGCACACAATATCCTGCACGGGCCATGGATATTTGGCCGCACTTTAAAACTGTAGAAGTAGCATTTAGCATTGACGACTTGGGTGCCCGCTTTGAATATCAACGCACCAATGCAGACTGGGCTGTGGTATTAGACAACATTACAAGTTTTCAATATTTAAAAACTCAAATGCCTAATCTGCAATTACAATGTTGTAGCACTGTGAATGTGTTCAATGTACGTTACATTGATCAGTTAGCCCACTGGATAGCACTGCAAAAGTTTGATTTTGTGTATTGGAACATGATGCATGATTCTTGGTACTTCAGTATTGCCACTCTGCCTGACACTGCCAAAGCAGGTATTGCAGAGCATTTGCGCTCAGCAGATGTGCCGATTGAGTACCGTGAAGAGTTTGATCACATTATAAATTTCATGCTTAATGGTGCAAGTACAGATGGGTTCATGTTGCGCATGAAAATTGCAGACCTGGATCGCAAACGTAATCAAAACTTACGTACAGTTGAGCCTGAATTTGCTGACTTGATTGATTACCAATGAGCCTGTGCATGGCACCTTGGGTGCATACCTACTTGAGCCCATTGACTGAACGGCGCATGTGTTGTGCATCAAGAGAACCTGCACAAAACTTTCGTCAGTACATAGACACTGAATCTGGCAGTAACAAATATATTCCCATCACACTGGACGAACATTGGAACTCGCCACACATGATGAGTGTGCGCAGTCGCATGATGGCAGGTGAAACTCTGCCCGAATGCGAAGTATGCAATGACCGGTTATTGAACACTGATGTTTACCGCACATATTTTTGGCAGTTATTCAAGCATAAGTACCCTGACATTTGGGAAACCACAAACACAGCAGGCCACACTACCATGCGGCCTGTGAGTTGGGATTATAGATTCAGTAACTTATGCAATTTCAAATGTAGAACCTGTGGTGACATGTTGAGTAGTGCATGGGAGTCAGAACAACGACAACACAACATGATTGAGTGGACGGATCCCAACAACAACTGGATGCGTCCCGAAGTGAGATCGGCTATCAGTGCATTTCAAGACAGTCAGATTGAGCAGGAGTTTGCTGATGCTGTGGAACAGCATCGTGTTGAAGAAGTATACTGGGTGGGCGGCGAACCACTAATGTACGAACAACATTGGCGTTACATGAAACGCATAGTTGAATTAGGGGATGGGCCAAGAGTATATGCTAGATATAATACAAATTTATCCAGAGTGGATTATCGAGGTGTTAACTTATATCGCGATATTCTCAGCGGGTTGCGCGATTGGCAGATATGTGCAAGTCTCGACGGTACAGGCGCAATTGGAGAATACATTAGAACAGGTCTTGAGTATGATCAGTGGCTTGAGCATTTTGGTCAAGCAGTTGAGATCCAACGTAACAGACGTCAAGTACGAATTGACTTTACGCTCACTCTGCCCGGAATGTTCGAAGTTACACGCATTAAACAACTTGCCCAAGAATACGGAGTCGAAGTCCTTGCTAAAGTAATGTTCTCTTTCTCGCCTAACATTGTGATGAGTCCGTTGGCCTTGCCTAGGACATTGTTAGAACCTTGGATCGATGAACTTGTTCCTCAAGTGGATGGTGCGTTGCGTGACATGCTGACACAGTTAAAAACACGCCAGACTTTTGAAGAACAATGGCCAGATACTTACCGTCAAGGTCTTGCAAGTGGCCGGGATCGTGTGTTACAATTAGAAAGCATACGCACACAACGGATCACAATGGAACAAATACTTGCTGATCGTCCCGCGGTGCTAGAATGGTGGAACAACATTGCTTGATCAAATCGAAATAGTCCTACGTGGCGCAGACAATCTTACGCTGTATATTGATGTCACAGACAATAGCCTTAGTCGTAAATGGCTTGCCGCATTAAATGATATCATACGCAACGACTTGCATTTAGAAAAGAACTATTGCTGGCTGGGATGGACCGAAAGTGAACGCACAGCCGAATATATAATTGATCAGATCAATACCAGCATTGCCGCAATTAACACAGCCAACTTAGGATATACCATCAATGATCAGTTCACAGTAGAAGGCACAATACAAGACAACTTGGATGTCGACCATGAACGAATGAATTGGTTGCATCGTTACTTTGAAGATCTTCAGGGACACTCAGGACACATGAGCCCATATTGGAAAAAAGCAGATGCACTTGTACGGTGGCACATACGTCAACTCAATTTACTGTGTCACGAATACGAAAGTCTTGTGCTGAGCATGCGCAAAGTTATACAAGCGCCCGAATGGCGGAGACCCAGCCAGCTGATGTGTTGGCTCAATGCGCCACGCTTTGAATTAGACTCAGAAGATTATGAACTGTTTGGAATCGAAACATTGAATCGCAAAATGGGCGGAGTATATGTTGGCGTAAACAAAGCGGTCAGTAAAACACACTGGGAAGTATTCAATGACGAAGGCAGCGGAATAGATCAGCTGATAACAACCAGCATGCGTAATCAAATTGAAGCCGCTGGCGATTTTGATATAGAATGGGCCAGAGACCCAGGTGCATATCATTGGCAAATAAAAAAATTAACAGAATTTCGCGCATGGTTGATAGCAAATGGGTTTAACCCTGAGGATCAATCTCTAACCATTGGACATCCGCAAGTAGCGCAAGTAAATCTTTCGCGCAGTTTTGGCACATTAGATTACAATCAAATTTGGCAGCAACTTGCTACTCACCTGGACGTTTACAAAATAAAAACCAGTGATGTTGAAGCTAAGTACGATTACAGCTGGAAAGATGCAGATTACGCTGAACAACAAATAAGGAGACTACGATGAATTGGATGCGCAATACCTACCACAAAATTTTTCAAAAAATTATCTATTATAAAAGATTAAAAGAACATAAAAAATCAGACCCTTACATTTATAAATGACACAACAGATAAAACAATTTTATAATTGTATCGGTTTCCCGGGAAAATATACCATTGATCAATTATTGAAATATGGTAACCCTATAGAAAATCCATATTTGCGCACAATTGAATCTCAAATTAACAGCAATCAAAAAATATTAGATGCAGGCTGCGGAACTGGGCTGACCACAAATTTATTCTCAATGAGACATCCAACTTGTGAATTTGTTGGAGTTGATTTTGCTAACTCAATTGATTGGGCTAAATCTTTTGGTAAACAACACAACATAGTCAATGCAAAATTTATCAAACAAGATCTATTAGACATTGACTTCAATGAATCATTTGATATTGTAATATGCCAAGGTGTATTACACCATGTACCTGAATACAAAACAGTACTGTCTACACTAAAACAGTTGGTGAATCCAGGTGGTAAATTAATTTTGGGGTTGTATCACCCGGCTGGTAAGATAGTTAAAAAATTCTTCAACATTGATTACAAAAGCAGCATATTATTTCAGGATCAAGAACTAAATCCTTTTGAACTTAGTTTTACATTTAAACAAGTTCAGCAGTTGACTCAAGAGTTTGATTTTAAGCAAGCATATCCCCAGTTACTAAATAATTTTAGCTTGCCAGCATTGTTTAATTACAAGAATGGTGGCCTAGTAACTTACATCTTTGAGAAAAAATCATGACAAACTTTATCAAACGAATTTGGGATAGAATTACCTTAGAAATTCGATACAGAAAAAAATTAAAAGAACTTCGCAAACGAGATCCCTTTATCTACAAATGAATAGCTGGGCATTGATGTTGGCGCTGTCGACTCATTTGGGATTCTCAGGCGATCATAATAATATACACCCTCACATAAGATACACATCAGAAAATTCTTATATCACAGGGGCATACTATAATTCTGACTATCGGCCCAGTGTTTATGCAGGACGAGAATTCAAGTTTGATTTTGCCACAGTAGAACTTGGCGCTGTCACTGGATATAGTTCTACACCATTGGCTCCTTTTGTTAGAGCAAAAAAAGGTAATTGGTGGGTTTCTCCAGGTTACGAAGTTGATAGCAAGCGTGTTGGTATTGTTGTGGGATACGAGATAACTTTCAAGGAGTTTGGAAATTAATATCCTAGGTATCTCAGCCGGCTATCATGATGCCGCGGCCACAGTGGTCAATTCACAAGGTGACATTGTATTTGCCGGGCATGCAGAACGATATAGCAAGAAAAAGAATGATGCTGACATTAACCTTGGCCTAATCTGGGACGCATGTGGCGATGTTGGCATTGATCATGTAGCCTACTACGAAACACCATGGAAAAAACAACTGCGCCAGTTGTATGCAGGGCAAGGTATTGAGTGGAGCAAGTTGACCACTGGACAAGTTTTGCAACAACAACTACGAGGATGGTTTTCGCACATGCCTTATAGTTGCTACAGTCATCACCTCTCACATGCTGCTGGTGGGTTTCAAACGTCACCATTTGATCGTGCCACAGTGGTGGTGATTGATGCCATAGGCGAGTGGGACACAATTTCAATCTGGGGAGCAGAGTATGATGGAAAAGGACAAGCAAGATACCGACGATTGTGGGGACAACGATATCCGCACAGCCTGGGTCTGTTTTATAGTGCAATTACTCAGCGTGTGGGCCTACACCCACTAGACGAAGAATACATTACCATGGGCATGGCAGCCTATGGCAGAGACAGTTATAACCATGTGATGGAAGCAGTACTGCTACGTGATGCAGATGAAATAGAGTTTGGATATAACTTACATACCGGGGTCAGCAATGACTTCTTGGGCAGTCTTAGCAATGAAGACATAGCCGCCAGTGCTCAAACCCTGCTGGAACGCTTGATAGGCAATGTCATGCAACGTGCCAGAGACTTTGAGTGGTCAACCAATCTTGTGTATCAAGGCGGTGTTGCACTGAACTGTTTGGCCAATAGAAAACTAGGAGAATACTTTGACAACATCTGGATCATGCCCTGCCCCGGTGACGCCGGCAGCAGCCTCGGAGCCGCTGCTCTTGCGTATGGTAAAAGGCTGCATTGGAACAATGCTTACCTTGGGCATAATATCCCTGGCCCTTATCCTGTTGATGATCTTGTCCGCAGTTTACTTGACACTGGCATTGTTGGAGCGGCCTCTGGCAAAGCTGAATTTGGTCCCAGGGCATTGGGTAACCGGAGCCTACTGGCTGACCCCCGAGGCAAAGAAATCAAAGACCGAGTAAATGAAATCAAACGACGTCAGAAATTCCGACCTTTTGCCCCTGTGGTCCTGGCTGAACTGGCTGGCAATTATTTTGATATGCCTAGCGGTTGGCATACTCATAACTACATGCAGTCAGTAGCTCGATGTCGCCAACCTGATGCCTTTCCTGCTGTGTGTCATGTTGATGGTACTAGTAGAGTACAAACTGTGGGCAAAGACGGATCAGGAATAAGACAGTTGTTGGAAGCATGGTATACCAAAACAGGTTGTCCCATGTTGCTAAACACCAGTTTGAACATACGTGGCGAACCCATGGTCAATGATCGAGCAGATGCAGATCGTTTTGAAACAAGATATAATGTAAAGGTATATTCATGATTAAATCTACAAAAACAAGATACAGCGAAAATTTCAGTTACTATGATACTGATGAAATGATTGGGTGCAGTTTAGAGCGCTACGGAGAATACAGTCAATTTGAGTTGGAATTTTTATTGTCCATGCTGAACGAAAATTCAGTGGTCTATGATGTGGGAGCCAACATAGGTTACCACACCACGGCATTTGCCAGTGTGGCCAAAAAAGTTTATGCGTTTGAACCTCATCCTAAAAATTATGCGTTGTTGGAACAAAACACCAAAGATCTTGATCACGTTTACATTGGAAAATACGCAGTATCCAACAGCAATACCACATGTTATATATCAGACTACGATCCAGAAATCACAGGTAATTTTGGCATGGTCAAAGTGATCAATGATGCCAGTGGAATTGAAACCACTGCCATAACTCTGGACACAGCTGGACTAGACTTACCAGACATGATCAAGATAGATGTAGAAGGTTCTGAACTGCAGGTGTTGCAAGGATGTAAAACAATTATACAACAGAAATGTCCAGTGATTTTTTACGAAGCACATGAATCAGATCAACTGCGAGAAATATATGAATTCTTGGAGCCAATGGGCTATCGATTTTATTGGGCACAGATCAACAACTACAATCCAGGCAATTTTGCTGGCAACATTGAAAATGTATTTGGAACATCAGGATTGATGTCTATAGTGGCCTGGCCAAAGACATTGACAGAATTGCCACTGACGCCGGTTCAAGGACCCAATGACAATGTCAGTAGATTTTACGCCAAGGAGTTGACATCTGATGAATTTTGAAAAATTTCAACGCTATGAACAACAGGCATTGAGCACTGTTTACAGTGAAGTGCCGGGCGGGTTTCACGATCAAATTATTCCTGAGTTTGCTCAAAGGTTTTTACCTGAGTTTGATCTGCAGTCCGATGCTGGTATCATTGACATAGGATGTGGTGCAGGACTGTTTGCGCAGGCTGCACACAAATTGGGATACTCAGATATCACGGGAGTCACACTCAGTGCTGACGATGTGGCTGCATGCGAGTTGGCTGGTTTAAAAATAAAACATGCTGACATGAGTGACTTGCCTTGGGCAGATGGCTCTGTGGATTTTATTTGGTGTAGGCATGCTTTGGAACACAGTCCTTATCCGCTGTTTACATTGTACGAATTCCATCGTGTGTTGAAACCTGGCGGCCAAGCGTTTATTGAAGTGCCAGCACCTGACAATCAACGCACCTGGATGCACGAAAACAATCCCAATCACTACAGTATATTGGGCAATAAAATGTGGCAAGGATTGTTCGGCAAGGCTGGATTTGAAACTCGGGCCCACTGGATCTATGACACTGATCAACAGTTTGACGAAGGCCTGGTCAAAGAAATTTCTTTGTTGTATGGTATCAAACGTTTATAGATACGTTTCCAACCCACCGCGGCGCCGGATGTCTTGTGTGCAACAACTGATGCCACCGTCCCAGAAATAACTGTGTCGCAATTCTGAGATAATGGGTTCTATTCTGTGCTTGCGACAGTAGTCAAACACTTCTTTGTTGTATGCTGAGAAGATCACGTGCGATTCATCTAGCACCAAGCAGTTGACATCAAACACAGTTTCAGCAACAAAGCCAGTCCACTTGGTTAAGTAGGTGTTCACAAAGTCTGTGAACTCTGGTGTGGGTGTTTGTCCTTGCACATACCATGCACCCGGGCTAGATTCATACTTGAACTTGCCAACTTCCATGGCAGCCCATATACTACTATCCCAAATCTTGCAAACATCCCAGCCTGGGAAGTCTGCTGCCAGGTTCAAGTTTACATCGTGCTTGCTACTCAACAACACACCTGGCTTTAATATAGCAAACACAGCATCGCCATGGCCATCTGTGATAGCTTCGTGTATTCTATACTCAGGTCCCAACACATTGTCCACAATCCAACGTGTTTGATCTGGCCGTAAAAAGTCTGAGTTGTCAAAGAACACGTCACGGCCCACACGTACAATACATGACGCTGACGCTTGATTGAGAATGCAGTTTTCGTCCCATCCTGTGGGACCATGTGGATTGATCACTGTGCCGCCGGCCTCGGTGTATTCGTTGCACAAGCCATCTAATTCCTGCATGGCCAACACACGCAACAGTTTGTCTCCCAACGTAATCTGCCAGTCTCGTGGAGTCAATGGAGGCAGCGGAGCTCCTTGCCCTCCAATTTGTCCTTGTTGAAATTGATGCTTGTCAGGCAAGTCAGGTCTACGCACTTGAGCGCCATAAGTCTCGATGGTTTTTTGCAAGTTGGCCAGGTCCTCTTCAGTCTCTGAGAGAATTTGCTGTAATTGATTACGTACTTGTGCGTTTTCAATAAAGTCAAAGTAGTCTGGAGTGTATGCACGACCCACAATGACTTCTTCAAGTGGTTGCCAGCTGGTGTAAGAGTTAATGGGATTCATTGATGTCCTTGATTAGGGTATTTAAACGTTCAGTCTTGATGGCTTGAAATAACTGTTGGTTGTGTTCTATGTCAGCTCTGGCCTGTTCAAACAATGCAGGCAGTTCTGATTGAGCAAAATAAACTGCTCGAGTCAACGCCATCCAACGTTGTGTATGGTCAGGTTCCAGATCGTAACTGTTGTCCAACACTGAATCAAATACACGATAGCCCAAGTCACGTAGCACCTGCAAACTGCCTGCTGGACCCGCTATAAAAAACATTTGTCCATGTTTGATGGGCTTGAATGTTTTTTCAGTTAGAAAGGTTCCGCCACTTTGATCAGCATCAAAATGTGTTTCTATCACAATGTTGCAATAACTGTTGACATGATACTTGGGCACAAGTGTGCTGTGGTCATTGCGCTGGTCATGATCCAGTTCATCGCTGACGTACGGTGCTGTACGCAAAAACTCTTCAGTGGCAGTGCGCAGTCCGGCAATGGCATCAATTTCAATGGGACACTCTGCATCGTCAAACTCACCTGATTCACAATAACTCCAGTATGAATTGTTCAGTAAGTCAAGACTTTTTAAATCGGCCATGGCCAAGGCACGCCATGATTTGTGCAGTCTGTTGAGCACAGTGAAGTCACGCTCTCTTGGCTCGTGGTGTATTTTCAGTGGGGAGCTTGCCCGGTTGCGTTGATAATACCACAATTCAAAATCTGTAAAGTAAACAAATCCTGGAACATCTCGGGCCGCAGTATTTGCACTGACAAATTTGTAACAGTCGTTGTGTAAATTATGTTTGGTGCATAGTTCGTCTAGTCTAGTTTTGATATGCCAAGGATTATCACCTTCGTGATAGTAAAACAACACACGCACATTGTCAGAAAACAATTCTGTTCGTATGCGCTCAGGCATTAGTTCAAAGTAATCAATGCCAAAATCAAAGAAACTCAAGCCCACGGGATAAAATGCATCAGTGGGCCATTCAGAGTTAATGTCCGTGATGTTTAGTTCAACACTGTGATGGTCACAGTATTCTTGCAGTCTCAAAGGAATGGTATGTGGCCAGTGTTGGCCAAATTCTCTCCAACCTTGTGTGTATGGCACAGCCTGGTGGCGTGCCAAAGCAGGATATATTCTACCTCGAATGAGTTGGTCAACGACTAAATTTAAACTCATTTAACATGTCCTTTAGTTCTTGCCACAATATCGCTTCAAATCCACCATGATAAAAATGATTCCAATTGTGCTCAATTATTTCATGTGCAGATTCAAATATGTCTTGGCGATGTTCTTCTAATCCTTCTAACTGTTTCAATACATGGGCAATTTTTTCTATGCGTCGAGAATCATCAGGTTCGTCGTCATAACTTTCATCCCACAAGTCACCAAACGTTCGAAATCCATAACTGCGCAGGTACTTTAAACTGCCTTGTGTGCCCACAATTACAAACGGCATGCCCATTGCTATAGGCTTAAAAGTTTTTTCAGTCAAGTGATGTCGTCGTCCCGTGGCCACTGTTTCAGTAACCAAGTATAACAGACTTTCAGCCGATTGATCAAATAAATCGAGCCAACATGACTGCATGGGATGGCCAACTTCATTTTTAAAATTCAGTGGCAATGGCTGTTGTGCAAACACTGTTTCTATATCAGAATACTTTGTTTTAAGTGGCTGCACAGCATCCATGATTGATATGTTTTCTGCAGGACACACACTAGGGCATGATATATGATTGTTGGTCATGCCCAGTTGGAATATCCAGTACAGCATTTCCAATCTGTGTTGACGTTCTCCTGCCACAATGCGATTGGGTGCTAGAAATGTTTTTGAGATAGTTCTTTGTTGCCATGGGGTGATCAAGAAAGTTCGATCATACCCACGGTACCAATCCAGTGCAGCCCAGCCGTGAAAAAAATAATAATAACTTTTCCAGTGGTATTTTTTACATACAGCATCTACAGTATCACTGTCTCGCTCACTGGTAATAATACTGCCTACAGTACAATCCCCAGTTGATTTTTGTGTGTATCCAGCTTTAATTGCTGCCTTGTCTTTATTGTTTAATCCATTGCACCAATCGTGCAAATCAATATTTTGCGCAATAAGACATTCAAATGTGGCAGTATGTATGTTCAAATGAATAGGTTCTTGATCCCATAATAGTGTATAATTGTGTTCAGGTATATCATCACTGCCATAATTAACTAGACTATCAGGATCAGTTCTACCAAATGGTTCGCAAAAAAACATTCTAACACCTGGATGATGACGCTCAATCCAAGGCCAAAATGTGTTGTTGTAAATTTCATCTATTCTAATCATGTTTGACGTATTTTATTCAGGTAAGAAGCCAGGCCAATTTGCGCATGAGCGTCGGGCTGACAGCATTGAGCATGCACAGAAGTTGAGTCGCACTAGATATTTCTGGTGGATACACTACTTAGCGGACCTTGATGCATGGGACTGGCTTTTTGAACCGCTGCCATGGCAAGCCGATCAACGGCATGCATGGCCCAGCCAATGGCAAAAAGATTCTGGTGTGTATCTTGTACCGCGTGAGGGCTATGTAGACACAAACTATCATACCACTCCAACAATACAACGACGCTCTGACGCTGAGTCTTGGACCATACCGCCAGGACTAGATACCTGGGATACCAGTTGGCATCCAGATCCTGTTGACCCTCCTTATATCTATCAATTTGCCACTCAGTGGCATGAACTAGGAGGACCCGTGTATCGTGTGCTAGGTGCCGCTGATACCAAATACATCAACAGCCCCGGTGCAAAATTATTGCCCAAACGTGACAAACACTGGCACAGCAAAACAGATTGTGAGTGGGACTACAGTTGGCGGCCGCATCCCAAAGACCCACCCTACATCTATGTGTTTGGTAATCAGTGGTGGAATCCTGAAGTCATGCCCACCATGGAATATCATACACCGGGCGCTGTAGAACGCAAGTATATCACGCATCCTCGAGCAAGACTGCTACCGACTCAAGACTGTTGGCACTCAGTGGCCGACTGTGCGTTTGATTTTGATCGCAGTTGGTGCCCCGATCCTGGCGATCCACCTTACATTTATGTGTTTGGTAATCAGTGGTGGCCAGCAGAAGTCATGCCCACAGTAGAATACCATGTGCCAGGAGCCACAGAACGCAAGTATGTGAACTGGCCACGAGCGCAACTACTACCCACCATGGCCAATTGGTCAGTGCCCGATGGCGTTGAAGGTGTGGATCACAGTTGGTGTCCTGATCCTGGAGATCCTCCTTACCAATATCAATTTGGCACACAATGGCAACGCACAGGTGGTGCCCGATACACTGTGCCTGGTGCGGTAGAAGTCAAGTATGTTGTTTGGCCTCGTGGGACAAAAACATCCAAGGATGATGCATGGACTGTGCCCGACGGTGTGGACACTGGGACCTTTGATTGGACCTGGCACCCCGACGATACTGATCCGCCATTTACGTATCAGTTTGGCACACAGCATCAACGCACTGGTGGCCCGCAGTACACAGTACCAGGGGCAACAGAAGTCAAGTTTGTGGATCAAATACGCATCACCACAGATGCCAAGTCTGCCGTGATATTTGAAATTGATCACTTGTGTGGCTCAGCTGGTAAAATTGCCAACACCATTCGCACAGTGCGTTATTTTGACAACTACCGAGACACACTGATACGCCTGGCCAAAAGCATAGGCAATCAACATGAGTTTGTTTGGGTGTGCTCCAGCATTTGTGACTATACCAACTTTGACTTCTCCTGGCATCCCGAACAGTGGCAAGCCACCATGTTGCATGTGTTCCAATCCAACGATCAAAAGTTTGGTGACACTTTCTACATGCATGTGCCTACATTTGCTGTGAGAGCAGAAAAGAAAGAACTACTGGAGTGGTCAGATGTAAACTTTGTTGATGTCAGTGTACCACGCAGACCCATGCCTGTTATTGTGCATGACAGAGACAGTCAAGTTGATGCTGTAAAGAACACTGAATGGACAGGGCCACTTGCTACATTTACCAATCACGATTACGTGCCTGGCAATCTTGTGACTGTGCCACTGTGGCGCAAAGAAACCAAAGCCATTGTGCCTGTCAGTAGCGGTGCTGGCACAGTTGTGGTGCCACGTGTGGCTGTGCCTTACATTCGTACACAGTTGTATGACTACCCGTACATAGATAAAACACAACGTGTACTAAAAGATCCGCCCTTGGACATTGTGTTCATCAGCAACGGTGAAATAAATGCTGAAGACAACTGGATGCTGTTGGAAAATCGAATTGTCAACTTAGGAACAAACCATACAAACCATTTGCACAGAGTAGACGGCATTAACGGGCGTGTGGCAGCATATCACGCAGCCGCCCAAGCCAGCACCACACCTTGGTTCTTTGCTGTGTTTGCCAAGTTAACCATTGACTTCAAGTTTGACTGGCGTTGGCAACCTGATCGTATGCAACAGGCCAAACATTACATATTTCACGCACACAATCCTGTGAACGGATTGGTGTATGGGCATCAGGCCATGATTGCTTACAACAAACAACTGGTGTTAGAGAATACCGGAACGGGCCTGGACTTTACACTGGATCAACCTCATGAAGTTGTACCTATTATTTCTGGCACCGCCAACTATCATGAATCAGACTGGATGTGTTGGCGCACTGCATTCCGTGAAGTACTCAAACTCAAGGCCAGTGCTCCAGACGTAGAAAACGAACACAGACTTAGAACTTGGCTTGGTGTGGATCATACTGATGGCGCTTGGAGTCGCAAAGGTGCAGAGGATGCTGTGGAGTACTATGACTCAGTTGAGGGCGATCCCAAAGAACTACAAAAGAGTTATGAGTGGTCCTGGTTGGCCACTTATGCGTTTATGAAACGATCTCTAACACCGAATCAATAACATACTCAACTTCCAGGTCTGTTAGTTCAGGATAGATAGGCAGGCTTAGACATCTACGTGCCAGGCTGCTGCCGGCACTGAGCAAGTCTGGACACGGATAGTGCTGGTATGCTGGTAACTCGTGCATGGGTGTTGGGTAGTGTACTTTGGTCTCAATACCACGCAAGGCAAGGTTGCGTTGCAAGATATCTCGATTGTCCACATGTATCACAAACTTGTGGAAACAGTGCGTATTGAAGTTGCTGTCGTCAATTAAACAAGTGATCCAAGGCTTGTGCTTTAGCATCTCCATCCAGTGTTGAGCAATAGTACTTCTACGTTGTTGCCATTGATCAATGTAGCGAGTTTTTACCAACATCTGCGCACAATCCGTTTCACTCATTCTGCTGTTGGTGCCTGATTCAGCATGTTTTGTATGTTTGCCATTGCTGATCCAGTTTCTAGCAAATTCCATCAGGTCACGATTGGCAGTGATCACAGCACCACCATTGCTATAGTTGGCTAGATTTTTTGTGGGATCGAAACTGATGGCACAGTCACCCACACGTTGACAGTCATTACTGAGCCAATGTTGTGCGCCATCTTCAATGATGGGATGAGTCAATGCCCATAAACTCTGTGTCATATTCTGCACAGATTGACCGTACAGACCCACTCCGCATATGGCTTGAATGTCTGTGTTGTGCTCAAGGCGGCTCAAGTCCATCGCACCATATCTGTCAGTGTCCACAATGTGCAAGTTCCAGCCTGCTCGTACAAATGCGTTGAGTGTGGCAGGATAAGTCAGTGTGGGCACAGCTACAGTGGGAATATCAGGACGTCCTGACTGCAACATATACCATTCAGCAATGATCTCCAAGGCCTGTGTGCCTGAGTGGCAGGTCACAGCATAGGGTTGGTGATTGCGTCTAGCCAGCCAATCCTCAAACTCGTAGGTGTAGTTGCCACTCATGAGAGTTCCTGAACGCAACACTGTATCTGTTGCATCCAAGATCTCAGTGCGGAGATTGTTATACTGTTTTCGGATTCCAGTAAATGGAATTGTCAAGCCACTCATAATACTTTTGGAATCCTTGTTCAACATCTACCTTGGGGTCAAAACTCAAGATAGTTCGGGCACGGTCGATATTCAATGCACCGCGACTGGGAAAGTCCTCATCTCGGTCCTGCACCTCAATGCTGCCTCGGCCCACAATTTTCACAATCATTTCTGCGGCCTCCAGTAGACTCACACTGTGCGACTTGGTGATGTTGAATGTCATGTTGCGGCACATGATACGTGTTGCGGCAGCAACAATGCCATCTGCGGCATCATCCACGTAGGTAAAGTCCAAGGTTTCGTTTGCTCCATTAACTCGGAGCACTCCGCTGCGCATTGCTGTGAGCATGAATTTTGCGATCACTCGATCCGCCACGTCAAGTGGCCCATAAACAGCACTGGGACGAATGATAACATACTCAAAGCCACAACGACGAGCATAATCTTTTACAAGTTCTTCTCCACATAATTTCAATATTCCATACTGTCCTTTGGGATGGCATGGGTCATCTTCCAGTACATCATCTTCAAAGTCTCCGTACACCATGCTGCTACTGATGTACACAAATCTTTCAATGCCGTGCTTTTTGGCACTCTCAAGCATGTTGACCAGGCCTTTGATCATGACATCGGCAGCCTCAGTTGGCTTATGGTTCACGGCTTTTTGCCGGGGATAGCTGGCACAGTGAATGATTACTTTTGGCTTATGATTAAGCACAGCCAAGTCACAGGTCCAAAAGTTTGAAATATCAAAGCACTCAATCTTGGTGTCTGGAGCAATTTTTTTCTGTCGTTCCGTCATCAAATAGTCAAGTTCGTCTTGAGGAATGAAATCGTGATACGTGGTTTTTGTATCTAATATAACCACTTTCTCATCACGTGCTTGCAGACGTTGTACTACGTTGTGCCCAATAAGGCCTAGGCCGCCGGTTACTAAAAATGTCATAGATATTCAGGTTCTTTCATTAAATGGCATTGCAAGCCCAGTCTTGGAAACTTCGAATCAGTCTCAAACCACACATCATGCGGTTGTTGTGCATCAATCAGCGCAGGTGAATCCACTCTCATTCGATCAATTTCTGTCAACTCATTTGAGTTCAAGTAACTTGTGCCACCCAAATGATTTACATGTGTTTGGCCATTGGAATTTTTTGTTTGAAAAAATCTGTTGAATGTGGTAGCACAGTTCTGTATTGGCCAACTGAGTTTGAATCTTGCAGGAGGAGTATCTAGATGTGGCCCACAACAATTTTGATTGATTCCAATGGTCACTGCCAATGATTTGATCTGTAGTTTTTGTTCTCGAAGCCAGGTTTGCAACAATGGTGTGGCCCTGACAAAGTCTACCACAGGAACAGGATTCCAGAATACAGTGGCATTGTCAACATCAAGAACCAACTGCACGTATTTGAGTATTTCTTGATTGATTTTGTTGTAGTTGTCACAAGGTAATTTTTTATAGCAATTCATTTGAACTTCAACTTGAAAAATGTTTGATTGGGCTCGCTGAGTCGGGCTATGATTCGATATTGATGACCATAACTACTGTGGTCTACTTGGCGAATCCAATACGGTGATTCCACGGCATGCTCCATCACAAACTTGCCTGCTTCGCTTTCTTGCCATTCCCAAAGCGGTTGTGCCGCATACAAGTCTGGATCTTCTACATCGCCCATGGTGAACTCATGTACACAGATATCAGAAAACCGTACAACATTGTTGTCGACAATTTTGTATTCTGGGGCTTGGTATTGCTTGTATTCAGGGTATTGGTCGCGTGTTGTTGACATGCAACATTGTAGCAGATTACTCTGCTAATGTCGATGCCATTGGGAAAATTGCGGCAATGGCTTCTGCACAGGCTCGGGCCACTTCCTGATGTTCTTTCTGTGTGCCATGGCCTGAACGCAATTCAATAAAGTGAATCCATGACCTCAAGGTACCATTCATGTACAAGCGACTGCTGATCATGCCTTCGGGTAACACAGCACGGGCCTGTTCCTTGGCGATACCATTGTCGATGGCCCAGTTGTATGCTTCAATGGCCGCAAGTTTAACCCTGGTCTGCGCACGTTCCCAACCCATGGCCAGGTTACGTGCCTCAGGTGTGTCCTGTACAACCTCTATACTGTTCTGTCTATTTTTTGTGTCTTGCAGTCGGGCTTCGCGTAGTACGAATTCAAGATCCTTTGTTGGGTCAGCATAGCGTTGGGAAAACTCTTGGAAGCTGAAACTTCTGTGTCTGAGGATTTGTCGCGCAATATCTCTTGTTGTCGTAATTTCCATGCAAGCTGAAACCATTTCAAGGGGACTCCAGTGCTGGTGTCGGACCAGGTACCGAATGAGTTTTTCACTAGTGTCTGTGTTGAATTGGTTGGAGGGATTGCTGACACGGGCGCAGTACGCAATGAGTTCTTGTGCATCTGTAATGCCTTGAGTTGCAAATTCCTGGGTAGGTTGACTGTAGCTGAGTAAGCGAACATTCATAGATCTTTTAGTAGTTTGTCGGTTTCGGGTTGTACAATGGTAGCAATGGCACCAACATCAAGAATAAAATCAACGTCACGCACTGCATCTCCCAGTTCGGTCAAAGTTCTTGTCATCACAGTTTCAATTTCGTTGAAGTCAAGACCTTGACGTCGTAGCATGCTCAAGTTGATGGTGCGTTGCCGCTTGCCTTGTAACTTGATCACAACTTTTTTGATACATTCCAGTGGTACATCAGTGATGTCAACGTCGTCAATGATGTGTTCCCACCGTTCCAGGAACTCATCACTGAACTGCATCAGCCGCTGCCTTCTTGCGACCGCGAGTTTTGGTCGCAGCGGGTTCAACGGCAACAGCCACAGGTGTAGTTTTAACAGCCTTCATGTTCACAGCAGGAAACATTTTTTGTGCTTCCTTTTTCATTCTGGCAGCTTCGGCAACCAAGCCCTTGGCGTCTGCTTCCATTTTCTTGGCCTGTGCCAGCATGTTGGCTGCCAGTGACTGATCATCTAACGCACCCGAGGCAGGCGCAACCAATGGTGTGACCATGGCTTCGGCTTCAGCAAGTTTGCCTGCTTTGAATGCCTTCTCAGCCTTGCGTTTTACAGCAGGGTCCACAAAACCAGCATTGGCATCCAGTTCCTGCATGCGTTTAAGAGCATCGGCGCCTGATTCCATTTCTTTTACAATGCGATTGAGTTCGTCCAGTTTGACGTTGCTTTGTGCTGTGGGAGTGATAATGACTTGGTTGGTTTGAATTTTCTTCAACATGCCTTCATTGTGCAAGGCCTGTAAAATAACTCTGCCATCGGGCAACAGGTTGCGGTGCAACACATCGGCCAAATTGGGTGCGGCTTGTCCAGGAGCACTTTCCAAAATACCCATAATGGTGTTATGAATATGTGTTGGCAATGTCTCAGGATAAATCACCAGGCACATGTGGTCCTCGCCAGGTAGTTCTCTAAATATGATTGCAACCTTGCGGTCACCGTGTCGTCCTATGTGTTTCAACATTGTCATGCTCCTTGTGTGGGTTCAGCTGGTTGTTGTGCTTCAGCTTGTTGTGCTAATTGTGCTTGTGATGCAACCAAGAAAGCAGTGAGCTTGTCATAGATGCCACCTACAACGCTCAATTCAGCAGCCTTGTAAGCGCCACGTTCAGTGGCAGCTTCGATTAAATTTTTGAGTGATGCGAGATCAGCCAGGGTAAGTTGAATATTTTCCATGCAAATATTTAATACCAAACCACCAGGGGGTAAATTTTTATGGATTATTTTGGAAGTATTCTTCGGCTCGTCTTTGCGCTTCTGCTTCGCTCACGGCCCATACAGTGACCATGGCAGTTGACCCCACAATTTCCATGTCAAACGGCACTGCCCCTCGAAACGCAAAATCTTCAGGAACATGCACTTTTACCACAAACTGTTCCAGGCGTTTGATCCTGTTTATGATTTGATCAATGGTGTTCACGGTCTTTGCGCCAGTCTCTACGTGCTATGTGTGCTTCTTCAATGCACCGGCTGATCAACGGCCACACATAAGGAGCCACCAAGCCTGCCATCAATCCATACACAAACCATTCAAATTGTATCACGCTATGCGTCCCAGCACAGCATACATCAACGAATCCATCAAGTGGTCGTATGCTTGTCCTTGCCTGCGTAGGTAGTAAATCTGCTCTACCAGTTCTTTGGCATTGACATTGCCTTCTGGGGGCAATGCACCTCGTGAGTCTAATTCTTCCAGCAAATCATCTGTGTCAAACTCTTCGAGATCAACCTCTACTTCAACTTCTGTGTAAACACTTTTATACACCATTTAAAACTCCTTCATGCGTCGAACATCTTTGTGCTGAACAATTATAACATTCTTTACAACACCTTCCAAGCGTATAGGCAAATCCAAGTGTATGCTGATCCTGGGACCTTGCACAGGATTGATTAGTGTGTCATTGCCCACAGAGCCTGCAAAGGGAATACCGCGATAATGACCAAACACCCTGTCGCCTATGTGATATTCAGGCTGGTATGCAATACGTTCAAAGTATTCAGTTTGATTGCCCATCAGCGACTAATCAAAAAGTAAATTATTACGCCCAACACAATACCTGCTATCATGCCCAATGCAAATATCATTGTCGCTCCACGCAGAATAAAAATACACCATCAGTGAGTCCATGAGCTTTCAATATCTTAGACAGGTCTCGGCACTCTTGATATGTTTTTGTTTCGGCCAACTGAATGTATTTGGATTCAGGTGGCGCAATGTCAACTACAAATGCAATAATCAATGCCCACATGGTTACACCTTGGTTCCAAATTCAATCAACAAAATAACCACCATTGCAACGATACTGCCCATTATTCTTCTCCTTTAACTTCTTCTACTGGTTGGTCAGGGATGTTGTCTGTATCGCCGTCTTTGGCATGTACAAATCCCAACGCCAACATCTCGCGCTCTTCGTACTTGGTGCAGTGGGCACGGAACACAAACAGTCTCAATGTAAGATTATCCCGGCTGTAATAGACTCTATAACTCACACGTTCCACATTCAATACTTTGGCAAGATCGTCCAGGGTAAAACTTTCAGGCCAGGCTTCGTTCACACTGGTTCGAGTCTTTTCAAAGTAAAAATCTTGCATACGCTGTATGGCCGAATCTTGCCCCCAAAATGCGTTTTGCTCGCACCATGCCGTCTTGCGGTCCAGCATCTCCAAAGTGATTTCGTCGGTCATTCTTCAACTCCAAAGTGTTGTCGAATCATGTCGTATGCTTGTCCACGGCTGATCATGTCACGCAGGGCAGGAAACAATGCCACATAACATTCCCGGACCATTAACTCGGTTAACTTTTCTGTGTAATAGCGTGGATACTGATCGTAATCAGCACCCTGATCTATCAGATCGCCAGCATAGATTTCAGCCTGTTGAGCAAGTTCTTTAATTCGTTCATTCATAGTAGATCTCCAACATCCATGCTCGCCACGCCTGTGTGTTTGGCTTCATTCTTCAACTCCGAAATGTTGTTTGATCTTTTCTACTGCAACATCCTGTCCTTCGACTAACCCTTTGTCAAACTCACTCATATCCTCATACGGTTCGTCTAAAACTGGCTCACAAACGTTGATACATTGCTGAATCAATAACTCGGCGAACTTTTCCCTATCAAATTTGGCATAACTGCTGGTATAACCTTCGGGCCCTACCATTTCTACAATTGATGTAGCCTGTTCAGCAAGTTCCTTAATTCGTTCGTTCACTTTTCATCTCCGTTAGTGTGCTCCACATGCGCTGTTTGTCATGTTGAATATAGGCACCCGCCACCATCAGCATGTTATGAGCATGGTCGATATCATGTGGCACAACCACCCGTCGACCCTGGTATAGATCCATGAGTGTAGCTTCAAGTTCTTGAATCCAATCGTTCATTCTTCGACCTCAAACCATTCTTTGATAAATTGTTTAGCGCCGGCTGCACCACTGGCTTCTTGAGGACGATTATGTTCTAGCAATGATACATCTGCACAATCGCACATACGCATGCATTGCCGGATCAATAATTCGGCGAACTTTTCAAGTTCGTCATCAAGAGCGATCCACACAGGTTCCCGTGCAATCTCAGGCAGCAATTCATAATCTATTTTAGCCTGTTCAGCAAGTTGTCGAATTCGTTCGTTCATTCTTCAACTCCGAAATATTTTTTGATAGCATTCATATGATAGTCTTCGTTGTAGCCACCGACATTTTTTACGGCCTGGATACATTGCCGGATCAATAACTCGGCGAACTTTTCTAAATCAGGATATTCTAAAATTGAAGTCCATGTTCCATCTTCATTCTTTACTATCTTTGCTTGTACAGATTGCTCTTTTAATATCCCAGCCTGTTCAGCAAGTTCTCGGATTCGTTCGTTCATTTTGTCACCGCCATGTTAATTTGAACACACCGAGTACGGTATGATACTGAATCAGGCAAACTCTTTTGTAAGTATTCACACGACGGTAGGTCTTTCAAAGGTGGACTATAAGTTACGCTACCACCACCGTGTGAATCAACAAATGATGTAACCAATACCCAAACTGCGGCTGAAAATACTGCTGTGTTCATTCTTCAACTCCGAAATGATGCCCAAACAGGCAGTATACTTCAAACCACTTGGCAGGCGGATTCTCAATCCAGTAGGAGTTGACCCTGAACGAAATCTCCCAGTCACGTGAGAACTGAAAATGCCTAGTACCAAATCTAATGTTAAACCAAAGGTTGCTCACGCTTCAACTCCTTTGACGCAGGAAATTTTATCTGGACTGTAGATCATAACAAAGTGGCCAACACCAAATGCTCCAAGGATGCCTAGAGCCACAGTGAACGCACCTACAATAGCAAACACGGTTTTCATTCTTCGACTCCGAAATGTTTTTTGATTCGTTCAATGGCAATATCTTGCCCTTCAACTAACCCTTTGCCAAATTCAGTCATATCCTCGTAAGGTTCATCCAGTGTCGGCTCACAAACTTGGGCACATTCCTGCACAAACAACTCGGCAAACTCTTTAACAATCACATCGTAATCAAGAATATCGTCGTCGGCATTTTTCATACATTGTTCAACATAGCGGTCATACAACTCTGCAAGTTGTGATTGTTGGGCAAGTTCTTGAATTCGTTCGTTCATTCCGGCACTCCTCAATCTTCCTTGTTCTCGTCGTAGTAGGCATGTGTGCCCCAGGGTGGAACAATGGTTGTGGTACCATGCAATATCCAGGTGGTGTCGCAGTATTCGGCGTCACCCCATGAACCAAACGGGTAGCCGTCTGTGAACACGATGAGTCGGCGTGGTGTGATTTCCTCTTCCTTCAAGTAGGTGAAGATACAATCAAAATCAGTACCACCACCACCGGACACTTCATAGTCAATCATGCTGTCAAGATTGTCCGAGTCATATTGTGCAGGATTGTATGCTTCGGTATCAAATGTCACAACATGAATCTTGTATGCAGGGAACGAGTCCATGATGCCTTGGATTTCACTCAAGAAGTCCTTGAGCATGGATTCCGAGATTGAACCAGATGCATCCAACATCACTGCAATGTCAATCATTTCATCGGGCTTTTGGCCGGGCATGACTGCATCCATGTGCCAACCTTTGCGGCTGGCCCGCATCCAGGTGTAGTCGGCTTTGATGGTGCTCTCCAAGTTCATGCGCAAGATCTCACGCCAGTTCATCTGGGGTTCTGTCAGCTGTTGGATCAGTCGCTTGACACCTGCGGGCAAGTTACCAGCACCGTCCACAGTAGCGGCAGCCGCCAACATGGCTTCTTTGATCTCGTCCTTGATGGCCTGTTTTTCTTCAGCGCTCAACTTGGGACGACCCTTGCCTTCACCGTCCTCGTCGCCGTCACCTTCGCCATCACCGTCCAAGTGCTCGTCAATCATTTGATCCAGCAATTTGCCAATGTCAATCTTTTCAGCATTTTCGTACAAGGCATCGTACACTTCTTCCGAGCTCATGCCGTCATACTTGCGGTCATACAAACACGGCACACTAGTGATCTTCTCACCCACATTGTGCTTTACCAAGTCACCATTCACACAATAATCATTGGCAATGTTCCACAACTGTGGGTCACGATCACCGCGGCGTCCAAAGTGATCATATACACAATGCAACACTTCATGTCCAAACAAAAACTCAATTTCTTTGGGGCGCAACATCTCAATGAAGCGAGTGTTGTAGTAAAAATTGCGTCCGTCTGTTGCGGCAGTGGGACACCACTCATCAGCATTGACCAGTTTCAAACGTGTTGCAAGGTTGCCAAAAAAACTTGCTTTCAGCAACAAACCCACACGGGCTGAAATCAATTTTTCACGCACAACTCGATCCAGTTTCATGTCCATGGGACCGATCAAGTTGGCAAATTTCTTTGCGTCATCTTTTGTGGCAGTGGTGCCTGCTGTGGCATGTAGTACGTCAGGGTTAAAATAGTGCATGCGATTCCTTGTTTGTTTCATGTATTATAGCAGATCGTGAATTAATGGTCAATGTAGTACTTGAGTATTACAAATACTTTAGTATGAACCATGACTGTGCGTACTCTGTGTAGAAGTCCAAATGCACTTGCTGTTCATAGTGGTGCCCTGGTGCATCCTCAATTTCCTGTGATTGAAGCACGGCCCACATTTCCCCCAGTTTGCGATTAGGTACCAACCCACGATGGTCACGTGCGGTAAAACCCAGTTCACGCCGCATCACATGCCGCATGCGAATGGAAAAACCAAAATCCTGTTCCAAGCGGTCCAGTACCTGAGCCCACTCATCGGGATTGTGAAAAATAATGAGATTCTTCTTTGTGGTCACCTTTAAGGACATTCCAAAATCTCCAATGCTTGTCGTACAGTGCGGCATCCTCGTCGCTCATGATGTATATGACTACAATGTTTTTGCCACTCAAATAGTCCCAACGGTCTCCATGGTCTCCCAAGTTCTTTCTGCACCAACGAATACGTGGAACAGCATCAACCCGGACATGATATTCATGACGCCAGTGTTTCATGCAGTGCCAGAATGTGCAAGTTCAAAAAACATCAACTCTTTGTCCGAAGCCACGTAGATTCGGTAGTTGCGATACTCAGTGCTGTAAGCCCACAACAAGTTTAGATCATCTGATTGATGGCTTTCTGGTATTCGGTCATTGAGTTGTTCAGCAATTTCATTCTGTGTTCGGACATCTGTGCTGTAACCATAAGTGCGGTTGAACCAACGTCGGGCTCGATCAAACTCCAGCACACCACTGCTGTAATCACCCTTGGGAAACTCAATGGTGTACCGATAGATCTTGCTCCAAGCATTGCGACCATTTAATTTGACAATTTCGTAGTTCATAGAAAAAGGGTGGCGCAGTCACAGCCCTAGTAGACTGCACCACCCACCCCCAATCAGTTGGCTTGCAAAATGTACTTGCCGTAGCGGCTGTGGAACTCGTCAAAGCACTTGATCTTGGTGGGTTGCATTGGCAACAAGTAAGTTGTCAGTGCAATACGAGCACCCAACACCACCAGCTCAGTTTCAAAGTTCTTCATCATGTATGTCAAAAAGTTGTTGGACATTTCATGGAACTCTTTGTCGCCAACTTTCTTTTGCTCGATGGCGTCTTTGAGTTCGTAGCACATGGAGATCACCAAACTGTACATGGCACTCACCTCTTTTACATTCAAGTCAGTGACCTTGCCACTCAAGATGTCCGAGGGCTGTGGCATGCGTCCAGACACTTTGCGGTGAGCCTTGAACTTAACTGCAAGACCCTCGCCCACAGTACCTGCAATCAGGTTCATTTCTGTGTCCTCATCACATTCATCTGCCAACAACTCACTCACAAAACTCCATGAGCGTGGTGTAGCAAACGCACGTGAACTGGACTTGGCATCAAAATCATACAAGTCTTGCTTGGCAAAACTCAAGTAACCCACCACGTCCTTGTGGATGTTGTTTTTAACAGCCCACTCTTGCCAAGATGCAAAGTCCACACGCATTTCTTGGTGAACAAAACGATTTGCCAGTGGAGTAGGCATGCGGAATGTGACACCTTTGTCACTCTCACGGTTACCGGCAGCAACCATTACCACATTGTCAGGCAGTCGATACTTGCCAATGCGTCGATTCAAAATCAACTGATATGCGGCACTTTGCACTGACGCTGGAGCCGAGTTCATCTCGTCCAAGAACAACACCACCACAGGGTACTGGCTGGCAGTTTCTTCATCGGGCATCTCCACAGGAGGAGCCCAATCCATCTTGCCGATGTCTTTGTTGTAAAACGGAATACCACGAATGTCTGTGGGCTCCATTTGACCCAGGCGCAAGTCAATCATCAAGCCACCAAGTTCTTCGGTGATGCCAGCCACAACTTCGCTCTTGCCGATGCCGGGAGGACCCCACAAAAACATAGGGCGCTTTTTCTTAAACGCATGCATGATTGATTTGCGAACTTGGGCACTGGTTACTGTACGTGCATCTGATACTGCTGACATGGGCTGTTTCCTTTCGGGGGTTAAAAATAAGTTAAGTCGTTATTGTAGCTGAAGTTGAATTTGTGGTCAATTGTAGCCTGTTGCAAGTCTGCAACGGTCTTCTTCAATGGTGTCAGGATCCATTTGTTCCAGGGTGTTGTACACCCAAGCCAATGGAACGCCCAACACCCTAGCAATCACTGTGGGGTGGTCGCCGTCTTCCAACATGTTCTGAATGTCAATGCTGATGTCGCTCATGCTCATCTTGGTTTCCTTTATTGTTTGGCCAACAAATATGCTGTCAGTGCCGGGCCTTCAACAATGCAACATTCTCTTCCAGGCTTGGTTTTGTCCCTGACCAGTTGGTAGTGCCCACGCAGGTAGTTCATGCCAATCATGTGGCCTTTGGTCTTGGTGACCTTGTACAAGACACCGTTGTAAAACACTGCCGAACCCACGGTGATCTCACGACCAATCACATCCTGTGTCATTCAAAATTCTCCTCAATCAATTGGTCATCAATTTCGCCCAGCATGTCGTATAACAATTCATTGATCTGATTGAAGTCCACACACTCGGGCTCATAAAGTCTACGAAACTCAGTCATCTTTTTGGACAATGCTTGAACAGCATCAACCAGTTCGTCGAATCTGGCCTCAGCCTGTGCTAACTTCTCGCTCATTCTAATTCCCCAATATAAAATTGTTCAAACATCTCTTCCTCGTCTCCAACTGCCATCATGATTTGGTTAACTGCTCGGCTCAATTCCACAAGGTCATTAGGATGTTTTTCAATATGCTTTTGAAGCAATTCAACTTCCTTTTCCAATCCCCACCCATCTAGACAATCAATGGCATCTTCAATCTGAGCACGTAGTTTGTCAGGAGTAGAAACATCATAAACACGGATGTCACCGTGGCTTTTCCAAATTAGAATTTTCATTATGCTGTCTCCCGGTCCATGATGTAAGTGAATAAAACAAATTTTGCACGGTTCAGCAGTTGGCGCTGATCTTCGATGGTGTTGAAGTCAGGCTGTTCGTATGCCATCATTTCCTGTGCATCACTCATCATTGACGCCACAACCATAGCAGGTCCTGAAAAACGGAAAGTGCTACTGGATTCCACTGCTTCACGCATCTGCGCTTCTGTGCAACCGTACATGCCCACTTCACGGATTTCTTTGGTAGTAAGTCCTTCAAACGCTTTTCTCATCACTGGCTCCTTTTTGCTTTGTATGTGACTATTATAACAGTTTGGCAATTATTGGTCAACCGAAATAGCATTCAACAGCGTCTTCAATACCTTCGTCAAAAGTGTCGCCGTACAAGCCCTGGATGTCCTGGGCAAAGAACTTGGCCAGTTCTTCTTTGGAGGGAGCCTTGCCATTGATCTCTTTGGCATACTCTTTGACTGCTTTGACAGCAGATTTTGGAACAGAAATTGTGATCTTCATTACCGGCTCCTTTTTGTTAAACTATGCCTATATTATAGCAAATTGGGAATTTCTGGTCAAGTACTACCTAAGTATTACATTAGTCCAGCAGGGTCATGTATGCTTCTGCATTGTGCTCACGGAACCAGTCCAGGGCTTTTTGTAGCATTTTGTAGTCACCCACAAGCTCACAGCCTTTGAGGTAATCGTACACTGCAACCTCATCAGGGGAGAGCACACAAGTCTCACCGCTGAAAAAATTCTCAACCATGACAGGCTCTGTGTCCAGGACCATGATGCCGGGAAACTGTTCTTTGATCGATTTCATTGCTGGCTCCTTGTTGTTACAATATGTCCATATTATAGCATTTTGGCAATTATTGGTCAAGAAAAACCCTGCACAGGGCAGGGTTTTAAAAAGTAATACTCAAGTATTACATTGCGGGACCGTTGCCATTGCGGAAGCCAATGCTACCACCTTCTGCCTCAATGCGTTTGTACACATCATCCAACAAGATAGGTGCAAAGTCAGTCTGCTCCACGCACACACAATGATACCGTACGTCAACTTCACCGTTGATCTTTACACGACTGGCGTGCAAGTGTCCGTGAATGTTGGTGCCAAATCGACCCAACGATTCTGAGTGAATTGGGATATGACTCAATATCATTCCGTTCATGACATGGTATGCTCGCAACTCACGAAAGTACTGTCTGTATTCGTCATCACGGAAAATGTCATGATTGCCACGGATCAATACTTTGTCCCCGTTCAACCTGGCCAAGGTGCTCAATGCCTTGCGGTTGATTACTACATCGCCCAAGTGATACACCTTGTCTGAGGGACGCACACGATCGTTCCAGCGACGGATCATTTCTTCATCCATGTCGTCAGGGTTGTCCCAGGGACGCAACTTCACAGTGGCGTCATCAGGGTGAGTGAAGCGGCACACACCAGCGTGACCAAAGTGTGTGTCACTGACTAAAAATACTGCTGGCATGTCATGCTCCTTATGTTCGTTCTCGTTTTACTCGTCCAATGCGACTTGCTTTGTTCCAGTCATATGCAACACCATCTGGGCAAAGCCCATCCTGCACTGCATCAACGCCAAAGCGCCCGCATACTTCAAATCCTGGCCCACGTATAGTCACAAATGCACCTACAATTTTGGCAAATGCCATGGCTTCGTCCAGTGTTGGACACGAATTCAGTGGTAACCCATTTTTGCTTATTATTTTATACATTCTCAAATTATAACAGTTTGGCAATTATTGGTCAAGTACTACCAAAGTACTACACCAATCCCAAATTGTATTTTCGCAAATCAACGTGAAATCTCACACTGATTATGTGTCTGGCTTTTGATGTATAGTTAACAGGTGAATGTATTTCTCTGGTGTTAAAAAATGCTGGCCGGTCAAGACAAACTGTTTCTTCAAGTTTTACTTGGGAAGGATCAAACAGTGTTGCTGGATATTGATATTGATCACGACCAAATGTCACTGTGGCGCCAGTTGTATTCTGAGCGCTGTAAAAATTCACATAGGTCTGATTCCAATTTGCTATGGGAATATTCAGTGCCCAAGGATATTCTGTATCATCTGTGACAGAATCTCTATGCGGTGTTGTACCAAATGTTCTTGCTTGAGTGGTGGCAAATGCAATGTATTTTACATGTTGCCAAGAACAAATAGTTTCAACTGCATCAACCACACTTTGAACATGCTGCCAAGTATGAGCAAATCTAATGCTATGAGCTTCATTTTCTTCCAAAGCATATTCTGCGGAATTTACAAAATTCAAAACGTCAGACTGAATCTGTGACAAATTTGGTAGGTCAACAAATTTATAAAACATAAATTATTTACTCTACTTTTTTCCATGTGTAGTCGCCTAGCCATTGCACCTGGCAAATGTATTCGTATCCCTCAGGTCGGCCAGTGTTCCAGTCTGCAGGTCCAGTGTGAACTAGCCGTTTGCAGTTGTGTCGATGGTCTTCAACCAACCAGTAGATCTGTCCATGGTAAGTTTGGAATTCGTATTTTGCCTCACGAACCTGATCGGTTATGTTCAAACGGTGTTGTATGTCCTCAGCTTGGCGTTGCAACACTGCCACCAGTTCCATAATGCGATCATACTCTTGTTGAGCATGCATACGTGCCGCATTGACCATGAGGTCTTTTTGATTTTGAACCGGTACAAGGTCAAATTTGTGCCCACCAGCTTCAGTGGGATATGGCATGACATTGCGGTTAAAAAAATGCACCAAGGTGTTGCCAGTTTCCGAATCAAAACTGTCACGTCCCCGGGCGCTGTTCTTTTCATCCACTGTTACAAGGGTTGTTGCTTGTTGCGGCGTCGTGGTTGAACTTCTGTTTCACGATAGATATAATCCTTGCCAATCTTGCCAGCTTCAATTTCCAGCATGGCTGTGACGCCTGCACTGTGTGGAAATTTAAGTGTGATTTTAGGCAAGTCACCACGACTGAGTTCTCTCATGCGGCGGGCGCCAGCTAGGATCAAATTGTATCTGTTGCCAATCATCTCCACTGCTAGTTCTGAGTTGAGGCCGGCTGTTCTGTCTGCTGGGTGCTTCATGGTTCTTCCTTGGTTGATAATCCGTTTGAATGTCGATCTGTTTGTTGTTCCAAGTCTTGGAACAAGCGTTTTTCTTGTTGTGTCAGTTTGTCTTTGTGTGTCTTGCGTGGGTTGCCACACAAGTAACATTGCGGGTTACCACAGTCCATGGCATGACGTTTTGCAAGTCGATGTGGTTGCTTAACATCTGAAGTACTATTGTGTGCTCGAGCAATCTTGACTTGCCTGGCCACAGCCACATCAGTTTTGTGTCGCCGTCGGCTGTTGACAAATCGGGCTAATTCGTTGCTCATCCACCACGTCCCACTGCTCGTTGCACAGGTCTCCCTGCTACCACAGGAGTGCCAGATTTTTTGGTTTTGCCACTTTTGCCTGTTTTGGTTTTGGCATCAGGATGAGCAGCCGCGTGTTTTTTGGCTAATGCGTCTTTCAACGTATCGGTAAATTTTTTAGGTTCAGTTTGTTCAGTCATACTGTTATTTACATCCTTGGCATACAGTATAACAAAGAATCCATTGTGTGTCAATGAAAAAGGGCCCATTGGACCCTTTTGATCAAGCGTTTAAAACTTTGGCAACCGAATTCATTACGGCTGCAATTCTTCCAATGTCACGAAGCTGTTCAACTGTGTAACCTTCTTGCTTGAGCGTTTCGTAGTGTGCTTTCACACAGAAGTGACACTTGCCCACAATGCTGGCAGCAAGGCTAAACGCCTCAAAGTTTGATTTGGTAGTTCCACCATGTGACGCAATAGCATTCATGCGCAATCCTGCCGGTAAACCTTTTAATGCAGGATCATCTGCCATTTCAACATATGGATACCATACATTGTTCTGTGCCATGATACTAGCCGCTGTCATTGCTGACTCTGCATGTACTGGAGCATCTGCTAAAATTACTGATAGGATTTTACCGTTACCAGTTGCAGCCAGTGCGGCCACAGCACAACCCATGGCCACATCTGCATCCAAAGTACTACGCAAAAGAACAGCGTCAAGATTTAACTTGGTGTCCTTGGCGTAGTCTGGCAACGCTTCCTTTACGGAGTCAATGAATGCCATTACAGTGTCTCCCCGCCCACAGTACGGTTACAAGCACACAGTTCGCCAGTTTGCAATGCGTCCAAAATACGCAAAGATTCTTCTGGGCTACGACCAACATTCAAGTTGTTCACAGTCACGTGTTGGATCACATTGTCTGGGTCCACAATGAATGTAGCACGAAGTGCCGCACCTGCTGGTGCAAAGAACACACCCAGTTGTTCAACCAAACTGAGTTCACCACGCTGTGTGTCAGCAAACTGAATGTGGGTGATCTTGCTCAAGTCTTCATGACTACGTTGCCATGCTAGTTTGCAGAACTCATTGTCTGTGCTACCTGTAAGCAATACAGCATCACGGTCAGCAAAGTCCGAGTTCAACTTGTCATAGGCCACAATCTCTGTGGGGCAAACAAATGTAAAGTCTTTGGGATAGAAAGCAATCACTTTCCACTTGCCGGCAAAACTCTCATCTGTGATAGTAAAGAAATCATCTTTACCAGGGTTGATTCCGGTCACTGCAAACTTTTCAATTTTATCGCCAACTGTTTTCATTTTATCTCCTTGTGTTAATGAATGAAATACTAAGTCTATTAGTATTAACACTAGTATATAGCATGTCTATAGTGGAGATCTACGGTTTTTGCCATTGTATTTTTTAATGTTGATGTTTGGCATTTTCTATTGCGTTTTACCAAAATTTATTATATAATATATCATGAACAACTTTCCTGCCTGGCGCAATGGAACCTATTGCAATCTTGCCGATCTCTCCTTGAGCATCATGGATCTGGGTGTGGTACACTCAGATGCCACCTATGACGTGTTGGCAGTCAAACATGGCCGAGCATTACAACTCAATCAACATATCAACAGATTAGAGAACAGTTGTCGTGGTTGGCGATTGCCTTTGCTGTACACCAGTGAAGAATTAAAAACCGTGGTGGCAGAGTTATACAACCGTAGCAAATTAGAATCAGCGTTTGTTTGGTTTGTGGTCACAAGAGGTATTCCTGATTCAGGTAACCCTAGAGACTTAACCCGTTGCAACACACAAGTCATGGCCTATGTCAAACCCTATTACGGATTCAATGTGGCCAACTCTGCTAGACTGTGCTTGAGCACAACTCAACGAGTTCCTTCAACATCTATCAATCAGAGTTACAAAAACTGGGCCTGGCAAGATCTAACACAAAGCCAATGGCAGGCCCAAGACCGTGGATATGACAGTGCAGTGCTGTTGGATCACAATGGGCATTTGACTGAAGGACCTGGATTTAATGTGGCTGTGGTCATTGATTCAGTCATACACATACCACGACAAAACGTACTGGGCGGAATTACCATGCATCTTGTGCAACAGTTGTGTGATGCTCATGGTATCAACTATAAATATTCAGACATTGATGCGGGCATGCTAGAAGCTGCCACTGACATGTTTGTTACCAGCACAGCTGGAGACATTGTGCCTGTTACTGAATTTGAATCTCAAAAGTTTTCAGTGTCACCTGAACAGTACACACTGAAAAAACTCATACAAAAAGCCTGGACACTGGATGGTTATTCCACACTATTACGTACCGTTTGAATCAGGGAACATTTATGTTCACCGAGTCACTGCACCCAACAATCAACGTGCTGTGATAATCTTACCTGGCCGTTCAATGAGTGGCAGAAACTTTTGGCATTTTGATCCAGGCACAGGTACAACACATGCTGAACAATTGGCTGAACAAGGTGTGGATGTGTACATGGTAGATGCTTTGGGATTTGGCAACAGCACAGGTGTGTCGCGCCCTGACTACAATAGAATTTACTTTGCTGAACAGATTGCGGCTGTGACTGAAACCTTGCCTGGGTACAATAACATTGCCGCACTAGGCTTCTGCAACACCACCATGGTCCCACTGGTGCTGGCTGCACAAGGCGTGGTCAATCGTGCTGTGGTAATGAGCCCTACGGTGTTTGATACCACCTGGTGCCAACAACACCCTGCTATGATACGACTGTGGCAACGTACTGCTACTGAATCGGGCTACTGGAGTACCAGTTTGGATATGCTGGTAGAGCAACAACTCAATAAAATCAGTGATCGTGAAATAGGCAAGCCACAGCGTGTGGATTCTTGGTACAAGGAAATGCAAAGACTCACACAAGACTATACTTCTTACAACTTGGATTCGTGGACTGCACCTAGAACATGGTGGTTGGACAGGATCAACTGGCCCTTGTTGCATGACAATCATGGCTTTGATGTGGACGCATTGGCCGGGGTGCCAATTTTGTTTACTCGTGGCGAACATGATGTGGATGTTCCGCAAGATTGGTTTGATCGCGCATGTGAATATTTTGCTATGGCTGAGTTGCAAACGTATACCATACCCGGTGCCACACACTTTGCACTGTGGGAACATGGTTATCAGTCAGCACTGGATCGTGTTCGGGAGTTCTTACTAGCATGATATACGTTCCAGATTCAGTGGGTGAAGTGTTGTACAGTCCACTGGGCCATTACACTGTGGGCGACAGTTGGTTTTACTCAAACCGAGATGCGCTGGAAGCAGGGCATCGCACTGGTCAACCAGTGTCTTGGCATTACTATGATGATGTATGGGCTCAAGCACATTCAGCAGGACACTGGCGCAATCAAAGTTTGAAAGAACTTTACTATGCTAGAGCAAGACAAATACGTGAACAGTACGACTATGTGGCTGTGATGTTCAGTGGCGGCTGGGATAGTCGCAATATCATTGAAAGTTTCTCAGCACAAGGCCTGCGCATAGATGACATCATTGTGTTCGTCACACAGGAGTTGGAAAATTCAACACCATTCAACAATTTGAATCCAGATAACTGGTACGGAGAAATCAAGTATCATGCCGTTCCCTATGCTGAACGCTATGCACATGAGCATCCAGGCACAGGTGTAATCAAAATAGAGTGGTTGGATCGTGTAGCTGAGTCGTATAAAGACGCAGAACAAGTGTTCAAGGATAGTCGTCCCAAACCAGGTGTGTTCTTTGGACGTTGGCTCAGTGTGGCCACCGATGCGCAACTGCAACGGCGCATAGGCAATCGTCGTGCCGCACTGATGTTGGGCTTGGACAAACCTTGTGTGATGCAAACAGGCAACACCTATCAAGGCTTCTTCCCCGAAGGACTGATACGTAACTACACTTACTGCACTCGGAGCAACGGCTTTCCAGACAATGTAATTTGGGAACCGTTTTATTGGACACCAGACCTGCCTGAACTGGCCATACGTGGATGGTATGAATTGATTAATTTGTGTAAACAAGATCCTGTGATAGCAAGAGCACACAATCAAGCCACCAGCGAAAATGATCGGGCTGAATTAAAGTTCAGCAGATATGTGCAAGACACCATGCGGTGCCATTTGTATCCAGGGTTCGATTCGCGAGCCTGGCAAGCAGACAAACAAGTGGACTATGGATTTTTTATGCAGTTTGAACTGCCAGTATTGCGTGTGTTGGAACAACAGCACCCTCATATTCGCACTGTGTTAGGCGAGGTGCTGAATGAAGTTGCGCATCGCATTGGTGAAACATCTCTGTCTATAGGAGACATTACCAACGGTGGACTAACTCCTTGGGTTGATAAGACACTGTATGACAACTACACAGTGCTAAACTACAAGACTTTTTCCAGTAAGCCTGTAGCATTAAATGGCCAGCCCTGACGGGATCGAACCGCCACCGCTTGTTTCGAAGACAAGCATGATATCCATTTCACCAAAGGCCGTTGTCTGGTGCTGATGGCGGGGATTGAACCCGCGACCTCTCCCTTACCAAGGGAGTGCGCTACCACTGTGCCACATCAGCTATTTTTGTAATCAGCCAAAAGCTGATTTTTTAAAATGTTCAATCGATTGTTACTGGATTGATAATCAACTCCAGATTGATTATCAATAGGCAATATAGATTCAATGTTGGGATCTTGTTGATCAATTATTCCATTGTGTATAGATTGTGAATAGGCAATACACCAGTGGCTCGGACCTTCAATCATGACATGATAGTATTCTAGGACATCTCCAGCAGTTATGCTGTGGTGGACTTCGCCAGTTAAATGTTGATCTTGTGGTTCCAGCGTTTGTAACTGACCATTTATCTTAACAAGCCACTTTGGATCACCAATGGGCTGAAACAATGAATAGTAACCAAATGAGTCAATACCTTCGCTGTTGGTTATCTTGGCAGGATAACTTACCCTAGCTCTTGTCAAAGTCAATGACCCTTTAAGCATTTTGATGCAGATGGTCCTGGCTCCCAAAAAAGAAGTTTCAGTGCTGAATGCGTACTGCGTTGGACCAAGATCAGGGTGATCTAAATCAAATTGTTCAACGCTTGCAAATGGGTTGTCGATTGTTTTGCCATTAATACATACCTCAAATTCAGCATCACTGCTTCTTTGCCCATGCACAAAAAGATACCTGTGCCCAGAGATAAATTCTTTTGGTAGATTGATCATACAAACTTTTTAGTTGGAGCGGACGATCGGGTTCGAACCGACGACATTTACCTTGGCAAGGTAATGCTCTACCAACTGAGCTACGTCCGCAATATTCTACGCCGCCCGCAAGCCTTTGAATCTGTCGGCAGCATAGCTGGCTGCAAAAGCCTCAGGCTTCACAAAAGGAATCACATTACATGTGCCTTTGATGTAACCGATGGCTTGGCTGACAACACAACTTGATCCGTGCATTTCGTCAGGGTTGATGTCCAAGTGAACTTCAACATCGCGCCCTTCCAACACTTCTGCCAGTTTCAAGTACAGTTCTGAAACTTTGTAAACTTCAGTCATGAGCCGCATGGCCGGCTTGGATGCTTTTTGATCCCACACACGTTCACGATGTACTTCACCAAACAGTTTGCAACCGTTGTTGCCGTTGATGTGAACCACAATGGCCAACACATAGTCAGCCCACCATGCACCATCAATTTTGATGCGTTCACTGTCGCATCCAAGATAGATGCGTGTTTCTGGACTTTGAGTCCGGATAAATTCGGCCACTTGTTCTATATCAAGTTTTTTCATATACACTTTCAAGGTTATTTATAGTTGGTCGGAATAGCAAGATTCGAACTTGCGACCCCTTGCACCCCATGCAAGTGCGCTGCCAGGCTGCGCCATATTCCGTTAAAAATCTTCAGTCACTGCTTGTAAATCTTTGATGTCACCAGGCTTGGACTCTTCATCATACCGCACACGGCCACCATAGTAGCCGTTGTGACTGTTGCGTACTTCTAAGTCTATGTAGCCACGGTCTGTTTTTATGGTCCAGAAACCATCTTGCACAACTTCGTAGCCATCTTCGTCGTCGCGATCATCAGTCCAGCCTTTGTCTTCCACAGCAGTTACCATGGCACCACGCAGGACATCGAACAAGTTGCCTTCGCCCAGCACAGTTTCTACACCGTTTACGTGATTGAACCACACAGCGTTGCAACAATCGTTCTCTGTGCGAAAACAATAGTAACGTTCATTGATGTCGCGAAACACCAAGGCCCAAGCATCTTCGCCTATGAACAAGCCATTGATGCGCTTGCCAACCAATACGTTAAATTCACTCATCACTGACTCCTTTCTTGATAGTGGTGGACCGTGGGAGAGTCGAACTCCCGATGCTGCCATGCCATGGCAGAGTTATCCCATTTAACTAACAGCCCGTGTGTGTATTGTAATTGATTTTGAATTTGTTGTCAATTGGTGCCCTGGGTGAGACTCGAACTCACACTGTACACCCCCTCAAAGTGGTGCGTCTACCAATTGCGCCACCAGGGCATTAGGAATGGTACCCCCACTCTGATTCGAACAGAGAACAACTTCTCCTTTTGAGAGAGACGACTTTACCGATTTGTCCATGGGGGCAGATTTGTGGTGGATGTTAGTGGAATTGAACCACTGACCCTCACCGTGTCGAGGTGATGCACTACCGCTGTGCTAAACATCCTGAATTGGTGCCCCAGAGGAGACTCGAACTCCTAAAATACGGCTTCTAAGACCGGCATGTATACCAATTCCATCACCGGGGCATTAAATACAATATGATTCCATATGAACTACGAGACACTGTGCAGGTGCTGTATGCCGCATTTAGCCATGAACCCTACAGGCCCAACCGATCATGGACCACAACCAAAGAATTCACAGTGAATCCTCTTTACCAACACACTGTGCCTCAATATGCAGACGATCCCATATTTGAACCACAACAACATGAGTTTGTGTTGGATAATACATTTGGTGGCTCGAGACGGGATCGAACCGCCCACACATAGATTTTCAGTCTACTGCTCTACCAACTGAGCTATCGAGCCATTGGTTGGTACCTTGTGACGGGATCGAACCGCCGACATTCGCCGTGTAAAGGCGCTACTCTACCGCTGAGTTAACAAGGCGATTTTTGGTGGAAGCGGTGAGATTCGAACTCACGGACCCTTTCGAGCCGTCTGTTTTCAAGACAGGTGCAATCAGCCGGACTCTGCCACACTTCCTTTGATTTATTGATGTTGGCTCAAACAATTTGGACACAAAAATTTAACATTGTCTGGGTCAAAATTCTTTTGATTACCGTCATGGTGAAACAGTTGTAGTTTCAACGGACGGCCATTGTAATCAGCAATGCCGCAACAAACACATTTGTACTCTCTTCTTTTGACTGGGGTTGTTTCTACAGCCAGTTCAGGAGGAATACCACTGTTGTACTCAAGATATGTGCCACCAGGTCGATTTTTGATTCTGTCTTCCAAAGTTAGTTCTTTGAAAGTTTTTTGCGACTGTCTTTTTGACTCAACCACAGAACAATTCAAACTGCAATATCCTGGAGTTAATTTTTCTTGTGATCTAGAATACGCAGAACGACAATGTTGGCAAAAATACTGATTGTAAATGGACATGCTATATTTATAGACGATCACTACTGCTTTTGTTGAGCCCGTAATCTCATGCCTATCCAAGTGCCACAAAACGCACCTAGCCCTGCAGGAATCAGCAACCAGTAATTTGTTGTGTAGTTGATCACTGCTACGCAGGCTACCAAAAATACAACAGTGGCCCAAACACTGGCAGCCATCACACGTTCATCTTGTACTGCTTTTAGGTAGTAGGTATAAAAAATATCTGTGAACAACACAGCAAAAAACGTTAAAACATATTCCCACATAGGTACTTTCTTGTTGGAGCAACGGACTGGATTTGAACCAGTGGTTTTCGGGATTTGCAATCCCGTGCATTGGGCCGCTCTGCCACCGTTGCATTACATGGTCTCCGATGCAAGAATCGAACTTGCGCCACATGGTCCCAAACCATGAATGATACCATTTCACCAATCGGAGTAAAAAATTAGACCGCAAGTACAAGGGACCTAAACCGTCAAGGGGTCGGTATTACTTGCGGTCTAAATGGGGTTCTTGAGTTTTGTCAACTTCAACATAACGTACGGACTGCATGCTCTCAGGTAGAGTCCAGTTTAGATCTTTCCAGTAGCGATGCAACAGGTTGTTGATCAATAATACTAGACCGGCCAGCACTATGATACCACAGCTCAATAAAATTACACATACCAAAAAGGTTGCGGCACTCTCAATTGTCATGTTGTTTCTTTCTGTTAAAGTGGAGCGGGATAGCGGATTCGAACCGCTGACGAACAGCTTGGAAGGCTGACACTCTACCCCTGAGTTAATCCCGCATTGTGTAATTATACAACAAACATCAAAGTTTGTCTACGTTGTTTGGCAGGGGAGATGAGATTCGAACTCATGATACTGATTTCAAAGACCAGTGCCTTAGGCCTCTAGGCGACACCCCAACTGAATTGGTAGCCAGTGGTGGTCTCGAACCACCGACCCACGCCTTATCAAGACGTTGCTCTACCCCTGAGCTAACTGGCCAAAACTTGGTGGTAATAGTTGGACTCGAACCAACGGTGGGTTGCGTATGAAGCAACTGCATTAGCCACTATGCTATATTACCATATAGAAACACACTATTAGGAATTCAACCTAAGTCCGGCGACCGGTACGACGCTGTTAATGTGTTTTTATATGGTAGGGGCACAGAGAATCGAACTCTGATTAATGGGTTAAAAGCCCACTACTTTAGCCGTTAAGTTATACCCCCATAGGTTTGTCACTCTTGTCACTACTCATGACAGATCTCCTTTGTAAAAATTTGGTGCCCCACGACAGAATCGAACTGCCATCACAGGATTACAAAACCAGTGTAATGCCATTATACTAGTAGGGCGGATATCAAGCCTTTGCTATGATCTTTTGAATTGTTTTCTTGTAGTCCAAGGCACGTTGAATCTTTGCACGATGTTTGGGTCTGGCACTCTCCAACAGTCGGGTCAACTGTTCTACATTCATTGGACCAAGTCTGGGCTTACCAGTCTTGTGTTTCAATGGGTCGTTGTGTGTGTTAAATGCTGACATTGCGTTTCCTTTTTTATTTGGCTCCCTCGGTTCGGATCGAACGAACGACATCTTCATTAACAGTGAAGCGCAACTACCGCTGTGCTACGAGGGAATGTTCTTGGCGGTGCGACTGAGACTCGAACTCAGAACCCGGATTACGCCGAGCGACAGATTAGCAATCTGCTCTAATACCATTATAGGACCGCACCTTGTGAATACTTATACTGACTATGGTGGAGGGTAAGGGAATCGAACCCTTAACTCATGCTTGCAAAGCACATGTGTTCCCGTTAGCACCAACCCCCCATTAACTTGGCTCCGGTGGAGAGAATCGAACTCCCACTAACGGTTTTGGAGACCGCCGCACTGCCATTATACTACACCGGAATAAATTTCAACACACTGTTGCCAATGTGTGTATCGAAGCACTCTTCATGGATGAACCCACTTGCCCCAAGGCCCGAGAATGCTTCGATACTCCGGAATTTTACCACTGGCGTTTTCACCACCAGCTTCCCATCCTCCGGGCCGCCCACATTTGTAGTTTAGAGTGATACCGGCTCGCGTTGCCGTTGCACTAAATGAAAAACCCCGGAGTGTTTAGTTCCGGGGTTCTTGTTAGGTATACGAATATAGTCTAATCAGAACCCCGGTTCTCCTGGAATGCTGTTGAATGAGCCATTGGCCAACAGCCAGGTTGTTGCCTGGAGTGTTTGGGGCTTGGACATTGAACAGAATTGTTGTTTCATCATAGTTCCTATTATAGTTTATTTATCTTTTGTTGTCAACCACTGTGGCTGAAAATGTTTTTCTAACTGGTAATAATTATCAAGCGGTCCACCTAATGGAAATGTAGTAGCCCACATCTCACCGGTGTCTTTGTTTATCAAATCAAATAATTCTTTTTCGTTGTCAAAATCTATTTCTTTGAGTGACATATCAATTTCAAACTCATAACGATTCCAAAATTCTTTCATTGAAAACTTCTCTTTAGAAAAATTCAAAGGCATATTTTTAAATTTTTCAAGAAAAATTTCAGCTTGAGTTTGATTGGAGGAGTAGTATTTCCATAAGTCTGTAACTCCATCTACATTTAATGCAAATTTGTTCACAATTAAATTTTGATCAATGCACTCTTGAAAGAAGTCAAACATCGCTGGATACTCAGCACATATAAATTCTGTCCACGATCGAACAGCAACAAAATCACATTTTTTTGTTGGCCTGCAATAAACTTCAACGCATATCAAAGCAATGGCCAAACGTCTCCCCAAACTCCACCAGACTCATTATCTACAACATAGTATTGTGGAAATTCTTCATCAAAGTTTATTTCTGTCAACTCAATTGAATAGTCAAATTTATTTTGATCCCAGAATTTTTTCATTGAAAAATCTGCAGACTCACTCAATAATTTTTCTTGAAAAATTTCGGCATTTTCCATATTGACAGCATAGTATCTAAGCAAATGATTGAGATTTCGGTCATCATATGGCTGCCAAAACATCGTATTCAAAATTAAATTTTGATCCACAAACTCTTTAAAAAATTCAAATAACTCCGGGTGTGGTGATTTATGAAAAGTATAGAAATTGTCAATTGCTTCTTGTTCGTGGCCCACCATCGGTTTTATTACCGTGTTAATTGCTATCATAAAAACTCCTAAAATTTGGTTGCGGAGGACGGATTCGCACCGCCGATCTTTAGGTTATGAGCCTAACGAGTTACTGCTTCTCTACCCCGCGTTATTCTTTTATTTATCTTGTGTTGGGGTGCATGATGGGATTCGAACCCACGCATATCGGAATCACAATCCGAGGTCTTGACCGCTTGACGACACGCACCATGTAGAAACACTCTTGATCTCCAGCTTACTAGTAGTGATCAACCTACGTTCAACCTTCTCAGATCCTGCGTCCAGTTTAGAGTGTTTTTACATGGCGCGACCAGAAGGATTCGAACCTCCCACCCCTGCGTTCGTAGCACAGTGCTCTATCCAAATGAGCTATGGTCGCCGATTGAATTTGAGAGCCTACGTCACTTTTATCGTAGATTTATTCAGGACCTACCGGCCGCCTAGCCTGACCTCGCTCGCGATGGATATCACTTGGGTACCTGTCCAGTTAGCAACCAATCTGCAGGGATCTTCCGATCCCCCGGGAGTTGAACCCGTCCCCTTTTACTATTTCGGTAGTTCGAACTTACCTAGATAGCGTGACTGCGCTTGCTGACACTCTCAAAAATGATATTGCGTTAGATGGAATCGAACCATCGCTACACTGGCAATTCCCACCATACAATTTTCATTGTGTGGGCCCTTGCGTACTGGCCACTATACTATAACGCAAAAACTTGGTGCAGACCAGAGGACTCGAACCTCTGCGGCAACTAGTATTAGGCACCAATAGATGCCCGCCCTATCCATTATCTGCAAAACTTGGCGGTCCTAGGGGGTAACGATCCCCACTCTTACGGCGTGACAAGCCGTCGTGCGTCCATGAACACTTTAGGACCAAATTCTTATAGTCAAGCACCGAGAGATGCTCAATTTATGCGTCCTCCGCTAAGAGTGCAACAGCCGATAGCAGTTATATTAGGATCCGTTCCCGGCCGGTTGGACCCGAATAGCGTAAGCGTCCTTACACGATACCTGTATCGATGCTTGACTATAAAAACAAAATTGGTGGAGACGGATGGATTCGAACCACCGCGCTTTTTAGGGGCCAGATTTACAGTCTGGTGCAATCAACCACTCTGCCACATCTCCAAAATTAGTACAGGCTACTTGTGTGTCGACAAGCCCCTATTAGGACGTTTATTCATCGTAAGACATTTTTTCGTCAATGTCAACGTTGCTCTTTCTGGTTTTTGCAATCACCCACTTCGTAGGCCCAGTGTTGCCCCCCGTTTAAGGATGGAGTTCCTCGACAACTTGGTACACGGTACGGGAATCGAACCCGTCTTACTAACGTGAAAGGCTAGTGTCCTAAACCGATAGACGAACCGTGCATGCTATATGAAAATACATTAGGGAAGTTCTTGACACGCATCACCAACTTGCGTCAAGACCTCATTACGGGCCCAGTTGTTCCGTCGCCTTCCTGGAGTTTGATAGTTCTTGCCCTTTGACTCGATGGTGTCTCGTCATACTGTAGAACCCTCCTGCTTCATGGGTATCCGGCTTGCGCTGTCTGGCCTTCGTTCACCCCTAACGGCTAGGTAACCCTAATGTGTTTACATATAGTACCCTGTAACTAGACAGGGACTACATGACAATCAAAATTTTAACGAACCTTTCAACTAGTCTCGATCGACTGTGCTGTTTTAACCTGCGGAGGCCGAGTCTACAAACTCGCTTCGTGTCCCTTGGTTCCAACCCTTTTTGCATTTCTGCGTGGGTTCTTACATTCGAGGACCGCCTTGCTTTCTAACTAGTCTCTAGTATAACACCTTGTGCTATTCTGGTCAACTTGTTTTGCAAAATCCCTTCGCTTTGTAGGGTCTTTGCAAACTTTGCTGTGTTGCTTTCCTAACTAGTCTCTAGTATAACACCTATCCCATTATTGGTCTAGCACAAAAAGAAAAACCCGCCTAGGTGGCGGGTTTTTGCTTGAGTAGTACTTTTGTATTAGGTACCGCTCCACCCGCTGTTAGTATAGGCCAGCGCCTCACGTGCATAATCGTGTAAATCATGTGAGGGTATCTCAAAGGACAGTTGGGCGTTTTGCTTGTTCATAGTGTATTATATATGATGAATGAAAGAAAGTCAACGATTTTTAAATGTCTTTTGCCAATTTATGTTCTTCCGGGCGGAAGTTTTGTGGTGCCCAACTGCTGTTCAAAAGAACTGGGTCCTGCCAGTTCAGGTGGCAAGGGTGGCGGAACATAACGTTCTCGTGGTGGCTTCCGGCCAAATATGGCTTCGTGCCTTGCAGCCAGTTCTTGTTGACTGACCACTGACGGACGGGGTCGTGTGCCTTTGCTCATGTTGTTCTCCTCAATAGTGTAGTATACACAAAGACAAAAGGCCCGTCAAGGCCTTTTGGGTTGTTTCTGTTACGAGGTATTTCCTACCCTAGGCAGTGTTTAGGCTGCCAAAGCGAACTGTTCGTCGTTTGCATTTACGTTTTTTGCTTGATTAACGGTCATCGCCTACCGTGCTGTCCACTCTGTTACTTGTTGCCCTGTCGAAACTATGCAGGCCCGACATAAAGAAACTTTGGAATACCACCGTCAAATCCTGTAAAACGATATCCCAGGTTAGGAATATCCCACAGTAAAGGTGCCCAACACACTCTTTTTACTGTGTCATCTTTGTCTACTATAACAAAATACTGTTTTACTTTTTTTGGTTTCATCAAATTTCTTTATGGTGGACCTGGGGGGATTCGCACCCCCGTCCAGAACACTTTTCTCTCGGCTTCATACAGCAATAACTTTAATTACCAAAAACTTGTGTAAACACTCGTCCCTTGTAATTAAATGTCACAGTTTCACCTTGTTGTATGACAACTGGTACCATGTCACAAACTTGCTTGGTCACTGTTTGTTGTTGATCTTGTCCAATGCGTTGTCCCACCGAAGCGCCAATGCCGGTGCCCAACACAGTGGCCACATCGCGACCAAACCCACGACCCACTTGATGTCCGATTACACCACCAGCCACAGCACCAATCACAGTGCCAACGCCGCTGTTGTTTTCAGTCACGTTGACTACATGACATTGTTGTTGTTGCACAGTAACATACCTGGGCTGGGCGCCCACCACATACACATCTTGTGCCAGAACTGTACCAGATACCAATAACAAACCAAATAACACTTTTTTCATAACTGCTCCTCAACACCTTCAAAAATTTGATCAAACCACTCCTGAGCTTGTTTTTCTGTTTCAAAATACGGACTCACAATGTGTCCGGTATCACCCACATAAAACCAAGTATACGTCCACATCTCAGCATCTCGATATTTGACCAAATTCATAGCAGTCTCCGGTTGACTGTTATTTACACAAACTCCAGGCTTGACCGATGTCTACAGCTAGATTTTGATAGCTTGTGAACGTCACTGCTAGTATTATAACAAAACACAAGTTTACAGTCAATTTCAACATGTTCATTTTGACACTGTCAAATGCGACCAAAGCTGCCTATGATTGTCCAATGGTTCGGGATCAAAACGCAAACTAGCCGCAACTCTTAATTTGTCATGCTGTGTTTCAGGTCTATGCAACACATTCACATTGATCCAACGTGGTACGTTGGCCTCGCAGCGATCAATTTCTATCAAACTATCAGCAGTTCCTTCTATTGCAGTTCTTGCAGATTCTACGCCTATCAAATAATCGTCAAATTCTTTTGACTGTGTCTGGCCGTCGTACCAAACAGTATAGGTACCATCGCAGTTGATCAAAGGAATATTCAACGCCACTTCTGACTCAGCGTCTACATGGGCGGGAAAATGTTTGTCTATCACAACAGAAATAAATGCCAATACCTTGAGTGAATCTCGTAGGTTTAATTTTTTCAATTCTTTGCACAATGTTGGACAGTACTGATCTATGAACTCGTTGTTGCCCGTTTCCATGTATGTGCTGGTATAAGGAACCAAACTGAATTCTTTGCTCAACTCAAACAATGTTAGTAATTCTTTTTTGATAATCGGTAATGCATCAACACTTAAATTTGGCTGTTGATACAGCCAATCGGGGGTAGCATTGGTGTATTTGTACATGCTGTTATTCGCTGTCGGGATCTTCAATCACACGCCATCCCAGGAGTGCCAAATCTGCGGCTATTTCGTCTGTGACTGTGCCTTCGCCCACAAACTCAGTGTCTTCTTTGGGACCAATGCCTGAGCAGTACCAGTTCATGTAGTCTTCGTTGCAATCTCTAAAGTCAGCCACAACACCACCAGCGTAACGCCAACTACAACTCCAGTGCGCATCTTTCAGCACCAGCCAAACATCTTGCTTTTGAAAACTGTTGTTGCACATGGCAGCATACAAGTTCTGTGCGTAGTTGTCACTGCCACGCACCTTGCTTACAAACCACTCGGCCTGGCTCATGTCATATTCCATGTTGTTGATTTTAAACTCATCACTGGCTCGGCGCTCGGCTTCTAATCGAGCCACATTGGCACGAAAGTCATCAAAGAAGTCATCTTCAGTGCCTTCGCTGTCATGATGTGGTTCAATTTTGATATCGCTCATGATTGTTCCTTTGGTACGGGTGGAGAGACTTGAACTCTCACGCCTTAGCGTCTGGGCTTAAACCAGGTGTGTCTACCAATTCCACCACACCCGCACTGTTGTATTTACTGGTCCGGCGTGCAGGAATCGAACCCACATTCAAGAGGTAGAAGCTCTTTGTATTATCCATTATACTAACGCCAGTGTTGGTGGGCTGACTAGGAATTGAACCTAGACTCAATCGATTATGAGTCGACTGCTTTACCATTAAGCTATCAGCCCAATAATGTATTGTAACAGGAATTTTATTTATAGTCAACCCAGAGTGGGTTAGGTCAGCAGTTGGTTGATAACGTCTATGGCCATTTTGACCAAGTCCAAATCAATGCCCATCCTGTGCGCTATTTCTGCGGTGCTGAGATTGCGTTCTAACAGCTCGCGTACTTGATTGATGATTTCTCGCTTCATGTATATATAACGTTTTAGCCCTGTGACCTAGCTAGAGCAATTTTGCCTAACTGAACAACACCCACGCCCATACCTTCACAAATAGCCAAACAGCAACCAGATAACCTGCGCCCACAGCGGCATTTGCAATGACGCTGACCCAATCAAACGGCTCTACTTTGGGTGCGTTGAATGGTTGCACTACAGCCGCGCCCATGTGCAGATCAGTGTGAGCCAAGTCAGTCAGCGGTTTGAACTCCGACAGCATCTCGTCAGTGAGATCGGGCATGTCAAAGTCGTCGTCAACGGGAGTGGTGGCCATTATTCTATTCCCAGTGTGGCAGGTGCGTGATCCAGTCTAGCACTGTATTCATCGCTGTAAAAGAACGCATCTGGGTCTGTGATTGTGATGCTCAAATCCGTGTGCGCCAAATCATAGTCCACAAAATTGTGTTCAGCATCGTACACACGGAAGTAATATTCGCCGTCATGGCCGCGTATTAAACATCCTTCAACGCCGGTGGCTTTTGTTGCTGTCATAAATCTTCTCCCCAAGTTCGGTGCCGTTCAGCCACCCATTCTAGGCCATCATAGTCCTCTATGTACCAGTTGACATCATCAGGAACGTCAACAACCTTGAGGTTGGCATGACGTCCGCTGGCCGCATCGCCCAGCTCTTCAACCACTGCCACTAGATAGGGATCATCACGAGCCACATCACGATCAGTGAACACGGTTTCACTGTATGCGGCATTGTGTGCGGCACGTTCTGCCAGAGTCATTTCATGCCAGTTGTCTGGGCTACCTTCGATGCGTTGTTCTGGTGGCACCAAGTAGTAGTTGAACGGGATTAGAGTGCTAAACTTTTCAGTTGCCTCAGTCCATAACGGTGTGCCACACTTGTCAAGATATGACAGCACAGCCTCGTGACTGAGGCCAAACCCACCATAGCATCGATTTATCACAATTTTAGTCATAGTTCATCCTCGTGCCAGTCAACAGCATCAGTCTCAATTATCACATGTCCGAACTCAAGTTGTCCGCCTTGTGAGCCAGTCACAAACGGCTCGGCAAACTCTTGCACAGCACCCAAGTCCAAGATGTTGTCATACTTGTGGGCACGAATATCTGACATCAAGATACAACCAATACTTCCTGCGTCCACACTGTATGTATGACCGTATTGATCATAGTACTCGCCGTCACCGTAGGCAGTGCTGTAGATGGCAAACCTGCGGCCATCGGGCAGTTCAAATTCCCCGTCAGCAATCTTTTCACCTTGTATGATGATGTTGCAAAGTTCACGCCACTCGTCATTGTCCATAACGTAGCACAAGTCACCAATGTAGTACTTTCCTGCGGGCATCATGTCAGTATGTTTCCTTTATGATATCAAACTCTGTGGCGGGCCATTGTGCCTTGAACCCGTCAGTTTTGACGTAGGCATTGTAGTCACTGGCATTGAAAAACACTTTGCGAAACACTGCATTGAGTCTGCCTTTGGCAGTGATTGTGAGATAAACTGATTTTGCTTTGCCTGCCATTATGCTGTCTCCCGATCAAATTCACAACCAACGTCTGCCCACAAGTCAGGGTTCATCATGTCTGTGTGGTATGCACAGATTTCTTCTGCTTCGTCTAGTGTGGTACACCGGTCCACTGTGGTGCCAGCATACGCACCTTCCGCAGTGGTGTCCCAACGAACCACGTCCCAACGATGCATTTTGTCATTGTAATCAACTGTGAATTTCATTATGCTGCCTTTCTAAAATAACCGTAGGGCAAGCCCTGCGTGAAACAAAAATACTCGTCATCGCCATTGGCGTGTTCGGCGTCCATGAGCCAGGCAATCACACGCTCACGGTCAGCGCCAGTGTGCATGAGGCTGGCTACACGATCTTCAAACTTGACAATGGCGTCGGCTTCAGCAGTCTTGCGGTCAGCCTCTTCACGCTCAATCACACTGCCCAGGCTTGCAAACTCCTGTTCGAAGTCTGCAAGGGTCCAAGTGCTGGTGTCAATACCGCGGGGACGGTAGCCGTAGGCGTCCTTGTACATGTCCCAATAAGTGCATTGGGCTTGCTCGAGCGCAGTCATGTCTTCCCAACTTTTGAACTGTTCCATTTGCGGCTCCTTTTTGCTTTGTATGTGGTTATTATAACAGTTTGTGAATTATTGAGCAACCGATTTCACACGCACATCAGTGTTCAGTGCAGGTGTATACTTTTGTATTAACTCGCGCTCGAGCTTGTGTGCAACATCTTTGCCACGTACAATGTCCACGATTGCGTAGTTTACAGCGGCTTCGCCAGCGGCACGAATTGCTTCGTACAGGTTCCAGCTCTTGTCTTCAGTGCGGGCGCGGTAGATGTGCTTGTTTACACGACTACGAAGCGACATGTTTATGGTGCGCTGAGTTTTAGCGGTAATACCAATGTAGTACTCCAATCCAATTTGGATTGTGTACACAATGTGGGTTCGATCAACACGTTTCTTTCTCATCATGTGTGTATTATAGCATTTCGGGCATATTCGGTCAACCGAAAAGTAGTACTATAAAAGTATTACTAAAAAAGTATTACCATTGCACAGCATTGGTTTTTTGACCCAACTTAGCCCGCAACAATAAGTATTGCATATCTCAACGGTAATTAAACAGACTATGAAAATACTATTCAACGGCGACAGCAACATGAGCGGAGAAGAACTTGATGATCGTTCTTTGGGAATCGCTACACAATTATCTTCCATGCTTGGCGGCCAAGAAACCAATCTAAGCCTAACAGGATCCAGCAATGACCGCATCTATGACACCACCATGCAGTATGTACAAAATCAAACTGCACCGGACTTGATTGTGATAGGCTGGAGTGAGTATGCCAGGGTGCAATGGTTTGTAACAGATGAAGGCCGTCCTGAATGGATAGAAATAAACAATTTAGGCATTGGAAGAAGAACCCCGCCTGCTGAATATCTAATGCGGTTAGAACACTGGAACCAATCTACTTTGAATTTAGATTACCGCACAGGCTTGAGTTTGTACTGGCATGAGCGAATTTATAATTTGCACAAATACCTTGAACACCTGCATATTCCACATGTGTTTTTCCATGCTTTTCATGATTTCAAACTGCATTGCACACAGTATCATTTGAATTGGAATAACAGATTCATGAATCCATACGATCAAGATTTGACCTATGTTCATTGGTGTGCCCGCAACAACTACAAAGAAATCACGCCTGGATGGTTCCATTATGAACCTGCGGCACAACGTGCCTGGGCCGAACGTGTGGCCAATCACATCAAGCAATACAATATTGTATAAATTTGTTAAATCAGTCTACTAAAAAACAGTACCAAATCCAGGATTTGGCCAGTTGACAGCGTTTGGATTAATTATATCAAACTTGTCTGTATCAATTGGTCTTGCACCGGGCTGATAATTTTGCATTGAGTCTGCAACCAACTCGCCCAAGGCCTGGTTGTTTCGCATGTTAAAATGATTGATTCGTTGATCAGTTAACATAAATTTTTGCGTAATTTCTACGTCTGTGCCCGTGGCTTCGCCAAGGCTGATATGCACCAGCGGCGTAGTAAACACAATACCAGGAAGTATTTTTTTAGCAATATCCACATTGTGAGGAAATGCACAAAAATGCATTTGTGGCACATGTTGAAATGTTCTAGCTATTTCATGAAACCATTGTTCTTGCGCCCAAAATTGATAGTCCACATCCATTAGATCCAATAACCATGTCTTGTAGGCTTTGGCTGCTTTGATCTTGCCCTTGTAAAATTGATTTTTATCAGCTGGTTGATAATCTGGATTTGCCATTTCTACGCCTATGTCCCCACTGCCGGTGTTGTATCTCCAACAATCGGTGTGACAAAATATCATAACAGCTACATTCTCAATCCAATCAGGGTTTGATGCTATATGATTAAATAATTGTAATCGACTGTAATACCAGCTGACTCCAGCATATCCAAAACTGTAAAGATCAAGTCCAAGTTTGGCCGCAGACACATCCAACCAACTACATCGGTCAAGATCACCAAGAATAAATTTTTGTTGACGAGACCATTGGTAAAGATTACCACTGGGACCACCCCAGGCACTGCAATAGCTGTCACCTACAAATACTATATTTTTCATAAGCCTGCATACCATTCAGAGAGACGTGGAAATGTTTTGACAAAATTTTGATTTCTTCGTTGATCGTATTGTGAGAAAAAACTCTTGAAATCACGACCCAATGCTGCCACGTCAATATTTTGCAGAGTACCTGCATATTCAGTTTGCGTGTGGGTTATCTGTGTTTCTTCGTGTGGTACTTTGACTTCACGTAGATATGTAGAATATCGTTTGATATGATCTAATTCAATAGGGTCAAACAAACTAACAATATCTCGTTGCTCTAAAAATTTATCAATCTCTTGGCTGTACTCCAAGCGTAATGCGGACGGTAAAATTACAACATTTTGAAAAGTGGGAAAACGTACCGGGTTTACAGACAACATGAGACTATTTGTGTTATTGGGATTGTGTGGTGCATTGCGTTTGCGGTCGGCCAACCAATACAAAAAATCTGTAAACCCATCAGCACTGGCCGCACTCAGTGTACCACATATACCAGTCATGGCAATCACTCCAGAATTCAATACATGATCTATATTGTTGTTCCACAATTCCCAGTCCAGGCCATCTCTCACATATTCAATTTTTTTCTCGGTGCATTCACCGCTGGTAAACAACCAAATTGGCACACTCACACGACTGCAAGCATCCAAGAAACGCATGAGTGTGTCTTGATCGTAGGCCAAGTTTGTGGTCATTTCAACTCGGCAGTCAGCCTCGCCTGCGTGTTCAGACAGCCAGTCCATGAGTTTCCAGGTGTGGCCTGACATCATGGGTTCGCCGCCGCTGATGCGTATCTGCTTGATGGTCTTGTGCAAACTTGAATCCCACCATTTGAAAAATGCATCAGCATAGGGATTTGCATCGCCGTATTTGTAATCAACAAACTCATTGCCATTGGTTTTGTAATGGTTGCGGTGATCAGTTGGCAAGTTTTCGTATGGTCCATTCTGTGTGATGTCTCGGGCCCAAGTTGTGCTAATGGTTGGAGCACAATAACTGCAACCTAGATTACATGTACGGTCAGGAACAAACTCCAAATAAGTCAAATCAAAATCGTCATCGGCACTTTGATTAAATGCTGAATCCAATTGTTCGGGAGTCATTTGACCTCCCCAGCTGGTCCACACTCGATCACTGAGAGCGTCTGGATCAGTGTCTTCCATTACCCAGCAAAATTGGCAGTTCTTGGGTCTCAGCCCTTGTTGCATCATGGCACGTTCTTGTTTTTTTATGGGAGTGTTGTGCATGGCCATGGGATTTGCGGCAATAGCATCTACATCAATGGCATGTGGCGGATTGTGATGGCAGCTGGTGGTCCAGCCTTGGCTCAACCATACACTGGCGTTGTACCATTTGGATCCACAAAAAGTTGCACTCTTGGAGTCCAAATTTTCAATTTTCCATTGCTTCATTTTGTTTATATCCATGCGTTGCCTTGTTTGTGTGTATTTAATTAGTACCCCAAACTGTTGATAAACTGTTGCATGTTGCCATGTAACACAGCCATCATGGCTTCTTTACTACCAAACATTACCAATTTGTTGAGTTTGCGATTGTTGACCATGTAGTAAGGACAGGTCATACGTCGATCTAATGCAATTAAGTTTTTAGGTGTCAACAATTTTTCTGGCAACTCAAAAGAATAACTGCTGAGTTCCAGCAAATTTTCAAACACATAAAAGCCTTCGTAAGTGAGCCTCAAGCCACCGTCATCTCTTATGTTTTGCCACCAGGTGGCCATGGCCTCATCCAAGGGTGGTGCATCGGGATAACGTGTTATGAGCTCTTGGGTAAGGACCAGCTTGTTTAACATTAACTGTAACTTTTTTGAATAACCTCAAATATATTTTGAGCATGTTGTTTGCTTAGAAAAAGTTGTTGATTGTGATTTGTTGCTTGTAAGATTTCATCATGCGCAAATCCACTAAGTGGCAAATTAGTCATTGCGTGTTTACGTACCTCATCAATGACATAATTAATGGCCATTACTGGAGACATTATTTCATCATATTGTTCATCAAATGCCGAGGGAAATGTTTTGTAACCCAGCATTCTCAATAACTCTAAACTGCCAGGGTTGCCACAAATCATAAATGGTACACCCATGTAAATTGCACGAAAAGTCTTTTCAGTCAAAAATATATTGTCGCCTATGTTTTGGTGATGTGTTTCATTTACTATTTCAAAATCAACATCGTTGTACAACGATGTTGAACTCAACCAATCCGTCCCGTGGTGTTTGTCTGCATCTGGATAACTGCCTATGATTTTGTTGACTTCACGAACATGTCGTTCTATTCTTGGAAAAAACTTTAATCCACAAGAGTACAATGGATTTGTTGTTAATTCATCTAATGTTCTGCTATGAGTCAATGGCCAAGATATATGCCCATGATGAGCAAGCTGAAGATGTTCTAGCCAGGCTGTTAATAAAAATCTTTGGGGCCTAGGTCTCTTGTTTAAACTTAAAAACTTGTACTTCTTTTTCAACAATGCATCACGTGGTACGGTGGTAATACCACTGACCTTGATTTGGCTTTGCAAGGCAGCTTCAAACCATGGGTAAAAGATCCATGACACACGCTGGTCTACATGCTTTTGCATAGTAGGGCTGTACGCACCCAGCACTACTTTTACTGATCCATGTCTTTGTATACCTAAAAAATTTAAATGAGTACAAAAATCATTTTGCCACTTGGCAAGACTAACTGCGCCAAAAGTCTCATACACCATGACTACCAACAGGGTCAACGTACCATCATTGATTTGGTCAATAATAATGGACGGCAAAGTAATAAAACCATAATGCTGTTCTGCCTGGATATCATTTCCATAGTGCATTAAGTAATAGCCGTGTTCTGCTATTGGAATCTGTTCATTCCACATACAAATTTTAAAATAATTTTCTGAATTTGGTATTTGCTTTAATTGCTGGACAAACATGTCAGTGGTCCAGCCATGCTTTACTAAAGAATCACTTTTTATGCCAGGGAAAATATTGTGTTGATTTTTTTCATGAATACTGACCACCTTACCGCTATCATCATGATGCGCATAGATTTTGATCATGGATAGACCTTGTCCCCTTGCATTAACAGCACTACTGAAAACTTGTCTGTTCGGAATTGTGTGTTGAGTTTGCGAGCCAAATTGATAGCGTGTCCGGGGTTGGAGAACGATACTTTTTTGTACTTGGGCCCGGGAAACTGTGTGAGCAAGTTGCTGGTTTTCAAATTAATGGGCTTGGTATCAAAGAACACTGCCCACACGCCTTCACTAGCCAGCACTTGCTCAGTCTTGTAAGTTTGTTTGTTGGTGTGCTCAATCAGCACTTGCGGCTTTGGTCTTGACATATTAAACTCCGTGTTTATTTATGCCAATAACTATGCAGATTTAAAACTGCCCCCGGTGATTTGTAATTCTACAACTTCGGGCCCACTTGCGGATTTTTCACGCATTTGTTCCAGTGTGACCAATAATTTGGTTATGTCTGCGTGTAAGTCTTTAGCATCACGCATGGGCATGGTGAAGTCTTTTTGCCCCCGTGCTTCATGTGCTTTGATCGAATCCACAAATCGATGTATGTGCAAGCTCATTGATTGCCTTTCAAATAATCAACTGCTCGTTGACAACGTTCAGCATCATCACCAAGAAACCCCAGGCCACGATTGCAATCATGGCACAACCATGCTCTGAATTTTTTTGTAACATGATCATGATCACAACACCAGGCACCAGATCTCATACCGCCGCGCCCTTTTATTTGTTCGTAGCCACGTTGACAAATAGGACATTGATGATCGGGGGGAGGAGGTGCAACTTCGCGTCTGAGTTGTTTTCTAACTTGGTCCAGGGCTTTTTCACAGGCCTTGCATTTGCTTCTAGGATACTTGGCACCATTGCTTTTGCTGTACAGTGACACTGGCAGTGTTTGTCCGCACCCGTTGCAAACTTTGGTTTTTTCCTCAATCATTTTCTAGTCAGAAATGGCGACAACACAGGCGGGTGCCAACCCACAGGCTTGAGTACCTTGCCATCTTCACGTTTGCGAACCTTGCCTGTATCTCGATCAATCTTGGCAAAGTTGGTGGCCATGACTTCCCGCCAAGCACCTTCTGCATCAGCACCCATGCTATGTATGGCACCAATAGTGACCACAAGAATATCAATAAGTGCATCTAATGTTTCTACGTTATCACCTGCTGAATATGCAACTTCCAATTCTTCCAATTCTTCTTTAATTAAATTAAAGTAAAGTGCAAATTGGTCTTTGTTAAAACCGTCGACACTTTGGTCGCAAGCCCGCATGAATTTTTCTTGATCACGAAAGGGATTTGTCACGTGCTGCCTCCTGAGTATGAAATGGTCCTTGATATTGATAACGTTCCAGCACAATCAACTTGGGGTTACGCAAGATCTTCCAGGCACGATGTTGTTTCACAGCATAATAACCTGCGGCATACCAAGACTTTGATTTGCGTTCTTTGGTAAACAGTGGTAATCGGTGTTTGACATCCCACATGGGATTGTATGCCCTGCAACCTGTGGCATATCCATGCACCTGGTCTGGCGCTGGACGGGTGGTCTTTTCGGGCGGCGCAAATTCAATGTCGACCTTTTTGCGTACCATGGGAATGGTCTTGAACTTGCCAATCTGGTCCAGGATACGCATGGTATAGCCATCGGGCTCAGCTTCTAATGCACCAATCTTGAGATTGTCTTTTTTTAGTATCCAATATTTTTTATCAATTACTGGCTTGGCTTCTATCATCTAATTCTCCTATATATTTTACTAATGTATCAAACATGGTTTGATATGCCCCATCTCCAGGATGTATCCATCCAAAATTTTCATTGGTTTTCCATATACTCATTCGATAATCAATCATTTTTTCAATCTTAAAGAAATTCTTTAAAGAATTAGTGTCACGCAAATTGAATTTTTTTGTCAGGTACTTCTGAACAAGCAATGGCCTTTGCCATGTGTCATAATAAATTGACTGATCAGGTTTAAATCTTTTGTCAACGATGCCAGTCCAGCATGGTAAGAGATAATCTATATTGGTAGGTATGTATTTTTTGCATAATTTGCTACATCCTGTAAACAATAAAAATGGTTTATTGAGTTGTTTTTGAATTTTAGACAGTTGATTGTAGAAATCTTTACACAAATTTTCTGTAAAATCATTTAAATTTTCGTAGTATTTGATTTGATTTATTTTGTGTTCATCTATTAACAACGCCGCATCGGGCATACAAAAATTTCTCAGCGGGTCAGTTTGACAAATTAAAATCAAATCCGAATTATGGATTATTGATATTTGTTTTTCTAAAGTAGCAACTATATCATTGTTAGAACAACCACTCTCAGAAAAATTGTCGGCAGCAATACCATTGTTTTTAAACAGTTGTTGAAAAGTCATACTTCCAACAGCTTCGTGTCCAAACTGAGTAAATCCCACGGAGATATCTTCGTGTTGTTGTAATTTTTTAAAACTATTAGCAGTCCAACTGTCCCCAAAAATGGCAACAGATTTAACTTGCATCTAAAACTCCTTTGTAAGTTTCATTCATCCAACGACCCACTTGTTCTGCATGATCGCTGAGTTTGGTCAGCTCGTATCGGCCACAGAACCGTAAAAAGTGCGCACCCACCATGCCCACATCTCTATGACTAACTTGCTCACGTATGGCTTCGTCTACCACAGCTTTGACTTCATCAGGTTGTGCAGTGAGATCAATCAACACACGATTGCGTTCATAATCTTCTAACACCTTGTGTTCCACTTGTTCATGATCGGCCCAACGTTGCAACATGAGATTGTTCCACGCATAGCCTTTGCGGTCACGATCTTCAAATGCTTCGGTGAGTCCCACTTGGTTCTTGGTGCCTTTGAGTCGCACACCCGGGTATGCTGAAAACACATTGTCACCAGGATCACCACGCATGCACTTCAAGAACAACACCCAACGTTGATAGTCAGGAGGTGTGACAAATTCTGAATTGGCTTTGCCAACCTTGATCTTGCTGTTGCTCTCAATGGTAAAACTCAAGTGTTTGCCTTTTGCGTCTGTAACACCCTCAGTGCTGAACAAGTAATCGTTGATGCCATTGTACAGTTTGACATTGGGTGCAACCAATTGCACAAAGTCTGAATCTGAGCTGACAATTACGTGTTCGTCTTGGGGGTGTAAAGCAATCCAACGTGCAATGATATCGTCTGCTTCTGCTGTGGCACAACGGACGACACTACAGTTGGTTCGTGTAGACAAGTATTTAGTCAGCTCATCATAGGTTTCCCAGAACAATTTGTCCTCTTCTGCTTCAGTTTCGCTCATTTGCCCACGTGCCACAGCACGGTTGGCTTTGTAGGGCCGGTAGTGATCTTTGCGCCAGCTTCGACCTTCTAGTGCGAAAACCACGTGATCGGCGCCAAATTGTCGAGCCACTTTGTTAGCGCTCATTATAGTCAAGTGCAGGGCAAACCCCAATTTGGTCCATGTGTCTGCGGCACGATGCGCTTGGTGCCGCGCACGGAAAAACATGTTGCTAGTATCAATCAGTAGGTAGCGCATCTGTGTTCACCAAGTTGTTTTGCTTGATGTATTGTAACACATAGTTGGCCCAAAAGCAATGGCCTTTGGCATCAAAATGGTACCATTTTGTGGGTACATGCCCATTTTGTTGTAAAATGGCATTGTAAGATCCTTGCCTATTGTAAGGTTCCATATAACTTGTGCCCCAATCTAGATGATTTTGGATATCATTAAAGGTACTGTGCCCACTGTAAAACAAATGAGGAACATTTAAACTTTGTAGTTCGGTGTGTAATGCCCAAATCTTTTCATGTGCTTCTTGAGTTTTCTTTTCCCAATTTACACCAACTATATATTTTTGGTAGCGTCGACGCCATTCTTCAGGTACCATGTCTGCACCCGATGCATTGACTTGATACCATGTGCCATCATCGTGTAACCATTCTTCTCGTTCCCAGGTGGTCCATTGTATGACCATGAATGTGTTGTTCAATTTTTCAGGATTGTTTGCTATCCATTCACGGGTAGTTCTTAAAATTCTATCATTGCTGGCTGAAGATTCTGCGTCACAATACAATGTCATACCGAGGTCACGTGCCAAGTGGGTACACCAGCTTGCTTCTAAATTTACAGGATGTGGACGCCGTCCCAAATGATACAACTCGCCATCGTCCTCGGCGAACCCATAGGGCAAAACAGCTTCGGCGGCTGCGGTGTTGCTACATCCGTTGGCATACAATATCATCTTGGGCTGGGTCCACCTGTGTCATCTGCACCCACTGGTTCCCATTCTTCCAGTTTCTTTTTTAAAGATTCAGCATTGGCCACACGCTGGCGTAGTTCACTGCTACTAAAAGAGTGATCACGTCCGTTGAAGTGCAATTCAATATCTCGTTTGTGACAAATTTCACGTCCGGTAAATTCACGTCCTTCGTATTCTACACCCAGTATACGCACATCAATGGGCAGGATCAACAACAAGTCTTCTAGATCTTTTTCTGTGTTGTACACCCAAACTTCGTCCACATACTTGCACCCAATCAGTTGCAGTTGTCGTTCTACAATGCTTTGCACTGGACGATTCTTGTTGGGCCGATCCAGGGTGGGGTCGTTTTGCAATGCGCAAATCAAATAGTCGCATTCTTCTTTGGCTTCACGCAACATGGCAATGTGGCCAGCGTGTAACAAATCAAAAGTTGAGGCGGTAAAGCCCACTCGTCTTCCATCCATCATATCAATATCCTTAACTTATTTCACTGCGGCCATCACCAATGTCTCGAGTGTGTACATAACCATTTGCTGAGTTGCGCATGGCTTGATCCTGTTCCCATGTTTCCATCACAACGTGTCTGCACACATTTTGGAACCAACGGTCCACAATGTCTGAGTCTGCGTCTGTGGGTTTCATCATGTAACCGGCTTTGACCAGCCTGGCAATGAATATCTCGTTCCAATCCAATTCAAATGCACCTTGGTGCAAGTTGGTAGGATCGATGTCCATTGTTAAAATAGCCACATAAGGTTCATTGTTCTCTGTGGCAATTTGTTTGGCAGTTTTTTCTGGTGCCCGGGGCACACGAATAACTTTTTCTTTTTCCTCTTTTACAGGAGGCGTTTTCTTTTTTGTTAACCAATCCCACATTTCAAATGCTCCATCTAGTATCATGCCAGGCTTGCATATAAATGCATCTGCAAGTTCAATTTGAGCCCATGCTCAACACAGTAGCGACCGGTGTATTCGTGATTGGCTTGATTGGCTGTCAAGTTCAACAAACCAGGCTCCCAGAAACTGATGACCTCATCCACTGTGCTACGTTCGGCCATGGTGATTGTGCCCTTTTCTGCTCGCAACAGTTTGATCCTTTGTGGGAAATCGTTGTACACATTCATTGGACTGCAATAGATTTCTTTTTGGGGATTCACACGCTTCCATTCATGTGCCCACTCAGGAATACTGTTGTATGGACTATCTGCATCTGCTGTCATAACAAACTTCAAGCAGTCTGCACGATCCAATATGGTTTTGCTTGGTGCAAGATATTTAGTGGCAACACCGTTCTTTTCCATGCACTTGGGACTGCATACCAGCGTGACACCCTCGGGCACAGCAGTTTCTGGAATGCCATTGCTTTCAACTTGTACAGCCTTGAATCGCGGTAATTGGCGACTCATAAACGCTGAAATATTTTCTTGTAACAACGGTTCGCCACCGGTCATTACCAACACCACACCTGGATGGCCAATACCATTGTTGGCCCAGACAGGCACAGTTTTGCCTTGCTTGCCCCAAAAGTCATTGACCGCGGCATGCATTTTGTTTTCAAGTTGATCGAATGTCAACCAGTCACCATCATCAAAGTATGTGTCACAGAAACTGCAATCCAAGTTACATTTGGCCAGGCGTATAAACAGCGCAGGCTGACCTGCATACGGACCTTCACCTTGCAGTGTAAAGAACATACTGGTTACAAACAAACTGTCTGCGGGTGCGTCCTTAAAATACTTCTTGCCAATAATTTCGTTAGTTCCAAACATGTTGCATTGCCTTTATAATCTGTCATGCATTTTAACACGAGTTCTATCTTTTGTCAATACTGCATCCAAACAATCTTTTCATTTTGCATCAGGATAAAATTTGTCTAATGCCTTGTTCAAAAGACATAGGCTCATAGTCAGGCATGATACTGCGCAGTTTGCTGATGTCGGGACGTCGATTGGTCACTGATCCAGGCATGCTGGGCAACTGTTCAAACTCTGCATTGGCATGGCCCATTATTGCAGCAATGGCCTTGACTGCATCACCAATTGAAATTTCACGATCATTGCCCACGTTGATCACTTCGCGATTGCAATTTTCAGCAACAAAAATACTGGCACGAGTGGCATCACTGACATGACAGAAACTGCGTGTTTCTTGTGCGCCAATAACAGAGAACACACCCTTGCGTATCTTGCTGATTTGATCGCCTAAGAAATGTCCTTGCTTGCTGTTCTCGCCGTACACATTGAAATATCTAATGATCATGTAAGGCAAGTCTGAATTGACCAAGTAGTTTTCTGAAGTGATCTTGGCCAGTCTATAACTCCAACGTGCATTGTGAATGTTTTTAATCAACACATCAGTGTGCTCTGGCACAGGACTCACAGCATCATCGGCTACAATTTCTGAACTTGAAGCATACACCAAACGTGTTAGATTCTTGCACTTTCGAGCAAAATTAAAAATGTTCAAATCACACACAAAGTTATTTTCCAACACCTTGTTGGGCATGTTGTAGAAGTTGGTGGTACCGTTGATGGCACCGTAGTGATAGATGTAATCAAAGTCTGTGGGCAAACTGTTGATGGTATCAACATTGTTTAGATCCATGGGATACCATTCACTGCAACTGGGAATGGTTGTGCTACGACTGTGATTGTCCACCGCATACACAATGTGACCGTCATTGATCAACTGTCGACAAAATTCTGTGCCCAACAAACCTGAAGCACCGGTTACTAGTATTTTACTCATTTGTTTATTTTCTCGTTGTCTTTGATGGTGGCCGTGATCAGGTCAAATTCAAGTCCTAGATCACGTACCAAGTTGGCCCAGGCAGCGGTGTCCTTGGGCAAACAATGTCCGCCGAATCCTCTCAGGTTGTCATTGCACATCAAGTATGCTGGATTGAAACATTCTCTTTTGATAATGGCATTGTAAACATTGTTGTAGTCCAAACCTAGTTTGTTACATACCTCGTAGGCAATATTGGCAAAGATAATCTGCACTGAATGATTTACATTGTTGAAGTACTTGACCACTTCGGCTTCGGCTGGTTTGACACACGACACTGCTTTGGGAAGATTCCCGTGTATGGCCTTGACTGTGTCAAAGTCCTCTTCACGATGACTGCCAATGATCAACAAATCATGATTGTACATGAAGTCGGCCAAGGCTGTTTTGGCACGTAAAAATTCTGGCACACTGCAAATGCGTAAGTTAGGATGAGCAGCAGACAGTCGATCGCTGGTGCCGGGTACCACAGTGCTTTTGATTCCCACTAGGCCTTGGTATCCGGCGGTGTCTAATTCGCTGATGACTTTTTCCACAATGCTGGTGTCGCAATCGCCATTGTCAGCTTGATTGGTTGGCACACAAATGAACACACAGTCTGTGCTCAATACATCATTCAGCGTGGATCCTTCATATGCTGGATCAAAGAAACTCATTTTGTGCCCTAGATGTGACAAGCCTTCATACACTGCCTTGCCCACAGTGCCTCGACCAATAATACCAATTTTCATTTATTTCTCCTTGGAATAGTTCATATCAACCACTTGATTTCTTGTAGTTGATGCAATGTTTAAAATTTCTCTAGCCACGTCAGCTGGTTCCAAACATGGACCAGCGACATCAGTTCCAATCATGGCAGTACGAGTTCGCACAGGATTGATCAAACTTACACACACTGTGCTGTCTAAAAAATATTCAACTGCACCCTGCCATAAGTTGTACACTGCTGCCTTGCTGGCCGAATACAACATGTAGTTCTTGCGACCAGAACTGTAAGCACTGGATCCCACCATTACTACATGCACTGATTTTTTAGGTACGTTGTTCATATAATGCTGTATAACGGCCCAATTAGAACCAACATTGACATCAAACGTCATGCTGTGAGGTTGGGTATTTGTGCGGTCAAAATGACCTGCACAGTTAACAACCACATCCGGTTGATGATTCATCAACAACTCACTGACTGCATTGTAACTGTTAAGTTGTGCAAAGTCAATCAATTGTCTGGTTACAGGCACCACAGTGTATCCAGCTGCCAAAAAATGTTCTGTAGTGGCTGTGCCTATGCCGCCATGTACCCCAAATACAACTGCTTTAGGCATCGGGAATGATTGAATCTACACGCACAGTGTCATTTTCGTAGTCTTCGCCGCCACGTGGACCTTGTGCAAATGCAATCAATGTGCATCCTTCGGCACCGGTACGCCATGCATGTATCTCATTGGGTTTGCTGATTATCATATCGCCGGGGCCTGCTGTGATCACATCAGCTGGTTCTGTACTGCCCACCGGCTTGGAATAGTAATCCAATGATCCAGACAACACATAGGTATACTGTGTGGTCAATTCATGATAGTGATTGGCACGAACTGCACCTGGAGTGTTGGTAATGATACAAGCAGAGTTTACGTTGATATGATGAAAAATATCTGTGATGGTTCCTCGATTGTCTTGGAAACTTCCCAGACCTTTTTCATTGTTGTTGTAGATGTTGTAGTGTTTCATTGTGAAATAAACTTTGTGTTGGGATTGATTTTCAACAAGGCTTGTTTGAGTCCGGCGCTGATGTTCCAGCTCAGTATCAGCGCAATGGGTTCAGCATGCTTGGCAAACTCTTCGTCACCCCGGATGGGAATTCGACTCAGTGGAGTGTACTTGCCTTGTTTGTGCTCAGAACTGTCAGTGATGCAATGCAATGTGGATGAGTTTAATCCGTGCCAGTTCAACCATGTGTTGGCTTTGGCAGCAGCCCCCACACCAATTATCACTGCATCAGGAGACACCACACGCATGGTATAAAAATTCTGTAACCATGTGTCTCGTTGCTGTATCATTTGTTGTTGCATGACTTGATATCGTTGCACAGAAAACAATCCGTCGGCAGTTTCTTGTTCTATGGCTTGTTGTATTTTGACAGACATTGACTTGTTGCCCACTTGTGCAAACACACGTATGGAACCACCATGGTAATCCACATGCTCAAAGTCCATCATGGTCATGCCAGCTGCTCGCAACAGGTTCCAAGAGCTTTTTACAGTGAAATAACTCACATGTTCATGATATACTTGGTCAAATCGTGCGGCGTCAACCATGGCTCCCCAGTAAGGCAGTTCAAACACAAACACACCGTCGTGGTCCAACAACTCAGCCACACCACGAGCAAAGCTCACAGGATCATTGGCATGATTGAACACATTGTTGGCAATGACCAATTTGGCCAGGCCGTGTTGAGTGGTTATTTGTTCGGCCACTGCAAGATCAAACACAGCATTCACACAAGGTTGTCCCAGTGATTCGGCCAGGTCGCACATGTATCGGCTACTGTCAACGCCTAGAGTAGGCAGTTGATGTGATCTAAATTGATTGATCAAATATCCGTCATTGCTGCCAATTTCTACAACCAGCCCTTGAGGCCGACATTTTTCAACAATAGACCGTGCGTAACTGTCCCAGTGATCTCTTGCAAATTTTGAATTGCTGGAAGTGTAACTGTAACTGTACAAATTGTAGCGTTCTTCAGCGTTGCTGATGTAGCGCAGTTGAATTTGTCCTGACTTCTCATTCATATACACATGCAATGGAAACACAGGTTCAGACAAATGCAACTGATCTGGTCTTACGAATGTGTCAGCATAAGGATGTTGCCCTAGATCTAAAATCTTGGTCACTGCGTTTTTGGAAATCAAACAATGATCAATTGTTTGGCTTTGCATCATGCTCATGAATTCAGACCAATCTTTAGTTCAGCAGGAAAATATGTTTGTTGTTCTACTGCAATGGGAAATTGTATTTGTTGTTTGTTGATGTCGTTGGCCACTAATTTTTCCCAAGGATCTTGCCGGCCTTCCAGCACATTTCTGAAGAATGTGGTACTGTTGGGATCAACTGAGTGCATGTATGTTGCCAGCGTTGCACAATCTTTCATGCGTTGATTCCTCCAGGTCTCATGATGAAAATCTCTAACATCATTGATGGTATTTTCAAATCGCACTTTGGGCACAGGCGAAGGTTGATGAATCACATCAATGTCGACAATTTTTACCATGTCCAACATATAAGCCATTTGACTTATTTCAGCGTCAATCATCTGATGTCGGCTCAATGTGCCCAATAGTTCATACCATTTGTGTGGCACAATGGGGAAAATACTGTAAGGGTGTTCATGATGCGTATGCACTTTGAGTATTTGAAACTCAGCGTTGTGGTTGCGAATCACTGTGTCCCATCCCTGGGTGACCATGGTTGCATCATCATTCCAGACAAAATACCAATCAGCGGATTGTTGCTTGGCCAACAGATTGTAATACACATTTAAGTTTTCATACCCCATGGGCTCAAAAATCATAGCACTGTATTCAATGTCATTTTCGGCCAACCAAGGTTGTATCTCTTGACTGAAATAGTCAATGCCCTTGGCATCGTCGCGGTCAAAACCAACCAAAAGATATATGCGATCTTTGTTGTCTGCTAGATCAAACAGTGTTCGAATACTGCGAAACAGCATGTCAGTTCTTGCCCGCGTGGGAAGTAATACGGAAATGTCAAAATCATGTGTGCTCATGGCATTATATAGTTGTTAAATGTGGGTATATTAAAATTTGCCAGCTACAGTGTCACACAAATAAATCTTCGTTCCATTCTCTATGACCTTCTCGGAAAGCCATGTTACTTTGTGTTTCACGCACCTCTACACGATAGCACCAAAGACGTTCAGCTTCACCTGGGCCCCAAAAGTCAGGAATGTAAACGCCGTTGACATATTTGTACAGCTGATCAGCAAGTCCTTCGCATCCTAGTTTAGGTAATATAGTCAACTTGGCAATGTTTTTGTTTTGCATTTCTAAATACAATTCTAGTTCAGGATCGTCTTCGGCCACTAGCAATGTATGATCAAATTGACTTTCCAACACACCTTTGAGTTCTTTTAAGCCGCCATAGTCAGCGGCCCAGTTACGTGCGTCTAAGTTGTCAGTGCCAAAATAAAACTTCATACTAAACGAATAGCCGTGTATCAAATTACAATGGCTGTCTGCTCGCCACTGCCGATATGCGCATGGAAATGCATCGTGATATTCTTTGGTTGATGTGTATTTGTATGTTACTGGTGACATGCTTTTTCTCCTATGTTAATTTTAGCATAGGCAGCAGAATTTGTATAGCGGGATGATGCTCAAAGACCGCTTAAAGAAATACTTATGCTGGCTGTTGATAGCCTGCGGCTTTGTAGTTGGCTTGTCCAAATACGACTCCACGTATACCGCCCACAGGATCAGCACAGTCGCCATGGCGTCGGGGAATCAAATGCACATGTGGATACATCACAGTTTGGCCAGCGGCCTCGCCCATGTTGATGCCAATGTTGAATGCATCACATTCTCCATCTCGTACCAGTCTACGACCATGCCGCATGGCTGATTCAAAGCAGTCTGTTATCACTTCATCTGTATTGTATTGCGGCACAAACAACAAATGTCCACGAGCCACAGGATATCGATCTTGGAACACAGAGACATGGTAGTCGCTATATTCTCCAATCTTGAGGTCCCAAGGCGCAACACCTGCTGCCTGCGCTTCTTCTAGTGTTTCATACTTCATTGATAATCTTTCTTTTTTGACCACGGCGTCGAATATCCAAGGTTGAACAATGTATTCCTGAAGCCCAAAACTTTCTGTGTCTCAGCGGTGCTACATAACATTTTACACTAAGTGTTGCCAAGAACTCAAACAGTTCGGGCATGTTGTTGTCAAACACAATATTGTGCGAATCAACTACCAATACATTGGTATCAAACGCCACAACCTGTTCGTATCCTTTGCTGGGATCAAGCAGTCGGTCTATCGGTGTAGCAGGATCAATACTTTCCTTGGGAAGATACTGATATACCTCATGCACAGTTTTGTCACGCAAACATTCAGGAACAAACTCACGATCAACACAGATCACTGTGTCATCGTCAATCATGAAAAATCCATGATCAATGTGTCCCCAGTTGTGCATGGCGGTACTAGTATTTTCTACCACGGTGTCTGCAGGCAAGTTTCTGCGCATCCATTCTAGCCCAGATTGAGTGCCTGGGCCTGTGGTATTGGTAATCAGTCTATCGCCACACTTGAACATGGTAGCAGTGTGCCACAACAGTTGATTGTGATACAAGTGATTGTAAATTAGCGATCCTTGATTGCTCCAATTTTTATCAGCAGGTAAGTTGCGAAGATTAGGTGGCGGCTGACTGATCCAGTTATGCCCTTGATCAAATAATCCTTGAAAGATATTATAATAGCCGAGACTGTCAAAATACCTGTCATTCATGCTGGTATAGGTTTGATACACTGTATCGCCATACACTAGATATTGATCTCTTGGCACCATTGGACTGGTAGGGCATGGTACTGAGAATGTTGCTAAATCTACACTGTGTGTACTGGCATGTACTTGCGGACGGTGTACCTGTACACCCAGTCCTTGCAATAACACTGCTAGATTATTGAGATCTTGTTTGGTTTCCGTTAGTATGTTGTTGAACTTGTGTTGTAATGCGGGTTCAACAAACCAATTGAGAGCACCAGGAGAATAGCAGTTGCCTACTATGACTTCTTCCAATGGATCCCAATCAGTCCATACACTCATTGCTCAACTTCAATTTCTTCTACAGCATTGTCATAGCCGCGATGGTAGTCATCGGCATCAGCTTCGGCATTTTCAACGTCGGCATATGGATTGAAGAAATCTTCTCCTGCCTGGGCTGAATTATAACCTTGGATATAAGGTGCTTCTGCGTAGAGTTCTATTTTTGATTTTTTCTTAGGCATCAGGTTCTCCTTGAAATACTTCGCCGGTGTCTTCATTTTCTAAACGCAGTGGTCCATGGAAATGATATTCAGTGTCGTCGTTTGACCAACCCAATTCTTCCATGCCTTCGTACCAGTTTTCGTCCCATGCTGTTTCAATGGCTTCGCGCTCTTCATCACTCATGCCATCTGGAAACTCCCAGTCGGCCCAGCAACCATCATCCAGGCTTTCTAGTTCCCAGTCATAGTCGCCGCCGACTTCGTAGCCGTCGGGATTTTTTAAATCAATGTCAGGTTTTTCATCGATTTCGCAATAGAAGGTGCCCCAGCGGTAACCTTCTTCACGTACAACAGTGACTCCATCTTTGGTCCAGATAGACCGTTCAACAGCAGACTTTTTGTATTGGGTACTGAGTTTCCAAGTGGCCATAGTCTACTCCTGATTAATCGCGTTCCATTTCGGCTGCTTCTTTGATCAACACAACCAATTCTTCAATGGTAGGTACCATGATTTTGGCTGTGCGCCAGTCGTCGTCTTTGCGACCACCAACTTCAATCATGAAGCCATTGTCGTACATATTAACAGTAAATGATTCATTTACTTTGTCCAGCTTGTCGCTGAGTTTGGTAATTTTCTTTGTAGCCATGATTTTTCCTTTAAGTTAATTCTACCACTCTATATTTGGAAGCAGGATAGTGTTCCTGCAACCACTCCAACAACCCTGGTTCCCAGGGCAATTTTATTTCACCTGTGATGTTCGTAATGTACATAATTTTCTCCCAAGTTATCAAAATTGAAGTTTAAGTTCATTTACCATTTTGTACTCACCTGTTGCGGTGCCCATTGCAGAAACTTTAAATTGACTGTGTCGACTCAGTTGATTGGTATATGTAATTCTTGCATAGCCGATGACCTGATCCTGTACAGTTAACTTCTTGTTAGTATACACAATATTGCCTGACATGTCAACACTTGTTGGTATTTTAGCACTTACATGACCACTCAATGTTACCGGTTTGATGCCAAAGTACACTCCGGTATTTCCCATTGGTGATTCAGGATCAGTTTTGTATCCAACCTCTGTCCAGGCAGCCAACATAGGACTGACTTTGGTAACCAAGCCAGGGTCAATGCTGGTGGCCACATACATCAAACTGGCCTGTGCAGAAAATCCATTTTTGCGATAAGTCAATACATTGTCTAATATACTGCTACCAGTGATTTCACCCCATGCTCCGGTAAAATTAATCCAGGGATTGGAATTCAAGTGTGTGTATTGTGCTCCTAATGAAAAATTGCCCTTTTGATAGTAGTTGGGTATGCCCAGGGTATATTGCAATTGACTGGTACTTGAAGTTTGAGTGTTGTAGTTAGATCCTACTCTTATGTCACCAAAATTAGCAACCGGACCGTTGATTAAATATTCGGCTTGACTGGTCAACGTGTCTTGTTCGGTGAATCCCACACTTTGACTGAACGCACTTGGCCGATCAACATGCATGGATCCAAGATTCACAGTAAAAGATCGTTTTAAGTTGTCAGTTACCACTGATTCGGTTGAACCAAAGTTCACTCCACTGATGTAACCAGATATGGACTTGATACCACCGGCAGTGGTTAAACTAAGTGTGCCCGACGGTGTCCATAATGCATCGTAATCAATTACATTGCCACCAAGATACTTGGCACTGGTCTGGGCCAGCACAGCATTGGCCTGTGGTACAGTCATGTATGGCCATTTTTGCAATATTAAATTAATGGCTGTTTGCGCAGTTGTCACTGACTGACTGCCTAATTCGCTCATGTATATCGCTAACTGTCGATCATTGGCTTGATTGATAAAACTCACCGCACTGACCAAGTACAGTTTGCCATTGGGTGCCTTCAGCAGATTCACAGTATTGCCCACATTCTCTGCGCCTTGGATAGTGTTGACCTGTGTGGCAAAATCAGTCATGATATTTTGATATGCAGCCACATATTTGCCATCAGAACTTTTCAACAAAAATTGTGTGCTGTTGTTAACACCAGTCCAGTCCGAACCGCCGACCAATATGTCTTCTCGACCATCACCGTTGAGATCTAGAAATTTTGGATTATAACAAACATAGGTGTTGGTGTCATATCCTACCAGCACAGTATCTGTTACATCAGAAAATGTACCTTTGCCATCATTCTTTAAAAACTGTATCTCACTGTACTTGTAGTTGACAGTACCTAATCCGGGTCTACTAAAAATCAACACATCAGGGATTTTGTCATCATTGAAATCATACGTCACTGCCCGTACATTATGACTGCCGGGCGCGAACCCATGGCCTGCCCATTTTGGTAACTCAAATCTGGGAGTAGGTAAGGTGCTGACTTCGGTGAAATTTAGTTTGTTTCCTGAGTCAATTGCCCATGAATATAACTTTGTGGGATTTGTTCCAACATTGGCACGAGCATCTGTGACTACCAATTGCCCTTGACCAGTGCCCATAAAATCACCAATGGCCACACTACTACCAGTGTGCAGTTGCATGTTAGTTGGATCTTGTGTGTACACATTGAATCCGCTGACTTTGTTGTTGAACGCTAATGTAGCGTTGGGACCATAATCAATGATGGCAATATCAGTGTAACCATCACCGTTGAGGTCGCCAATGGCTGAATCATGTGACCAAATATTTGCTGTGGTTAAAACTTGTCTCTCAAAACTGGTGCCAGTGTTGCGGTAAAAATAAGTGGGACCGTAATGTTGCATGTCGGTGCCAGTGTTCAGAAACATATCGTTGCGTCCAGTTTTAAAAAAGTCCGCAAACTTTACACTGGGTTCAGACCCTAGTATAATATTGGTATCGTTCGGAAACCATTGAGCAGTTCGATCAACCAACTTATTGTTTTGCCAGGTCAACATACTGAGTCGAAAGTTGCCCCAATCAGACACTGGAGTAGGTTGTGTCATACGACCAGCAATGATCAAGTCTTGCCCGCCAGTGCCGGCAATATCTGCGGCAAACGTATCAGCTACAGCCCATTTATATCCGTTGTCAACCACATTGACCAAGGGATCAACCACAGCCTGTAATACCGGAGTCGAGTATGGAACTTCGGTTCTAACATAAAGATTGGGAGTACTTATGTACGGATCACTTTTGACTGTGACTGACGAACCGCCGCCGCCGCTACAGGCGGTCACAGCAACAACAATCCCAGACATCGAAATCCAGAGCACGATTCTCTTCATGACAGCAATACCTAAAGTTACAATTAATATGCCTATTGTAACAAATTATCAATTTGAAGTCAATCTTAAAAAGTAGCACTCAAGTACTACTTTTTTATCAGCGAGGTGCAAACTCTTGTTGCAATTTAATATTGTCCATGAACTCTTTTTTAACACTGTCATCCGTTTTAAACGCACCTCGCAACACAGTGGTCTGTGTCAACGAACTATGTGCCATAATGCCACGGTTTTCACAGCATCCATGCACTGCCTGAATGTACACACCAACATCCTTTGACGCAGTTGCTGCCATGATTTCATTGGCAATGTCTATGCACAGTTCTTCCTGTAAAGTACCACGCCTAGCACACCATTGAGCAATGCGAGTATACTTAGATAGACCAATGAGCTTGTTGGCAGCGATGATTCCAATATAGGCGACCCCACTAACTGGTTGATGATGATGACTGCACATACTGCGAAGTTCACTGCGTACAACCAGCATGCCTTCATAACGGTCTGCTGAATCATTTGGAAATGCTGTTGCGTCTGGTGCTGGTTCATATCTTCCTGCCATTATTTCGTTGTAGTACATTTTAGCCAGGCGCCGTGCTGTGCCTTTTGAGTTTGGATCGTTTTCTCTGTCAATTAGTAACGCATCTAACACACCTTCAAATGCCACTGTGGCTTCGTCAATGAGTTTTTCTTTCACTGCTTCGCTCATGTAATCGCTGATGTTGTCGCCAGCCCAGAAGCGTTGACCTCGGGCTTTCATTTGTTCTCTAAGTATTTGTGATAAATTTTTGCTGGTATTCACAGTTTCTTCGTCGTTGCTAATATATACTTTGTCGTAGCCCATTTATTTCTCCAATACATAATTGTACAGTATTTAGATTGTGTTGTCAATCTATAATAATAATTTGTCTGCAGTCTGGATAAACTATCTGTCTTGGTGGTTGGCTGGTGTATTGATTTAACAACTCCAATCCACGTTCAGCTTCTTCTATTGTAGGTCGATAATGATATCCGACCTTAAAAGTTTGTTGTGAGACCCAGGGCGATGCAGTTAAATCTCGTCCATCGTAACGCATGGCCAACAAGTTGTGATAAGCTTCAGCATCATCCAACAATATTGCACCGCCACGCCCAATAGGCAAGGGTTTGTCATATCCAAAACTCACGCATTGTATCTGTCCTGGTCGATACATGTTGCGTTCTAAGCGTCGAGCACTGTCCCAGATTCGTGTTTTTCTAAACCGATATTCGCCTACCCATTGAGCAGGATCACCTACTTCGTACGCATATTTGATACCTAACTTGTGCATGAGCATGGGTATGCTCAAATAGGTAAATGGGGTGAATGCACAAAACTCCACCCGGTCATACCGCATGCACAATTCAATGGCATGGGTACAACAGTCAGTCATCACAGCATATGGCGCACCAGTGAACTGGACCACGGCTGTTTCAAACTCAAGTATCTTTTCGAACATACCAGTTCCAGGCGTGTTGAATCATGTCATCCAGTTCAAACTGTCGCCAACCTTCCCCAACCCGGCCAAACTTGGCAGCACTGGCAGTGAGCACAGCAGGATCACCCGGCCTGGCTGTACCCATAATCACTTTCAATTTCCGTCCAGTCACACGCTCGGCTGCGGCAATGATTTCTCGATTGCTGGTTCCGTTGTTGGAGCCTAGATTATACACACCTGAGGCAATGTCATGATAGATAGCCAGGCTGTGTGCTCGTGCTATGTCTTCCACATGCACGTAGTCTCTCACACAAGTACCATCCGGGGTGGGAAAGTCTACACCATTTAACGTGAACTCGCTGTCATCTCTAAGGGCTTCCAACACTCTGGCAATGATGTGTGTGGCACCCGGTGCTTGACCATGCCGCTTCTTTGGATCAGCACCACAGGCATTGAAATAACGAAAACTCACACAGTTGAGATCATAGGCACGATGATATGATTCCAACATCATGTCCACCATGAGTTTGCTTTGACCATATGGTGACACAGGTTCAGCAGGATCAACTTCGTGTACAGGCAACATCACAGGCTCACCGTATGTGGCTGCACTGCTACTGAAGATAATCTTGGTTTTTGGTAACGCCCGGCGAACAATTTCCAACAATTCAAATGTGTCTACCACATTGTTTTGGTAGTACAAGGCTGGATCCTTCATGCTGGGACCAACCAGGCTGGCACCGGCACAGTGTACAATGGCGTCAGGGAGTTCTTGCACAATCACACTGAGTGCGTGTTTGCTGGAAAAATCTTCCTGCACAAATCGATCACACACACCTTTGAGGTGTGCTGGCAGTGGGTGGCGATCAATGCCAATCACACGTTCGCCTGCGTCTTTCAACAGCAGTGCAGTTTGGCCACCTATGAATCCTGAGATGCCTGTGACAACTACTGTGCTCATTCGATTTCCTTGAATAATGGCATACTTTCACTCAGCATTCTAACAAACTCTAAGTTAGTTGGAAATGTGTCCAATGTATCTTTGTGATTTGTGATATTAATTTTAAACGGGCCCGACCCTGATTCTAAGCCATAGAAAAACATAGTAGTAGCACCTTGCTCTATTTGATTTTTGAAGTGTTCGTTAATCATTCTTCAACCTTTACAACATGATACTTTTCTTCAGCCACGTGATCACGATATCTATTGCCTGCACGATTCCACTGCTCACCATTACCAAGCAGTATATCAACGATGCGATCAACAGTACCATCAGTCCAGTTAGATATGAGACCCATGTTGTGATGTGGTTCTCGTAAAAGGTTTTGCATTTTGTGATAAGCATCATCTATGCTCCAAGGCACATACAGCCTGTTGGGATCATTTGAAAAAGTTTCGGGGAAAGATCTATAAGCAGGATACAACACATTACAGCCCAGAGTATCTGCTTCTGAAACTGTGTTAGACACCCAATCTTGTAACGCACAATTAAACAACACACGAGTGTTGTTGAGATGTGCATAGTATTCGTTCTTTGAGATGTTGTCGTATATCTTGAGTTTGCCGGCTGCTTCCATGGCCCTGGCTCTAGTAACATATTCTGGATTGTTGCTACGCAATGGGCCACCCGAATAGATTGCAAACTCGCAAGGCTCTGTGGTAAGTTCACCATACATCTCAATCAAGTCCATGAAGAAGCCTGGTTGCTTCTCTTGATCCCAACGTGCCGCAAAGCCCACTCGTCTTGGTCGATCTGCAAATGGTCGAATGTTGCTGGCACCACCAATGCGTTCCAGCACTTCCTCTTTGCCAAATGCCAAGCCGGAGATGTTGTAGATTGGAGCAGTCCAACCTGCAATACGCATGTGAGCCACCATTTCTTCATTGGTGGCTAACACGCCAGTTACAAAGTGGTTGACCATTTTTTCATACGTTGCCATCCAGTTCGCCATGCCCCACACATGTACAAAATCATCAGGGTCAATGGCCTGAGCAAGACAACGAACATAAACACGGGGACGCTGGCTAGGATCAATTTGATCCATGATGTAAGGGAGACTTTCGATACCTGGCTGAAACATGTCTTCAAAGTAGACCACATCTTCATTGGTGACTTCTCCATTCTTCATGAGTTGAACCAAGTTCATCATTTGGCTCATTGAAAAGTAACTGCGACCATGCGCATCCAACACCTGTCCAACACTGATGCTTTGGGTGTTGTCAATGGTGACACCAGGTACGTATACCACATCCAAGCCTCGACGTTCAAACACACGTCGATTCCATTCAGTTAGTTGCAGTGTGTAACGGGCCTCATAACTTTCAAGGCCCATGTAGTACAACTTTCTCATGTGCGATATCCTGCAAAGCGACGAGTATCTTCGTCCCACATGTTCTTGGCATTCTTGCCTTGATGCCACTTGTTGAATTGTTGCCATGCATAACTCTTGAAGTTATACAAATCGGCCTCGTTGTAACGATAGCCATAGTCCTGACAGAAGTCCAAGTACACTTCAAGATCCTCTTGGATCTCTGTGACTTTGGGATTGGGTTTGAAGGTGGGTCTTGCCATGGTGTTCTCCTTAGATGACAATGTTGAGGTTGGGTCGGGTTAGTTCGTATTTGATCAGTGCGCCATTTTCGCCGTCTTCTGCGACTTCGATATGTACCACACGACCAGGATAGCGTGATGCTATCTGTATATATAGGTCGTCTGCGATCATCTCGCAACTTTTATGATCAAGGCTTAAAACAGAATTGTCACTGCTATACAGCGATTCACACCAGCGTTTGAATTGGATGAACTCAAGATCTCGGTCGTTGTGGAACACATCAATCCACACCCGGAAATGAAACATGTGACGATGAGGATAACCAAGGAATTGTACATCAGCAAGGGCAGGATCTGTCAAGGCAGCAGGATATTTATGGATACCTTCCCGTTGCCATGTGACCCAGATTTGTCGCTGTGCGTGTTCCATCACACGTTCTGCTTGGTCTCTTTGTTCTTGGTTCATGATTTCAAACTTTCAAATGTTACAATTTTGCCCAAGGCGTCACCAAGGTCTTGATCAGGATGTACAATGTGCAATTCACAAGAGTGATGATCTTTGCGTTCATCATATCTGTTGTATTCTACCATCATGCCACCATTGGCACGATACACAGTGAAGTTTATTCTGTGTCGGCTGGCGCCGATGCTGTTTCGATCTTCACTGACCATGATTTCATTTTTTGATGTTGATGGGTTCGCCCTGGTTCGATTCCAAGACTCTTGAACTTTGTTAGCAAACCAATTATCAAACCATTTCATAATTCTCTATCACCTTTGTAATCATCCCACGACGTAAATGTCTCACGGCTCATCAGGCTGTGTAGACTGTGGCACCAGACGCCGGGATTGGTAGCGTCAAAGTCCTTGTCATCTATTTTTAACATTGTATTATAATTCCACAGTTTTGTATACGGCACACTTACTCGAATCTGTGGAATAAAGTTGCGGTAGTCACACAATGAACCATCATTAAATTCTTCCACTGCGGCGATGGGAATGTCCAAAGTGCAAAGATATCCAAGGTCCAAAAAGTGTGTGATCATTTCTTCCCATGTCCGCCAGTCTGCAGGAGTTTGAGGATTGAAACTGTGGTTGGCACCAAAAAAGATGTGTTGGTCTACATTTTCTAACTTGGCAGCAATAGCGTCCACTGATTGTACACCTACCACAAACAATGTGCGTCGACCAAATGCTGGTGTGCGTTCTACTTCGGTTCCTGTAAAGAAGTTGACATCATCATGTCCTGCTCTGTTCATACTGTGGCCTCCAGTCGATCAAGTTTGGTTGAATCAAAATCTTCTTGCTCAGTCTGCTCATATTCAAACAATGCATTGAATTGTGTACGTGCGTTCATGGCTTTTTTGCCTTTGAAGCCACGTGTGCCCACAATCTCCATCCAATAACCACTGTAGTGTTCAATAATGGCTTCACTCTCCTCACGTGTGGACGCGGCAAATATGGCTTCCACAATGTCTTCGAACTTGGCATAGTCGCCGCCTTGTCGACGCATCATGGCAGGATGTTCTCCGGCATCAAAGCGTCTGTTGGCTTCTTGCACAGCAGTCAAGTGCATCCAAACATTGTGACCCATCAGCAAAGCATATGAGAAACTATCCCACGACGTCTTGCCTTCTTTACCATTTTTATTAACATCTCCGGGTGCATAGATACAGATGTCTTTCATCTTCAGCATGTCGCTGATTGGACTATCTTCCCAGCGTGGATAGATGCCATCTGCAAGTACACCATCTCGCCACTTGCGTGTGTCTGTGGCATACTTCTTGTCGTCTGCTGACGGTGCCATGCGATACGACCATTTTGAATCATGTTCAAACACATTTTCATAGTACACTTGACCATTGGCTGTGGCGAGGAATGGACTGGCACAATCAAAGGAGATAGTAAATTCGGGATTAGCGTATTTTCTAACTGCTCTTTGAATCACGGTGAGTAGCACAGCCCATTCCAACTTTGATGTGCCCAAAAAGTGCATCCAATCATGTATGCCAGGTTGCAACAATCCATCGTATTTGAGTGCGATTAGACGTTTGAGCACCAAGTGTACATCACACATGTTCTGACCACCCATGGCCCACCCATCAAAGTGTGTGTCTGGGTACAGCACAGGGTCACAGTATTGTTTCATGGTTTGATACCATGTTTCTGCTGATGTGTGGTTGTCACCTTGTAACACGTTCAAGAACTTAGCACCACCGTTTTTCTTTCCTTTACGATGAGCCATGAAGTACTCATTGTTGTACTTGGTAGCATCCACTGCTTCTTCCAGTGTCTTGATACCGCAAGCATCGCTGGCTTTCTTGTCATGAATGACCCAGGTAGGGATATCAAGGATCATACCGTAGTCGCTGATCGTGTCCAACCATTTAAGAATAGAACTACGTTTCTTTTCAGCCTTGGCACAGCCTGAGTTGGCTTTCCAGTCGCCTTCCCACAGGCCCTTGGCAATCTGGAATCCACCTGAGTCGCCCAGCATGAACGTGCCTGGCTCGCGATTGCGAACCATGTCCTCTGACCAGTCTTGTTTGTTCAAGTCCAAGTTGGCATGGCCGCCTGAATACAGACTCCACCGGTATGGGAACAACGCCTTTTGGCTGTTGAGCCAATTCATTTGTTCCATGTCTGTGAGCCCTGCAGGAAAACGTGCAGGATCCACATACGGTTCGTTGCGTTGCTTGCCTACAAATGTGGCATAGAAACCTGATATGGCTGGTAAGAACACAGCGTAATCATTTTGTTTGGCGGTTAAGTTATCCTGCAATTCGGCCCCACTTGATTTTTAACCAGATACGCTCGTGTATGTAATAATCTACACTGAGCATGATGTGTAGAGCTGTGGCAAATCCTGTGGCCGAAGCAATGTCACCAGTAAACAACCAAGTCCAAAATATAGTAAACAACCATGCGGTTATTCTATACGTGATCATTCTTGTCACAGTTCTAGCTTTGGTTTCCATTATTTGCTTTGTGCTGGTAAGATGTAGTTGTAAACAGCCACGCCTGAATCCACAGTGATCTTGGCAGCACCGTCATCACTGATGCGAATAGTTTTGTCCCCAGTCAGGGCCATGATGGACATGAACTGTTGAGCAGGCCAACTCCAAGCACGTTTCAATTGACCGTTGACACCTGAGTGGAACACAAAGTTACCAGCGTGTGTTGAATGGTCACCAAAGAAGAACTTCAAGTCGCCATTTTCGGTCCGGGCCTGGAAGTTGGGCTCTTCGGCATTGGCCTGTGCTTGCATACGCAATTTTTGGATGGCAGCCACAGTGGGCTCAAATTCAATGTGCCATGTCACCCCTTTGAACTTGGGTGTTTTGAGTTTGTCGTTGACAATTTCTGCTGCCATGAAACGATATGTGTTGCGGAAGTCTCCTCCAGCATTTTCAAACTCAATGCCATCAGGAGCACCTGTGGCCTTCTTGGTCAGTTTGAGTTTGGCATTTTCCTTGTACTCTTGCAAGTTCAACAAAATTTTCAACTTGTTCAAGTTGGGCATGCCAAATGTGCCTATAAAATCTGGATGTGGATTTTTGAATTCACCTTCTAACACCACACTCAAATCTTCTGCCACGCCCACAATGGCTGTGCTTTTGTCATCGCCAGTGATTTTGATCAAGTCAATGCAGCCAAGATCATGTGTGTGTTCTACCAAGTCTTTAAGATAATCTCTCATGTATACTCCTATGTTGTATGATTATATAGATTTTTTTACTGAATAGCAATTATTTTGGCCAGGCTCTGACCACCCCTAATCGATTCGATTTCGCCGGGTTTTTTAATTTCCAACCAGGCAAGATTGCCCTGTCCACAATATCTGTCCAAAATTTCAAATCCCAATGAACTTGCATGTGATACAACTTCGATTCCCGGTGTGTAGCACATGAAATTTTTTTCTGCAAGCGCTACTCCTTGCCGCCAATCACAATCATTGAAGGTGAACAGTGCGACTCCGCCAGGTCTGAGCTTGGCGTAAATTTGGTCAATGTATCTGCGCAACACTGGCATGGGTTTAAAATTAAAATAGTTGTAGGCAAATACAAACCCAAATTGACCGTCTGGCAACTGCCACATGGCATTTTCGTTTGTGTAATCGTCGATAGCATAGGGACGTAGTCGTCGACGATACTCTGGAGTAAATTGATTTAATGCAGGTTCTAGCAATTCTAAATTTTGATCCACAACGTACAATGGATCCAATGGCACCAAATGTTCAATAAACTTTTCTAACCCTGGTCTGATGATTATTCCAGGCACCCGCCAATCTGTGTATCGTAACAGCCTGGCTCGCAAGTATGCTTCACTTTCAGAGTCAATGGCCAGACGTCTGTTTAAAATGTATTCTGACGTTTCATAACCCATTTCATCTTCATACAGTGCAAGACTTTGCTGATATTGTGCAGGTTCTAATTGTGCAATTTGTCTGCGTATACTGTATTTGAGTTCTTCCACAGTTTGTTGCACATCAGCAAAACTGTCAATGACTTGTTGCAGTTTGTTGTTGATATCATCACTGAAATTATCTATCTGCACTGCATGATTTGCAATGGTATGGCCAATGGCCTGGAATCTGTTCATGGCCACCGCATATTCCGGCGATAACGCATCGCTGTCTAACAAATTCAAATAATCAACTAAGTCGCTTAACTTCATTCGAAAGAAAATAACGAAGTAAATGTGTTTTCAGTGTTGGTGGCTGCTGCCAGGTCCCAGTCCAACACACCTAATAAGTTGTCAATCTTTTGATCCACCACAGTGGCTTCCATTTCTGTGTCATCAAAAGGCAAGTCCTTGAACCATTGCGGCAAGTGCATCTCGTCTGTGGGATAGCCAATTGACGTCCAGCCCAAGGCATTGCTTCGCAGTTTGCACACAATGGTCTTCATACCATCAACCACCTGCATACTGTAATTGTCTGAATTCATTCTGCGCAAGTTGTTCCAGTTCAGGGCCGCACGTACATGTCCGGGCATGTTGGCTTTGCCCAGGCGTTCTTCTTCCTTGCCGTACTTGGTCAAGTTGTTCACACGCTTGGGCGAGCCTTTTTCCCAGCCCGGCCGCTCTTTGAATTCATACTTGAACTCACGCACACGTTCAATGATTTCTTCACGTTCAGCACCAGCCAGCACTTTATTTAGAATTTCCAACAAGAAGTCTTGAATAACTTTGGGGGTATCACTGCGCTTTAGATCCAGGCCAGTAGCCTTGGTCTTGCCAATAGCACCGTTGATGTCCAGTCGTTTGTTTTCAATGTCAATGGCGTTCACAGCATAGCGTTTCTTGGTGATGAACAGTCCGCGATCTGCTACAGTTTCACGTCCGGCTTTGATCAACTCGCCCATGTCTCTGGGACAGTGAAAAGCACGTTCCATAAATGCCGGGAACGAGTCGTTCACCTGGTCAGCAATTGAATCGTATAACTGAATACAGATTTCCTTTGACCATTCCATGCGGCCTTCGGCAACTTCTTGTTTCAGCACAGGCCATGCTGAGAAGTAGCAGGAGTCTGTGTCACCGTAGATTACTGCTTTACCCATATGATCATATTCACCTGTGATACATTCATTCAAGTGCGCATCCATGTGTTTGGCAATACTTCGACCGGTCAAGGTAGTTGATTGGCCAATTCGCTTGTCAAAAAAGCGGCAGCCAGGATTAAGAATAGCGCCATACAAACTGTTGAGATTAATCTTTTTAACCAGTTGACGTTTGTCCCAGAAAGCAATCTCTTTGGCATCCTTGGCCTCCTTTTTCTTGGCCTGCATTTCTTTGCGTTCGGCATACCAGCGTTCCAGCAAGCCAGGAATAACGCCTTTCTTTTCGTAGGTGAATATGGTACCATTGGCACTGAGTATCCAAGGTTGGTTTGAGTCAAACAACATGTACCAAATCTCAGCACCCGAGTGTACAGTCTCCTCACCTGACTGCCAGTCAATGGTGATCTCTGTGCCACGCTGTTGTTCCATCACAGCAGTGTATTCTAGACTGGCAAACACACCTTCCCATGCTGCCGCAAATGAGTCACCCTTGGCCATTTTGTCTTTGATATACCGGTCTGTCATTATGGGACGCAGTTGACCTATAATGGTTTCTGGCCCCATGTTCAACGCACGAATTGCACTGGGATACAATGAATTGATGTCCACAGACCCAATCCATTCATGTAATCCTTTTTTGGGATATGCCACATAGGCACCTGCTGCCTGTGTGTCCTCGTCAGTGAGTCGTTGCTTGCGATTGGGCACAACCATGCCACGTTCATGTGCTTCGTTGATAATGGCCTGCTCAGTCACTGCCACAGCACCCATTGTGGTGGCCAACAGCACAGTGTTGGCATGTGCCAGTTCGCTGGCCAGTTCCAAGAAACGTAATTTCTTGTCCAGTTTGTCCAACAACAATGTATCTTGTCGGTTGTATTCAATAAACTTTGGAAAGTCGTTGTTGTACAATTGATCTAGTGTGCCTTCGTATTGTGTTTTGCGTTCACCCAGTTCGTATTCAGCAATGGCATCCAGGCTATAACTATGACGCTCTTCATAAGTGTATTTGCGATACAGTTGCATATAGTCCATATGCACACGACCCACCAAGTCATAAGTTTCTTGTTCAGCACCAAAACGTTCAAACATACGTTTCTTGGGAAACTGCCCCCACAAACAAAAACGTCGGGTGTCGTCTTTGCTGAGTACTCGTGTCACACGGTTTATTGTGTAGGGTATGTCATAGCCTTCTGAATTCCAACCACTCAAGATGTCTGCATCTTCGATTAGGTCCAGGAACATCTTCACCATGTCTGTTTCAGATTCGCACAGCACAGTGTTCTCAAATTCCGCACAGATCTCACGAGCAGTCTCTGCACTCATGTGGCGTGGTGCCACAACAAGTGTCACAAGTTGCTCCAGCCAATCCAGATATACCGATATAGCAGTGATGGGATTGAAAGGATCCTCCACAGGCGAGAATCCACGCACAGCATCAAAAGCAACTTCAATGTCAAAAAATGCTGTGTGTAATGTGGGGGCGTCTTGGTCTCGGTAGTTTTCTTCAAAGCAACGGAATATGGGATTTATGTCCGATTCGTAGATCTGTCGCCCGCTTTGTGCTCGGACTTCCTTGCGGAATTCTTTGTTGTTGCGGGTACTGAACCTTGACACTGGCGTGCCGTAGATACTTTGGAACTTGCCTCGGGGGTCGTCGTAGTAGAACACATAATTGGCAGGATACTCTCGATACTGCCGTTTGCCGTCGCGGCGTTCTACAACATGAATGCGATCGTGTTCACGATCAAATAGTGCGTCAATATAACTCATTGTTCTCCGTTTGTGGCCGGTAAGCCATGATACATGTTCGTAACGTGAACGACTCGCTGTTGTTGAAAACAGTATTTATAAGGTCTTGCCTACGGTTTCAAGAATTGTTTCCAACAGCTCTTGATCTTGTTTGGTCTTGCCAAATTCGGCCTTGTGTGCCACTCTAATGGCTTTTTTCAGCACAGCTGGTTTGATTTCTAATTCTTCTGCCACAGCCTTGATGGTATCGGTCAGGCCACCTTGAAGGGTATCAATCTCGTGCATCACGGCCATACCTTCGTTGATGATTTGAGTGAGTTTGAGTTTTTGCTCGCCGTTGAATGTTTTGGTATCCATGTATACTCCTAAAACACTAGTATAACACAAATTTTGGCATTGTCAATGGAAATTTGCTCACTTTGACGATCACGGTAGCGAATCGCTCACGTCACCCAGCAGCCGGGCCACACGGTCCTAAGGTAGGTGTGTTCTTAAATATCCTGTTTCATTCTACGATACAGACTGCGTCCAGGATCAAAATTTTGGCTCCAGGTCAGAGACTCTGCCAATCCCAAAGATTTATAATATTCTTGTTGCTGTTGTGCAGTGGGCTTTTTGCCAGCTGGTGCTGCTGTGGCTGTTGGTTTGGTTGCAGTTGGTCCAACATTCATTGTGGTCTTTCCATATGCAGCAGGTCCTCGAGCAAAATTGGGTGCAGGTTTGGCCGCAGCCGGCTTTTGTTGCATGTATTGTGCCATACCGGGAAGTTGTGCCAAGTTGCCAGCATTGAATCCAGGAGGACCCGAAGGCGCGGCAGATGATGCTGGAGCCGGGGTAGACGCCACAGTAGGTGCAGGTGCTGGTGAAGCAACATCTCCCATGGCCTGTTGTGCAGCAAGAGCAGCAGCTGATTGTTTGGCTTTTCTAATTTCTTCAGGGCTTTGCGGTGCGGTTGGGCTAGATTTTAAAGCAGGCTCTGGCGAAGTAAGTTCTGGTGCAGGTGGCTCTGAGTCTGGTGTGGGCGCTGTTGACTGTGGTTGCGCATACTTGGCTTTGAGCTCGCTAGGAGTCCAGGGTCGTCCAGTGGCAGGATTGATACGACCAGTACCAGTGCCCAACTGTTTTGTCTTGGGGGCATCGGCTGTTGCTGGTGTAGCGGCGTTAGGCGTGACTTCAGGACTTGCTGGCGTTGTAGTCGCTGGTGCTGACCCAGCGGCTGCTGCTGATTTAGATGCTGGTCCAGCAGGTATTGGTGCGCTTGAAAAAGCAGGTGTTGTTGGTCTTGCTAGGGCTTTTTCTTTGAACGTGGGGACGCCCATGGTCTTGTACACAGTGTCTAATATTTGTGGTGCCACCCCGGCCTGAGTCATCACATTGTAAACTTGGTCACTGTCTGTGGGTGAACCAGCCTTGAGCCATGCACTCTTTAATTTGTCAGCAGTGACTTTGGTGGTGAGATTGGTACCCTGTGTTTTGGCCCAGTCAGCAGCCTTGCCAGCAGCCTTGCCGGCAGTGCCTTTGATGCTGTCCCAGATGCCTTCGTTGAGTTGTGTGGCGGCACTGAATATGAAATACAAGTCTGCATCAGTTAATTTGTGACTGGTATGAACATTGAGTGATTCATAAGTTTTGTCCGCTGCGGCGGCAGCAGCGGCCGCTTTCTGAGCAAGAGACTGTGATCCGGACATAGCCTGTCGCATAGCACGAGCGGCTTCGATATTTCTTTGCTGATCTCCTGACAACAAATTCAATGGTACAGCTTTGCCATCTATGGTCACTGGTACACCGCCTTGGAATGTTGCTTGGTGAGCACCGGGTGGCAATCCCATTTTGCTGGCAATATTATTCATCATGCTGGCCTGCGATGTCAATCCAGAACCATCTGGTGTCAATGCAGAAGCTTTGCCTATTTTTGCCGCATACTGTTCTGGACTCAACGATGATGTGGGATTTTTAGTCATGTAATTATCGTACCCACGCATGTCGGCTACATCTCGTCGGAATGCTGCAACATCAGGATCCTTGGGATCAAGACCACCGCCACCTTGCGGTGTTTGTGGTCCTCTAAAGTAGTCAGCAACCTTGCTGGCCCCATAGGCCATTGCGCCAGTCTTAGCACCTGAGTAGGCGGCACTGGAGAACTTTTCACCTTGCAACAGTTTGTCCACAAGTTTGAACAGACCTAAGGCAGCGGCCCCACCTACACCAGCTCCTGAAATACCTGCGGCAGCAATCAAGGCCGAGTAAATCAAACTCTGTGCCACAGGATGTGCCTTGGCAAAGTCACGATACTTTTGCACGTACTTCATCACGCCCTGGTCACCACCAGTGGCTTGTTTTAATTTTTCTGCTGCCGAATCATAGGCAGCATCCACACTCTTGATAGGACCAGAATTTTGTACCTTGGTCTTTAAATCTTCCCAGGCTCGGTTGACTGCTACAGCAGCGTCTTTGCCCTTGCCAACCATGGTTCTGTTGCCACCAGCAGCAGTAGCGTCTTGTTCTGCGGATTTGAACAATTGATTGATTTGATCAACTGTGAGTTGGGCTTCCACAATGCGTTGGCCAGCACTTTCCCACAGCTTGACTGTGTTCACGCTGTCACGGTCTAGGCCTTCATACAGATAATTTTTTTTTACTGCGGCACAAGATTCATTTAAGCCTTGAATCACACGTTGGATTTGTTTTAATTTTTGATAGTTTTGTTCAGCTTCGCGGCCACGATAATAAGCATCACCTTCGGCGTAGTCGTAATTGGGGTCACGGCGCTGTTCGGCTGCGGCCACTAATTCGTCAATGTTGGGATACTTGGCGGTTAAATCACGTTGGTGTTTTTCAGCATCTTGTGCAGGAGGTGTGTATGGCTTGATTCTAGCATCAGCACGTGCCAGGCCCTTTTCTCGCTTGGCAATGGTTTGATCAGCAGCGGCAACCGCTGCAGGATCGTCACGGTCAAAGAACTTGTTTATCTTGGCACCTGCTTGACTTAGTTGTGCTTTTTTACGATAGTCACCTAGGCTGACTTCGTTCACACCTTGTTGACCCATGGCCATTTTAACTCGCTGTACCACTTCATTTCTAAATTTTTGTGGATTGGAAGATGACCAACCATACTCGGCGTAATTTACTATGGTCTGTGCATCCTTGGGATTTAGATTTGGAAATTCCTGCATCAAGTCTTGTGCGTTATACTGTCCATATTGACGCCAAATAGCATCGTCATCCATTGAACTTTCTGGCAGTTGTGGTTTGTGTCGTGCATGAGTACTGCGTGGTTGACCAGCTCGCTCTCTTGCATCACCACGTTCATCGTGACCTAAACGGGCTTGGATATTCTGCTTGACTGAACGATTGCGGTTACCACCGTAGCTAGGGTCTAACGGATCATTTATGTCTTGACCATGTGGCATATCTTCCACCACGCCAGGCGTGGCAAACGTAGTTTTCTGTCCAGTGGTTGTTTGATCTTGTGGCTGCCCGCTCATGGGAGATACTATGGTGTAACTACCAATTTTGGTATAATTTTGATGCGCCAACTGATTCTTTATGTTTTGTGGTTGACCCAATTTGTATTTTTGTGCAGCCACTGATAAATTTATTTTATCTAGAATTTTACCTTGTTGATCTTGTACCACTACAACAGGATCTGGTGTGTTTAATTCCAACTGACCTTCTGACACACCTTGATCCACTGTGCCAATATAGTGATGGTCATGTACTTTGTAACCTTTGCGGCGAAGGTGTGCAATGGCACCGTTGATGGCTTTTTCACGGTCGTCACCTTTGACACGCACAGTCTTTTGAATAGTTTCGCCACGCTTTGAAACCATGGGGTGGTTGGGGTCAGTCACTGTGAGACCAACGCGGTGTGTGACTGGGCCTGTGTTTTCAAACAAGGCAGATGAGTTGTTGGTGAATAAATCGCTTGTGATCATGATTATCGTTCTTCTATGTAATCTGCATCTGAGTTGCGTTGCTGTGCTCGCTGTCGAGCTTGATACAACTTCACTGCCATGCCAGCGTCATCCAGGCTCTTAAAGCGACTGGGCAATGCACGTTCTCCATGTCGAATTTCATAGCCCGAATTGTCATCGCCCCAGCATTCCAGTGCCGCACCGTCGGCCATTTCAAATGTGGCCACAGGTGCTTGTGGTGCGCTGAGTGTGTTGTCTACATCTAGTTCAGCGGCGTGTGCTACTTCAGTGTCTCCAGGATCTGACGGTCCGTGAATGGCAGCAGGATCAGTGTCAATTTCTTCGTTTAAATCTAAGTCACTGTGATTGAACGCCATGTAACTATCACCGTTGACATCGCCGGCACGTACAAGGAATACCCCAGCATCGTCATCACCACTTTCGTCTTGACCAATTTCCCAGCCCATTGCAGACAATGTGTTTTGTGCCTTGGCCATTTGTTGTTCCGTTCCATTCCACCACTGTGCAGCCAGGCGTCGTAGAATTTCTTCTTCGTCGGGTTCGCGGTCATCACCACCTGGTGGTGCAAACTCTTCAATCTCTTCTTCGGCCTTGCCTTTTTGTACAGCGTCCTGAGCTTTGTCTTTTAAGTCACGGTCAACACGTACCTTCTTTTCCAGTCGATCCAAATATGTTGTTAGGTCTTTCTTGACCTTGCTCAACATGTCTTCTTCAATTTCTGCCATGGCTTCTTCAAGCGCAGTTTTTTTAGGCTCTATTGAATCACCCACCATGTATCCGTCCATGGGATGAGCAGGATCTGTTTTTGAATCCAAGGCACGAATGTGTCGTGGTTTGAACAGCGCAGGCAGTTGTGGTACTTTTTGTTGCGCTGGACTCAACTTACCTTCCACTGTGGCCAGTCGGTCTAATATTGATCTAATGTCGTTGCTCATGCTCTATTGTCTTTCAGGAAACTTCTCAGCATCCATGCATGTTTCTGATGTGCATCAATGCGTTCTGCAATAAAGTTAGCAATGCCTTGTTGATTTTCTTGTTCGGCAATGGCGAAATTCTCGTTGAGTAGTTCCAACAGCTGACCATTGTTGGCCAGCAGTTCTTCGATCATGAGTCTGGCTCGTGGGATTTTTGTTTGTCCTTGAATGATGCTGAGTTCAGCAAAACGTTCAAAGCTGCCAGGTGCGTAGTCGCCCATGGCACGTATGTATTCTGCGGTTTTGTCTATCGAACCGTCGTAGACCTCTTCATACAGGTTGCCAAAAAACTCATGCAGTTGAGCGAAATCAGGGCCTTCCACGTTCCAGTGAAATAACTGAGCCTTGATACTGAAAGCATATTCAGTTGCTAATAGAGTTTTTAAACTGTCCGCGAGCATTTTTATTCCTTTTGTATTCCTTGGGCGTGTTAGGCGTAGGATCTGATCCAGTTACATATTTACCTGACAACATGGAACCTCCAGATCTTGACACCACGCCCATGGGCATGCTCACAGGTGCAATGCCACCTGCGGCTGAGGCGCCTGCTGACGCTGATTCCACAATTTCACTTGCTCTCATTTGATATCTCCACGGCTATTTCACCTTGATATTCCATTATTCTTCCAGGGCCTGCAACAACTCTGTAATTACGTGCTTTGATCCGACCATTGGCATTATCCACAGTTTCGAATCTTATGGGGTAAACACCAGCTGGTGCAGATATCTGAAAGTTTTCTTCCAAGTAACAATTTTCCCAAATCCATGTTCGTTCTGTGAACAGTTCGTTGTTGACATAGGCTCTGTAACGAAAGGGCTGCTCATGAACTTTGGCAGTGACGTCACATTCTACTCTAACAAAAAATGTTTGCATAGAAGTATTTAGCGAAATCTACGTGGATAACTTTTTGGGGACTATTTGCCGGCCACTGCCAAGGCGGCACCTTTGTTGAAACTGGGACTGTACAGGCTGTTGGCTTGACGCAGGCCCTTGCGTTTTGACCACTCATATCCAGCGCGATGTCCTGAACAGTCTTTGGTGCATTCTGATCCTAGGAAACTGAGTTCGTCTAGTTGTTCTTCTGCCACACCTAGCTTGCTGGACCATAACAATCGACCTTCTTCTTGTGCTATACGATGTATGTTAGTGCCTGACTTGGTAGGCTGTATGTCATAGTTGTCAAAGTGAGAAGCAAGTTTTTGTAGTATTCTTACCACCGCAAGATACTGATCACCCACAAGGTTGTCAGGCACAACCACCAAGATGTCAGTGTCGCTATTTCTACGATGCCGACCTGTGGCACGACTACCATGAAACCATATTTCTTGTGCCATGGGTAATACTTTCTGTATGGCATCAACCACTGGCTTTCCAGGTTGTTTGCCTTCAGCAACAAACTCTTGGGCTCTCATTTTTTAGGCTGCACTGCTGTGGGCATGTTGCGATATTGTCGCTTGGCGGGATCGTACACAGTTCGCATAGGGCCCAGTCCGGCTAACTTTTTAACTCTGGCAACCATGGCATCGTATTCGTCATCGTAGTCAACTTCCTTAGGGTCACGATAGTCTGCACCCTTTTGTTGCTCGCCTTCAGTGGTACGATCTGGTAACTTTTTGTAATTGCTGTGCTTGTCTGCTGAGTGAAACTCTTTGGCAACATCTTGACTGATGCCAACTTTCTTGGCAAACTTGGGATTGTGTGCAGCCGCTGCCATGGTACGGAACTGTGCTTGGCTCACAGACTTTTCATCCAGTACATCGTCATCGTGTTCATCATTATCATGGTCGTTGATGCTGACATCACTAGAGTGGAAACTGTGCTTGCCATGATTGTACAGGTTGACAACAACAAAACGTTTGTCTTGGCCAAAGCTGTCAATCACGCCAGTGGCACCTTTGAGATTGACATCGCCACTAATGATCACATCGTCGCCTACGTGCAAGTTTTCTGCACCGTACATCACGCCTTCTGCCACATCTGGTTGTTGTGATCCACGAATGGCCTGTAACAGTGCTCGTGCAACCACACGGTCTTTTTCTTTTTCTTCTTCAGGTAACTGAGCATAATTTTGTTTCATCAACTGTGCTCGCTGTTGAAGTTTGGCTTCTAGTTTGCCGGCTGCTGCCAGTTTTGCTGTGTCATCAAACTGTTCAGGATCTTGTACAAATGCCTGTGCAGTAGTGTTCCATCCTTTGTGAATAGCATCACTGATGGCTTCAATGTCTGTCACACCCTGATCAATCATTTGCTTGGCATAGGCAGCTGACTTCAAATTGGCTTGCCAGCCAAAGTTGTTGCTGGGTGTACTACGTCCATACCCATATGCTTGATCCAAGGCCTCATCACTGATGGCGGCCAATTGTTGAACTGTGAGTGGTTGCCCGGCATTTTCTGCTATGCTCTCAGCAGGCACACAGTTGTTTACACGCACGCCGCCCTTCATCTTGGTCTTGGGATTGCCAATCTTTTTGCCCTTCCAGCACTTGGGGTCAAGGCGCACTTTTTCTTCGTTGAACAGGTCGTATAAATTCATGATAATATATTTAGTGGAACATCAAGAATTGGTTTGCCACGTCCAGTCTGCTGGCGCCTAGGTCTCCATGCCCTGCAGGAAACACTACAACGTTCCATTTGGGTGCAGGGCCTTCGGGTATGCGGTTCATTTCATCGTATGTGATCACAGTGTCGGGGTCAATGTTGTATTTTGCGCCCAGTTCTTGACGGAACTGTTGCCACGCCTGGGGACTGCGAACCTGTGTACGTCCCTTTTCGTCCTTGACATACTTGCCCTTGGCATCTGTCACAAACAAATCACGGAACATGTCCTTGGGCAATGTCACCGCGTCTTTGACATGTTTGCCAGCATCACGTTGCAGTTGAACTGTTTTGACTTCACGACTCTTGGCGCCAGGTGAGAACTGTTTGACCACGTTGTCGGGTGTGTCAGGGTCTGTTACTATTTGTCCCATCTTGGTGTAGAAATAGAACTTTACATCTGGATTGTTCTTGGCCACATCCATCATGAGATTGTAGTATTCTTTGGAGAAGAAGTCGCCAGCATCATGTATGCGCACCAACAACTTGATGCCGTTTTTGCTGGCTAATGCAGCGGCTTTTTTGACTTCGCCGTCAAACTTCTCCATGTAGTCCGAAGGGTGGTTGACCAAGAAGTTCAAGGCCTGTGCCGCACTCATTGAACTGGCTGGGAACATCACATAACCACCTTTTCTAGCATAGCAGTAGGTTTGGCACTCGCCAGCACCAGGGCAGGTTATCACTTCCACAAATTCGCCTGTGTCTTCATCCACCACAATGCCACTCAATGCCGGCAGTGTTAGGTCATATGTGATGGCGCCTTCTTGTTTGCTCTTGGCCATTTTGGCATTGGTACCCAAGATCTGTCTTGGCGGCTGCATGATCTGACTTTTTAAATCATCCAAATCCCATTCTGTACCACCGTCATCTTTGGTAATGGCTTTGACATTGCTGCCGTGTATGATGGGTCGGAACTTGTCGGCTTTGGTCTTGGTACCAGTTTTAACACGACTCAAGTAGTCTTGCATGTCTTGGTTGCTCCAAGACTGTTGTGGTGCATCCAGTTTGAGTGCTTCGTCTGTGGCACCGTGTTCCACATGCAATACTTTGATGGGGAATCCGCCCAGTGTTTTGCCACGTTCAGCGGCTTCTACAATTTGTCGTATTTTCATTTTCTTCGTGCCTTTGCTCTACCAGCTTTCATGTTGGCCAGCCAGTGGGCCATGCGTTGTTTCTCACCTGATGAATGTTTGGCTGTGTTGCGCAAACTACTAACACTGGCCTTGGTGTTCACACCCATGCGCTTACTGAGTCCTTTGCGGCCGGGATTTTTACCGTCTGCAAAGTTTTCTGCTATGGTTCTAGTCAGTTGATATATAACCACATCGCCTTCGTCGCTGACCTGAGCCTGATAACCCCAGGTGCCAGCATATCGTTGTACCAGTCTGGTGTATAACTTGGCACGGCTTTCTGGATTGAAGTGTTCAACATCGTCTGCGTCCATGTCCACTGATTTGCTTGCTGAGAAACTTAGTCTTTCGGGTTTGTATTTTTTAATGTATTTTTGTATAGCATCCAACACTGTGGCAAAGATACGCTGTGCATCGCCCTCGCCCGTGACTTCTTGGCTGTTGTTTCTGTGGAATTCAACTTGAACGACTTCGTCGCCTTCTCCGTCATATTCTTGATTGAACATGATGTTGAGATATGTGCCGTCTGGTAATTTTGTGTTTAGATCAACGTCACCATAATCGCTTTTTTCCCACGTGCCCTTGTAAGGGTTGTCAAAGGTTTCCCAAACTCGAACATCTTCTCCGCGATGCTTGTTCCAAAAGCCTGCGCCTGCATCAGTTTGATCCCAACTTCTAACAATGGTATAGCCCTGGCTTTTGATATAATCATACATGACACGGGCAATACCTTGGCCTTGATATTTCTCATCCACAGAGAGATCTTGCGGATCCAATTCTTTGTTGTCGCCTATGTTGAATCGTACATGTCCTAGTACCTTGTTACCCCAGTCATCAAGGGCATCAACTACTAACTCATGTCCGCTTTTGATTACTTTCAAAGTCAACCCTTCAAACTCCACAGTGTTGGCTTCCTTGACATCTTCTTTGACTATGGCTGGCACTGTTTCATCACCCAGCAAGTTCAGCAAAAATGTTCTGTGATGTCCATCTTGCAAATGATATGAACCATCTGGCAGTGCATACACTGTCACAGGGTTTTGTTGTACAAATTGTCTCAGTCGTTGTTGTGCCGCAGGATCTGCTCGTAGTGCATCCACCATTTGACGCATGGTCATGTCTGGCGATACCTGCATGCCGGCAGCATGAGTCAACACATCTGCTGCTTGTTCGGTGTTGACACCTTGGTTACCAATGGCACCGTTGGGTCTGCGCACGTTGGCAATGGGAAAATTCTCAACATCTTCATCAAGAGGTTTTTTGTATAGAAATTCATGTGCTCTCATAACACCGCCAAATATTCTTTGAATTTGTTGTGACGTTGTTTTACAACATTCATTGGTTCGTCAGCATTGATTGCTTTGACAACTTGTGTGGTATTGTTAAAATCATTGACTTTGGGCCTAACTTGATTTTTCCAATACCACAGTGCAACTTTTGCTGCCACATCCAACTTGCTGGCCAAGTCAGGATTTCTTACCAGTCGGTCATCGCCAAAGATTTGTTGGCTGGCTCTGGTATAGTTGTCACGTCCGGTCAACTGAATGAACCCACGGCCTTTAAATCTTTCTCCATCACCTTTGACTGTATTGCCTAATCGTCTTGCTAGAGTACGATTTTTTTCATAATGATCAAATTTTTTCTTAGTGCCAATTTCTTTCATGTGTGCAAAGTTTGCACTTTCGTGTCGGGTCTGTGCCATGAACTGTGCCAGTTCAGAACCTTTAAGTCCTGCGGCTTTGGCAGCAGTTTGTAGCGCGGCTTCTGCGTCAGGATTGTCGCTCAATAATACAACACCTTCGTCATCATCTGGAAATTTAGGTAGCATTGATGAGATTTTATCTTTTAATGTTGGTGCAGGAGGTGCCACTTTTACAGGTTCTTGTTTGACTGTGGGTGTTACAGAGGCAGGCATTTTACTAATAGGCCTAGCATAATCGGGTACCAGAACCTTTTGTCCTATCTCTAGCTTGGTATTACGATCCATCTTGTTGAGTTTGTATATCTCTTTGGGATCTGCACCAGTTTGTCTTGCTATGCTGTAAATTGTATCACCAGGCTCGACGATTTGTTGAACCATAGTTGGTGCTTTTGCTTGAGCCCCCATGGCCATTGTTCCTGCCAAAGCCGCAGTGGCCAATGCAGACTTTATTCCTTCTTCTAAGTCATCTTCATGTAAGAATGTGTCGGCAAATGCTTTGCAACTGTCCCACAAGTCGTCATTTTGTGTGACACCTGTAACAAAGTCAGCATCCTCATCATCGTGCTGTGTGGGGTCAATGTAACCACAATACACTTTGTGTATGCCCGCACTGTTTAGTAAGTCTTTGCAACTCTCGCCTGCACGTTCATCCATGGGGCTATTGCAGGGACTCAGTGTCGTGACCACAATGCTGCCTTTAGGAATGTCACCGTGCTGCTTGCGGTACTTGTTGATGGCCACACGTTCAGCATGTCTGCGTGTGCCATCAGTGCCGGGTAAGTTGATGCCGTACACCTGTTTATTGTCAGGATCAATCACACAGGCAGCAACCATACCGTAACGCTCAGGATCCGTTTGTTGCCCTCGCTCAATCATAGCACAACACTTGGCCAGCACACGATCCAGTTTCTCAGTGTTGTGTATTTGGTAATCGCTTGCACTCTCGTCAATGTCTTCTTCGCCAGGCTCATCCAAGTCGTGTGTTTTTAAACCCAGTTTTGTGAGTTCATGACTGTACATGTTTTCTAAATCTTCTGAGCCAAATGCAAACACTGTACTTGGAGGACCTGACCCTAGTTCACCAGGTTTGATACTGCCTAAGTCTGATATCTTTTGACCCAGTTTGTACCAGTCGTACATGTCCGATACATCTACTTTGATTGTGCCATCTGGCATTTCGGGCGGAGTCTCTGGACCCAGTGGTTCATTCAAGTCTCTATATCGTCCAGGACCTTGACTGGGCTGTGGCATCTTATACTCACGCAAGTTCACAGTTTTCATCAACAAGCCTGGCTCGCCATTGCGGCCTGTTTGCAATGCCAGCTTGTTGGCTTCTTTGCCAGTCTGTCCTGGCTTGATATCCACGCTCAAGGCCATGGCATACTGTGGCATGGCTGCTTCTTTTTTATTTTTAGGAATGTATCCTGACGCACTTTCGTCCAGTGGGGGCAATTCAAAGTGTTCAGGATGTGTGTTGGCCCAGTCACGCATGATTATGCCAGCTCGGGCATTGGCATCATTTTCCCAGCGACTACCAGTTTCGCCTGCATTTGGAGGCAAGTTGCCATGCTGTTGATTTTGTGAGCAGTGTACCAGTTCATGTGCCACAGTACGCAACACATCCAGGATGTGACGATTGGGCATGCTGACGTTGAGTGTGTGGCTTTCGGGGTCATAGCGGCCAAAACTGTGATTGTTGGTGCTCCATTCAGGATCAGTGTGCAACACAATTTCGGGCATGGGATCAATGCCCAGTTCCATGGCAGTGTGTTGAATAAAGTCGTGTACCAGGGTGTCATCATTGTCTTCACAGAACATTTTGGTACTGGCAGCAACACCATCTTCACTACTGTAAGGTTGACCTTGATGGCCTTCTTCCAAGCCTCCCGACCACGGCTTCATTGGTTTTCTTGCTATTTGTTTGATTTTTTCTTCGCGTTCAGCTTCGCGTTGTTTTCGAACTTTTTCGTATTCATCATGACTGTGAAATACTTCTTGTTTTTGTGGTTTGGCATCTGCGGCAAAGGCAGCTCGCATGTCTGCCAAACTGGCTTCGTCAACTTCAGAACCATAGCCATAACGAAATGGCGTTGCAGGTGCTTCACGCAAACTGAGTTCACGATCTTTTTCGGACATCATTGCATCTTTTAGCGCACCAATACAGCCCTTGTTGCGCAACAGTTTGAAAGAGATATTTTCGCAACCAAATTCACCGTGCTGTTCAAGTCCGCTTTTGCGCATGGCTTTGATCTTGTCCCACAGTGTGCTAATGGATTCTAAATTTCGACTTTTGATTGCGGCGTGTATTCTAGCATCCAAGTCAGCTGTTTTGTCACGCACACAAGAATCATCTATCTGCGCACGTTTGCGTTGTGGTATCTGACGCCATTCCGAATCTTTGATTGAGTAAATGCCTTGACTGTGGTGTGCTTGATCCGCAGGTTGCACATACAATTCCACATCAGCACCGCCAATTTTTATGTTGTGCTCGTCGTTGTATTGATATTTTTTAGCATTAAACAATTCCTGATACACAGGATTGTCGGGCATTGCTACAACAAGGTGTAGATCAATGTCTGAGTTTTTTGTGTAGGAGTAGGCTGCGTTGGAGCCTGATATGGTGATATCTTCAACGTTGAGATTATCAACACCCAAGAATTCTTGAAAGTCTGCGGCAATGGCCAGCAGTTTGTTGCGCACTTCTGGCAGTAAATGCTCGTCTCGCCCCCAGATTCTGGGATTGAGACGGCGGTGAAACTTTACTGCGTCGCCAAGATTGTAAGAGTCCAACTCATGAATATTCATAAGTTGTATTTACCGTTACACTGCGGCAGCGGCTTTCTTGCTCTTCTTGCTACTTGCCATTACTTCAGGCTCTACAGCAGGATTGGCATCGCTGATTAATTCATGTGTTGCCTCGGGGGCAGCCACGGTGATAGTTGGCTCAAACATCACTTTGAGATCCTTGTACAGTTGCTCGTGTGTGTTGTAGTCAAATGTGTATGTGCCCACGTGGCGCAACAAAATACGCTTGTCCACAAACACTTGTCCACCCAGATCACGCCAGTTTTCACAGAATGTCCAGTCTTCTGAATAGTAGCGGTTTTCACGCACAGCAGTGTCAAAGTAGGTTTTCATGTAGGGATTGAGTTCTGCGGGCAGGCCAATGTCGTTGTTGAAAGGTCTAGTGGCAGGATGTGCATCTAATTTTTCAAACACATCACGCTTGATCAACAAGAAACCTGTGCCAGTTTTTGTGACTTCGATGTGTGGGCTGTTGGGGTCTTCTACCAAGCCAGGAATACCGTTGACACACCATTTCACAGGCAGGCTTTTCATAGGATACAATCCACCGATGACGTCTTTTTGTGCATCCAGCATGACCAACAAATGCCAGGGTTCCCAGCCAATGTCAGCGTCAATAAACATCAAGTGTGTGCTTTCTTTGTTGTGCAAGAACTTGGCAGTGAGTGTGTTACGTGCGCGACTGATCAATGATTCATTGGTCATGGTTTCCACAGTCCAGTCAATGTTGAGTTGACGGCACATGTTGGCCCATTTGATATAACTCATAAAACATTGTTCTGTCAACTGTCCACCATAACAAGGCATGCAGATATGCACTCGTGTGGTACGCAAATAATCAATGTTTACTTGAATATTGTTCTGATTTGTTTGCACAGGATCAGTTGGGGGTACAGTGGTAGGCACTGCGTCGGCTTTGGTTTCAGACATGGGTTCTCCGTTAAAAATGTGCTAGTATTTAAAGATTATAACAGCGTGTGTTATTTTTTACGACCGACGTTCTTCCACATAGTCTTCTGTAGTGGGTTGATTGTATCGATCTTGGTATGTGGCATGCATGCCACCTGTGACACCGGTTCCGGCAGTGAGTCCGTCTGCTTCATATGTGGCAGCCCAGCCTTGATTTTCGTTGGTATAACCACGTTGTATTTCAATGGTGTATCCTTGTATGCCTTGTTTGTCTAGAAAATTGGCAACAAAATCTTCTGCTTGTTTTGAAGTATCAAATTTAGTACCAAGGTTGAATTGTTTTGTCTGATCGCCAATTCGTACAATGGCTATGATTGTTGGCCGGGCAAGTTCTTTTGCACCCACAGCGCCTGCGGCAGCCATGCCAGCGGCAGCACCTGCACCACGTAAAAATCCTCTGCGGCTGATGTCTTCGTCCACTGTGCCCATGGCATTGTCCAGCATTTGCACAACATTGGCGGCTAACTTGGGGTTGGCTTGTGTCTTTGGATACAAGCTCATTATCAGCGCAGTTTTACGTTTTTCATTTAATTTTGGCCATGCTGTGCGTATTTCGGACCCTGATGTCATACCAGGGCCAAATTCCACAGTGGGCAAATAAGCAAGATAAGAGTGTTGACTCATGGGCGCCATTGGCTGACCTGGTTGATAATATTGTAATCGATCACTCACAGGCAAGCCTTTTCTGGCTCCTCTAGTGACCAAGGGCAATTGGCCTGTTGCAGGATCAGGCTCTGCTGGAAAAGGACCTTCGGGGCTGGGACCTGATCGGCTGTTTTTTTCACTCTTGACAAAGATCAACTGTGTGGTTTCTGGATCGTATCGGCTGGTTATTTCTTCTGCACCAAACGGTGACTTGACTTGTACAAATCGGCCTGCAGGGATTCCGGCCAACTGTGCCAGTTTTTCTTTCAGTGCAAAGGGGAAAGGTCTGTTGCTGGTGTCGTTGGTAGCAGCCACATACACGTCAGCGCCAGGAAAGGCTTTTTTCGCTGATTGATATAACTCAGCGTGTCCTGCGTGAAAAGGGTGAAAGCCACCGGGCATAATAACAACTTGTTTCATACCCTGTATTTATGGTTACATGTTTTCCAACAACCACAGGTAAATGGGAGTGGTAAATTCAAACACAATAGTGCCATTACAACCTGCAACACTGTGAAATGTGTCAGCAATTTTGGGTTGTGTGCCGTTGAAATCATGTGTGTAAACACACCTGTCTAAAAACAACTGATTTACGTCAATGCCGTCAATGGTCACAGCAGACAGTTGCAAAGTGGCATCTTTGATAATATTGCCGTTGTCGTCAACTTTGGTATGATCTGGTGTTTTGCCTGAAATCACAATGCGCAATTGATGTTTGCCATCATCATCGCTCATGTCGTGAACAAATGCAATCTTTTCTTTTACATGGGCGTTGTCCAGCAACAAAGAATCATTCAGCCAAATTTGAACACTCAGTGGACACTCGGCGTCAGACGTTTCCACATCAAATGAAATTTGCACAGTTTCCAATTTTTATCCTAAAATGTCAGTAGGTGATTGTCACAGAATTGATAATACCGCCGCTGAATCCGGCTATACGTAAACGCATCCAGGTAAAGTTACCTGTTACGGATGCAGGGTGATAGTCTGTGAGTGGAATAGTACTGCCATCACCATAGACGTATGTGGTAAACCAATTGGCCTCAGCAGGATCTTGATCCAAGCAGGCTTCCAGGTACATGTCACCTTCAAATGCGTCCACAGAGAAAAACACAGTTTGCACACTGCCGCGCCCGCGATAGTAGTTGGCCGCAGTCACAGGATCACTGGACCAGTCTTGACTAGAACCGTCATAGTTGCCCGAAGGCACACCATATTCAGTGGTATCAAGAATGGTTTGCGTGGTCATTAAGCCTTGTCCGCTTCCACAACAACACCTGCACCAGCAAGCTCTTCAGCCACTGATTGCAAGGCGGCAACGATGTCTGTGGTAGCAATTTCGCTGCCAGCATCGGTATCTCGGATCAATTTTGAGAGTTTGATCACAACTACTTCTTCCTGAATTTTTGCCATAGTCAATTATTTAGTCGTTTCTATGGGCATGGTCTTTCTTACAATGCCCGGCATCACCAGGCTCAGCATGGTGCCTTCGTTGGGGTGATCATGATCCACAAAATAATGGGCTCGAGAGTAGTTGAGATTTAACACATAACCAGGAAACTGACCGGTCAACCACGACATCAATGATTCACAAGGATGCAGTGTGTCTTTTCTTGAGTTCAAAAAATTGGCCAGCATGAGCCGTTGTTCTCGACTGTATTTGCGTTCTTTGAAATAAGTTCTATACGCATATTTTGATTCACGCAGTTGAACCACATTAGCAGGTCGAGTAAGTACTGCTTGTCGCACCAGGCGCACTCGAACTCCATCGTTGTCTAGATCAATCAGTCGATCAGCCATGCGTCTATTGTTGGTGTATATGCACACAGTGTTGAAACTGACCACAGTTTTGAATGGCGCAGTTTCGTTCAACAGCAAATCTCGAGTTTCGCGCAGGGCAGTTTCTTTGGTCATGCTCCATGCTCGGTCTGTCCACCGATCATTTTCGGCCCAGTACTTGGCATTGCGAACAGCCGCTTCAAATCTCACAGTTTCCAAGTATCGCAAGCAACTGGCCTCAGAAATGTTGATGGTTATGCACCACTCATACTGATTGTAGTATAGACTGCTACGATCGTCTGTTTCGACTTTATACAACAATGATTCCGTCGGCATTTACCGTGCTCACTTTGTCTAGTTCAATTTCAAATTCCACAACATCCGTTGCCATCACTGCTGTGATCACGCAGTTTTCTAGTCGATCAAACAAGATCTTTTTGCTGAGTGGAACACGGATCAACTCGTCGATCTTGCGTGATAAAGGACGTGCGCCCATTTTGCTGTCGTAGCCTTTGTCAGCCAAGTGGTCAATCACAGGCTCAGTCAATACTAGACGAATGTTCTTGTCAGTCATGCTGGCTTTGAGTTCATCCACAAACTTCACCACAATTTTCTTGATGGCCAATGTGTCTAGTTTGTTGAACTTGCAGATACGATCAATACGATTGCGCAGTTCTGGACGGAAGAACTCTTTCATGGCACGATCTTCTTCACCGGTCTTTTCCAGGCTACCAAAGCCAATGTTGTTGGCATCATTGGCTTGAGCCCCCAAGTTGGACGTCATGATAATGATGCAGTTCTTGACGTCTACTCGTTTGCCATTGGCTGACGTAATGTGTCCTTCGTCCAGCATTTGCAACAGGATGTTGGTGACATCACTGTGTGCTTTTTCAATCTCGTCAAACAAGATGATAGCATAGGGATTCTTGCTGATGTCACTGATCAGTTTACCACCGCCTATGTTGCCATCTTCAAAGCCCACATAACCAGGAGGCGCACCAATCAGGCTTGATACTGTGTGCTTTTCCTGATACTCACTCATGTCATATCGCAACAGTTTCATTTCCAAGTTGTCACTCAACAGTTTGGCCAGTTCAGTTTTACCTGTACCTGTTGGGCCTAAGAACAAGAAACTTGAGATAGGACGTCGGGCATTGCCAATGCCGGCAAAGTTGATGTACACACGTTCTAACACCGCATCCACAGCACTATCCTGTCCGTATAACTTCTGTTTGATATTGCTTTCCAAATCCACAATCTTTGCCGATCGTTCATTTTGCAAGCGATCCACAGGCACACCTGCCACACGTGACACCTGTGCTTGAATCATTTCTTTGGTGACTGTGATGGTACCTTGATCTTTCACACGTTCACGTGCGCAACTTGCATCCAACAAGTCAATGGCTTTGTCAGGATTTTTACGATCGTGTATGTAGCGATTGGCCAGTTCCACAGCAGCCATCATTGCTTCTGTGTCAATTAGCACATCATGGAACTTTTCCAGTCTTGGGCTTAGGCCAATGAGAATCTTTTCTGTGGTTTCTGTATCTGGCTCATCAATTGAAATACGATAGAACCTGCGCATCAACGCACGATCCTTTTCGAATGATTCGTAATACTCTTCCCATGTTGTTGACGCAATCACTTTCAAGTTGCCTTTGGTGATTGCAGGCTTTAGCATGTTGGCAAAGTCTAATGAACTTTGGCTTCCGGCACCGGCACCTTTCATGGTGTGTGCTTCGTCAATGAACAGGATACAGTTTTTTTTGGTTTCCAAGGCAGCAATCACAGCCTTGAATTTTTCTTCAAACTCCCCGCGGTACTTTGATCCTGCCAGCAAACTTCCAACTTCTAGTCCCCATACTTCATGATTTTGTATGAACTTGGGCACACGTCCAGCCACAATTTCCTGTGCCAAGCCGTCCACAATGCAGGTCTTGCCTACGCCAGGATCGCCTACCATGAGCACATTGGCCTTGAAGCGTCGAGCCATCACAGTGATCATTTCGTGCAGTTCTGTTTGACGCCCGATCAAGGGTTCCAGTTTGTCTGCTTGTGCCAAGGCTGTCAAGTTGGTGCAGTACTCAGTGAGTATTTCGTTGGCCTGCACTGGATTCATTTTGGTTTCACCGGCATGATAATTTTTGCCGTAGAATTCTGAAAACTCAGTTTTCTTCACGCCATATTTCAGCAAGAAGTAGTGTGCATGGCTGTTGGTTTCGGCCATGATGCTCAAGTACAAATCCAAGGTGGTCAGTGTTCTGCGTCCTGTGAACATGACCTGCACATTGGCACGATTGAACAGGCGTTCCAAGGTTTGTGTTTTGCGTGGTTGCACTTCTTCACCGGGCTTGACCAAGTTTTTCAAACTGTCAAGATACACATCAACCTCTTGATCCATTTGATCAACTTCCACACCAAAATTGTCCAAGGTTTTACGGAACGGTGCATGCCTGATCAGACTCAACAACAAGTGTTCAGTTATGACATATTCGTGATGTTTGTCTCGAGCAATTTTCACTGCTTGATCTACAATGTGTTCAATTTCGGGATTGTTTTGCATGTGGGTCCTTGAGTTGTCCTATGGTTTATTATATGCTATTTTGTTATTGGGTGCAACCTTGACTGTGCCAAAATATTTATTTGTGGTGTGCTTGAATAGCTGCCAGCAATTCGGGTGCGACGGAATCTGGCACAAAGGCCTGCACTCGCACCATGATGTCACCAGTGTTGCCATTTCGGTTGGTCAATCCTCTTCCTCGCAGTCTCAAGGTCACACCGGGTTGACTTCTGGGAGGTATATTGGCACTCAAAACACTGCCGGTAATTGTGGTAATGTGCAATTCGGTTCCCAATATTATATCCCAAATGCTCACTCGTGTTTCAGTAATTAAATTGAGATCCTGACGTTGCCAAACTCGGTCTGGTTGAACTCGATACTGTACCACAAGATCTGAGCCACCGGGACCGATGCCTTCATAATGCACATTGTCTCCGTCATTGATGCCTATGGGTATTTCAATTTCCACAGCACTTATGCCTTGTGCTGTGCCCAGGCTCACAGTGCGTTTGCCACCTGTGGCCACGTCATTCAATGTAATGGTCAAGGTCATTCTCACATGACTGCGTGGCCGTGGCTGTTGAGCAAACCCGTGTCCATGCCCAAACATGTTGAATATGTCATTGATGTTGACACTGCCATTGAATCCTGAAAACTGTGGCCTGGGATTGTTGTATTCGGCACGTTTTTGTTCGTCGCCCAGTGTGGCATAGGCTTCTTGAATGGCCTGAAACTTTTGAGTATCGCCGCCTTTGTCCGGATGATGCTGGCTGGCCAATCGACGAAATGCCCGTTTGATTTCGTCAGCAGTGGCAGTTCGGGGCACACCTAGTGTGGCGTAGTAGTCGGTCATAAGAAAGGTCCTGTATGTTTAATTATACAGGACCCAGGGTTGCTTGTCAATTATTTCTTTTCAGGAACTTTGGTGCCTTCGAGTTTCTTATGTACTTTGATCTTTTTACATTCTTGTTTGGCCTTGCCTGCTTTGTCTACGACTACTTTGCCTGCTTTGTCTTTTTTGTCTTTGCAAACTTCTTTGACTTCGGCTTCTGCATACACCGACATGCTCATTGCTGAAATTAATACGAGTGTGATTAGTTTTTTCATTTTGATCCTTTTAGATTTCTGGGAACGCAGGCTCAGGTGGTGCTTTCTTACCGCCAAAGCCTGTGGTAACTGCTGTGGACGCAGCTGGTGCAGATGCCGCCACAGGGACTGGGGCCGGTGCTGGCAACGGTGTACCTGATGCTGTGGGTGCAGGGTTTTGTGCGGCCCCTGCAATCTTTTCTTGTGTGCGACCAAATGCGGCAATACCCAACACAGCACCCATGGCCACGTGGAATAGGCCAGCGCCTTGCAGTGTGAGTGGTTGCCATTGAGTGATCGTGGTGTGTTGAATCACTTGCAACACTGACCACAGCACTGGGAACACTGCCATGTCCAAGGTACAGATGCCCATGTACATCCATCCCATGGCTGGACGCCATTTCTTCTGCATCCAATCTTCGTCTTTCTTTTCTGGTTGTTGTTGTTCTGCCATAGTGGGCTCCTTTTGAATATTTATGTAGTTCGGGCCAAGATAACTGCTGTGTAATATTTAAGCCGCACTTCTTTAAATAATAACATGGCCCAATCTACCATTGATCAATTGTACGAATATCTTTCCACGGTAAAACGTCCTTGGTTGTTTCTTGTGTCAGTGTTCGGCATGTTCCTGGTTATCTCTGCCATAGTATTGAGTGCTGTGTGGTTTTATGTTCGTCGTTAATGTTTTCTAGGATGGTCAATCAACCACTGTTTTAACTCGTCTAAATTTAAATCCCCGTCGAAGTGTTTTTTGAATCCACGGTAGAATTTTATTTTTTCAGGATCACCTGCAAACCTATGCATGATTTGCTCTTCTTCCAGCTGTGCCTGTTGAAACTCTGGCAGAAACTCTTGATAGGTGTAATAGGCAAACAGCACAAAACAAGTCAGCACCAGCACAATGGCAAAAAATGCATTCAAGTACACATGGAATATGATCAGCACCGCAGGTACTGCAACCATGGCAAGTATTGTGCCCATGGTCAACAACAAGGTCTTAGTTACTGGATTCATCTTGCTTGTCCCGGCGTCGACGTTGTTCCAAGAAATCTTGGTATTCTTGCAGTCTTTGTTGGCGCTCAAACCACTCTTGTTTTTGCACTGCCGCTAGTGTGTCTCTGTATCTGGTGTCAGTTACACCGCCCCAACGGCGTTGTGCATCGTAGGCAATGTACATGAACATGCCCATCATCACAAATATTACCACAATGGCACCAATGCCCAGGGCAATTTCAAATTGATATTTCTGCATGCGTTGGCGTTTGCGATGGGCTCGTTCAAGTTCACGAGCCATGAGCACTTTTTGTTCTTTGCCCAGCTCTTTGGTCATGCTTTCAACTTCGGTGAACAACGCACCCAGTTCGGGCGGTGATTGGTAGATCATGAGCTCGCGCAGTTCCTTGCCCATTTGTTCCAGTTGCTTTTGCATCAACACACGTTTCAACGCACGTTTGGCCAGACTGTCACCACCTGAATACACTTCAGTTTTTGATCGTTTCTCTTCGTCTTCCAGCACTGCTAGGCACTTGAAATAGTTGTCGTAGTAGGCTCCCAGGGCATCGCCAATCTCTGTGTAGATATTGGTGCTGTCTTCACTGCGTTTGTTGAGTTCAGTTACCCGAGCTTTTTCTTCGTTGAGTTGTTTCACAGCCGCTGGTGGCGGTGGTTTGCCATCGTACTTTTTGTGAAACTGATCGTCAAGATCTTTAAGTACGCCTTTTACATCGCCCGCGGCACTTTTGATGTCCTTGTACAGTTGACATCCTTTTTTCACAGCCGCAACAGCCGTGTTGGCCAAGGCAAATAGTGTTAGTGGATCCATTGTTATTGCTCATGCCCCTACGCTGGGGGCTAGAGTATTTAACGGATCTTGGCGTTAGATTAACCAGTGGTTAATTAGAATGGATTTAGTGCGGCACTTGTCACACTGCCATTGTTTGTGACAGTAAATGCGTTAGCTGAAGTGTCTGTCAAGAAGCTTCCATCATTTATAGTGTTCAACAACAGTTGAGTTTGTGTACCTGTAATGGCCGAGATGTTTGTGCCTGCACTCTGTGTGGTTGCAAGCGGTGCTGTGGGCACAGTAAATGGGCCTGTGTAAACTGCCACTCCCTTGACCACACGGAAGTTTGACAAGTTGCCCAAGGGTGTTGGTTGACCTTGACCTTGGTATTGTCCAATAAGGAATGGATTGCCGCCTGCTACAGTTGCGCCCGCACCAGAAAATTGAGACTCTTGGCCGCCGTTGATCCACAAACATCCTATAGCGCCGTCCCATGTTAGTGCTATGTGATACCAGTTGTTGATTGGGTATGTAGTGTCTAGCGTAGAGTAACCTGGTGGAAGACCAACATAACTCATGTCAATCTGAAATTTACCACTGCTTCTATAGGCCACAGTCAAAAAGTTAGGCTGTAGCATTGCCCAAATATAACCACCAGTGATATCGGTTGGGTAGAACCATGTTTCAATAGTGAACGGTTGATTTTGTGTAAATGCCGCATTGTTAGGTACTGAAAGATATTGCGAAGGTGTGGAGTTAAACAACACACTGCCTGTAGTGGGCGGTGTTGGCGGTGTGCCAGTGCCCATAAAAATACCGCCGCCAATGCTGATTCCGCCTTCAATTTTTATTCCTGGTAATGCCATATTATACTCCTGGTATCCATAACCAGATGCCCTGGCTCAACAACACTGTGCCAATCACAGCCACCACTTCACTGATACGGTACATGGTGTTGTTCACACTCAAAATGCTGGCACTCAACAGCACAATGGCCAGTTGAAATGCCAATGACGCAAACGTCAACCATGGACTATGACGGGTAGCCTCATCACGTGCGGCTTCGTAGGCCTGTGCCTTGGCCAACAATTCTTTCTTGCCTTCGCCTTTGGCAGGGTCACTTTCGTAGCGAGCAATCTTGGCTTCAAGTTCTGCTCGGCGTTGAGGGTTTTGAGTTTGTTCCAGTTGTCCTTCAGCAATGCTTTGCTTGATACTTTTGCTTTGATAAAAAGCATAGGTGTCTGTGGCTTTGAGCATGTTTTTCAGCACAGCACCTGAGTAACTGTTTGAAAAGTAAGTTGTCACAGCCATGAACAGGGCCATGATCACAATCACTAAGCCTGCTTTGTCTTTGATTGCTGCTTCACGTTCTGAACGTGATAAGGGTTTTGTTTCTGCTTGTGCCATGTTAGGCTCCCATAATGTGTAATGCGTGTTCGTAGTGCTTGATACGATCCTCTAATCCAATAAAACCGCCATTGATTTTCTTGGTCATTTTCTTGATGTCGCCAGCATCGGCTTCTGCATTTAGATTGTTGCTTTCCCAGAACCAGCAGGCGCTTTGTGCGGCACCTTCAAATGTGGCCAAGTATTCGGCAGCTTCTTCTGGTGAGATTTCCAAACTGGCAGCAAAGTTTTCATAGTTGCTCCGGCCAGTTAACTGGATAAGTCCACGTCCACAGTAGCGATATCCATCGCCAGAGTGTTCGTCGCCATTGCCCATGCGGTTGGCATAGATTCTGTTGGCAATCATTTCAGGTTTTTTGGCATAGGCCTGTGCTAATTCGTCTGTGGGAAAATACTTGCCAAATATTTTGCGCAGACTTTCTGCTTTGTAGTTCAAGTTCTCTTTGATGAATTTAAAACCGCCTGATTCATGTGCGCACTGTGCTATGAAGGCAGCAATGCGATGGGGTGTGTTGATTTCATAGTCAGGCAACAGTTGGTCCAAGGCTTCATACCAATGCTCAGCATGGGGTATGCCAGGTACCATTTGTTTTAATTGACTGATTGTTAATTCCATAGGTGGCTCCTTATTTTATGTTGTTGAATATTTGTTGTTGTTTTTGATACCATTCAATCCAGGCATCTGTTTTCACAGCACACTCATAATAGGTGCCATAGTTTACAGTTATGGTTTTTGAGATGTCACTGAGTTGGGCATCTTCAGCAACCTTTTGCAGTTGTGGGCAAGCGGTCATTGCCGTGTTGCCCGGTGCTTCAGGAAACCGCTGTGTGACAGGTACCACAGTTGAACACCCAACAAGTAGCAATGATAACAGTGCAATTCTCATCAGCAGTTCCAACGACGTCGTGCTTTGCATATGGCTTTGTCAGGAGTTTTAGCGCAACTGATGCTGTGCATTTTCATCTGTCCACGACTGCGACTGCAATAACTTTTTCTACGCTTTGACGCCTTTGAGCCCTTCTTTAACTTGCTGGGCTTGGTGGTCACAGCAGTTTGCAATTTGCTGCCAGGATGTTCTCTGCGATAGGTGTTGACTGCTTTGCGGCTCATGCCATCTGTTTTGTCACGCTTGTTGGCCTTTTGCCAATCTTCCGCCATACCTTGATTGGTAACTCTTTTAATAGCACCACTTATTCCGGCCATTCTTTTTTCTGTTCTGTCTCTGGCTTGTTTTGCAGCATCGTAATGCGTTTTAGCAGTTTTGTCGTCCTTTGTTGATGCTGCTTTTCCTGCCTCAATTTCTGACCTTTTTTGACTTGTTTGCATATCAGGAACTGCTTTTTTAGCATAAGATTTTAAAGTATCTTTACTGAGTTCGTTTAGTGAGCCTTCCGCCATGTCTTGTGATTCCATAATGGGCTCTGATGTCACAGCAAAAGCATACAGTTCATCTTCTGTGAGTGTTTCTAAATCCGCCCAGATTACTTCAGCATCAACGCCATTGTGTTTGGCCAGGCGTTCAATGATTGATTCAATGAGATCAAACTCTTCTGCTAACTCCGAACTTTCGTCTACATGCTTGGGCTTCTTGTGATGCTTCTTCATGTTGATGGCAATGGCAGCCTGTTGTGCGGCATTGGCAGCTTCAAACATTTTGGGATCAATGCCCTGTGCTTCTTGACTCTGCAAGTAATTCCATGCAGTGACCATCATGCCTTCTACTTTGGCAATCTTTTCTTGCACCCACTCAGGCAAGTTGTCATGATCATCAATGGTGTCCAGCAAGCCTTGTGCTGCCTTGGCAATGGTGTACAAGTTGCCTTGTACCATGCCGGCTTCGTCATCATACTCGCCGTTGTAGTTTTCTGTGATAATGTCGTTTATTTTCATTTGGGTACCTCTGCTGCATCGTTGATGGCTTTGATAAATTCTCGGGGAATTTCGCACTGTCCGCCGGGTGCAAACTTTGTGTCATATCGGACAATTTCTCGGTCAATGTACTTGGTAATGGTCTCACCACGAGTCTTGACTACTTGTGTTTTTGTCACTACCTTTGTGACAATCTTTGTGTTGGTTTCTTTACTCTTTGCTTCAGCAGCCGCAACTCGGGCTTCTACTTCAGCCACACGCTCACGCCATTCCATTTCAATGCTGTATCCGCCTCGAAAGTACACACCTGCAACCAACAGTGCGATGCCCAGGACTTGTGTGGGAATTCGATATTGGGCCAACGCCGGTAAAAAAGAAACTGTGGTGGTGGCTATGCCAGCCAGCAACAACGAAGTAGTCACAAACAAGATTAAAGATTCAGGTAAGAAGTGCAAGATCCACATACTGATATTTAGCTATTGACGTGGTGTGCAGTGATTAGGTATTTTTTAATAGCATCAGCCCACGTTTCACAATCCTGTTCTGTAACACGAAAATCACAGTGATCTGGTGCTTGAAACATGGCGTTGGTATCAGCAAAGCGTCCTTGTTCTATGGTATCAACCCAGATGGTACAATCAGCATCAAAATTTTCACGCATTTCCGTTAAAGGTGCCACAAAATCAGCTATGACATAGTCAGTTGCAAACTTATCTGCTAGTTCTCGCATGCGCCGACTTTGGCGAATACGGCCAGATTCACTGAAATCCCAGTCATTGTAAGTTGTTCTAACTTCATCGGCATTCAACCATTCAACTGTTCGGCCAGCTTGTTGCAGTTGTTTTTTTAGTTCTTGTGCCAGTGTTGTTTTACCTGAGCCTGGCAGGCCCATGATCAAGATGCGTTTGATTGACTTAGATAAGCCCAGCGGCTGATTGTAATTCACGTATGTCTGATTTGGTTTCATGAATCTTTTTAATAGGCAAACCAGCGGCTGTGCGCCATTCATTCAAATCTGTTTCGTGCGTTCGACGATAGTCATCAGGAGTCAACGGCACAGTTTGAGCAAATGCTTCTTCTGAGAAAGGCTGAGTTCGGCCATCATAGCGCATGGTCCAGTCTTCACTCTCATGTTCTGTGAGTGTTTCCAAGTCATCAATCAGTTCTGCCACATACTGTGGTGCGGCACTGCGACGACGCATTTCCACATACACTAAATAACGACTGGGTTTGATCTCACCTGGGCTGCGGTCAGCATCCAACACAAAGTCATAGCCTTTTTCAAACCAGGCCACTAGATCTTTGGCTGCTTGTTTGTCACGCACAAAAAAGCTCAGCACAATGATGTCTTCGTCATCGCCCATTTTACCACTAAATTCATCCACGTGAATGGTGGGTTTCATCATGCCTTCTAGGTCACGATACTGTAGCCCTTCAAGCAGCGGGAACGGGCTGGAGGTCTTGTTCGAGGTTTTGTTGTGCATCTTGTGCCTTTGCATCACTTTGTGTGTCTTCTTTGTCTAGATCCTGCTCGTAGGCTGCATCTAGTTCACTCAGGTCAATGTCCTGATCTTCCATTTCTACTGCACCTGTGCGGATCTCACTCATGAGTCGCTTGGGCATGACAATTTCAACCAGCCACACAGGTTTCTCAACAATCTTGGCTTTTTTGGTGCCAGGAATGTAATCACTGGGATCATCAATTTTGATGGGGATTTTGATCTTTTGTTTTTTGTATGTGATTTTGCAATCAAATGGCAGAAGACGTTTGCCGCCACGTGGGTCAGGCATCATTTTTTCCGGCCACATGAATGTCACGCCCACTGTGTATTTGCCAATGTCTGGACCGGCAACTAGTTCGCCGATTTCCCAGTTTTTAAATGCGTAGACGTCCATTTCGTCCAGCACACGCTCAAAGTCCAACAGCGTGGTCAAGCTGCCATCGCTCATGTAAATGTCACGAATGTTGTCAGAGACCTGCCAATAATCTTCGTGATTTTTGAACAGTTCTTTGTCGTTGGTGCCGTGTATGTTCTTGGTTTGCATAATGCATTATTTACCAAAGTTGTTGAGCACACACAACAGACTTGAGTCATGGTACTTTTATCTAGCCTGGTCAGTATTTAGTGACCAAGTATTTGAAAATACCACTCCGTTATTGTCAAATCTACCACCGTAAATACCTGGCCCTACAGGGCTTAGGAGAATCACACTTGAGTAGACAAAGAGCACAAAAAGCACAAAAACGTATGAACCTGGAAATAGCAAACACCATAGCCTTTAACTCAGCGCCGCGAGCACAGCCTCGTCGCATTGACTTGATCCCTCGCACACGAAATCAAGAACGCTTGGTCATGGCTTTGCAAGATCCGGATCAACACATTGTCGTCACAGCAGGACCCGCTGGAACAGGTAAAACGTACCTGGCGATGCTGGCTGCTGTTAAGAATTTAAGAGAAGGAGTATGCGATCGAATAGTGCTGACAAGACCCGCAGTGGGTGTAGAGGGAGAGAGTCATGGCTTTCTTCCCGGCAATTTAGTTGCCAAAATGGAACCTTGGACTCGTCCGCTTTTGGACGTCATGCGTGAATACTATAGGCCACAGGATATCTTGGCCATGATTGAAGATCAGATTCTGGAAATATCTCCTCTGGCATACATGAGAGGCCGGACCTTCAAAAATTCGTGGATCATCGCAGACGAAATGCAGAATGCAACACCAGCACAGGTAAAAATGCTGATGACTCGCATTGGACAGAACTCTAAGATTGTGATCACAGGAGATGTGGAACAAGCAGATCGTGCCCAGGACAGCAATGGCCTGTACGATCTATGTGCGAAACTGCAACAAACCGCAGTCGCAGGAATTGCTGTGTGCGAAATGCAAACTCGTGACGTGCAACGCCACAGCATTATTGGGTCAGTGTTGAAACTCTACGCGGTTTAGGAGGTGATTATTGCGTAGATTTCCCGCCAATTTGTAATGCAATTAAAACATTGTGGTACGCTAAGTACCACAATGTTTGATATCAATAGAAGATTTATTGTACTAAGTCACGGACGCTCTGCATCGACAATGCTGGCGCAACGTATTGGTATTCATTTAAATTCTTTTGAGACTAAATTTGTAAAAACTCCCGATGAGTTATTACCTTTATACCCAATACAACATACACACTGGTTGCACAAGCCAAGTGACCTTTTGCCATTTTGTCGAGTATATAGTTTACGGAAAGATCCGGTGCAGACCATATTATCTAATTTATTTGTCAATCAATTTAAAGTGTATCACAAAAAAACCGATGTAGATAACCATATCGTATATCATTACAACGGTAGACTAACAACTGATCTACAGTTAGATCCTTTTGTATTTGATCAATGGTATAATTTAAAATTATTATGCAATCAGTATTGTGCCTGGCATCGACACTACAGCAGTCAATTATTTCCTAGTGATTATGTAGTATTTTACGAAGATATTTTACAACATGTGGAAAATGCAAGTACAAATCATCTATTGGTGTACGGTAATAAAGAAAAAATATTGCTCAATTACAACGAAGTAGTTGAGTACATTGAACTAAACTTTAAAGAAATTATGCTTGCCAGTCATCGCACTTATGCCAATCACTGCAATGACACCGACATCTACGAATTTTTGTCTAAACCTATATAGCAGTGTTTATTCTGTAAGGTAACCAGTTATGATTGCGTAAATTTCTCGCCAATTTTTAACCACCGGGTACGGGCACTCATGATGCATGTTGTGCCCGTGTTCCATTAATATGCTCCGCAAACCCAGGCGGTGGCCTAGGTCAGCATTTTCGGGTTTGTCTTCCACCCACCACAGGCCTGATCCTGCATAGGGTTCCAAGGCTGAGTCTTTGTTGGCACCGGTGGCCAAACAAGTCACTCCTTCGAACGCAGTTTTGCCAAACAGTTTGCGCAAATTCATTTCACGCAGACGACCAGCATTGACGTCTGTGCTCAAACTGGTGATGCAGTGAAACACATAGCCATGTTCTTCGTGCAGTCGCTTTACATAGTACATGGCATCACGCAGTGGGGGCAAGAAACCAATTGCGGCCGATTCATTGAACATGGTGATTAATTTCTTGCCTTGATCCCAGTCAATGCCATAGCGTGTGCCAATGTCGTATTCAAATTGGTGACCTTCGCGCTTGACAAATCCGTGTTCTTCCATCCAGATTGAAAATGCGTATTCCCAATCCAGTAACACGCCATCAGCGTCGACCAAAATTAAATTCTTTTTCATATCATCCTTGTTATTGATGTTGAATTATAACACATCGTTGTTTGTTTGTCAATGTGGTTGTGGTTCTGTAAATACTAATGTATAATCCAGTTCAGGATACATAATTTATTCCCACCAAAAATATGACCTTTGATCTCTGTGTAGTTTCCATACCCTACATTCCCACCAACCTGCCGCCGGCAGCGCCAGCGGTGCTCAAAGGGCATTTGCAAAGTCAAGGATATCGGGTCACTACCAAAGAATACAATTTAGAAACCAAATTGGCCATCAACGATGCTGAATTGATGTCTAGACTGATCAACTACTGGTTGGAAGATGCTGTGGTATTGTCCCAACAAGACCAAGCAGTGTACAACAATGTGCTGGAATACCTGTCCAGAGATTTGGTCAACACCAACAGTCGATGGTATGGCATAAGTGTTTTTACCAAAGACAGTAGGAAATTTTGTCGTGATTTGTTGCCATATGTGGTCAAAAAGAAATTGCCAGAATCCCGAATACTGTTGGGCGGCCATGGTGTAACTGAAAAATTCTTTGAACAAGTCAAACACCTTGCTGATGTGGCCATCTACGGCGAAGGCGAATTGGCCTTGGAAAATTTACTATCTGGAAACATGTCCTACCCGGGCATTAATTGTGCTGGGGAGCAAATTCAAGACTTGGACGCATTGGGTCCACCTGACTACAGCGATTATCACAGATTGAAAGATTATGACAATTTTTATGATGGCATCACTGTGCAAATCACAGGCAGTCGCGGCTGTGTAAGAAGTTGTTCGTTCTGTGACGTTGCACATTTTTGGCCAAAATTCAAGTCTCGATCAGGGGCAAAGATTGCACAAGACATCATTGACATGCATGCTCAGACTGGCATAAAGAATTACTTTTTCACTGACAGTTTGATCAATGGCAATGTCAAAGAACTCATGATCATGATGCAGACTCTAGCTGATTACAAACAGGCCACTGGCGCTGACTTTACCTGGGGCGGCCAATGGATATCTAGAAAACAACAAGGACTGCCTAAAAATTACTATCAACTGATCAAGGCCAGTGGCGCACACAATCTCACCATTGGAGTGGAAACCGGCAGTGATGCAGTGAGAGCTCACATGAAAAAAGGCTTTACCAACCACGACCTTGACTTGGAAATGGAACAATTCAGTCAACATGGTATAACTTGCAGTTTTTACATCATCATTGGCTATCCCACAGAAACTGAACAGGACTTTGTGGACACCTTGGACATGTTCAAACGATACATCAAGTACGTGGCTGATGGCACCCTGGTGGGATTGATCCTGGGCGGTGGATTTCAAATTCTTCCCAACACGCCGTTGGCCAAAGAAAAAAACAAAATATGGAAAATAGAACAAGACAATGCCACTCAATGGACCAGCCTTGTGACCACAGTTGATTATGTGGAAAGTATCAGAAGACGTATCATGGCACAGCAGGTTATTGAAAGTTTGAAATGGCCGGCAAACAATGTGCTGTATGAATTGTCTAGTTTGCTGATTTCGTTGAAATCTGTTTCACCGCAAAACCGTGACAGTGTTGAATGGCAAAATGACATGTTCAACACTGTGTCAAAAAATTATCAACTGCCAGTTGATCCTGAGCCGATGACAATATCTATTTCATTAACTGGTACTTGTAGCACCGACTGGCCTGAAATTGACATCATGATAAATTCACAAATTGTTGCACAATCTGTTGTGGTTGAAAACAATCAAGTTATAAAAATCACAGTACCGGGCTTGAAAAAGCGCAACATGCTGTCAATTCACTTGAAGAATAAAACACAGCATGACACTGTTGTGGAAAATGGCGTGATTGTTCGAGACAAAACTGTGGTAATAAATGAAATTGTGTTTGGAGACGTGCGTGTGCGACACAGTGACTTGTATCAACAGGGCTTTGTGATCAATGACGCAGTCAAGACAAAGTCAGCAGGATTGTATCATGCTGACAGTGTGTTTAAATTTTATTTTGAAAACCCTGCTATTGCTTTTTTCTTGAAACCAAGAAAAGGATTCTTTTCAAATCATACCGAACAAAATCAACAAAGTATTGAGCAGTTGGTTGATTTCTTTAGAAAATTAACTTATCCCTGAACTTCGGGATTTACTTCAACTTCGTAGCCATTTTCTTTGAACAAACGTTCAATGGTAGAAGCATAGTGTTGATGATAATAACCCGCAATTCGGTCAAAATCTTTTAGTACGTCTGTGCCTGACATGTTGGCTTTGATCACTTGTAATTTCTTAAAGTCCAAAATCACATTGCAAGTTTGATGATCACGCATTTTCAAGTTCTTGGCCACGGCCATGACTTCGTCAATTTTGCCATCAGGCTTTTTGTAGTAAGTTAAAAGTAAATATCTCATTCGATGTTACACAATTCCACAATGGTTGCACTCAAGTTGATCTCTGCGTCAGCAACCGAGTTGTGATTTACTAGGCCTTGCCGTATGATCATGATTGCTTGATCTTGGCGTTCGGGAGTTTTACCCCACAGTTCTAAATTATCATACATCCAACGAAATACGTCTTCAGATTCCTCCGGCGCACTGCTTTGACAAATCAGTGCTCGAGCCTGTCTAGTTTGACCACGTTTGAACAAATCCACACAGTCCAGCTTCCAGTCACCTGCGCTTTTGTCTGTGGCACCAGGAGCAATCAACGTGCCATTGGTGCTGTTTTGTTGCAACAAATTCAAACATTTTCTCAAGTCGGGATAGGTGGCTTTGACATAGGTATCTAACACATCCAGATCAAATTGTATATTTTCTGTGACCAACACCGTGGCTGCCCGGGCTGTGAATTCAGTGTGATCTGTTTTGGTAATATGAAAACCTTGCAATCTACTGTGCAATGGTGCAATGATCTTGTGCGGGTAGTTACAAGTCATTATGAATCGCACAGTTCGTGAATAATCTTCCATCAAGTTGCGCAAGGCTGGTTGCACCGAATGATTGTTCATGTAATCAGCTTCGTCAATCAGCACCACTTTGAAATCACCAAATGGCATGGTTTGACAAAAACTAATCAGCTTGTCGACCCATTCAATTTTGCGGCCTTCCTTGGACCCATTCACGTACATGACATCATATTCATCCACGCCCAGCTCATTGATCAACATCTTGGCCAAGGTGGTCTTACCTGTTCCGGCGGCACCACTCAACAACAAATGCGGAATTGATCTGGCTTGAATCCAACTGTCTACTTGTTCACGTTGTGCTTGATCAACAAACACATAACCATCCACTGTTCGGGGACGATATTTTTCTACCCATAGCTCTTGCATTTTGTTACCTTGATTTTAAAACTTTCCACATCTGTTGTTGCTCTTGCTCCAACAGCCATTCATCTTCTCCGGAGAACCGGCTGGTTTTTGCCAACATTTCGTCTACAGCAAATTTTACACGATATAAGTCTTGTTTACAAGGCCAATTGACAAAGCCCGTCATGTGTGGATCAGTGGCACCAAAATACATCTGTTGGCATTGGCCAATGACCTGATTCACATTCCAATTTTTGATCATCGTTCTTTCTTTTCCACGTGAATGGCATCAGAGAATGTGACATCAGCTGGGCGTTCATCTGCACTCATCAATATGTCTTTGGGATCAATTTTACGAATGGTACGTTTGCCTGCATCATCTTCAATGTCCAGTCCTCGTGTCCAACGTCCGTGTGCCACCAGTATCCACTCGCCTACACGCACATCTTGCTGAGCAGGTCCGATGGCATATACCCGACCCCACCGTGGACGGATACCTGAGCTCTTGCCATTGTCGTTCAACAACACAATACCGCCATTGGATAAGCGTTCGTCAAATGTCATGTCTTCTACCAAGACTGAATCACTCAGTGCTTGTAATTTGCTGACTCGGTGTGCTGAATATGCTGCCTTCATTAGTCTAGATCCCATTTGTGTGATGTTGTTTTTGCCTGAACCTGCTGTTGATACTGTTTGTGTGCCTGTTGTGGCTTGCTTTGAATTGCAACATTTTTATCATCTACAGCATCTCCACGAGCATTGACTTTCATGTTGCCTACTGCACGTTCATTTTCGTTTTTTAAACGCAGTGCGCCCATGTCCACGGCTTTGCCTCTAGAACTTTTGTATACATCTTTGGTCATTTCTTTCTCCTAAAATATTATTTAACGCAAGAACTCAGTGGGTTCTAAATCGTAGTAAATTGAATCAATTCTGTGTACTCCCAATAGATACAACACATAGCTGGCCACTGAACTGCCACGCCCTACACCCCAAATCATGTTGTGACTGCGCATGGTATCCACAAGATATTTGAGATAACGCAACAGGTCAAACAAGTTGCGTTCTTGAAACAACAACAGTTCTTGACCACATCGTTGCAGTTTGGCGTCTGAATCACACAGGCTCAAAATATATTCAGCAATGTCTAGTTGTCGGTATTCTTCGGGCATGTGCCAGATGTTTTGTTTGAACTGATCAAATTCCTCCACTGGCATCACAGTGAATGCATATTCTACCAGTTCGGGAACCTGTTGCAAGTATGCACTGGCACGTTCCAAGCTCACTCCAGGTTCCACAATGACCGCGGACAAATGATCCAAAGTGATACCACGCATGATCATGTCCACAAGATCGTCTTCGTTGTAGATCATTTGTCCGTATTGATCAGTTCTCATTTTTTGTGAAGTTGGCAAACACCACAGTGTTGGCAGTGGGTTCAGTTTCCTCTTCGGGCCAAATCAATCCCAGCTCGTGCCAGGCATTGGGTATCACACGCACTACATTGTCGGCTGTGACAGATTCTAAAATACTGTCATGTTGTACCGTGGGCGCATGCCACCATCCATCCTCACGGAAAGGCCCCCAGGCATCATCTTCGTCGTGTTGATACCAAACTGAATCACCTAGTATACTGCTTAAATCCAATCTGGTCACAGTCATGCGCCCTTCCATGATGGCATTGAGCTTGTAGTATAACATCATGCCCACAATTTGGTCTACTGGTTCTTCAGGCAAGGTCGTGACATTGATACCCATTATCTGCATCATTTCAGCACGTTCTTGTGAATCTTGATTCACAAACACAGTGTTGGCTAGTTCGCCATGCACAAAGTACTTGAGTCGGTCCATGGCAATGTTGGTGCTGGCAGCGTCTGTAGTCTTGGTCAACAAGCCCAGATTAACTGAATAACTGTTTAGTTGCAGTCGGTCATCGTAGTAGATGCCAGCCATGAATTCTAAGTCGTATTGTAGTCTAACGTTCATTGGATGTTGATCTTGTCATCAAAGTTGTTGTCGTCCTGAGCCTTTTTGTAGCTCTCTTGCAATTTGGTTTGATACATGTTTTGATAGTTTTCCATGGCCATGCGTATTTGATTACACAAATGTCCATTTCCTGTTCGGGCCGCAATGCCCAATTTTTTGCCCAGTTCGTTGACTTTGGCGCCAAGTTCTTCCAGCGTTAATTCTTCAAGTGAGCCTATCAGCGGATGTTCCATAGTGTATTATATGGCATGTTGCCGACAAAGTCAAGGCATTTGATTAGCCAAACGTACAGCCGTTGTTGCCAATACAATACCATTTGGAATTGATGTATTGTAATGTACAACCGACTCCGCGAGAAGCAAAGGTAATAGTTCCTGTGCCCGAACTTTGCCATCCAGCGTTGGCCACGGTTATGACCATGTTGCCGGCAGTGACACTGGACGCACTGAACACTTTGATTTGGCCTTCTGTGCCTGCGGCCAGGGTGGCAGTTTCAGCACTGTCTGTGGTAAAGTAACTGTTGTAAGTGGTCAAGCTCGCAGCAGCACTGGGTGCCAGGTCTTCACTGCTTGCAATGAACAGTGGGTTGACCCAACGATTTCTTGGGCGTGTTAGTTCGCTGATGAATATAGATGATCCACCATCAATGGTATGAAACAAAAATTCATAAGTTCCAGATTCTTTGAATGTGATCACATTGCTTGCAATGCCTTGAATGCCCAGAACACTGGCTGCACTGACACCTGCACCTACGGCCGCCGGCAACGTCATGGTCTGACCTGCGGTGGCTGTAACTCGTAGAATCACCCAGCCTTGATAGCCGCTGGCGGGAAAATTGGTAAATGCCACAGTTATCGCAGATCCAATGGTCACTGTTTGATAGTGTCCCGATGCGTAGTTAACTGTGCAAGTAGTTCCACTCAATGATATTGCTACCACTGTGGCTGCAAAATCCTGGATGGTAGCATCATACAACAATGCACCGCCCATGTTGTTGTCTAGTGTGCCGCCTGTGAGCGCTGATTTTAACACTGCGTTGTTTTGCAGGTCAGTGATTTCTGACGCGGCATATTGAAAGTTAACTTTGGTCTGCGTGAAGTTGTCACGGAAACCTTGTGAATTGTTGTCTTGTCCGGCAATTGGATACGTGCCGTCGATGTTGTTGGGGTTAATATTACTTGACATTTGTCATCCTTGTTATACCAAAATATTTGCTTTGGGAAATACCAGATATTTATCCAGTGCAGTACTTGTAGTGTACATATCAACTGGAGCAATAAACTGCATGCTGTCCTGATCAAATGTGGTCTGATCTCCCACCACAGTGATGGTGGTAATCAGTGGCAACCAACTGATCAATGTGAATCCTGGTCCAGGAGCAGTGGGTCTATACAACTGAGCAGTGTTGTAGTACGCACCCTGAGTCACTGTCACATAGTCGTTAGGGGCAATTTGTTGCAATGGGCTCAGTGTGATGTATGCAGGATCTGACTCAGTCAATCCTGCGTTAACTGTGACTTCATAAATGTCCATGCGATAATTGCCCCAATTGGCAGTCATTGATCCTGTGTCTGTATTCAACGTTACCTCAGTGGTTCCATCTACAGTATCTGTGATGGTAAATTGTGTACCATTGACCACGGCCAAAATATAGTAAATTTGATTGTTGTTAGCAAATGCAGTCACATCACCAAATGTGTCACCAGTGAACCAAATCATATCGCCTGCTGTCATGCCTGTGGTACTTGTGCAAGTAATGCGATTGTTGGATGATGAAGTAGCAGTACATGTCACTGTGTATCCGCCAGGAATGGTATAAGATTCGTCAAACAGTGTGCCAGTTTCATCATAAGACCCAGGATCGTCAAATCTTTGTATATAATTCTGCCAGGCCTGAGTTACTGTATAGTTCTGATAGTTTTCTTGTTGAACAAAAATAATTTTGGTACCAGTTGTGAGCACAACCTTGGTTCCCACAGGAGGTGCTTGTCCTTCTACTTCAAACCAAGTTGCGCCGTCGATACCCCCAAGAGCATTTATTTCTTCTTGAGTTCTAAAATTAATATCAACATAGGCCAAATTTGTGGCGCAGTTTACCTGACCAATGTTTACATAACCAGCGGTGTTGTAAAAATCAAATGTGGTCAGGCTGCCTTTGGGAGTCCATTTTTGGTCTATGGTGTCCCAATTTTTACTCAAAGTGCGATCCAGCACATATCTGTCCACCTTGAAATCCACACTGTTCAATTGCTTTGCAAAATATTGCTGTATGTAATAGGCAATTTGAGCAGACCTGCCAGGCTGGGTATAACAAATTACCCAGCTTGGTGTAAAGCCCAACACACGACCATTGGTTTGTTTTGATGTCATCCAAATTGGCAACTTGGTTGAAATTTGACCCACAACATCTATCACTTGATCTCGCATGTTGATCAAACTGTTGGGATACACTTGTGTGTCTATGGTGCTGCCGTCAGGGTCAGTTATGGCATATGGCAAGTTTACAATTTTTGCAACACTTTGTCCTGCATCGTTGACCAAGTTGTCAATGATCTTGCTGTACACAACTTCATAAATTATGTTTCCGGCAGCATCCAAGGCCTGTGCTGTGTTGATTTCTCCCAGCACAAGATTTTTCCAATAATGATTTTCGTACAAACTGCTGACATACTGATCCAAGGTATCAGGAGCAAGTCCGTATGCATGTTCGTATTTGACTTGAGTGCTTTTTCCAAAGTTGGCGTCATCAGGTCTGTAGATGTAACTGGGCACAAAAATTTCTTGGTTGTCCAACAACTCGTTGATCAACAGTCGATCATTGGCCGGTGGCATGGCCAAACAAAACAAATTTTGATAAGGATAGTTGTATGCCCTATAAACTTTGACTGTGAATGTTTTGAACACACTGATGGCATCACGTTGTCCGGTGACCTGCATGATGGGAGTTAGTACCGCACCTGATCCGCCAAAACCTTGAGTGACAGTTATGGTAGGTGCTGATGTATAGCCTGCACCTTGCTCGGTCAAAGTCACAGCGGTGATTGCTGATCCTGTGACCACAGCTTCACCAACCGCAGTCACAGCAGCGGCTCCAACAGGACTGCTGAATTGCAGAGTAGGCAAGTTAATGCTGCTGTAACCTGATCCGCCATCGGTGATGTCCACACTGGCCACATTGTACAACAGTTGCCCTGTGTCTTCAGCATAGGCATTGACAGTAAATGTAAACTCAGTGTCAAAATTGGTTTCAGAGATTCCAGTTATGTTGCTTTGTGTGGCATCAAATGTGGTAAATCCTAGATCTACCGCAAATGTATTGAATGTGGTTCGTCCGGCAATCTCTCCTGTGGGCAACAGGGTCAATCCTTGTGGTAGTTGATTGTAAGCGCCGCTGGCCAGTCGATATTTCATTGTGGCACCACCGCGATTCACAGCTTCTACATTTAGTATGCTGGTACTGCCATTTTCTATGACACCAAGATTGCTGGGAGTGATCCAGGTCACTTCTGAATCTGTGACTCCAGTGATGGTCAGTGTGAATGGATACAACTGGCTGGCAATCAATGGGTTGTCAGTCTGACTTACCTGTATGTTGAAACTGTAGGTGATTTCTGTGAGCCCTTGGTCTGGAATGAATCCATAGTACCAACCAGATTTGGGATCCAGTACAAGTCCAGGTGGCAATCCCACCCCTTCGTTGACTGAAATAGCGTATGTAATATCCACTGTGTCATAGTCGTCGCCGCGGAATTGATAAGCAAAATAATTGTCACTGCGTACTGTACCAAGGCTGGTGGGATATGCATTCAGCAAGAATGGAGAACGTTCAGTGTTTTCATCAGCAGTGACAAATGTGTTGTCACTGGTGATTGTGGTAGTGTCGGCTGTGAGGTCTGCACGATTGTAAACAAAGATTGAAAATTGTCTCAATGTGCCCAGCTTGCCATCAGTGACTTCCAAGGTAAATTGATAGCTTTTGCTGATGGCCGAGGTTAAAAAATCATAAGGTGGACCACTCAATGGAGTTTCATCATATCCCACTGGAACATCAACATTGGCAGCAGGTTCAATGTAACCATACAGCCGTCCTTTGGGACTCAGTGTCAGCCCAGCAGGAAAAGCACCAGCGGCCAATCTCACTATTACATTTTCACTGGGGTCAACATCAGTGTATGCAAATTGTAAATCCACTAGGTCGCCATCATAATAAACTCCCACCCAGCCTGTGATGGCAGCGCCGGTGTTTTGTTGACTGATGTTCACAGTGTAGGTACCAATGCCTCCACTGGCTGTTCCTGTGCTGACAATGGTAGTACCAGGAACTATGTTGGTACCGCGTATGACCATGCCGTTTTGCACTGTGCCCGATTGTATTTCAGACACTATCAACTGTGTGCCATTTATAGCACCAGTAAATGTGGCTGAGTTGTTGCTGGCAAAAGATCCTGTAGGGGCAAGAAATACTGGAACATTGTTGCCCGTGACAGTGAGTTCAAATGTGCGATCTCTGATTCGATCCAACACCAATGCATTGTTGACCAAATTTTGTGTGTACGCCCTGATTGTAAATTTGCTGGTAACATTTCGATTCACCGGAAAAGGCACACCTTGCAAACTGGCCACAGCTTTGGGCACACCTATGATCAATCCGTTGTCACTGCATTGAATGCCCAGTGGCAATGTGCCAGATATCAATTTATAATAGATATGTTGTTTGATCACACCGGTCATGTTGCCAGTGGCTGTGGTCAATTCAACCGGTGTGGTACTGAATTCAGTTTGTGTAATAGTGAACTCAGTGTCGCTGACAACATCTAATACAAAATATCTTATTTGGTCACTGACTCCGCCAAATATATTGCCAGTAAACATGATGTTCAAGTCAGTGTACATGCCTGCTGTGCTTGCACAAGTGATACGGTTGGTCACTGCTGATGTTGCTGTGCATTCAATATTAAACAACGGGTCAGAGTCTGCCAACATTGTTTGTCGGTAGAATATGCCTTCAGGAATTACTCCTAGCGGGCCAGCGGGGGTGATCCATACAGGTTGTGACATATTAAATTATGCATTTCTCCAGATACCACCGCTGTAAATCCTGAACACATTGGTAAGAGTATTATAATAAAATGCTCCTACAGTTGTCACCGCAGGATCTGTAGTGCCAGTTGGAACCACCATGTAGGTGCCGTTGAATGTGCCCACACCACCAGTTGTGATATTTCCACCAGTGATATTACCAGTTACGCTGACTGTAGTACCGGTCAAACTTGTGGCATTAACGTTGGCGCCACCTAGTACATTGCCGCCTGTGATATTGCCTGAAGTACTAATAATGCCCGAACCTGCTAGTACATTACCACCAGTGATGTTGCCTGAAGTACTGACAATGCCCGAACCTGCTAGTACATTACCACCAGTGATGTTGCCGCTTACACTGACTGCGGTACCTGTGTGATTGGTAGCTGAAATGTTACCACCGGTGATATTACCTGACACACTAACTGTGGTTCCTGTATGTGTAGTAGCATTGACGTTGGCACCACCTAAAATGTTGCCGCCGGTGATATTGCCAGTAGCACTTACAGATCCGCTGGTGTTGATATTTCCACCGGCAATGTTTGACGTTACATTCAGTGCTGATACAACATTTGAACTCAAGCTCAATCCAGCAGCATTCAAATTGCCACCGGTGATGTTGCCAGTGACACTAACTGTGGCGCCTGTATGGTTGGCAGCATCAACATTTGCGCCTTGGATATTTCCCGACACAGACAATGACACACCGTTTAATGCATTAACTGAAATAAAATTATTTGCATTGATATTTCCAGTTACACTGACCGTAGTACCTATCAAACTAGTAGCATTGGCGGTTGTGACATTGGCGGTTGTGACATTGATATTGGCACCTTCGATGTTTCCTGACACAGACAATGACACACCTTTGAATGCATTTACTGAAATAAAATTATTTGCATCAACATTTCCAGTTACGCTCACTGTGGTACCTGTGTGATTGGTAGCTGAAATGTTACCACCGGTGATATTGCCTGTTACTGAAACAGTTGTTCCTGTGTGAGTTGTGGCATTGACATTGGCTCCACCTAACACATTGCCACCGGTGATATTGCCTGAAACTGATACTGTGGTACCTGTGTGAGTTGTGGCATTGACGTTGGCGCCGCCCAAGATGTTGCCACCTGTGATATTGCCACTGGCACTAATTGAGCTGGCAGAAACAGCCGCAGACGTAATTAAGTTGCCACCAATCACATTGCCTGTGGCGCTTACGGTTGTTCCCAAGATCAATGTGGCATTGACGTTGGCCCCACCATTGACATTACCTCCGGTTACATTGCCTGACACTGACACCGTGGTACCTGTGAACAAGGTAGCATTGACATTGGCACCACCTAACACATTGCCACCGGTGATATTGCCACTTGCACTGACTGTGGTGCCAGTTAAACTGGTGGCATTGACATTGCCACCCGTGATATTGCCTGACGCACTAACTATGGTACCAGTCAAACTGATGGCATCAACATTGCCGCCAGTGATATTTCCAGCAGCTGAGATCAATCCTGCTGTGCGCAAGTTACCACCATCAATGTTGGCCGTGACTGCCAAACTGCCCAATGTTCCCACTGTGGTAATACTTGATGTGACCACATTGGAACTCAACACACTGCCTGTGAGCAGTGCGGCATTTGCACTGGGTGCGATACCAGTTAATTGGCTGCCATTGCCCAGGAAATAATTTCCAGTTATGTTGCCTGTGGCTGAAATCAGTCCACCAGTTGATATATTAGCACCACTGATATTGCCTGCGGCACTGATGGCAGTGGTTGCATTGAAATTAGAAGCATTGACATTGCCGGCAGTAGAAACTTGGCCGCTGGTGCGTAAATTTCCAGCTTGTACGTTGGCAGTGACATCCAAACTGCCCAAGGTGCCCAAGGTGGTCAAACTGCTGGTGACCACATTACTGCTTAACGTAGTACCTGTCAGCAACGAAGCCGCTGGAGAAGAAACAACACCAGTTAACTGTGATCCGTTGCCAATAAAAAAGTTGCCGGCTGTGATATTTCCTGTGGCCGAAATTGCTGAATTTCCAATCAGTGTGCCAGTCACTGTCATACCCCCAGCAGTGATCGCAACCACATTGGCTGTGCCTGTTGCGCCCATTAATATGGATCCGTTGTAAACTATGCTGATGTTGCTGGTACCGTTGGAAATACCCGATATACCACCTGTTGCAAACAACTGACTGAAGTTGTTGTTGGTTTTGGTAAATGCTGTTCGTAAAGGATCCCCTGCGCCATCATTGGGTGCGGTTCCAACGTTGATAATTTCTTGTGCCATGTTTAGTGTTCCAGTTGAGTATTTACCAAAACGTTGTGTACCGCTAAATAGTAGCAATCGGAGTGATCAATGTCATACATCATCAATAACAGTCGCGGCAATATTGTTGCAGTAGTCGACGACGGCACAGTGAACACCACTGCAACAGATCTTGCATTGGTTGGCCGCGCGGTGGTCAATTACGGAGAATATCAAAACGAAAACTACGTATATTTGTTGGAGAATTTTGCCAATGGTTCTGCACCAGTACAACCTATTTTAGGACAACTTTGGTACAATTCCTCAACTGACACCATCAGCGCATACAGCACAGCCAACACTTGGACAGCATTGGCCAGCCAAACTTATGTAGATGCACAGACCATTTCGCCTGCATTATCTGGCACTCCCACGGCACCCACAGCATCTGACCTAACAAACACCACACAAATTGCTACCACTGCATTTGTGCAAAACAACAAAGTCAGTCCTGCATTTACCGGCACCCCCACAGCACCCACTGCCACAGTAACAACCAACACTGGACAGCTGGCCACCACTGCATTTGTGCAAAACAACAAGGTCAGTCCTGAATTCACTGGCGCACCTACTGCCCCCACTGCTTCGCCAGGTACCAACACCACACAAATTGCCACCACAGAATTTGTGACCAGCAGTGTTATATTAAGTGGTATTCCTACTGCCCCCACCGCTTCTGCGTCAACAAACACCACGCAAATTGCCACCACAGCATTTGTGCAAAACAACATGGTCAGTCCAGTGTTCACTGGTGTGCCGCAGGCTCCCACTGCCGCACCAGGAACAAGCACTGCACAAATTGCCACCACAGAATTTGTGCTCACCAGTCCGCAATTTTCTGGCACACCCACTGCACCCACTGCTGCATTTGGATCAAACACTGAACGAATTGCTACCACAGCATTTGTGCAAGGAGAAAAAAATAGCCCAACATTTACTGGTATTCCAGAAGCTCCTACTGCTGATACATCAACAAACAGCGCACAACTGGCTACCACAGCGTTTGTGCAAAACAGCAAGATCAGTCCGGTGTTTTCAGGCATACCCAGAGCCCCTACAGCATCCACTGGCACAGCAAACACACAAATTGCCACCACAGAATTTGTGACCAACAGCCCCCAATTTGCCGGTGTTCCCACAGCCCCCACAGCCAGCGTTGGCACAGCTACCTTGCAAATTGCCACCACAGAATTTGTGACCAACAGTCCGGCGTTTTCTGGCAATGCCACAGCCCCCACAGCCAGTGTTGGCACAGCGACCACACAACTTGCTACCACAGCATTTGTTACCAACAGCCCTGCATTTGCTGGCACACCCACAGCGCCCACTGCATCTGTTACAACAAATACCACACAAGTTGCTAGTACAGAATTTGTACAAAACAACAAAGTCAGCCCTGAATTCTCTGGCACACCCACAGCCCCCACTGCCCCAGCAGGCACTAACACCACGCAAATTGCTACCACAGAATTTGTAAGAGGTTCAATCACCAACCTGGGCACAATCTCCACACAAAATGCCAACTCGGTGTCTATAATTGGTGGCAACATCAGTGGCCTGACCACTGCCATACCCATTGCCAGTGGTGGTACCAATGCAAATACCATAGCTGGTGCTCAATTTGAACTTGGAGTTCCGCCAAACGCTCGAACCATTACAGCATCAGGTGGACTGACTGGTGGTGGTGATCTCAGTGAAGATCGAACTATCACAATCGCCAGTAATTCCAACGGGTATGGCACACGTTATGTAAGCACATCGGCCCCCAATTTACCCGGGGTCACTGGAGATATTTGGTATCAAATTATATAAAGCGCAATGACAACATTAACTAGACCGTTGGGCAATACCCAAACACGTCAACTTTTAACTTTTCCGTCCATTGGTTACGCACCCACTGTGACTGCTTACTTGTGGGGCGCTGGCGGCGGCGCTGGCGGCAGTGACGGACAGAATCGCGGAGGCACAGGATCTGGTGGGGGCTATGTTCGAGCAGAGTTTACCGCAGTTCCTGGGGACACCATTGAAGTCACAGTGGGGTCTGCTGGCAGCAGTGGGGTCAACAGCACACCAGCAAATGCTTATCTAACACCCATTTTTAACACTCGCACTGCTGTGCCAAACAGCCCAGGTAGTACCACACTGCCTCGAGCCAGCAATACCTATGTTGCCAAATGGTCAAAATTTTTAAATGACACTGGTGTATGGAATACTGGCACATCGTTTAATGGCAGCGTGACCAGTCAGGCCAACACTTTGACCTTTGATCAATCATATACAGTGTGGTTTCAGTATTCTATCAACTATGTGTTTACATTGGCTGCCTATTATCAGGCCACAGTGTATCTTGATGGCGAAGTATTCATTGAATCTGGTCTGGACAGTTGGAACAATCAAGTTAGCACAGGCGTGGACTTTGTACGTACCATAACACCCGGACAGCATACCATACGCATCACTGCCACAGCCAATCCTGGAGCAACTTATGGAACTTTTGGGGTAGGGCTCACCATAGCTGCTGCTGGTAACGCAGGATTGGGTGGTAGTGGACTGGTAAGACAAATATTTGACAGTAGGACCACCACAGCCAGTCCACCTTTGTATACGCCAGTTGCTCCAGCAGCCGCTTCTTTTCAAACCTACAGTAATTTGATAGTGGATCATGGGGTATGGGAACAAGACATCAAAGCGGCATCGTGTTCTCGTACCTATAACAATATCTATTTTCCCTATTATGGAATATACCAAATACAACTGGCCGCTGCCAACTCAGCCACTGTCAGCATTGACGGCACCGTGGTGGCCACCACTCCTGGCACTGATTCATACGCCACTGCTTATGTCACAGACGTCTATGTGAACCAAGGGTATCATACTTTGTCATTTACAGCCAGTTTTACTGACACCACACTGCCTGCGGCAGGTATTGCTCTGGTAATCAGCAAAAGCTGGTCAGGTGCCACAGGTGGTCTGGCTGGGCCACAAGGTAGTTCTGGTGGCGGTGGCGGTTCTGGAGGTTGCACCACACTGGTGCTGAATCCCAAAACCACAAATGAAACATTGTTGGCCGTGGCCGTGGGCGGAGCAGGTGGTGGTGGTGCTGGCAACAGCACCACTGGTCGATCAGAATCAAATGCCCCCGGGCCGCGTGGACAAACCGCGGGAGGTATTAGCAGTGGCCAAGTTGGTCAAAATCAAGGTGACTTCTACAAAGACGGTGGCGGAGGTGGTGCTGGTGGACCTGGTGGACCTGGTGGTGCCGGCAATAATGGTTACAGCAGTGTGGGCGACAGTTATGCACAAGCTGGCTCGGTAGGCATTAGCTACAGAAATGAACCTGCTACCATTGGTGGCATGGTAATTGATTCCACTGGCATTGCTTCTGCTGGAGCAAATTCTCAATATTATTCTTTGGTGGGATCGGCAGGCACCGGAGCATCAGCAGGTCAATTGCAAGCACGGCATGGTGCGGCTGTAATAGTTTTTGATGCGTATGGTACTCAAATTAGAGATGATGCAGTTGACAGTGCCTGGCACGATGTCAAGAATGCGTTTGTCTATGTAAATGGTACCTGGAAACAAACCACAGCTACCTATGTATATTACAATAATTCATGGCAAATGTTGATTGGTGGTGCAGCATTAAACTTCACCGGACAAACTGATGATTTTGGAAGATTATCAAGACCGTCGGACCGTAGAGCAGCGCCACCACCACCGCCCAAGGTATATGACAGTGTGCGTATTAGCTGTTTTGTAGCCGGCACACAAATAACCATGGCCGATGGATCATGCAAAGCAATTGAAAATGTCAGCATTGGAGAAACAGTACTAGGCAAAGACAGCGTTTCAAACACAGTTGTTGCGTATATTAGACCTGTACTGGGCAATAGAACTCTTGTTTCCATCAATGGAAGCAGTGCTTTTATGACCAATGATCATCCTGTGTATTGCAAAGATGGTGAGTGGAAATCAGCCAACCCAGATGCAACTCGAGCAAAATATGAACTATTTCAAGATTGGAATATTGGTAAATTGTCAGTTGGCGACATAATTGAAACTGCCGACGGAATAGGAATTGCAATAAACACCATGTCTGAACATGCCGAAGATCCTGACACTCAGCTTTACAATTTTGTTCTTGACGGCAATCACACGTATGTTGCAAACAACATGATTGTGCATAACAAAAACAGCGGCGGTGTAGGATCAGCTGGCAGTTCTGCTGGCAATGGTAGTGGCGCATCAAGTGCCGGCGGAAGCTCAGCAGGTTCTGCTTATTCAGATCGTAGACTGAAATATCATATTGAATTGATTCAAACACGAGATGACGGATTAAAGATCTACAACTTTAATTACGTCTGGAGTGATATTACATGGACAGGAGTCATGGCGCAAGACTTGTTGCAACAGCCACAATTTGCTCACGCAGTCACATTGGAAGCCAATGGATTCTACTCAGTGGATTACAACAAGATCAACTTTGAAATGACCATGGCTGATCAGTGTGTTTGTTTAGACTGAAAAACTTGAACCACATCCACAGGTGCTGACTGCTTGTGGATTGTTGATCACAAAGCTGGCGCCCATGGCATCTTCTCGGTAATCAATTGCAGAGTCTTGTAAGTATTGCATGCTCATGGCATCCACTACAACTTTCACTGAGTCGTAAACAAAGTCAAAGTCATCTTCGTTTTGTGCTTCGTCAAATGTAAAGCCATATTGAAATCCCGAACATCCGCCGCCCTGCACAAACACACGCAACATCAAGTTGGGATTGCCTTCTTCAGCAACAAGTTCTTGCAGTTTACTAATGGCCGCTGGTTGTAAATTCATCATAATCTTTCGTTGCAAACGTCCCAGTCAATAATTTTCCAAATATTGTCTAGGTAACGTTCTTTGTCACTTTGGTAGTCCAATGCCCAGGCATGTTCCCACCAGTCAATCAACACGCATATATCTGTGCGCACAGCATGGTTGGCAATGGTCTTGATGTCGCCACCAGTGCTCAAATAAACCCAACCCGAGCCCTGTATCTTCATGGCAGTTTCTTTCACTGCCGCTTTGAAATCTTCGTAAGTCTTGAACTTTTCTTCAATCAAGGCCAGCACAGCACCACGCGGCCTGTTGGCACCTTTGACCGGCCTCAGTTGTGGGAAAAATTTGTTGTGTAAAAAACTGCCAGCACGATTGAAATCTGCATTGCCTTCTCCAGCATTGTAACGCCGGGCATAACCTTTGGCCAAGTGTTCGTAGTGATAATCAATGGTTTCAGCACTCATAACAGGTGCTAGATCCTTGGGACCATAAGGCAAAGGGGTAGTTTCTAACTTGGCCGGTCTTGTGCTGGCTTCTACTAGGTCGATATGTTCACGCATAACAATATTTATCTGCGTCGGGTAATGCGGCCACGAGTTAAATCGTAGGGGCTGAACTCCATGGCAACTCTATCGCCCAACAACACTTTGATGTTGTGGGTGCGCATTTTGCCTGATAGATATGCAATTACTTCTGTGTTGACATCGTCCAGCAATACCCTAAACATGGCGTTGGGCAGGATTTCTTGTACCTTGCCCTCCATGCTGATTGTTTCTTCTTTGGCCATGCGTTACTTATTCAAAACTCACGGTGGCTGTGACCTTTTTGAGTCTGTCGTAACGGAAACTGCGCCAGGCACCTGCATCCAGGTCAAACACTTTTTGGGTGTGCGATTCTTCAGGTTTGGAGACTTCTTTGGCCTCTCCCAAGAAGCCATGTTGCCTAAGTCCATCCACTGGTGCTTCCTTGGCAGGCTTTTCTGCACGTGGTGGCTGGGGCGGAATTCGATCACCATCTAATGTGCATCGCATGTCACGTATGCTGCCATCTGCTTTGACAAAGGTCACTGTGACTTCGCTCACATTCAATAAACTGCGCATCCAGTCTCTAAAAATAATGCGACCTGTCTCGTCTGATTCTTGATAGGCGGTGCCTGGTTGTGCTTTCAACAAGCGAAATACTTCTTGCTGTTCCCAAGTCAATGTTTGTTCCATGATTTCTCCTCTGCTGGTTAATAAACGTTTCTTTCTCATTTCTTTTTGTTCACAATGTCCGGGGTGATGGCGTCAATGGTATTGACCACAGTTTTTCCTGCATACACCACAGTGGCACCAGCCACGTCGGCCACTGCAAATGCTGTGGCACAACCCTGCAAACATAACACTACAATCAATGCTAATTTCATTCTAACTCCATCTCAATACAAACCAAGTTCTATCTGCTTCCGACTGAAACCAAAACTTGCTGTTGTTTTGATACCAACGTTCATTAGGTGCCTGTATATTGGCCTTGAACCAAATACTGCCAGTGCTGGCACCAAAAGTTTCCGTACACCATTCTTCCATATCACTCCATGGCATCAACCCCATGGGCAGAGCCACAGTATAATACTGTTCACCAAACACTGTGCCATGCCCAAGTAGCATCATGATTGCTTCAACGCCCGTGCTTGAAGTTTGATCCAGGCGAACTGTTTCATCGCTTCAGAATCCCGGCGCAGATACGGTGCTGAGTGGTCTATGTGATTGGCATACTTGCCGTTCTTGATCATTCTCACACCACCACGTGGGCCTTGATACCATACCTGTTCACTTTCACGCATGAGCCAGGGTTCATTGTACCACTCCAGATAATTTGGGCGATTCCATTTGAGTTTCCATGCATAGTCGCCCTTGACGCCGTAGTACATGTTAGCCACGGCGCATGCGACTGATTTCCACGGCCTCTTCATCTGAGAACACAGGCACGGCGTTTGACTTGTGCATGGTGGCAATGCCCTTGACCTTGGTACCTGTGTACACTTTGGGCGCGGCCAATGTGGCATTGCCACCTGTGTTGCGTGACGGAATGTGTGTGCTGGTTGTGCGACCTGGAGGGGTACTCAATTTGTAATCCAAGGCAGGTGCCTTCATGGCTCTAGCACGTTTCTTAGCCTCGTCTTCAACGCCTTGGCGCTTGAGTAATTCTTTCCACGACTGTTCTAGTTCTCTGGCACGCCGTGCCTCTTCGGCGTTGCGAAACTTTACTTTGCCGCGCTTTTTGCCGCCCATGCTGAGCCAAGGGCCTTCAAGATGCATAGTCATGATTGCAGTTTCTCCCACATGTATTCTCGTTCAGGAATGTTTGCTACCAGTTTGATGTGCCCTTCGTTGAATGCACGGCGGATTGCCGATTTCAAGTAGTCAGGGCATCTGTCAGATACTTCAATAGCCGCACGACTAACCAACATGATCCCATCTATGAATGCAAAATCAGGCTCGTCTGCGCAAATCGTTCGATAGTTTTTGGGTGGTGTTTTGTGCTGGATCATGCTGTTATTATAGCACAATCCAGTTTATTGGTCAATTAGCGAAAAAGTATTAAGGCCATGAGCCCGGCTTGTACTATAAAGCCCACGCCAATTGTGATGATGTTTAGGGTGTCTTTGAGCACAATGGCTCGCAAGAACAGCAATACAAGCCCTGACCAAAGAAACGCCACCACATCCAGGCTGGGCACCCGATCACTCAGTCCAGTCATCAAGGCCAGCAGGGTGGGAAAGGTAGCACAGTGCAACACAATGGCTGCCAACCAACCCAAGGTATCTGCCGAAATTCTACTCAGATGATTGGTCAAGAAGTCACGGATTGTTTGCAGGTTAAAGGGCCAGTTGTTCATGAATGTTCTCCATAAAAGATGTGACGACCGATTTTTTCAATTCGGGGTTTGCGCCAGTTGGGGTTTACATAATCAGCATGATAATATAACGCATTTTTCATGCCGGGTAATCGGAAGTTTTCCAATAATACTTTTTTGGCCACTAGTTCGCTTTCTTGCCACATGGGCTGATACACAGCTCGTATCTTGTGGTTGCCTTCGCACAACCATGAGAATTGGCAAACTACCTTTTCGTAGAACACGTTCTTTTGATAAACCACACCGCATACTGTGTCAGCAAAGCGGCCCGATTCTACACGGTTTATAGTGACCTGGGCCACTGCTACTTTGCCTTCAAACGGCTCTGAGGCGGCTTCCCAGTAGATATTGCGTGTTAAGCAATCCAGTTGTTTCAACTTGTCTTCTGCTGACACATAGCCCACCATGCCGGCTGCTCGGTCTTGTTTTAACACATTCAAACGTGCTTGACACACGTTCCACACAATTGAGACCACCAAAAACAGTCCCAATAACTTGATAACTTTTGAAGACCATGATGCCAGGGCATTGGGTCGTTTCGCACTTAATTTCATTCAATTTCCTTTAAAAAGCCAATACGTGGCTATACGCGGAGTCCCGAGTAGATCACATTGACAGAAGATGGGTTGAGATGAGCATAGATAGACCTCGGGCCTCCTTGGCATACTCGTTTAAGACAAGCTCGCGTCCTGAGAAATGAGCCTGTCCAATTCTAGTTGTCAACGAAGAGACTTTCCGAGAGTCTCTTTCGAACACCAGCGCCTGCTTGGACAAACATCGGTCGGTGTCACGGGTACTTGTTTTTTTGGATTGGACAAGGTACCAATTAGCAGTAGAAGATCCTATTTGATTGCAATGTGTTGTTCTACCACCACTTTTACTTATTTGATTTTGCTGTGTACCTGTCAAAAAACTGTCAAAAAGGTGTGTTTTTGTCATTAACTATGCCGTTAATATCATGGTTGTTTAGGTTGTACTTTTTTCAAGGCTTCCCACATTTTTGCTTTTTCTCGGCACTTCTTTTCCAAGGCTCGGTAGCGTTGGCCCAGTCTGCGCAGGTCATCCCAATCTTTTTCCAGTTCAGGATTGGGTGTGAGTATGTTCAGTCGTTCCTCTACCGCTTCCATCCAGGCTTTCATGCTTTTACCGTTCATCTTGATGTCAGCATTTTCACCTTGGATTTCTATGCTGCCACTTTGTTCAACACTTAAAGTACCAGTACCAGTACCAGTACTGATCCAAGGCACTGTGTTGGGTGAGGTATAAGTGTATCCAGTTCCGCCACCAATGGCTGATATAGTGGTTCCTGTTGTGGTCCAACCGGCCGAAGTGCCCCAGTTGATGGTGTCAGTTCCTGTACCACTGGTTATGTGAGTGGTCAACTCATTGACTTCATCTAATGTTAGCGTGGGTATCGGTGTTGCTGATATTGACATGGGAATTTGCGATTTTTGGCACTGCGGATTTTTTCTGCGCCTCCCAGTAATTTTGGGCTCGACGCAGTTTGTCATCCAACAGTTTCTGCCGTAGGTCGGCAGTGAGGTGCAAGGGCCACGAATGTAGTTCTTGCATCTCAGGCTGGGTGTTACTTGGCTGCCGCAAGAGCTTCCTTCTCTGCTGTGATTTCTTTTCTGCGTTCTTTGATGCCTTTGCTCATTTCTTGCAAGGCTTTTCTAGCACGAGCCGCGGCGGCTTTGACGCCTTTGGCTGTGAATTTTTCATTTTCCGCAATGTATGTGTCGTAAGCGGCTACGATTTGTTCATGATTGGTCATGTAGACTCCTTTGTTGTGAATAGTAATTATACATGCCTTTCAACAGCATGTCAAGAAAAAAGCATGAATTTGGCACTCTTGCCTAGTCCACGTAGATGTGTCTGCGGTTCCAAGTATCCCACACAGTGATGGCAGTCCACTCATGTGTCCAAGTCACAAGAAATCGATCAAATGCTTGTTGGTGATGAAGCATCATCCGGTTGCCTGAGACTGTGGCATGTTCAATTTGATGTCGGCGTATCCAAGTTTTGAACATGGGTTCTGCTTGGTTGTTGTTACGCAACATCACAATGTACAGTGGTTCAACTGCACGGTACGTGGGAATAGACATTAATGGATTGTGGTTCCTTGGGGGACTTGAGCAGATACAAGCTCATTCATATTTAATTCAGCTGCCATCCGAGCAAAATTTTCATCCAGTTCGATTCTCTCATCGTCGTGCAATCGGGCATGGTCTTCATCTACACCTAACAGTCGCATAATGGCACCCACGTGCGCTTCTGTGCGGCCGTTTATGTATAACACTGTCATGATTTGAAACATGACATTTTTAGCGTAGTTGTAGATGGGATCATTTTCGAATTCGTGCATACAGTAATTATCTCTTTTGCGCCGTCAATAAAAAACGCCGTCAATGACGGCGTTGTTGGGAGCCTATTTGTATTAGGCGTTGGTGCTTTCAACTGCATCTGACTTGACAGTTGCAGGAGCAGACTTGGCCTTGGCACTCTTTGCAGAGACCTTGACTTCGCCTTTCTTGGCCACTTTGCTCTTCTCAGCCAGCTTGTTTGCTACTGCAAAGCCTTCATCACCAGTGGTGATGCCTTGCGCCTGCAGGTATTGCAGGGCTTCTAACTTGGTCATTGCCTGGGGCAGTTCAACCAAGTTGATGTTGTTGCAACCTGCCTTGTTCAAGATCTTGATACGAGCCACAAGATCGTTTGCAAAGCGGACCTTGACGGTGCCATCTTTGTTGGTTGCGGTGCCTGCTACGGTAAAAGTTTTGTCGTTTGACATGATGTTGCCTTTCAAAAGTTGCCTAAAGTTAAGTTACGAAACATGCTGTTTGTCAGCATATCCAAATTATACACAAAAACGATATTGGTGTCAACCATTTTTTGCACAATCTAGATTTGATTTGCCCGAATTACTGGGCCAATTCTTTGCTTTGGGTTTGGATGGTTTGGACGCCTCGGTCAGCAATTCGAGCAATGCCCGAAAAGCCCACTGACGCAACAACCAAGCCTAATACAAAACCAATAAAGATATTTTTCATTGCGATTCCCTTATAAAACGCTCACACGGTTGAGTTGGGTTTGTCCGTCACGGTGAGCTTTGACGGTACCACGGATTGACAATGTTGTGCCTGTGTTCAAGGGTTCACGGATGGAAAAGAACACTGTTTCATTGTTGGCTGTGATGCCAGTGGCATAATAGGTGTTCCACTTCTGACTGAAGTTGCAACGAACAATGTCCACTGTGACTGTGACCTTGTCGCCCACTGTGCCTATGTAGCCAACAGTTTGATTGATCCGGTCCTGTTCCGCAATGCGTTGCAAAGCACGTTGATAGCTGTTGGGCAAACAAGCCACAGTGGCTAATTCTAATTTATGCGCCTGCGGAAAGAATCTATCTGTCACAGCAGTGATCTTCATTACACTACGGTCAAAGTCTGTGAGCTGATTTTTCAGTGCTCGGAAGGTCATGTCATTTTGAATGAATTTCAGGCACTCCCCACCTGCCACACGATCTTCGTCAGTGATCATGAAAGGATTTTCCAAGGCTTCCATCATGATGTTGCGATTGCTCTTGCGTTTGAGTTGCACAGCAGTTGCCGACTCTGAAGGCAGTTCCCACTCATCTTGTTTGATGTAGGCACCATTGATGCGTTGTGCATGGCATGCCGCACCCCACACATCACTGATACTGTAGCCACGATGTCCACCACCGGCACTGCGGCGTGATGTCCACTGGCGTTGCACAGGACCCTCATCGTCCTCGTGACCCAGACGTTGCACGTCACGGGCTGTCATGTTGGTTACGTCTACAAACATATCAGTCTTTCCGAACAAAACTGCCACGGAACATACCGCCTACCAACATCACAGCCAACCATGTTTCAAAGGTGTAAGGGATTGCCAACACAGGGAACAAAGTGTTCAAGGCCCAGATGCTCAACAGCGGGCCAACAATGATGATGGCCACAATCAACACAAGCCACAAATATTCGTTACGTATTGTCATCTCCGACTCCTTAAACGTAAAAATCAGAATTGAAACCTAATGCGTCATAAACAATCTCACGCACCATGGTGTCAGTGGCTTCACCAAATGCCTTGACTTCAGCCAAGCGGCACAGTTCTTGATACACTTCCAACCAAGTCAGACTGCTGGCTTGAGCGTGTTCAACAATGGCATGCACAGCCTGGTTGCCTGCATCTGTAAACATGCCGTAATAGATCTCTTTTGTGTCTTGCATTGTGGGCTCCTTTTGTTACAATATGTTCATATTATAGCATTTTGGCAATTATTGGTCAACCTCTTCAGCGTCTGCAAACTGTTCCAAAGCTTCAGTCAAAACTGTTAACTTTTTGCTTAACGGGGTAGAGCTGTAAGTGTCGCCCATGTACCACACACCATCTTTCATGATGTAGTAGTACTCGGCGCCACAGAGCTCGCATTGTTCCAAGAACTCGTCAAACGTGTGAGCCACTTTGTGCTCCACGTCCTTTTCACCGCGATCACGTCCGTAAAAGGTACACCATTCTTCGTTGTGCTCACGGTGCTCAATGCCAAGAACGTCATGCTTGCTGAAGGCGTGCTTCTCACCAATGTCAGGTTGCAGGCTTGACATATCGCCCAGGGCCACCAGGTGGTTGGCTCGGGCACTGTCATAGTGATTTTGCAAGATACGACCGTTGTGTTCTATGTAGCCATCCCAATGGCAGTAAATGCTTTTGACCTTGTCACCGTGCATGACACCAATTCGACTGCGTGTTCCCATTTACAACTCCTTTTGTTACAATATGTTCATATTATAGCATTTCGGCTATTTCTGGTCAACCAGAAAAGTAGTACTAAAAAAGTATTACTTTTCCATGCTGTTGATAAAGGCATTCATCATGCGTTGTGCCTGTGCTAGGCTTTGTTCAGGTGTGGGGTGTTGCACACAACCTGCTACCACACCGGGCTTTTGGAACTGTGCCAGGACACGTTCACATTCTGACTGATTTGTGAACTGCCCTATGTTCTGCACAGAGCTGGCAAAGATTACAGCAATGGTCCACATGTTATTCTCCAAACTCGTACATGAACTGAGCCATTGTGGGGTCCAGTCGGACAAGATCTTGTGCGGCACTGGTCAGTGCGCGATAGCGAGCTTGTACTTGAGCACGGGGCAGTTCGCCGTCACAGCTCAAATTCTCAGGACTGAGCTTGGCGTCAATCATTTTTGCCACACGCTCACGACCCGGTGCTGTGGCAACTTCGTAGGCCACAAAACTGCCGTTGAACATGCTGGACCAAGCGTTCTCTTGTTTGATCAGTGCGTTGAGTGCTTTCATTACTGGCTCCTTTTTGTTACAATATGTCTATATTATAGCATTTTGGGAATATTCGGTCAAGAGAAACCCTACAAATTATAGGGGCAAAAAAGTAATACTTGAGTATTACTGTGTTGACTTGCCGTATAACAGTGGACCAGCAGGCATTGGGAAAGCGGATTCTATTGCACTTGCTATTTGTAATGTCAATGTATCGCCATGCATGGGTCCAATAATTTGCACAGCCTCAGGCATTGAATTACTGTTTAATCCTGTTGGCACTGTGACTGTGGGTTGTTTTGTAATGCAGGCCAAAACAGAAAATTGTGAAAGAAATAAATCTTTTTTATGAGATACCATATTATCAACCAAAAATTCGTCAGCAGACATTGCAGTGACTGGACAAATTATTGCGTCATAGTGTTGCATGAATTCACGAAATTTAACTATTAATTTTTTGCGTCGATCAATCCAATGATACAAATCAATTTTGGAATGGGACAGTATGGCCCATCTTTGTATGTTGTTGCTGGTCAGTGGTCGACGATCTTCAGGTATACTTTGCCATTTTTGAAATAGTTCTGGAATATTGATGTTTTTCATAATTTGCATTGCGTCATCAATGTCAACGTCAAAGTCTACGGGGCCAATCATTGCTCCTTGATCTGACAACCTTTGTGCTATTTTAGACGTGGTCACTGAGTCTTGACAATATGCCACTCGTAATTGGTTTGTTGAAAAATTATGATCTACCCGACCATCAGGCAGTGATGCCCAATCTCGAACATCAGGACCTGAAATTACTTCAAGTGCAGTGGTCAAATCCTGCACCGATCTGGCCATTGGTCCTATGGTGGTCAAATCAACTGTGTCACTGGGATATCTTGCAACATGTCCAAAACTGGGTTTCATACCATACACGCCACAGAATGCCGCGGGCACAGCAATGCTTCCTCCAAAATCACTGCCCAAGGCCACTGGTACCATGCCGGCAGCCACCGCCACCGCCGATCCGCCGGAGCTGCCTCCAGGTGTGTGTTTGGTATTCCAAGGATTTCGGGTGATGCCATACAACTGCGAATTTGAACTGTGGTTGTCAACTCCAAATTCAGGCATGGTGGTTTTGCCAATTAAAATTGCACCGGCTGCTCGTAATCGAGCAGTCACTGGTGCGTCCTCCGGCCAGTCTTGTACAGGATCAACAGTTAGACTTCCTTGCAAAGTAGGCCAACCTTGAGTTAATATTGAATCTTTGACAGCAAATGGCACTCCATCCAATTTACTCAATGGACTGTGCTGTTGCCAGCGTTGTTCACTGTTCCGGGCCTGTTGCAGTGTAGTATCAGGATCTAAATAACAAAATGCATTTAACACAGGATTGAGTTGGTCAATCTTGTTTAATAGTTGTTCAGTCACTGTCACAGGACTGGCTGACCCTTTTTGATAGAGATCAACCAGCTCTGCGGCTGTGCAAACAGTAAAGTCAGGCATTGACTTTTTTCCTGCCAGGTTTGCCTTTAGAATCAAACTCGTTCATCACATACCAATCAATTAAACTGCGACGGATCATGGAGATCAAATCGCCTTGACGATCCGGCACCACGAACCTCACAGGACAGCGGCCCCAGGTATTTGTTTTGATAAACTCATAGTAGTAGCGTCTGTGGTCTGCGTTGTTTGGGTCAAACACAGTCCAAGTTCTTGAATTGAGATATAGTGAGCTCATTGTGTGTCCTCAACTTTGGTAATGCCAATATAGCTGTTTTCAACTTCCCATGTGACCCAGTTGACCACTGAGTGATGATCAACATTTTCGTCAATCCATTCATATCTAAAATTGCCAGTGCCCACAAACAAGTAGTCGTAGAACTCGCGTTTGATTTTGTCTTCAAGGTCACGGATCAATCTTTCAGGACCAGTCCACAGTGTTGTAAATTTTACTGTGTGTCCCACATGACCTTCATATCCCTGAATCCTTGATGTGGGATTGCTGGTGATGCCAAGGCATGTGCGTGTGACTGGCTGGTCGGTTGCATCATCAATGTAACGATGCCGCCACAGATAGAAGTAGTATTGTTTGGCTTCTTCCATTTTAGATACCTGCGTAAGTTGTCATGTGTGGCACTTGCGGCAAAGCACACTGCCCGCCCCAGTTTATATAGTCCATGACCAAGATGGGAGTCAAGCAACCGTCGCTCCAAGATTCAGGCATGTTGTTGGCAGCAGTGAATGTACCCCAGCGTTGTTTGCAGTCATTGTGGAAGCTCTTGGGACTGCCGTATTTGTGTTGGAACAATTTGTACAGGTCCAGTTCCACAGCATGATCCAATTTGATCTCAGGCTTGTTGGTACGTGCCGCGGCGTGCAGTCGACCAAATGCAAGAATAAAACCACCATCCACGCCCTTTTCATTGGGGAAGTAGGTGTTGTGCCACTTCAGTGCCCACTCTAGGTCTTTGATGGTTTCGTTGAATTTCTTCATGTCAGTGCCATGTCCAGCAATCAAATTCAAACCATGAATGTAAGTGACCATGCCTGGAGTGGCTTGGTTGTACTTGGCCGCACTGGACTTGGCTGGAAACATGTTGTTGCGTTCCAGCACACACTGAATCATTTCACTTTGTACGTCTTCGTCAAACACAGAATTGTATAAACGAGCGCCGTTGACACGACTGCGGTGCAAGTGGAATGCATCAATGGGTTTGCGCATGCCGCCATTGATTTGACGGAAACCATAATTGCCATCTGCTTCGCCTACCAGTGCAGAACCCGGTACTGTGAGTGTTTCGTCAAAGCATTTGACTTGGACCAAGAAATCATCTTCTAACAGTCCAGCTTGATACAAGTGATACAAGGTACAAGCAGTTTGCTGACCCTCCCACGCTGAGTATCTACCATTGGCTAACTTGGTAGCCATCACAGGCATGTAAATGCGTGGATCAAAACGCACAATGATTTTGGCCTGATGTTCAGGTTCAGCATCGCGTTGAATTTCAATATTGATGTCCAACAAGTGGAATGGTACTAATACCAGTTCTCCACAATGAGCATTGGAAAATTTCTGCCCGGCCATGTTGGCGGCAAGGATTTTTAGTGCTTGTTGTATTGCAGGATTGTTGTGTATGGCGCCAGCACGTTGTGTGATGGGCTGATATACACTGTTGTTGTGAGTGGGAGTCAAACGTTGATTTTGTTGTTTGACAATGGGTGCAAAGGGATTTGCTCCGCGATTTACTGTGCGAGTTGCTACTGTTGTTGCCATGATTTGTTTCCTTTAAAAAAATGAGTTTGTCCTATAACTTAAACAAGACGCTCATAATATAACACAAAAATTCATTTGTGTCAACCAAAATGCTCTGCAACCCCCGGCGGTAATTTAGTGTGTCAGCTCGCACCGTTGTTACTTTGGCTCCCCGTTTGGTTCAATGCCTTGTAACACACACCTTCCACCCGCTTCCCGACAGGGTCCGTTCTCGCATTGCCAGCGCACTTTCGGTTCGAAGTGTACCACCCGTACATGTCATTGTACTTCTCATCCTGTGGGTCACAGTATCCGGAGACACCCGGAACGTCCAGTTAGGTGATCAACACCTTGTTTGTGGCCCGGTCACTGTGAATGCGGTGACCCAGGCGTCGAATCGTGTCAGCCGCAGTCTGCGGACTGGCTTCAAACATTTCCTTGATATCCTCAGCAGTGATGCCATCTGTGGCTTCACAAGTGTAGATCTCATAGTGGCGTTGACTGTTGTATCTAGCACGTAGCAGGAGATGATTGTAGTTGGGAATCGCACTCTCACTCACCGGCTCGCCCTTTAACTGTTGCCACATGCGCCGTTGCTCATCCTCAGTGAGATCTATGCAACACTCAAGGCCTTCATTGCACCACATGATCAAAAACTGATGACTCATAGTTGAAATTGCTTTAACATGGTGGCAGCATCTGACACATCATCTGCTGTGGCATTGGTCAAGATTTCGTCCAAGATGTCGGCTTCTTGTATCAGTAATTCTGTTTTGGCTTGCCGCACAAGACTCAAGGCATAGGTCAAGTCATCTTCTGTGGCCCAACTATAAAAGTCCTCTAGCGTGGCCTCATCTGAATCCAAGATGAAATGCAGGTTGTTACGGTCCCAGTCATTCATGTCAATCCTTTGCAATACAATACCCGTAGTATAGCAGATCAGGAATATCTAGTCAAGTAGTAAAAAGTATTAGTTTTTTATGCCCAGAACAGTGCAAACGCGGCAGCGTCACGGTCTGAGTCAAAGTAGAAAATGTAGCGTCCCGGAGCACGGTCTGAGCTGGTGGCCACTACCTGCCAACGCCAGTCGCCCACAAGTTCGGTTTTGCACCACTCTATGATTCGATCAATTTGCCCAAAAGGTCTAGCAATTTCCCGTGCGTGATTGAAACTTTCGCCGAGACGTATGGAGCCGATGGGTTGTTGCAGTTGCATCAACATTAGTTATTGATGTACCGGGTGTCCTGCAAATTTTGATCCAGCACATGATTGTACATGATGTCCTGTACTGTGTCTATTCTGCGTGTTTTGTTTTTCTCACCCAACACAACTATCACTCTGCGTTGCTTTTGATGTTCTACCACCAGGGCAACACAGTAACCTGCTGGATTGGTAAATCCTGTTTTTGAAGTGATGATGTTGTCAAACTCTATCAAGATGGGACGGTTGGTATTGTTGAGTTGAATTTTACGCAGTTTCTTTTTGAATTTGGTTTCAAATGCCACTGTTTTTTTCACACTGGCATCACGTATGACCCAGTATCCCGCGGCGTAACTAGCCATGGTTCCTATGTCACCAGCAGTGGCCATGTTGCCGCGATCCAAGCCTGTGGGATCACGAAACACAGCATTGATGCCCCACTCTCGGGCCTGTTGATTCATCTTCCAAATAAACTCTTTACGTCCGCCTGGGTAATCATTGGCCAGTGTTTCCGCGGCAGCATTGTCACTACGTACCAGCATGGCATTGAACAGTTCTTGGCGTGTGTATGTGCCACGTGGCAAGTTGCTTTTGACAGTGGTGTTGAGTGGCAGTTGACGGAATAGGTCCTTGCTGTGGTCCAAGGCCACCATGGCAGTCATTAACTTGGTGATACTGGCTATGGGACGATACTCCGTTGAGTTGCGTTGGTATTCCACACGGTCCGCGGTTTCGTTGTAAACGTAAACACTGGGCTCACGACCATGCACAGTTCCGATATAAAAAAATAAAATGATTACAATAAGACCGCGAATCATTTTGTATATACCCAATAAGGTAACTGTTTATCTATTAATAAATCATTGCTGAATCTCAAGCTGGCATTGATTCTTAATTTATCATGCATGACCACTGGGCGATGTGGTACATTGACATTGATCCAATGTGGGACATTTGCATCACAACGACCAATTTCTTTCATGTCCTCAGTTTGGCATGATACAACATTTAACTTAAAATTAAGTTGATATCCTGTGCTGACATTTTTTCCAACTGGTTCACTGTCATACCATACAGTATAACTATCATGACAATTTAATATTGGAATATTGAGTCCAAAATCAAAAAAAGTGTCAACATGCACCTCCGAATTCTGATCAGCGACTTCGATGATAAAACAAAAATGTTGAAAAAAATCTCGTATCTTTAGTTGTGCCAACATAGACATAACAGTTGGACAGGTGCTATTATGAAATTCTTCGGTTTCATTAGAAACCAAAAAACCGGGTAAATTTAACACTCCATCAGAATTTGCAACATGGTGATAAAGTGCAAGTAATTCTTTGCTTAAGGCTGGAACAAGGTCGGGAGAAATATTAGCTGGATGGCACAACCAGTCTGGTGTAGTGAGTTGGTGTTTGTACATTAAATTATTTACTCCACTTTAACTGATAGAATGTGGCCAGTGCGGGATTTCGGAATGTGAATGTGACGTGGCTGACTTCTGATTCGGTCCAGGCAAATTCATCATACACCGGCTTTTGATAGCGCCAGACATAGTCTTGATTCACTACAAGTCCGTCTGCATCCAGTTGATGCTTGTAGGCCAAGGCCTGTTGAGAACCACAATCAAGCCGTACGTAGTTCACTGTGTCCATGGCATAGTCGAAATAGCAAGGCATCGCGGTGATCACGGAACCAAAAGGTCATGTAATCTTGGGTGATTTCTGTGATGTATCTGTCACCGGGCAGGCCAAACAGTTCTACTATGTTGGCCATGCGCATGTTCCACAGTTCCATGTAGTCGTCCCGAGCCCAGTGCAGGGTCAGGCCATGTGTGTGTTCAGGGCTGTACAAGATACACTGTCCTTATGTGTTGATCAGCACTTTCCCAGTCCATTTTGTAAAACAGCACGTAATCTGTTATGTCGAAATGATTGCAAAAACTCTGTCCGTATCTAAGACCTCGAATGCCATCAAACGTGAATTCCAGTCGCCAAGCCTCGTAGGCTGCTTCAGTAATGCTGTGCTGACGTTCTACTCCTTCGGCCATGTTCATCAAGTCTGCTGTCATGTTTTCAAACGCATCATTACCCATATGGTCCTTTTAATACCCAAATCAAATGTTCATGGCGATCATGCCAACGATAATCAGGTGTGGCCCAGCCATCAGACCACCTAACACAACCACGGTAAGCATGTTGCAACCAAATAATTTTTCTAGTGATTTCACAGCGGTGTGGCCACCATGCAAACTCCACGGCCCACTTAGCTCGAGAATGAAATGCCTGATCCGCTTCTTTTAGACTTTTAATTGAATAGCCTAAACTGGCTCTGTGATCGTTGTAGTTGTGACCGAGCATCAGTCCCAGAGCGAAGAAAAATATTTTCCAAACAAGCGGAAGCCGTTTTGGATGCGAGTTTCTACCACTTTCATTCCTTCGTAATCGCACTGGTAGGTATCTTTGGGACCTTTGCCCATTTGATAGTATTTGTGTTCACCTTTGGGCACTTCATTGCCTTCTTTGTCTACTGGTATCCAAAGCAGGTCATGTTCGCCTGAACGAAACGCTTCTTCCCAGGAGTCATCTACCTTGCACTCAAACGCAAAGATCATTTCATCCATGACCCAGTCCCAACGAGCAAAGTGATTGGCATCAGTGTCCCAGTCATTTTCTTTGGGCGGTGCAGATGTTGACTTCAGTTCTTCAGGCACATCCTCGTCATCCACAAACGGTGCGCCATGCTTTTTTTCTTTGAGTTGTTTCAGCATGGGCAAGATAATTGGACTCAATGTATGGTCCATGCTCCAGGTATCGTAGCGGTCAATCTTGATGTAGTTGATGGGCGGATGCACACGATCCAGTACCCACATGATGCCCCGGCTGATGGGTGTAAGACGGTCACTCCACTTTTCACACCAGTCTGGACGTTCCACAAACTGAGATTTTTCTCTACGATGATCTTCAAGACTTTGTTCCACAGTCCAACGAGCACACTTGGACCAGTCAGTCCAGAAGAACACATAGTCCAGCATGGTGTAAGGTGAGATCCAATGATCTCTATATCCGCTGATGTAAATTTTCATTGTTCAACTCCAAAATGTTTTTTAATCGCAAAAGCAAACATTTCTGCTTGATACTGACCAGCAGATTTTATTTCATAGTCATTGCCCATATTGATACAGGCTTTGGCACATTCCCGCACAATCAATTCGCAAAGTTTCTGCATCCGATCTGGTGTGGCCACATAGTAACTGCCTACATCAAAGTCCGCAGTCGCCATCTTGGCCTCGAGGGCCAACTGTTTAAACTTTTCGTTCATATTCTTCTCTTATTTGATTTAGTCTTGGACTCAACTTGCCAATGCTGATCAGTGTGCTGTGTGCTGAGGCAGGATTGAATCCATATTTCAAGGCTTGCATCAATTCCAAATGTGCGGCACCGGCCAAGCCCAGTGCATAGTCACGATCAGCCTCAGCGGCCTCTACTCGCAGTCGGCACCATTCTTCATGTACTCGGATCTGTTGCTCTGGGCTCATTGTGTACCTTCATGTAATCGCAAGCTCTGCAATGATGCTCGCTAAAGTATTCACCGTGCTTGTTATGCCAAGTAAATCCCTTATTGGTCAACCAATGGTCACCAATACTGCATAGTTCTCGGCGGCGTTCCAGCCATGTGAAATGATTTCCAAACACCAGCCACCCCCATCCTATTAAGGCAACGACAAATAATACTGCACTAATCATCATTCAACTCCTCTTGGATTGCTGGAATACATTTTGTATGCCACTGAGTCAAACACATATTCGCCAACTGACTTGAATCCCACTTTTTCCATTATTTGCATACTGGCACCATTGTTGATGTTGTGTTTGGTCAGCATTTCGATGTCAGGATTGTGTTGTTTCATCCAGTCAAACAATGCAATCATTGACTCATACATCAAGCCACAACGTTGCAGCGATGTTCGGGTCCAAAACCCCAGTTCCCACATGTTCAACTCTGTGTGTAGAGTGTGAAATTCTAAATTGCCAACCACCTGTTTAGTGAGTCGATCAAACACAAACAGGCTCCATTGTTGTTCACGTTCAAAATTCTCACGTGCTCGTTCACAATATGCTGTAGAAACTGCCAGGCTTTGTGCCTGCTTGGCCCAAGGCCATGATTCTGGCCATGTGCGAAGTTGTTTAATTACATCTGCCACAGCCGCATACACTGCCACACCATCAGTGGATCTTGGCACTCTCAAAACAAATCGATCAGTGTCAATGGATTCTGTAAACATCAAAGAATGGTGCCGGCTTTGATCAGTTGTTCAAATGTTTCAAACAAAGTTTCAAAACGAATTTGATACAGTCGGACTACTGCGTCCCAGTCTTCCTTTTCGGTGCCTTCACGGGCGCTCAACATTTTGATATCATCCAGCACTTGCCATGCCTGCATGATCTCTTGTTCCATGTCAAAACGAGTTTTTGTTTTACCAGCTTCCATCATCAATCCATATTCTCAAGGTTAAAAAGATCCAACCCACACTCCACGTGCGTTCGTTGGGACTGGGCCATCCGTCATTGGGTTCTCGGCGTGCCCAGGGCAACAAACTCCAATGACAAGGATTTCCCTTTATTATAACACAAAATCCCGAATAACGCAACCAGTTTTTTATACTTCCACTGTGACCAGGCGCCATGTATCTGCCCTTTCTTCATAGTTGACATAACCTCTTGGGTTGCACAAGATTCGACATGACCCAATTCGGTAGTCAAAGTCCTCGTGCGTGTGCCCGTGTGTCCATAACTTGATCTGTGGGTGATCCAAAATAAAGTCATCCAGTTCACTACTGTACCCACCATTCATTATGGCCTCATGGGCATATTTTGGATGGGTGCTGAGCCTGCTGGGTGCATGATGCCCTACCACAACATAGCGTCCGGCAGGATTGGACTCCACAGTGGTTCGAACAAATGCCAACATGGCATCATGGTCATTGGCAGCATCTGTGGTGGTAAACCGACTGCCCCATTGATCATTGTCTTTGGCCGTATTGTCTACACAACGAAAATCATTCATCATGCGTGAAATCTCATGCAAGGTACGAACACTACGCTTATTCATGTCAGTCCATAATGTGCCACCAATGAATGTGATGTCATCCAGCACAAAAGTTTCTTTTTCAAGTATGTGCAAGTTGGGCAAATATCTCAGGACATCTTTGAAGTGCGGCACAGTCTTGGCAAAGTCACCATGATAGTGTTCGTGATTGCCCACAATGAAAATCACATGCGGAAATCTCTCACTGCATCGTTGGAAGAACGCATGAAATCGGTTACTGCGATATTCTTCACCCATGGTGTTGTAAAGATCACGTTGCGTCATATCGTTGGCAATGCAAATGTCACCACCCAGGATTAGGACGTCAGCGCCGCTGTCGTTGTCAAAGTCTAGGTCACCAAACTCTAGGTGTACGTCAGATACCAATGCTATTTTCATTTTGTTTCTTTAATTCTTTGAGTTGCGATTTCAGCGTGGCCACTGCTGTCTTGTCACCATCATAAATGGCCGCATCCTTGTTGGGATACCTCTCACGAAACCGTTCACGTATTTCCTTCAAATCACGCCCTTGACAAACAAAGTCGTTGGTGACACTATTATAACAGAAATATTGATCATGCTCGTGTTCCACTGTGAGTGCAATCAGCCGTTCTTCATCCAAGGCCTGCCCCACTGAAGACAATTCTTCAGTGAGTTCTTGAGAAAACCGGTGTATCAACCAGGCTTCCAGCAGGCCAAATGCTATGGTAACTGCAAAGTATATCAGTCCAAACCAAATTAAAAAGTCACCGAATTCCATGAGAAACTGTCCTATGTCTGTCATATATTTACTTTCAGGTTGATTGACTTCGGCGCATGGTCAAGTATTCTTGCCACTGCACCCACTTGTTCTTGACCAGGAAGCCCCAGTCGCGTTGTTTGATGCCGGGCATGAACAGTGTCCAACATGTCACTGCTGGATCCAATTCAATTCTGTGATAGGTGTTGGCACTGGCCCATCTAAAACTGCCGGGCTTGCGCCACACACAATACTCGTGTATCTTTTGACCACGTGTGTTAAACACCGGAATCCATTCCCAGTAACCACCCTTCAATATAATAGTAAAGTAAGGCCAGGGATGATCATGCACATCGTCTGGATCCGACTTCAAAAATTTATGCACAAAGATGTTGAATGGGAATCGTTTTCTATCCTTAAGAAACACGTAGTAGCGTTCCAAATAAGGTTCGCCATTCACACGGTCCATGATCACACGGTGCCGATCCCAACGTTGGAAGAGTTCTTTAATCATAGTGTATTATACACGATACAGAATTATCGGTCAAGAAAAAGCCCTACCAGTTGTAGGGCTTTTGTCATGTGTGTCCAGTGTGAATTGGACAGCGAGTTGGTTTAGACCAAACCAAGTGCCATTGCTTTGTAACCAGCGGCAACCAATTTGCGGCTGGGTTTGCCAATCACATACTCTGTGACTTTAACGCCATTGCCAGCTTTGCGGCTGTTGGCATAAACTGCATAACCAGCTTGGCGAACACGGCTGACTTCAGCGCTGATGTTCTTGATGCCAAAACGCTTTTCAGCTTGGCTGGCAGTCACTGTTTCGCCATTGTACAAGGCATGGAACAGTTTGTAGGTCTTGGTTTCGGGATTGAAATGCATCATAAAATACTCCTTTAAATAAAAAATTAGCTGTTGCATCACAGCATTCCACAAGTATACACGGGTTTGTATTACAATGCAACAAATTTTGAGTATCAGTTTTGCCAGACTAAATATTATTGTGATGAAAGTCACAGCTCGTGTTAGACACACATACACACAAAGGAGAAAAATATGAGCAAAACACCTTACGAGATCCGTCTCGAACTTCTGAACCTGGCCAAAGAAATTCTTCAAACGCCAATTTACCAAACCCGCGAAGCCAAGTTACAGGAATACCATTCCAAGTTAACTGATGCCAACCGGGAAAGTCATCCGTTCCCAACCTTGCCTGATTTTCCGTCCAGCACGGATATTGTGGCCAAGGCCGAAGAACTTAAAAAGTTCGTAGACGCGGCGTAACCAAAGAAAAACCACCCTAGGGTGGTTTTTTATGAGTCCGGCAAGAAATTTATTTCTTGTTGAAGGCCCAATAGATCACTGCAATTGAAACCAAGCCAACCAAACCTTGGCTGCCTAGTGCAGTTACCAATTTGACTATGCTGGAAACAACATCAATTGCCAAGAAAGGCACTGCGGCACCAAACAAGATTTGGAGCACAACACCAACTGCAATCAACTTAATACCAAGGTCAACTACGTGACCCAACAGGCCTGAGGCCATTTCAAACGCTTTGTCCATTTAAGACTCCTTTAAAAACAAACTTCTTAGTTTGTGGACAAATATTTAAGGAGTACTATACAAACCCAGTATATTTCCCGGGTTTTTTGGTTGTTTTAGGCAACTGTGCTTAATTTGCGCCAAATTGCTGCCTGCTCAATTTTGCGTATATAATCCGTTCTGCAATAGCCAACATCATCACGCCACATGCCAACAGCCTCATAACTGCCGTGGCACTGTGGTGGTGCCGATTCCGAAATCCAACGCTGTAATGCCCAGATGGTCTGTCGATTGGCAGTGTCTGCACAGGCAAACGCACGTTCATAATCGTGTGCCAGCATACTTTCCAAATAGCCGCCAGGAGCCCATCCCCGAAGCAAATAGTTCTCAATGGCTTCTTGCGTTTCCAAGGACAATTCCATACCCATGTTTCGCAGGTCTTTGGTTCGCCAATCTATCATTGTACACCTTTGACATGTTTACAATCACCACGGAACTTGAAGCCTGAGCAAGTGCATGAGTATTCACCACGTAGTTCGGTTACTCGATAAACGTCACCCTTGCTGCCTTGCACTTCAATCACACGCCCTTCTGGCACTTCGGCCTCAACGTCAATTTTGAACTGCTCGGGATTGAGTTTGAACTTGCGTCCACGAATGTCAATGCGAATGGGTTTGCTGAACTTTTGGGGCAGGCCGCGACCATGTCGGACATACGCATACATCTTGCTCTTGCTGTCGTCCAACAAGTAGATGTGGTTGTCACTTTTGGCATCAGCCCATTCTGTAGTTTCAGCAAACCATTTCATTTGGCCATGATCCTTGCTAGTACGGCACGAGCCTCAACAAGATCTTCGGTTTCAAGTGCTTGCTCAATTGTCTCATTGTGTGTGTGAGCATAATTGGCCATGGGCTGCCAGGCAGTGTATGGTTGTGTCCATTCCCAACGGATTGAATTGTTTTCCATAATTAGTCCTTGAGTAAATCAACTTGAACATTGTGTTGCTTGCCGGCAAAAATGCTGTTGGTGCCCCAGCCAGTGGGCTGTTGTCGGCACATGGCAAACGCCAGCTCACGTTGAGCCTGCAGATTTTGCAGAGCTGTGATCACTGCCTGCTGGGCAGAGTAGGTAGCAAAATTCTCAACGTCTGAGATTCGGCAGTACATGCCAACATTGTCCACAATAAAACGGATTTTTTGGCTGTTGTTCAAGCCTTGTATCAGTCGCTGTTTACGCATCTCAACTCCTTTTGTTACAATATGTCCATATTATAGCATTTGGGCAATTTCTGGTCAATCCTTTTTTGCCAATTTTTCAATTTCTTTGTTGCGTTCCAAAGTTGCTAATACCATAGTATACATTTGATAGATCAAAAACAAAAGTATACCGCCTACAAAAGTATTAACAACTGCCTGACCCCCGTATGTTTCTGCGGCCACTGCAATCACACCTTGTGCAACAATAGTAAATGCAAGAATACCTGCTACGATTGCGGCTGCTTTGACTTTGAGATTCATAAATTACCTTTCTTTGTTTGTATGCCACAATTATAGCATTTGGCGAATTATTGGTCAACCACCCCAAAAGTAGTACCAAAGTAGTACTCAGTAGAAACCATGAGATAAATATCAGTGCAAATCAAGGAAAAACCATGTTAGAAAAACTACTAGAACGCCTGGCCGAAATGTTCCCGGACAGCGATTACCAAAGCAGACTGGAACGTTACATTGCCAGTCGCAATCCGCAAAATGCCGCTGATGTGGAACACTGGGAACGTCAGTACTTTCAAGACCAACAAAGAGGTCTAGTGTGAAATATCTTCGAGCCATTTATGAGGCAATGATCAAAAATCGCGAACGTCAAGCACAGGCATATCGCAGTGGTTATCGCTACTATTACTGATTTACACTGACTCAGGCATGTAGCAATAAATATTATTAATGCCAAATCCCAAAATATTCTGTAATGTGCCTTGGTTCCACATGCAACTTTACCATGACGGTAGTTATGGACTGTGTTGCAGTGAGCGAGCGCCGGTGTTTGATGGCTACGCAAAACAACCCGAATCAATCAAACCCAATATCAAAACCACCAGCATTCGTGACTGGTACCGTGGTGAAAAGATGAAACGATACCGTGAGTCCATGCTGGCCGATCAACCCTTGGCCGAATGTGCCGGTTGCTATCAAGACGAGCAGTATGGCAACGACAGTTATCGCAACACACAAAATTGGCGCAGTGTGATATTCACACAGCAAAACTTCCAGCAAAGTTTTGAACAAAGTCCACACCATGATGTGTTTGTCAGCGAGCAATCTGGCCAGGCCCTGGATGAACACTATGATGGCATGCCTGTGGACCTGCACATTGACATGGGCAACGAATGCAATCTCTACTGCAAACATTGCAATCCCAGTTACAGCACACAGATTGCAACCAAATACAAAATCTGGGGCATACTCAGCAAAGAAGATTACCATACCAGAATGAACTGGATGGACGACGAAGAAGTTTGGCAACGGTTCCTGAATGAACTGCTGGGCATGAAGAACCTACGCAGTGTTCACTTCATGGGCGGCGAGCCTTTTATGAGTCCAAAACTGGAAGAGTTCTTGGATTTCTTTATTCAAAACAACCGCACTGACTTTGCTGTGAGCCTGATCACCAATGGCACCATATACAGCCGGGAGATTGCTGAAAAGTTTGCCAAATTCTTCCGTGCAGACATCGACATCAGCATTGAGTCTGTGTCTGACAACAACTTCTACATTCGCCAAGGACTAGACAAAGAACTGTATTGGAACAACATTCGTTCGTTCTTGTCGCACCAAAGTGAAACATTCTGCGTGTGTTTGAAACCTACCATCACAGCACTCACAGTGCCTACATTCCCTGCCCTGACTGAATGGATGTTTGACAACAACATTGTGACAGAAAACAATACTTGTTGGAATCCTGCATACTTACGTGCGGCTGCATTGCCCTTGACGATCAGACAAAGTTACTTTGCTGAATACGAGCGTGTGTTGAGCAAGTTGGCTGAATATATCAAACAAGACCAACATCCAGACATGCCGCAGTCAAGAGAGCACGGAAAGAATGCACTGAATCTCTACAATGAACTCAACAGTGTGTACAAAATGATTCAGATTCCCGAATTGCCCAATGCCGAAGCACTCAAAGTAGAACTGGTTGGTTGGTTAAACAAATGGGATAAATTGTGCAATCTCAATGCCAAAGATTACTATCCTGAATGGGGCAACTTTTTAGATCAATATGGATATGAAAAAATATCAAACTGACATTGAAATAGATGTTGTTCCCACGTATCATCAGGATGCTCCACGTATTGCATATGGTCATGACAACACAGTGATCAATCACATTACCTTGAGTCAACTGTGTACCTTGAGATTTGCATTTGATCTAACACCTGGGACACATTCAGTGTTTGTGGATCTGCTGAACAAAACTGATGCTGACTGTGTGCCTGATCAGGGCTTGGACAAATACATCACCATTGGTGCTGTGCGAATCAATGGCATACACTTGCCGCGTTTTAACTGGCTGGCCACGTATGAGCCTGTGTTTCCTGAACCCTGGTACAGTCAGCAAAATCCCCGACCGAATCCTGTTCAAGCCGGGGAAACACATCTGGGGTGGAATGGCAGATGGCAGTTGAAGTTTGATGCTCCTGTGTTTTCCTGGATACATCAACTGGAAAACATGGGCTGGATCTGGCCCATAGATTAACGTTTGTCTATGACCTTGTCGGCTAGGCCATAGTCAACTGCTTCCTGTGCAGTCATGAAGTTGTCACGTTCCATGTCAGTGCGCAGGGTTTCAAAGTCCCGGCCGGTATGCTGTACATAGATATCAGTCAATACCTTTTTCCAACGCAACAGTTCTCGGGCTTGAATTTCCACATCAGTGGCCTGTCCTGATGCTCCGCCCAAGGGTTGGTGAATCATGTGTCGGGCATTGGGCAGTATGTAACGATGCCCCTTGGTACCTGCTGTGGCCAATAGGCTACCCATCGAAGCAGCCTGTCCCATCACAATGGTGTGAATGTCTGGTTTGATAAAGTTCATGGTGTCGTAAATGGCCATGCCTGCTGTGACACTGCCGCCCGGACTGTTGATGTACAAGCTGATGGCTTTGTCCGGATTGTCTGCCTCTAAAAACAACAACTGTGCAGTGATCAAACTGCTGGTAGCTGAGTTGACTTCGCCGTCCATGATGATCACTCTATCTCGTAATAATCTGCTGTAGATATCGTAACTGCGTTCACCTTTCATGGTGTGTTCTAAAACTATGGGTACTAAATTTGGCACAGGGTCTCCTTGTTGATTGCATAAGTATAGCATAATTCTTGGAAAACACCAATGCGCGATTTACTCAATTTACTCGATAATGTACTGGCTGAAGCGTCTCTTCAACCATCTAAATTACGCCCGCAATATTTGCAAAATTTAATAGATTTGATTTCAAATGACAAACCTGTCCCTCTTGTGGGAAGTGCCCATGCAAAATATGGCGAGGCTGCAATATTTAAAAAATCTGTAGCCCGTGAATTAAAACAGTTGTTGGCGCAGTACAAAGATACCAAAAATAAAAGTGGTTACATGGATATCCAGGACTTTCCTAAATTAATAACCAAAGATGGTACTGCAATTCCGTTGACCTTGATTGACAAAGGCAAAGAAGTCAAAGGGGTTGAACAAGATTATAACATTGGAGACATTGGAGAAATTGCATTGGGAGTTGCTGCTGGTGCAAGATTTTTTGTTGGTGGTGATGTTGCTGATTTCAATGATTTTGTATTATTGTCCAATCAGATGACAGTTGACCAATCATTTAATAAAAAAGGCGAAGTGGGAAATAGTTTAGAAATGTCATGGTCTAGTCCATTTGTTCATGGCAACGGCAAAGCGGATGAAGTAACAATTACTGTTTTGGCACCAGGTCGCAGTGTTAGAGAATTTATGAATTTCATGTCTGACGCAAATGCATTGCCCGATGACATTAAAGGAACAATTTTATCAGCTTTGGAATATGCCAACAATGCACAAAAAATTGATGCTGGTATTGAAAAAACAGCCAATGATCCAAATACCAACATGATTGAAGTTGTTTGTGATGGTATTAGTGATCAAAAAGGCACAAAGGCCGATTTGGTCATGAGCATAGATGGCGAACGTGTCAATCTTATTAGTGCTAAAACTGGGCCAAGTCAACTTGGACAAGCTAGTGGGCATGATTGGCAAAAACAAGTCAATTTTTTCAAAACCGTATTTGGCGTAGATGTATCTAAATATCAAACAATGTGGGGTACTGATAATGAATCCCATATGAAAGCATTACAAGGAATTTGGTCCACATTAGTTATTCCCAAGATACTGAAATTAACTGGCGGTGCTAGTGTACAAAAAGAAAAAGAATTAGTAACAAGTATTTCCAATGGACTGATTAGATATTCTAATAACTTCAATCCTGAAACCGGCCAGAGCGAAACCATCGACGTTGTTAAATTACTCACCAGTCCCGGAAGTCCCGGTTACGAATTGCTTAGAATTGATTCTAAACTTACCGATGCGTTACAGAAGGTTGATCTTTTTGGTGAGCCTACTGCTAATGGTCTTGGTATCCAAGTCACTGGTAGCATAAATGGTCAACCTATCAAAAATGTCAAAGACAATTTGCTATTCAAAGCAAGAAGTTATTTTAGTCCAGCTGGTAATGTAGTTAGAACAATTATCGAGGGCGGCACTTTTTTAGATAAACTAGCAACAACTACAGTAAAACCTCCTGCTCCATTGGGTGTAGTGCAAACTCCTGTTGCCGCGGCGCCTGCCCCGGCATCCCCTGTTACTCCGGCTGAAGCGCCTGCTGGTAGATTAACTGGTCCAGGTGTGAAGGCAGCTAGAAAACCCACACAGCCACAGATGACTGCCGAAGTACTGGGCAGAGAACGCCGCGGCAGTTAACGTACAAGTTCTGAAATGTGGTCACACACTTTGAGACCCATGGCTTCTATTGCCGATAGCCAAATGTCATGTGGTGGCAACAAGTTCTTCCTAATTTCATCTTCCGATAATCCTGTACACAGTTGATAGTGCGCCAACATGCGTTGTTGGGTGAGTTCAAACTCTCGCATGGTGGCAAACAGTTCATGTGCCTTGCCTTCATTGCTCCAGGAGAATTGATGGCTCAGTATTGACGTATTGGGTGTGAGCACCCTGCGTCCTGGAGTGCCAGAAATAAAGATCAACAGGCCTGCGCTGGCTATCATGCCTAGCCCCACTGTTTTGACAGGTATGAGACTGCTACGCATGACATCTATCAGGGCAAAGGCAGCACCCATGTCACCACCTTCCGAGCAAATCATCAACAGCAATTCTTTGCGTTTCTTTTTGACCACAAAGTTTTCGTGCAAGATCCATTCCACAATGGGTGCGATGTTTTCGTTGTTGACTTCGCCCATGAAAACATACATGCCATTTTCTTGCAGAGCCTGGCTGTGAGTTTGGATTGTTTCGTTTTCTGTGTTCATATAAGGTGAGAAAAGCGGCCCGAAAGCCGCTTTTATTTATACGCCGTTTATTAGTTCAGCGTTTCCTTGATCACAACACGTTCTCCTGGGGAGGAAATTGTGTCAGGATACAACTGCACACTTGGTGTGGTTTTTACCGGCGCTGGCTCAGCATTCTTGTCCATTTCTTTGAACACCTCTACACTGCGTTGATCAGCACGATCTTTCAGCTTGAGCACATCTTTGCGGCGTTGCAGTACATTGGCGTCGCCTGTGGGCAATACAACCAATGCATAACTGCGGAATCTACCGCCCTCAGCAATGCGTTTGATCTCTTTGATTTCCACACCTGTGATGTCTACACTTGGACACATTGACTTGATGGCCAATTCAGAAATTTCCATGCTGGCTTCTGTGGTGTCTTGCATGAACACTTTGGCCTGCTGACTGACCTTACCACCGGCTGCCATACAGATCTTGCCAAATGCAAATAACTTGGCCTTGTAGTCAGCCATGCTCATGTCTGAGCTCACTGCCGAGCCATTGGCGTAGACTGCTGAATTGCTTTCTGGCAATTTGGTCATCCACGCAGGAGCCTGTGTGATAGATTGATTGACCTGTGCTTCCCGATTGACCTGTGCCACTGCCACACGATTGTCGTATTGCTCTGTGGGCAATACCACCGGAGCACTGACTACTGGGGCCTGGCCAATAGGTGCAGGCTTGATTGAACTACACGCCACAAGCGCTACCAAGGGCAAAATCGCAAATACTTTTTTCATGATGTTCCTTTGAACAGTTTACAATAACACAAGTTTAACACAAAGTGAATAATTGGTCAACTACCATTTATCCACCACAACCCATTTTGAGTCGTGTACTTTGCAAATCACTCCTTGAAAGGTACGCACATCCGTCCGAATGTATGCACTGTCCAAAAAATATCTACAAGGTGCACCATTGTGCCAAAATTCTCGAGGGAAGTCTGGATGCGGTCTGAACTGATGCAGTTCAGCAATGGTTCCTGGATTGGTGCTACGCAATGCATCCAAGTCTGGACGATCACTGCATATCATGGTCTTTTCACTCACAGTTTGAGTTCGACCCACTCGAGCACGTACTTCATCTTCGGCACGACTCACCGCCACAGCACAGGCTTCTTCTCGGGGACGGTCACCTGCCCACTCATATTCGCCATGCGCACTGTGCCAGTCTGAGCCAATGCGCACACGGAATGACACCATGCATGTCTTGCCGTTGTTGATGCTGGGCACAACCTCAGGTGTGATCTTGCTACGTTCTGAGATGGTCACAGCTGAACGACTCACTGTGCGATCTTGTAGCACACATTCACCGGCCAGCACAGTGGCAGGAATAAGTGCAAGGGCTAGTAATCTTTTCATGGGCAGTACCTCAGGTGAAACAAATAGAAGTTGACTTTTGAATTAACGTCTCCGTATTTTTCTTCAAAAACATTCATCCGGTTAAAAAACACATCCTCTCGAGTGAGTCGCATGCTTTCTAAAAAAGCTCGTTGTTGATCTTTGATTCGACAATCGACTTGAAAATGATTGAGATCCTCAGCCAGCATAGGCCGCGCCGCTGGTGTACCTGTGGCACATCCGCTACACAGGCTGACAAGTATAACGCAGACTCCAAATACGCGAGCGAATTTGTCCACGACTTCTTGTGTAGTCTTCATTGGATTCCATGGGTTGTGGTGGGATGGCGGCCTGACGTTCCAGCCAGGCCGTGATAGAATTTCTGTTGCCGCAGTCATTGGGTATTGTACTGATGTCCAGGGGTGGACGATATGGTTGACTTGCACAGCCAACCACAGTCACAGTCAATAACACTGCTAAAAGTTTATTCATCACGGTTCCGATGTTTGGCTTTGCGGTTGTACACTGTCTTTGACCGTTCAACTTTTGGCTTGAACGGAGTGTCACGGCTGTACAACTCCACCGCACGACGGCGCTGGCGAGGAAGTTGTAGAGTGAAGCTGAGTGTTTTCATGATGTAATTATAGCAGATTGGCGATTACTAGTCAACCAATCAATAACTTTGGTGGCTGTGACCAATGCGATACACCACGGTGCCACGGGGAATGTCATCCTCGTCTCCGTCCATGGTGTAAGCTTCGGGCAAGCATAAACGGGACAACTCACCATAACTGTAATAACCGCTTTCGGTCACTACTAATTGTGCGTCTGGGGGCAATGCACTCAATGCCGCTATCATGTCTGCTACTGTTACGAATGCTTCCACTTTGTTCTCCTTTTTTGTTTTCATGTCCAAATTATAGCAGATCGGCAAATTCTGGTCAAGAAAAACCCTGCACTCAGCAGGGTTATCAAAAGTAGTACTTGAGTATTACTTTTTGGCAGTGGCAGTTGCTGGCTTGAATGTGTCAGCAAATTTGGTGAAGTCGAACTTCATTGCTTCCTGCACTTTTTCAGTGGTGGCCGATGCCATGGTGGTGGTGATGTCCAAAATGGCCTTGGCAGTCAATTTGGCAGTTTCGCTTTGTGCATCGATCATGCGGATCATGGGCTTGGCGATTTCTTCGTTGGTGACAACGGTATTGATGAAAGTTTTTTGTGCAGTTTGCACAGTGTCGATTACAGAATTAAACATGTTTTTTCTCCTTGTTTGTTTCGGCTATGCTTTGTTGAACCAGTGCTTCCCAGCCAGCATCGAACCAGTCAATGTTGAATGGGTTTACCAATTTGCGTACTTTGGTGTCCATCAGCGTTTTGCTGACTTCAGAAACCATTTCCAATTGAGTTTCCAGTGCGGCTTGACAAAAAGCCGTTTGTTTGGCCACAAAATTGTGCCAGGCTTTGTTCAAGATTGGATTGTCAATGTACTTGTCGATAAACTGTTTTTTACCATTTTGTATTGTGTCTATGGTTAGACTTGCTTGCTTGATCACCGTGTTCTCCTTGACAGCGAGTTACTAGATACAAGACCCGCCCCATGCGGCATCTTGTTGATCTATTGTAGCATTATTTACCTGGCAGTGCAACATTTTTTTTATTCTTTTTTAGTAAATGACTACTAAATATTTCATAGGAGATTTACAATGGAAATTATCATCATTATTGCAGTTTTGGGCGTTGCAGGATATTGGGCATACCAAACCATGAACAAAGAAAAGTCTGATGGGTCACATCCTTTGGACGCCGCAACCAAGCCAAAAACTTCTTGGCCATTTCCCGGCGGTGAAGTCGGTGAGGGCAAAATTCACGTCAAAGTTGCCGATGTTGCACCAGTGGCACCCGCAGAGCCTACAGGCAGTGAAAATCGTGTAGAAGCACCTGCACCAGTTGTGGAACAAGCACCTGCTAAAAAGCCAGCTGCCAAGAAAACGGCAGCCAAACCAGCTGCCGCTAAAAAAGCACCTGCCAAAAAGAAATCAGTTTAACAGCATCCGGGCTAGGCCAACTGAATCTATTGTTGTCAACAAGATATAGTTGGCCAGCATGCCAAAACTCTTTCGAGAGTAGGCAGCCCAAGCATACATGGCACAACCACTGATCCACACAGGATACATGTACAAAAGAGGAGGGGTTGGTACGGTGAGTGCCATGGTAATTGAGCAGCCAATACTGATAGACCAAGCCAAGAGCTCAACAACAAACCTAAAGCGATTAGTGCGATAATCATCTTGTATCCATTTAAAAATTCCAGTTAAAATATCAGGCATTGGCTTTCCATTGGTTGTATAACATTTCGCTGGCAAGATTTTTGCCTTTGGCTTCGACCTGTATGTCCCACTGACCAGCAAATTGCAAAGCCCAGTCATTCACAGCAGTGTTCCACATAAAATCAGAATGTGCTCTTAGCTTTTGTTTCTTGTAACCTTGACTGAGTAGTGCTGATAAGTCGGGTCTAACAAAGGTACTGTGTCCCATAACAACATCTTCACGGCTAACACTGTAGTGACAAACAGGGCGCACACCACGCCAAGACTCAACAACCCGTTGAGCACGTGGATCCATGGGTTGAATATATTCTCCGGTGTTGATCCAATGGTGATGAATATCCAGAGTAAGAGCCACACTATCAGCCACAGCAAGAGTAACGTCCAAACCATTGCTTATCTCATCATTCTCAATAGCGATTAAGTTCCTTGCTTCTGGGGTAAGTTTGCCCAGAGTGCGTAGGAACTTGGCAGGCCCGCCTTTGCCTGACAAATGCACATTAATTTTAAAACCATGATCATGCCAGCCAGCACCAAAGCCCATCCAACGAGCCATGTCCACATGATATTCAAATTCTAAAATACTGCGTTGAACAATTTCATCTGACTCACTGGCCAGTACACAGAACTGTCCGGGATGGAAAGATATACGCACACCCAGTCGTCTTGCGGCTTCACCTACAGGAGCAAAGATCTTTGCACAGTGTTCTTGGATCTCTGGTCGTTGCCACCAGTCAATCCAGCTTGGTTCAGTGTAGCCTTGTAGCATTTCGCTACCCAGACGTACCATGCGCCGTTCAGGTGGCAGTGTGCCCACACGTTCAATCAGTCGTACAGCCGCGGCAGCATTGTGGTTCATAATGTCCCACTGACGTTGCTCGGCTTCATCTGCGTGTTCTCGCAGCCATCGCATGGTGGTTGATCTGCCGTTTAAGTCACGGTCCTTTGCATTGACCTTCATGCCGCCAGTTTCACTGGGGTCATTGAGCCATTTGCAACAAAAGCCAATTCGAGGTGTGTTCATGTGTGTAGTATACATGAATTGTGTTTATTGGTCAACTAATTTGATCGCACCAAATCCAAGGTAACACAGTGAAAACCTCCACCCAAGGTGCGACTGTGGCGCAATTCCAACGGAATCACTGTGAAGTTTCGTTGTTCTAGCTGGGCAATTAGGTTGGTTTGGTTCCGATCCATGATCACAGTATCGGGACTCACAGCCAGCATGTTCATGCCCACCCATTTTGATGCATATGGATAATTGTGGAATCCTTGTGCCACAACATCATCCACATAGATCTTGTCCCAGTTCTCAAATACTTTGGGACAGTTGGATTCATTTACTCTAGTACCATTTAACAGCACAAGCCCTTCACGTATGGGTACAATGGTTGAATCAATATGTACGCCAGCATAGAAATTGCAAGATTCTATCTTGACATCTGGAAACTGCACACGTAGCCAGGCCAAGGCAGCGGCGTTGCATCCTGAGCTCTCCAGCACCAACCATGAGTCATTGAGTCTGCACACATTGGCTGCTTCCAGCACCATGCCTTCGTGTCTGGGCATGTGCAAATAGTGTTCAGCTTCATCAATGATGTCATAGTAGCACTGTGCTTCCATGTCCCGGCAAGGGTACATCATCACAGGGTTCACAATGGTTGAACCATACACCAACAAGCGGTCTCGGGGGCAGTAGGCACTGAGTCCGTCATGTGTTTGAAAGTTTAGACAAGGATCTGGACGTTCGACTACTACACCTAGACCTTGCAAAGTTTGAGTCAATATTTCAAGGTCTTCGTTGGCTTCGTCAATGATCCATTGGTCTACAGGTCCTGACGGCACAGGTGTTTCTTTCCAAGTGGTTTTATCGCCCTCGTTCTTGAACACAGGATCGTTGATGGGCCAATTGGCCGTGTCTGCTCGACCTACCACAATTCGTTTCAGTGGATCCCACTCGTTGTATGTTGAAATCATACCCATCCTGTTATTTGTAGTGTGTATCTTGGAGTTGGTCCCAGGTTGGCTGCCATATGCGGGGTGTCATAAGGCCACTCCACTACATTGCCTGCTTGCCAAGCTGTGTAGGGCCGATTCATGTATTCTGCATAATGCCCCGGTTGCCAATCTTCCAAGAATACCACAGCTCTGCGTATGCGTTGTTCTTGTCCGTGTAACTTGAACACATCAATATAACGCAGATACAAGTCCTGATGTGTGGGGAGGATTGTTCCAGTGCTCATTCTATAATAGCTAGTACCCACGTCTTGCCAGCCTTGCTGTTCAAATATTTTCACAAACAAATGATTCCAACTAGGCTGTGGATACCGCATGTCACACATGGATCCAGTGAACTTGTTGGCATAGCCTTGCGCCAACCAACGTTCAACGTTGACATTGTCATTGAATGATTCGTTGACATATACCAGGTCCTTGAATTCATCATCCCAGAACTTGGGGATATGTGACTTAACAACCGCGTGTGTCACCATAATGAATTACATCAATGCCTTCGATTGGCTCAAGTGTGCGCCATGGATCAACAATCACACTGCCCGGCAGTATGTGACAATAGGCTGTGGTTTCTTCTTGATCACCGGTGTAGTCATAAGTGATCTTGCGATTGTGCGCCCACAAATAAACTGCTGGCACGCCTACTAAGTCAACCACATCAGTTCTGTCATCAGCCAATGGATCCACATACATGAGATGATAACCCATTTCTTTGATGGTATGGCCTACCAATGTGCTGTAGGATCCAATGCAGTATTCAACGTCAGGTTTGTACGCTTTGCCGTGAATCACAATGGGCAAAACTTTTCCCACTGCATGATTGTTTGCATGATATATCAAAAACAGTGCCATGTTCTTGGCTTGTGCTTCTCTAGCAGTCATCACAGTGTCAAACAAGTCGTAACCAATTTTGTATTCCTTGGCCAACCAGCGCAGGGCAATGTTGTCTCGGGGATGACAAGCACCTGCATCGCCCATGCCTGCTGTCATGTATTTTGGTCCCATGATGCGCATGGTACTCTTGCTGAGAGCGTCAGTGACCACATCAACATTGATGTTGCCAATTTTGAGTGCAAAGTCTTGAACCATGTTAACAAGACCAATCTTGGCTGAAATGAATGTGTTGTAGAAGATCTTGATGGCTTCACACTCATCCCAGGTGCCAATTTCATAACGTGGATCGTTTTGCATCATGGTTTTGTACAAGTCAATCAACTCGCCAGCCAATGCATTGGGATTGCCGTCTTCGGTACCAATCATGACCATTTCAGGATTGACCATGTCCCACTTCACTGACCCCATGGCAATCAAATAAGGGTTGTACAAGAACTGATGTTTTTTATCTAGCAGTGGAACAAACTTTTTGCGTGTGGTGCCTGGCAGCACAGTACTGATCAACACAACTTTTTTAGAAGTTTTGGCGTATTTGTTCACGTTGTTGATGGCATCGATCACAGCATCATATTCGAAGTCTCTGGGTTCTAAATGACTGCTGGGCGCACTGCCATCGTAACCTTTGGCATGTGGTGTGGGCACAGCAATAAAGATCCATTCACTTTTGTTTACAAGTTCATCAATGTCGCAAACTTTTACTGAGCTACTGACTCGTGGGTAAATATCGTAACCGCGCACTTCGTGTTTTTCGGCCATGACTTCAGCACAATCAAGGCCCAATTTACCAATTCCAATAAACCCAATTTTTTTCTTCATATGAGCGTTCCCTTAGACAGATTATATCATTACTTGGCGGACATTGTCAACCACGATCTAATAATTTATCGCTGGGCGCCACACGGCTCAAGAAAACTTGAAGATTTAAATCAACTGACCATTTATTTTGGGCGGCAAACGGTGACTGATGCACCAATGATCTGCCATGATCAAGAACCCTTGATTTGGAACTACTACACCAGAGAACAAATCAAAACTCAAACCAAAAACAACTATTTGAATCAAAATAGTGCCACCAGAATAGAAGGCTACAATCCTGATTGGTTAACTGATGATGCAGTGCTTGAATACACTGCCGATCAATATTTGCGATCACTCACAGCTTGTATCAATCAATACGATCTCACATTGTTGTTGCACTCAGAACAAAACAGCGCCAATGTTGAGGTATTTGCCAAACATGGATTTGTACCTGTTTACTACTGGAGCCATGCTGTGATCTCTCAAGATTGGTTTAGATATGCTGAGCATGATCCAAGTCTTGGTTTCAGCTGGCATAAAATAAAAAAAGATTTTTTAATTTATAATCGAGCATGGAGTGGCACTAGAGAATATCGTTTGTTTTTTACTGAACTGTTGTGCAATCATGGACTGCAAACCTGTGCAAATACCAGCTTTAGTATCACTGACAATCAAGTAGACTATCGTAATCATGCCTTTGTCAACAACAATTTACGCATAACCAGTGTTGACTTACACACCTATTTGCCAAGCAACACCACTGACAGTTCATACAGTGCGGATTACAACTCAACGGACTACAGCGAGTCAGCCATTGAAATAGTATTAGAAACTGTGTTTGATGATCAACGGTGGCATCTCACAGAAAAAACTTTAAGGCCCATTGCCTGTGGCAAACCTTTTATATTGGCAGCCACTCCAGGCAGTTTGCAATATCTTAGAAACTATGGTTTTGAAACATTCTCAGACTATATCAATGAGTCATATGATTCAATAACTGAGCCGCACTTGAGATTACAGGCCATAGTTAAAGAAATGCAAAGAATCAGCCAACTTGACACATCAACAAAACAACAACTCATGATTGATCTTGACAGAATTTGCCAACACAATCGACAACATTTTTTTAACAAGTTTTTTGATCAAGTAATACAAGAATACAAAACAAATTTAGATCATGCCATGACTATTATGGATCAAAATCGAACTGGGAAACATCTAAGAAAAATTCATGAGATACTGCTCAAAAAATAATCTATTGTTATATAAATTTCTTTCATTCCATAAGTATTTTAACCTGCAAAGGAAGCACATATGAGTTGGTTTAAACGAGCACCGCGACGAAACGAACCCCAAAAACCCCACGTATATCATCCTCCCCAAAATACCCCAGCTACAGAACGCATGCTGGAAGAAGCCAAAGCCTCTGGCCCAGACAAAAAGAAGAAAAAAGTCAAATCACTGTAATACTACTGTAACATCTTTGTGTTTAAATAATTTGTGCATCGCACATTCACAAAGGAACAAACACATGAAAAAAATCTTGGTAATAATTGCGGCATCATTGTACTTGATGAGTCCACAAGCAAATGCAGAAACAATCACAGGGGCAGGTTCAACATTTGCCTTTCCCATGTTCTCTAAATGGTCAGAAGCTTACAGAGAAAAATCTGATGTGCAACTAAACTATCAAAGCATTGGTAGTTCCGGCGGCATCAAGCAAATCAAAGCAGGTACAGTGGATTTTGGTGCCAGTGATGCACCCATGAAAGGTGATGAATTAACAGCCGCTGGCTTGATCCAGTTTCCTGCTGTGCTGGGCGGCGTGGTGCCAATCATCAATGTAGAAGGCATCAAACCTGGCGAGTTGCAGTTGACCGGTGAAGTACTGGCCAAGATCTTTGTGGGACACATTGTGACGTGGAACGACAAGCGTATCCAAGACTTGAACCCCAAGGTTAAATTGCCTGCCGAACCCATCACAGTGGTGCATCGTGCGGATGGGTCAGGTACAACATTTATTTTCACAGACTACTTGACTGAAGTCAGCCCACTGTGGAAAGACGAAGTTGGCAAAGGCGCCGCTGTGAAATGGCCTGCCACCAGCAGTGTGGGCGGCAAAGGCAATGAAGGTGTTGCTGCCAATGTAACACGTATCAAAAATTCCATTGGCTACGTAGAATATGCTTATGCCAAGAAAAACAAAATCAGCTATGCACGTTTGCAAAATCGCGACGGCAAATGGGTCGAGCCCGATGATCTGACATTTGCGGCAGCGGCTGCCGGTGCTGATTGGTTCAGTGTTCCGGGCATGGGCATCAGTTTGGTAAATCAAAAGGGTGCGCAATCATGGCCCATCACAGGTGCTGTGTTTGTGCTGATGTATCGTGAACCCAAAAATGCAAAGACTGGTCAAGAAGTCATCAAATTCTTTGACTGGAGTTTTGTAAACGGTGGTAAAATGGCTGCAGATCTTGACTATGTGCCATTGCCAAAAGCTGTTACGGATCGCATTCGTAGCGAAGTTTGGACACAGGTCAAGAAATAGTTGTATTGTTAGTAGAAATACTATATAATAAACCCATAGTAATTTACAAAGGAGAAACTATGAAATTTAAGAATATTTTAATTGCGGCATTGGTTGCTGTCGGCGTTGCTGGCACTGCTCAAGCACAAAACAACACACAAGTGTATGGTGTGGTTGGCGCTGGCATTGTCAGTGGCAGTGGCTTTACCAGCAGTAACAGTGATTTCACTGGTGTTGCAGACCAAGCTCACAACAGCAATCGCTTTGGTATCAAAGGTTCAGAAGACCTTGGTGATGGTTTGAAAGCCAATTTCCAATTGGAAGGCAACATGAGTTTGCGCACTGGCGCTGCTGGCAAAGACTCAGCAGGCACAGGCACCAATGGTACTGTGTTGTTTGACCGCGAAGCCAATGTGGGCCTCAGCGGCAGCTTTGGTGAAGTCAAATTGGGTCGTGGCAAAAACTTTTTGTACAACGTGCTAGATGAATTTGATAGCCGTGGCAACTGGAACTTTGGTGGTATGAAACCCATTGCTCGTTATGCTGGTTTCTACTCAGGTTCAGGTGTGAGCCGCTTTGACAACATGGTTCGCTGGTCCAGCAAAGACTACAGCGGTTTCAAGTTTGACTACGCCAAAGCATTTGGCAACCAGCCCGATGACACTGCTTATAAATCTGGTACCAACGTAGGTGTTCGTTACACCGCAGGCCCGTTGGACTTGGCATACACACACGAAGAAGTGCGTTTGAGCAGTTCAGTTATCAGTGAAAAGATTGATTTGTATGCTGTGAAATATGATGTTACGCCTGCATTAACTGTAAATGCAGGCTATGCTAAGACTGACAATCCCACAGCACAAACCAACTACTATGCCAGCTCAACCAAGGCCGATGGCAAGACTGATGCTGAAACAACATTTGTTGGCGCCAAGTACAAAGTCAATGCCAATCTTGGCGTAAATGGCGGTTACTACATGGTCAAAGACAAAGTCACTGCTGGCATTAACAATGTCAAAATGACTGCTGTTGGCGTGACTTATGATTTCAGCAAGCGCACACAAGTGTTTGCCGACTATGTGGTTGCAACTCGTGCATCAGGTGCTACTGCTCCGTTTACTGTGTATGATCGTTGGGTTCCCAGCCAGGACACATCAACTTTCAGCGACAGCAAATACAAGCAGAATGCTGTGGCAGTTGGTATCCAACATCGCTTCTAATAGAAAAATCGACCGCAACGATAGAGCGGCACTGGAACTCGTAACCAGTACTAAAGGCCCAGAAGGGCCTTTTTTTTATGACCGCATGATTTGGTCGGTAAACTCTACCAGTTCTGCATGACGATTACCGGTCCAATGTCGGCGCATCCAGGAATAGCCATCATACCAAAATTTATCTGCTTCAGGATGACATCCTATCAAACCAATTCTGTTTTGTATGATGGCCATGGCATCACCGTTGACATAAGTTGACACAGTTTCAAACTTGGTGTTGTCTCCTACTAGAGCACATCCATCATACCAGAACATGTGATCAGGTCGGCCGCGCCAGGTAATAGACATGTTTTTGGCATGCGGTCTGCGTGTGTCTGCACCTGGACGTTTCAAGTATTGCACAGCATCTACATCTTGTAATACATTGAGATAGTGGCTTCCTGCCCAGTACGCACCCATGCAAATGCCCAGGTACCTGCCCCCGTCAGCAATAAATTTACGCACACGGTCGCCATTATTTTTGAACAGTTGTTTAAAGACATCTGCGTCACCTATGCCCCCGGGCACAGCAACCATGTCCACATCATCAAAGAACACATTCTCCACACGATTCTTTGAGAACAGTTTGAAGTTGTAGTAGGGACTCAATGCCTGTATCATGCCATTTCCGCATTGGACTGAGCATTTGGGATCGTATATGAACAGGGCTATGGTGGGTTTCACTGGGTATTTATGTGCCAACATATTACACATTTATGTGATGGCAGTTTGTAATGTTACTGTAACACATATAGATTTAAATAATACATGCAAAAAACTTATCGCAGTATTTTTATCAGCGATGTTCATCTTGGCACCAAAGACTGCCAGGCTGACAAACTCAACAACTTTCTCAAACACAACACCTGCGAAACACTATATCTTGTAGGAGACATAATAGATGCCTGGAAAATCAAACAAAACAAGTGGCGATGGAAACAAAGTCACACCAATGTCATCCGCCGCGTTCTGGGCCATAGCAAGCGTGGTACTAGGGTTGTATATGTGGCTGGTAATCATGACGAGTTTTTAAGACCTTTCATGCACTATGGCATTGGGTTTGGCATAATTGAATTGGTAAATCAAACAGAGCATATAGGTGCAGACGGCCGACACTATCTAGTAGTGCATGGAGATTTATTTGACGGTATTACTAGACTGGCGCCGTGGTTGGCAATGTTAGGAGACAAAGCATATGATTTCATTCTTGGCCTCAATACTCGGATCAATTGGATTCGTCATCGTTTCGGTTTTGGGTACTTTAGCCTTAGCCTGTTCCTTAAACATCGGGTCAAAAAAGCAGTAGACTTTATATTTCACTTTGAACACAATCTTGCTCAATACTGCAAGAAACGTGGATTTGACGGTGTGATCTGTGGACACATACATCACGCAGAAATCAAAGATATAGATGGCATTGTGTACATGAATGACGGTGACTGGGTAGAGTCATGCACAGCCTTGGTAGAGCGGCATGATGGCACATGGGAAATTGTAACTTGGACACAGGAGAGCGACAATGTGGTTGATGATATTGATAGCAGTACACACAACGAACCCGCAAGATCAACCCGGAAGAATAGAATTAGTTTTCCCAAATCAAATCAGTTGCGAGCAGGTGCTGGCGACTATGAAATATGATTTAAAGTTTAAAACATTCAAGGTAACAGGGCAATGTCAAAAACAATCTTGATCGTTACAGACAACTTACCGGATCAAATCAATGGCGTGGTTACAACCTATAAAAATATTGAGGCGCATGCGATTCTGGACAACTATCGTGTTGTATATCTTGATCCCGGGCGGTTCCGCTACTTTGATTGCCCTGGCTACCACCAAGTCAAGATTGCCATTCCCCGGAATGTGGGCGCGATACTTGAGGAGATCCGTCCGGATCATATCCACATCGCCACAGAAGGTCCTGTTGGTCTGCGTGTTAGACAATATCTTGACAAACATCATTATCGCTACAACACTGCTTATCATACTAAATTTCCAGAAGGACTTAGAAAACTGTTTGGCATACCTGAAGCCATTACTTGGCCTCTAGTGCGTTGGTTTCATAAGCATAGCGGTAAGGTGTTGACTACAACCGAAACTATGGTGCAAGAGTTACGTGAGCATGGATTTGACGGCGACATTGTGCCATGGACTCGCGGTGTAGACCGTGAAATATTTTATCCCAGAGAACGCTTGCCCAATGATAAGACTGTCTTGGTGTGTGTCAGCAGAGTCAGCAAAGAAAAGAACTTGGATGATTTCTGCGGCATGAGCTATCCCAACTCACGCAAGATTTTGGTAGGCGATGGACCGTATCGTGCAGAATTGCAATCACGTTATCCAGACGTAGAGTATGTGGGATTCAAAACTGGTGCTGATCTAGCCTACTACTACAACCTAGCAGATGTATTTGTGTTTCCCAGTCAGTGGGAAACATTTGGCATTGTGATGATTGAAGCCATGGCCTGCGGAACTCCAGTGGCTGCTTATCCTGCTACAGGACCACTGGATGTCATAGACGAAGGCATCACAGGATGCATGAATCCTTACTTGAAACAAGCTGTCACCGATTGCTTGTTCTTGCCCAGACATCGTGTGTGGGACGGCAGTCAACGCTGGTCATGGCAAACAGCATGGGAAATTTTTAGAGACAATCTGGTACCTGTTGTGTAATAAATATCACACAGGAGAAGCCACTATGAAAAACACAGCAGTGGCGTTGTTATTCTGCCTAATCAGCTCTATAGCCCACGCCCAACAAATTGTCGACATGCAAAAGCAGATCAAATGTTCTGACGCACAAAGCGTGATGAGTTATTTTTCAATTAACTTTCAAGAAACACCATTATGGGTGGGCAAAACCAACACAGGCACACATATCACACTGTTGGTCAACCGGGAAAAACGATCATGGACCATGATTGAATATGACGCCAGCATGGCCTGCGTGTTGGGTGCCGGCGAAACTTCAAGCAAACCTGAAATTTAAACCGTCTTGTCGATGTAGCCAGTCCAGTAGTCACCTGGTGGATTGGCTTGATATTTTTCCACACGTTGCAACAAGTTAGAATAAAAACTGTCTAACTCTCCATTCCAATGTCCTATCAGCCCTTTGATGGCATGCAGACAATACTCCCAATTTTGATCTCTATAGGCCTGCATCATGTCAGTGTGAACTTTGATGTATGCCTCCATCAAAGGGAAGTCAGTAAGCGGAACTTTTTCAATCACACAATAACTGGTGCGTTTGTCGCTGTTGGGAGGAAATACAAATGTATCTAATTCCAACACTGTATAGTTGTCTGGCAGTTTATCTAATGCGTCTCCAAATATAATGTTCATACATTTTCCTTTTAAATATGTATCATGAGTTTTGCGTTTGATTTAATTTCTGATTTACACACTGAAACCTGGCCCGGATTTGATTGGTCAGGCCTGGCCACCAGTCCTTATTGCGTTGTAGCTGGTGATATTGCACGTGACCGCACAGTGGTTGTTGATTCGTTAAGGCATCTTGGACAATGTTATCAGGCGGTGTTTTACGTAGACGGCAATGACGAACACAGATATTATCTTAACGATTTAAACAGCAGTTATGCAGATCTTGCTAAAAAAATAAGAAGAATACCCAATGTGGTATACTTGCAAGACAATGTTGCAGTGGTTGACGGGGTAGCAATCATAGGCACAAATGGTTGGTGGACTTATGATTTCGATCTCAGTATTGATGCAGAGCAGTCATCGCTTTGGTTTCAAGATTATGCCAAGGTCAACGGCACCGTGGCCAAAACTGTGGGACGCATGGCCCGAACCGACAGTACTTACATGATTGGCAGTGTGAAACGTCTGCAAACTCACAATGACGTCAACAAGATTGTGTGTGTCACGCACACGGTGCCCAATGCAAGTTTGGTTGCACACGACATCGGATTGGCAGAAACTCTAAGATTCAATACCATGGGCAACAGTTTTATGATGCAGGCCTTGAGTGCAGACACAGAGAAGAAATTGCACACCTGGTGTTTTGGTCACTATCATGGATCAGTGGATCAAATACGTCAAGGTGTGCGGTTTGTCAACAACTGCAGAGGTCGAGGTGATACTGAGTGGAAACAACATGTATACCATCCCTTGCGCATTGTTGTAGACGATTAATTTACAGTTTCAGGTTCCAGCTTGATTTGCAGTGGAAAACTTTGTGATCTTGCGCTGATTGTGACTTCGATGCCTTTTTGTTCGGCAACTTCGTAAGGCAACACTGCCACTGTGGCTTGTCCTGCTTGATGAATGTCTATGGTGATTTGTTCGGCAGTGGCCGGTGTGTAGTCAAAATATTCGACCAGGCTGTCCACAACAAATTCCATTGTGGTTTGGTTATCGTTCAAGTAGATAACTTTAAACATAGGCGGCTCTATTACGGCCTCTGATGGTTTGATTCGTGTGCGGGTATCGCTGTGTGCCATTTCTATTCCTTGCTTTGCTACTCAATTAGTGACAGCAGGATTGCTGTCACTGTATTTACATTATATTACTCTTTGTAGGTAATTGCAATGGTCTTTGGCTTGTCTTGTTCGGGTACTTCGCGTTTTAAATGTACGCTGAGTATGCCCAGTTCAAGATGAGCATTGCTGATCTCTACATAGTCGGCTAATGTAAACTCTCTACGGAAACTGCGTTCGCTTATGCCTTTGTGCAAATATTTTGCAGTGGCGTCTTCGTTGTCCACCGTCTCACGGCTGTGCTTGCCTTCAATGATCAAGGTTTTCTTGTCCTTGGTCACTGTGAGGTCATCTGCTCCAAAGCCGGCCACAGCCACTGAGATCATGTACTCATCATCGTTGATTTGCACAATGTCATAAGGTGGATAGTTGCTGTTGCTTTGTTGAGCGTTGACACGCATGATCTCATCAAACATGTTATCAAAACCAATACCAAATTTGTGAAGTGCGGGAAGATCGAAACTGCGAAGGGTTAGAGTTTTTGTCATTTGTTTTCTCCTTTATTAAGCAAGATGACATTTTGAATTGTAGCCCCACCATGGGCACTACATCAGTATTTATTATAACACAACCCAGAATTATATTTTGTTATTTAGGTCAGACACAATGCGATATTGGAAATTATAGTGTGGATTCCAAGTTATTGCCCAAAAAGAATAATTTTCGTCTTGGTCAAAAGTCACACGATGTGTGCGTTTGATAGTTTTTTCACGATATTCGATGCTGTATCGTTTGCCCCACTCCAGTAATTCTTTGCGTAACAATAAAAATTCACCACTGGTTTTAATTCCCGACAAATCAAACTCAATGTACATCAGTGTGTGCGGGGAGGGAGTTGTTGACTTTCAAGTTTTTTGCGCCAACGATTTTTTGCGGCACTGTGTTTGAGTTTACGAGCTGTGGTGGGTTTGATGTAAAATTCACGTGCCCTGAGATCTTCTAATACCCCAGAATTCTGAACTTTTTTCTTGAATTTGCGAAGAGCTTTTTCTATGTTGTTGTCTTGTACCAACACTGATCTAGCATGCGACTTATTCATTTATTTCTTTGAGCTCCTTGGGAATATTTACCTGTTGGGTGTCAATAGAAACCGTTTTGATTCCGTGATTGCGGTAACGAGCTAGGTTATACATATGGGGCAACAACACACGTTCCAATTCTGAATGCAGACCACGTGCGCCAGTTTTACTGGCAATGGTGCGTTCTGCAATCAATTCCAGACTGTCGGTGCTGAACTTGAGTTCAACTTGATCTCGTTGAAACAGCCATTTGTACTGGCTCACATAACTGTGTTTGACTTCTTGCAAGATGCGTATCAAATCTTCTTTGGTGAGTTCTTCCAATGCAACCCAGCTGGGGAAACGTCCCACAAACTCAGGTATCATACCAAACTTGATCAAGTCTTCGGGAGTGGTTTGATCTAAGTGCGCGGTCTTGTCATTGCCCACCTTGGCGTTGAATCCTATGCTGGTGCCTTTTATCCGGCTTTTGACAATGTTGTCTAGGCCCACAAATGCACCACCGGCAATGAACAGTATGTTGGCTGTGTCAATTTCCACTGTCTCACCTGAAGGATGCTTGCGGCCACCTTGTGGAGTGATTCTGCACTTGGTTCCTTCGACCAACTTGAGTAAGGCCTGTTGCACACCTTCTCCCGACACATCTCGGGTGATACTGGCACTCTCACTGCGTCGGCTGATCTTGTCAATTTCATCCACAAACACAATACCACGTTGTGTCTTGGCCACATCACTGCCTGCGGCTGTGTACAGTCTGGTGATCAGGCTCTCCACATCATCGCCCACATACCCTGCTTCGGTCAAACTGGTGGCATCAGCTATGACAAATGGTACATCCAAATAACGTGCCACAGTACGTGCCAACAATGTTTTGCCCGAGCCTGTTGGGCCAAGCATGAGGATGTTGGCTTTTTCAATTTCTATGTTGGCATCAGCATTGGCTATGCGTTTGTAATGATTGGCAATGGCCACACTCAGCACCATTTTGGCATGATCCTGTCCAATCACATACTGATCTAGGTGATCTTTGATGGCTCTGGGATCCAGGGTGTCGTCTGTGACTTCTTTTGATTTTTCGGGAAGTTCTTCTACTAGCAAGGTCTGACACAGGTCCACACACTCGTTGCAAATTGAGACTTCATTGCCCACAATAAGTTTGGCCACTGAATCTTTGTGTTTGCCGCAGAAACTACAGTTGTCTAGGGTTTCAGGTGATTTCATATTTAAATTGGTTTTACACGACGAGCAATAGCATCAGCTTCAGCATCACTCAACATGTCTGGATCGTATTCTCCAGATGTCAGTTGTGTGATCAAATGCTCGATATACGCATCATCGTATGTGTAGTTATCTGTTAAAGTTTTGTCCACAATAATCCAGTTCTGACCATTGTACTTGTACAGCACACTGGGCATGCGATCCACACGCATGAATGTGTCTCCCTTGACAGCTTGTTCCGGGAAAGCAATGCCAAATCCTGTCAATGGTTCTCTGCCCAGATCGTCATTGTCTGCTAACAAACGCATCCAAGGTAGTTCATCAATTTTTCCACGAGCAAGTTTATATCGTTCTTCCTTGAGGGTTCCGTCGGGGTTCTCATCTTTCCATTGTTTAATTGCGGCTTTTAATGGATCGTTGTCGTCGAGGTCTTCATCGACATCTTCGAGTATTTGGTATTCAACTGTGGGCTTGTCGAGCTCTTTCAGATAATCATTGTTAAACACAGTGGGTTCGGTGTGTCGTACTTGATCAAATTCAGCAATGACTTGTTCCACGTCCTCTTCGCTGAGTGCGTTTGTTTGTAGTTCATCATACATCCAGCCTGGCGGATGCGGATCCTTGGGAGGGTCTTTGTCAAACAATGAACTGGTTTCAATGGCCTCACCTGTGGGTAGTTCTGCTGTTGCACGTAGTTGTTCAAGTTGTTGCTCTGTCAATGCCCCATCATCGGGCTCATAGGCCAGTTGACGACGTGCATCACGTTCCCACTTCATGCTCTCTGTGGCGGCCAGCACCATCATGATGGCCAGTGGATCAAACACCACCACAAGTATGATGATGACCCAACGTACAGCACGTTCTAGTAGATTGGCGTCTGGGTTGTCTCCGTAGATGAACGCCGCGATATACTTAATTGGCCCAACTTCTGCTTCGACTTTACGTACCTCGGCGGCAATAGGCGCACGGGCTTCGTTAAGTTCCGCAATGGACTTCTGCGACTGTAGTATTTCATTTTGAAGTCTAACACGCTCTTTCTGCTGGGCTTTTCGCAGAGCCACAGCTTTGTCGGCACCTTTTTCATCTGTTGAGCGGCCCAATACAGAGTCCACGCCCTCATCCATCTGTTTAAGTGCCTTACGGTTTGCTTCAATATTATCCTTTTGGGTTTTGATTTTTTCATCATATATTGCAATCTTGCTTTGTGCGTCACCGCTGATTAAATTTTGATCACTGTGTGCTTTGCTTAAAAAACCAAAAATGCCCATTGATGTGATCACCATAAGCATGCCCACTGCTGGCACCAGGTATATTTTCATCAACAGTCTACAACGGTGCCAGTATTCGTGCAACCATACTGTGACGGTGACTTTGGCCACTTCCAAGATGGATCCCATAATAATAATAGGTATCACTGCTGAGGCAAAAATAGCAGTAAGGCCTAGTATACTGTACCAGGCCGCAACCACGCTCAATGAAAGAGCGGTTAACAATGTAAAATAACTGAGGAACATAGATTTATTTATTGGGTGTTATACGGACAGTGACGGCTAGTTTAACTGCCAACCATGTGGCAATCTTCTCATCAGGCACATCAAACCAAACCCATATGGTCTTGCTATCGTCCCAGATCAGATTTTCCAATCGGCGTTTGACATGATGTTGGCCCTTCCAATTGTTGACGCCAACAATTTGATTGAGTTCACGTATTACTGCATACCAGTCTTTGACAGTACGCAACTCGATCTGAATACGGTGCATGACCAAGGGCGTTGATCTAAGAGAGTCAAGGGATTCAAACGTGCTCAACGCAGAGGTTTCAATTTCAACAGACATTGCTATCCTTCTCACTGTTTTTATCTACAAGGCATACTCCACTGGGTACCAGCCAGTGTTTTGATCTGTTGCCAGATCTAGCCAGTGTCTCATCCTACGGGATTTCTGCTTCTGATGCCACGGCACACAGCAGGACCGGTTAAAGATCTCTTCCTACCATGCCCATTAAGCCACCCAATCTCCCTGGTCATGCACAGTAATTATACTGTAAAAGTCAGGCGTTGTCAACTTGTTTTTTAGTTAATTCGCACACCAGGAGAAACTGCTCGTAGGCCAGCCGCACAGCGGGATTGGTTAGCAGTTTGTCCGCTTCCGCTTGCATGGCCTGTACGCCGGCTTCGGCATGATCTCTGGCACAGCCCAGACTCAGTGTGGCCAAATCATCGCCAAACTCTTTGGCTAACTTTTTCCAGGCCCGTTGTTGTCCTAGAGTGAGAGGAGTTCGTTGCGGACGCATTTCGCTAGATTTGGATATGGCTCGACAGATAGCATCTTCAGCAACACGCCCTGCGGCAATCATTGCGGCGTAGTTGGGATCGATGTTGTATCGGCGGCTTTGACCGCCTGGGTAGCACATCACAATGTGTGTGCCCTTAGAGAAACTGTCCAGGTATTCACTATCGTATTCTGACACAGGCACATACCTACGTCCACGTTTTTCGTAATAGATTTTCTTGGTCATAGATACACCATTAGTGTTTATAATCGATCTTTGGGAATATTAGGTTTAAAATTAATTTTTTCGCCTTGATTTAATTTTTGATCAAGATCTTTTACCCACTGAATTGTGGTGTCTGGTATTTCTAAATCTTTGAAATAATCTGAACTTTTTAAAAGTTCAAGGAATCCCAATGGGCCGGGGTGAAGGTCATGCTTGAACTTTAAAGAATTTACATTTTTATCGTCTTCTAAAATTTTTAAAAATTCATCTATTTCAATTTGAATAGCAGTAGTAGCACTGTAAGAATTATTCAGTATATCTTCTAAAGGTGGCCAAGATGGGCCGGCAAGCCTGTTGTATAATTTTTTTTGTAAGTTATTGACATCATCTTTGAACATCGCAAACATCGATTCTTTTAAATTTTTTGGAGTATTCTGTATTGAATGTTTGGTAATGAATTTGATTTCTTCTAAATTATCAATGCCTGACGAATAAAATTTTGTAATTTCCGTTTCGGAGCCCGCTGGTCTCCACATGTTAAATTCAACTTTTTTTGATTTTAGGAAAACATCAATTGCTCGGATGTATGCATAGTTTATAATTTCATAGCCCTTGATGCAAGATGCTGGATAATCTGGTTGATTTTTTGTTGGAAATTTATTAATCACCGTGCCCCAATCGTTGTATTGATAATAATCAATACGTGCTATCGGTGCCCAATGAATTATAATTGTGTCGTTTTCATTGAAATTGTTTCTAGCATCGCACTCAATTATAGAGTTAAAAATATATAGATTACCTACGCCTATTTTTCCCCAATTTTCAAAGGTATTCCAACAGGTCCCAATGATGTCGGCCCACGTTGGCCAATAATACCGAGTATCACTGCTTCCAAATGTGAACAATCTTCCTGCTGTATTAAATTTCTTAGTCATATTTCTCCCAGGTGCTGGTTTTGTAATCCCAGTGTCGAGTGTCGTATATCATAAAGGACAAACTACGACCCAACACGGCCAGTTCCACAGTCAGACCAGCATGGCTTTGACGTCGAGTGTAACTGAATTCAAATCCTATCAATTGGCTGGTTTGCAGTAGTTCTGCTTCCCAGGCCGTGTAGCGGGCAATTGGTCCTGATCTATTCCACAGGTTCTCAAAGGGCCGACCCCAAGGATTGCTCAATCCAAATCTAATATGAATCATACTTTTTCGCCGGCTTCAAAATCTCTGAAACGTAAAAATCTTGGGAATCTCAGGCTGTATGATCCGTCTTGGTTTTGCGTAACTGCATCAGCTTGCACTTCCACCAAGTGACCAAGAAGAGTGTCCCTGCTGTGCCAATACTCATCACGATCGCTATCAGACAAACCACTACCAACATTGACTCGTATATGTCGTCCATTGTCATCTCCTTCACAGATTATAGCACCCAGTCGGTTTAGATTGCGACCAGTACCTTCTTCAAATCCCACAATGCTCAGGTCAACTGTGATTGTGGGTTTCCATTTCATCCAGTAATCAGTGCGTTTGCACAAATAGGGTGCGTCCATGCTCTTGATCATGATGCCTTCAAAGCCACCTTCCACAGCGGCTTCGGCATAGCGTTGCATGATGTCATGTCCTTGGGCTGTGTCCAGGTCCACTTCAAGTCCGTTCATGATTTGGATGGGACCATCCGCAGGCAATTTGGCACGTACACGTTCCAACATTTCAATGCGTTTGTGTTGTTGTGCGTTGTAGTGACCTTCGATAAAACTGTCAAACGGTATGATATCAAACACGTGATACACCATGCCGTCTGTGACAGCATCCGATTTGCGGTGTGCTTGTTTCATCAGCTTCTGGAAACTCTCGCCCACAATCTCGCCATCTAGCACAAAACTATAGCTGGTGTGGTTTGGTACGCCCAATGCCTTGCGATTGTCTTCAATGGCTTGCACAATCTGCGGAAAGTTTTCAAACTGTTTGCCATTGCGACTGTACAGCGTGACATCTGTGCCTTGCACCACTGCCAACACACGCACACCATCCAGTTTGCACTCTAGGCGTTTAATGCCTTTGAGTTTCTTTGGTTGGTCTGTAGAATCTTGTGCCAGTTGGCAAGTAAACACAGGAATCTTCCACTCTGTGTTACCTAGTACTTTGTTCAGTGTTTTCTCACTGATGCCGCATCTCAGGTCTTTGGTGATAACACGTCTGCAGAGATTGTTCCACTCTAAACTGTCAAACTGCTTCATGCATTCCACAATAGCATCTCTGGCACGATGTCCAGTGAATGTTCTTGTGCGCAGGCCTTCCAGCAAGCCCCAAAACACAGGCCAAGGATTGGGTGCGTGTTCAATGCCACTGCTCTCAGGCACTTGTTTGACATGGAATGTGTAGAAAGGATTGTATGCTTGGTAGCAGTTGAACAAGAAACACTGTGCATTGGCACTGCCCAACTTTGAGGCCATCAAGGCTTTTTCAATCACCTTTTCCTTGTGCAGGCGGCTGTCAGAACTTTCAAGATCTCTTATCCAATCAGCCGCCACAGGAATACCGTTGAATTGTTTGTGTGTGAAATCGATGTCATGCATATATTTACAGTGTTACCATGAACTGTTGTAGAATACTTTTAGTCCCAAGAACATTTCTGCTCGGGCTTCTTGAATAAATTTTAGATCACTGGGCTTGTAGTAATCATCCGCACCGTCGCCAAAAAAGAATCCTGACGTTGCGGGCAGTTGATCGTTTTGTACTGCATACTCCAAGTCATCTAAGTCCTCGGCAGTGAGTTCTAGTTCAACACCATTGAACTTGTCAACATCGCCTTCGCCACCAGTTTCACGCACCATCCACAGTTCAGCCATCCAGCCGTGTAGGTTGGGATGTTTGCGCCAATATGCAATTTCTCTTGGCCGGTTGACATTGGGATTGCGGTGCTCTTTATGATCTGGATCCCACTCAGAGCCTTCGTAAAATTCTTCTTGTTGGCCTGCTCGGGCGGCCACGTATGCGTACATGTCAAGTCCCATGTTTCTCTCCTGTTAGTAATGCAAAGGATTGCGTCTGCGCAGATGTGCTAGAGCAGATTCTTTGCTGTCAAATCTGCCACTGATGGGTGTTTGATGTGCGCCACGCACAATGTACCAACCACCTAAGACGTTGTTGTATACCACTTTCATTATGCGGCCTCCAACATGTTAGCAGGAACTTTCCACAGCATAACACCGTCTTTGACTGTGACATACTTGATGGCAACCTTGGTTACTGTGCCTGTGACAGTGACACCACGTTTGGTGCTGTGGAATTTGACTGTGTCACCTTTGGTGAATGTGCGGATCTTTTGCTTGCCTAACTGGGCACGAGCATACTGCACCGCATTCACAATGCTGGTGAGTTGATCGTTTGTAAAATTGCCAAACATGATGGCAGTGTTAATTTCTTGGATTGTTGCGTATGTCATCTCAGGCTCCTTTTGTTACAATATGTCCATATTATAGCATTTTGGTAATTATTGGTCAACCACCAAAACGGTAATACTCAAGTATTACATGCTCCAAAAAGTTTCGCTGGCTGGCGAGCAACAGTTGGGGGTGTTGACATCTTCCAGGAATTCTTTGCCAGTCATGAGATTGGTACGCACAACCATCTTGGGTGTGTAATACCTGGTGGCAATGATGCTGAGTTGGTCCACGCTCCACCCTGCTTTGTTGCACAGGCGAGTCCGTGTTGCACGGGCCGCACCAAAAGTTTTGTAAGCACGGGTTCTGTTGGGACCATCTGTGACAATCATCCCAGTACCTCTAGAAACAATGTAATACATCTTTGGCTCCTTTTTTACTACAATAACTCTATTATATACAAAATGGAATTTTTGGTCAACCAAAATATCAGCATTGCAATCACCAGCAATTCCACCACCGTGAACTTAGTACGATAGTATGCTAGTAATACTTTTTGTTTAAATTGGTTTACCCGGTTCATGCTGTTATTATAGCATTTTGGGAATTATTGGTCAAGTACTACAAAAGTACTACTTTTTTACACTTGTGCCCGGGCTTCGGCCACTGTGTATTCTGAGTTGCTGAGTGTGGCCTGCGGTGGCACTGCATTGGGTTGGCTAGGCACATCGTTGTCAGGTATTAGTCCGGCAGCGTTGAGTCCTGCGGTGTTGCGTCCTTCACGTAACGCACCTACCATGGCCTGACCATATTCATTGGCGGTGTTGGCAATGCTTTCTAAAAACTGTGCTGCCATGCCAGTTTGTGTTTCTTGGCCGTACCCACCCAGTGCAGGGATAAATGCAGTGATAGGCAACTGTGCACCAGCTGTGAGCGTGGCGTAGTCAATACTGGCCTGAGTTTGAAAAGTACTTTCGTTCACACTGTGCTGAACCATTTCAGTCCAGGCAGTGTTCAGTGTTGTGGTAGCAGTGCCCATGGCGGTGATGGCTGTGCCAATGGCCGCGTCAGCCGCAGTGACCAAGGCTGCAATGGCTGCATCATATGTGGCATAGGTACCGGCCGCAGGACCTGATGGTATTACAACTGTGGGTGGTGCGCCATAGGCTGATGTTACTACACTTTTCATTTGTGAGTATATGGTATTGAGTGCTGTGAGTGTGCCAGCAGTGAGTTGAGCATTGATAGTGCTGATCACTGTGGTCAAATCTGTGTTGTAAGGAATGCCAGCGGCTGATCCAAAAAAGTCTGTGGTCAAGTATGTGCCATTGGGCCCTGATCCTTTGGCTATGTTGGTGGCATAGTATGTGGCCACTGCGGCAGGTATAGGTGTGGTAGTATTGGCCGCTAGGTCTAGACCTTTTAGTGTGCCCATTTTTTGTGAATAGGCTGCGGTTTCTGCGGCTGTTTGTGTGATGGTGGTCATTGTAATATAGCTGCCAATTTTGGTACTGTGGTATTACTGATACCTTTGACCTGTTGGAATGCAATTTGCAAAGCACGATTGGCCGCGGCGTTGGCCGCAGGTATGATTTTTGCCAATTGGTCACATCCAACTGGGGTCAATGCACCTGAATTTAATATGGGTTCAACTGCACTGTTGACACTGCCATCTACGTTGTAGATCAGCACAGGCCCGTCGGGCGTGGGCAATGTGAGACTGGAATAACTGGTGGGGAAAATCATCACAGGATCCAACAAGTCAGCCATGGTTTCAATGTTGGGCAAAGTACAATCCAAAATGTCCAACACATTTTGCAAACAATCACCTCTAACATTGGTCAATGCTGGATAAGCGGCTTTTTGTAAAGTGTCGAATTGATTTGGAGTCAATCCGTTGGGTTTGTACAAACTTTGAACATCGTTGTTGACCAAGGCTGCAATGGCCGCATCAGTTAGGCCTTGAGCTTTCAGTGCCGTGGTCACACACGGTGTGGTACCATTCAACATGTTGCCTTTGATTGCAAGTTGTTGTAGCAATGCGGCCGGAGTTCCAAATTGTTCAATGTTGTCCAAGGCAAATAAATCTCCACACAGTGCAAGGTCAGCACCAAGAGCACCCAATGCCAAATTAACCTGTGCAAGATCCCCAGTGATCAAATTGTCCATGTTGGTAAATGTTGGACCAAGATAATCAGTGCTGTTGGCATTGACTGCACTGTTGATAATTCCGTTGGTAAAACTGATGTAACCTTGTGCGGCACCAAATGCCTGTGCAAATTTGCTAAAGTCTCCTGAGCCCAAATACGTGCTGGCCGATGTGGTAATGGTAGAGGCATAACCAGCGTTGCCCACGGTCCATGATATATTGCTAGGAACTGAATCGCCCAGGGCAGGACAATAGTTGCCTGACACATTGGCACCCAGTGTTTTCAAGTTGGCCAACGTGCCAGCACCAATGCTGAGACTGACATTGCTGGCAGCCGCATTGATTGTGTACAACAAATTGGCAATAGGAGCCAATGCATTGTAACTGGAAATGTTATTGGACAAGTCGGTGTTGGCCGTGATAGCATTGCCTGCGTAGAATCCTAGACCTGCTGTGAGTTGCAGTGGTGTTGCTATGGATTCGGCCATTATGCTACCCTCACCGTGGTGCTGCCAGCTACCCTAGGATGTCCACAAGTGTCCGAATCGCCGTCTCGTATGACAGGGCGACCACCAGCACGTACTGATCCTGAACCGCCTGAGGTCACTGCTGAACAATGTACGCCGCAGCCGTCGCCACCACAACAAGGATGTGGCGAGACTGAGATCCCAGGCACGACCACAGGACGCCCATTTACTCGCACAGATGCTATGCCCGAAGAGTTAACTCCTCCTGATGAGTTTGGATCTCCTTGTCGTTGTACTGCTGGCATGTTATCCCATTAAAATTTTACTGCGCACAGGCTTGATACCTGTTGTGGCTTCCAAATAACTGTCCCCAACGTCTTCACGCACAGGGGCGATCATGGCCACGCTAGATATATTTACCGTGACATCCGACTCGGGATCTGCGGTAAACAATGAGTTCATCAACTGTATACCCTGTTGCCCGGGCACCACTGCTACAGGCTTGCTCAGCGTGTAAGTACTGCTGTCAAATGATGTAATTTTTGCCACAATCTCTTCACCATAGCCCATGCGCAAGGTGTATGTTTTTCCTGCTTCAATCATTATATTTCCTTTTTAACTATTGCCAACTGATAATTTACCAGGCCCAACTTGAGCCTGTGATAGAACATGTTTACAAAGGCATCTATGCTTTGTTTGGGACGCCCTAAGTAAACCTGAACACCATCTTCCCATAGATAATCATCAAACAACATCACACCTCCGGGACGCAACATGCCAAAACACATCACTGCATCTGCCAACACATCGTCAGCACTGTGACTGCCATCTACATAGATGAAATCATATTGTCGTTTTTGCACAATCAATTCTGCCAAGGCAAAAAAACTCAAGTTGGCATGCACTTCCAAAGTTTGGTTGGGCTTTTTGAATTCTGCTGTGTTGGATCTAAAACGTTGTTCTATACTGCGATCTTCTGGGATGGTGTCGTAACTGAATGCGGTGACAGGACGGTCAGCAAATGGATCTACGCAAGTAATTGTGCCTGTATCAGTCAGCATGTTTTCCAACATCCAACAAGTACTGCGTCCTTCGTGACTGCCAATTTCAAGAATATCATTGATTGGTTGTGTGTCTCTGAGATAATTTTTAATGTATTCAAAATTTACCAGTGCATTGGTGAACCAGTCAGATGTGAACTGTGTCATTATTGCAACCTTTGGCGCAGTTCTTGAAATCCACCCACGTATTCTTCATCCAAGAAGATCTGCGGTACTGATCTTGCAGTGGGCACTGCTTCTAATAATTGTTCACGTGTCCAGTCATGCATGATGTTGCGGACTTCGTATTCAATGCCCCGACTTTCCAACAAGGCCTTGGCTTGTTCGCAAAAGGCACATTGGTCTTTGCTCCATACTATGGCTTTCATTTTTGTTTTCCTTTGGGTTCAATTTTAATAATACATGGTGAATCGATACGATCCGACATGGCTTTGACACCATCTGCCCAGGTGTGCATTTTCACTGACAACCAGTCTAAAAATTGCACTCGCAAGCAGCGATTCTTTTCTTTAATGCGTTCAAACTTTTGCATCACAGTGCGAATGTTCTGAAAGTCTTCAGAATCTCTTATTGCAGGATTGGGTTTATACATATTTTTCCTTTTATATAAATATAGGTGTAGTTCGCGGAACGGAAATTCCCAACTACTCTAATGCCGTGGAGGGCATCAGCCATGTATTTAACAACAAACTTTTACGTCTATGCATATTTGCGCAAAGATGGAACTCCGTATTATATTGGTAAAGGCAAAGGATATCGTGCCTGGACAAATCAAAAAATCATTTCTGTCCCCAAAGATAGATCTCGCATTGTTTTAGTTGAACAAAATTTAAGTGATATTGGTGCGTTAGCACTTGAAAGAAGACTGATACGCTGGTATGGCCGTAAAGATAATGGTACTGGCATATTGAGAAATTTAACTGATGGTGGCGAAGGTTCTGCTGGAATAATTAGAACCCAAACTCAGAAAGAAGCACAACGATCTAAAATGAAAGGACGAGTGAGTAAAACTAAAGGAGAACAGAATGGACAATATGATCATACTATACATGGCTTTCAACATGCCACTGGTGCTGTTGAATATTGCACCAAATGTGAATTATATACAAAATATAATCTTTGTAAAGTCAATGTTCATTCATTATTTGGTGTTAATCCTCGTCAAAAATCAGTTAAAGGATGGTCATTGATCAAAGATCAGGTAAATCATCGTAATCTAACTCTTCCGACATAACTCCCAAAACATAATTGGTACTCTCTGTTTCCTGAAGAGCCGACTGTTTCTTGCTTGTGTCCACATGCTTCATGAACCAAGGTATGGGTGTGCTACGTGGTGCAGGTTCTTGATACTTGATACCAATTTCTTTGAGTGCGCCCACTGCTGTGTAATCCACAAAGTCTTTGAGAATCTGTGCATTGAGTCCAATCACAGGACCTTTCTGGAACAAGTAGTCTGCCCAGGCCTTTTCTTCACGTATCACATCCAGGTACATTTGATACACTTCAGCTTCACATTCTGCTTTGGCTGCGGCAAAGCGTGGATCTTCTTTCACAACTTGATTGATGATCCAAGCAGTCCAGTCCTTGTGCAAGATTTCATCTTGCAGGATCAGACTAATGATGTTGCCATTGCCAATAAAGATGCGATTCTCAACCATGGCCAATGACGTGGCAAAACTCACCATGAAGCGGAATGCTTCCAGTGCATATGACGCATTCAGTGCCAACCAAATTGCTTTGATGTGTGCTGATTCTTTAACAGGAACTTCTAGTTCCTTTTCACAGTTGACCATGTGCAAGTGATCATAGTAGTTGCCCACACTTGATGCCATGTCCACAATCTCTTTGGTGTCATGGATAGTGTTGAACACATCCTTGGGCACGTTGTAGATGTTGCGAATGATGTGACTGTAACTGCGGCTGTGGATGTTGGTTTCAAAGAAACTCCAGTTGTACATCAAGGCTTCCAGTTCAGGAATGCCCACCACAGGAGTAAACACCTGTGCAGGACCACGTCCTTGCAAACTGTCCAAGGCTGTTTGACGCAACAAGTTTGATGTAAAGATATGCTTCACAGTGTCGCTTGCTTCCTTGAAGTCGTTGGCATCTTTGGTCAAAGACACTTCTTCAGGAATCCAAAAAAAGCCACGTGCCTCTTGTTCGAACTTGACAAGTTTGTTGTACTTGACTTCTTCAAATCGTTGAATTGTGACTGGACCTGCTGGGTCAAGAAACATTTTGCGATGTAAGTAATCTGTTTTGGTGGCTAGGTTGTATTGTGCTTGGCTCATTTTAACTCCTCTATTTTATATGTTATTTTTCCAGTGCGGAAATCATGTTCCACTATTACTCGGCTATTGGGTGCATTTATCACAGCAGGATTTGCTGATGGTTTCCAATGCCCGGTATCCAAGTAAAGACGTTCACTACCGTGTTGCATGCCTGCTCTGGGTACAATCAACACTGGCTGCTTGACTGTGTCAACTTGCAGTTGACGAATAGGTTGATCCACAAAAGATGCGTTGGCATCAACCATATATCGACCGGCATAAGTGTTGTTGTTGGTCCAGTCTATGTAGGTCGACATAGGTGTTAGTTCTGTCACACCCTTGGGCAACCCTACCTTTGATTTGACGGGTTTGTTGTATTTTTTTGACAGCAACAAGTTGACATATGACACAAACCCGGGATCAACATCTACTCCTGGAGAGAAATAATTTTCTTCATGTGCTTGAATCAAACCATTGGCAATGGCTGCGGATATTGGTACAGCATATATTTCTAAAAAATACTGCCCTGGCAAAAATCTTTTACCTGGCTGTCTAGGCAAACTGTTGTATAAACCTTCGCCCCAGATGTTGTCATCCACAGTTTCAGTGAACACTACCTCTTGCTCATGTTCACAGGTATGATCATAGCGTTGATTGATCAAGGTGACGCGATCTTGTAGTTTTAGTACTTTGATTACTTCGCAACCCAGGCGATAACGATCAGGATCCGACTCGTAGGCCACAATGCTACGGGCACCATGCTTCAAGGCCAACATGCTCAGCAACCCAGTACCAAATCCGATTTCCACACAATCATGATCTCGAACTTCAGTTAACATTTGATCATAAAAATGATTTCGTGAGACATCATTTAACATGGAGAGATATACCCCATCGTGATTTTCAAAATCAACGCGATCTAAAAAGTCCATGATTACAGTTTACAAGATTCGCAGTCTTCCGCATCATCAAAGTCTATGACTTCCAATGGTGCAGTTTCTTTGTCTGCTCGGGCACCTTGTTTGTTGATTAGGCTGTAGTAAAATGTCTTGATGCCCCAGTGATGTGCTTGCATCAAGTTCTTGGCAATCAAGGTGGTAGGTACTTTGCGATCTGGCCAGTGTGCAGGATTGTAGAAAGTGTTTGTAGAAATTGACTGATCAATGTAGGCTGCCAACACAGCGGCTGTTTTCAAATATCCCACGCAATCTTTTTGTTGCCACATCATTTGATACTTGTTTTTGAGTCTGTGATACTCGGGTACAACTTGTGTAAGGCTACCTGCCTTGCTTTCTTTGACTGAGATCAAGCTCATGGGCATTTCAATGCCATTGGTTGAGTTGATAACAACGCTACTAGACTCTACAGGTGCCACCGCCATCAGTGTGGCATTGCGTACACCATACTGTTTCATATTTGTACGCAGAGTTTCCCAGTCAAGTTCTGGAGCAAAGTCTGTGAGTTCATTTACACCTTGAGCACGTAGTTCCCAAGGAAAAACACCTTGTCCATAACGTGTCTTTGCACTGTCCAAACATGGACCACGTTCACAGGCCAGTTCTACTGTGGCTTCGGTTAAGTAGTAGGCTTGATGTTCCATCCACGCCTTGACTTCAGCCAAGGCGTCTTGTTCTCCGTACCGGAGGCTGCGTTTGGCGTGCCAGTAGGCGAGGTTTGTGATTCCAATGCCCAAGGGCTGGATCTCGTCGTTTGAGAGTTGAGACTGGATGGAGAGAAAGTCTTGATAGTCAAGAATGTTACACAGGCTACGCTGAAGTATGCGGCAAGCACGACGCATGTCTTCTGGATTACGGAACGCACCCCAGTTGATTGAGCCCAGTGTGCAAAGAGCGATACGACCATCACGGTCATCCAGACGTTTAAAGGGTTTAGTAGGAAGAAGTATTTCACAGCAAAGGTTACTCTGGTAAATGGTATGATATTCAGGATTGAATGGGCCTTGGTTCATTACATTGTCAATGAACACAAGATAAATGCGTCCAGTGTCAGTGCGTTCTTTCAAGATGCCTGACTTGAACACATCTTCTGCGTTCATGGTTTTCTTACGCAAGGTAGGATCTTTTTCGTATTTTACATACAGTTCCTCAAACAGCGCAGTGTTGCTATAAAAGGCTTCATACAGATCAGGTACTTGGTTGGGATCAAAGAATGTTATGTTCTCTTTGTTCTTGAAACGTCTCCAGAAGAACGCCGAAAGGACCACACCGTAGTCCATGTGTCTGACTCGAGTCTCTTCTGTGCCTTGGTTATTTTTAAGCACAATAAGATCATCAAACTGAAGGTGCCAAATAGGATAGAAAACAGTAGCACTTGCATTGCGAATACCTCCTTGACTACAACTACGTAAATCACCAAACCACTTTTTCAAAAAAGGAATCATGCCGGTGTGCATGATTTCGCCACCACGAATAGGACTGCCTAGTGGACGCAGTCGTCCTATCTCTAAACCAATGCCAGCACGTTTGCTCGCATACTTGGCCATCATCTCACCGCTGGCAAATATACTATCCAGGTCATCGTCTGATCTAATAAGAACACAACTGCTAAACTGCTTAGTAGGAGTACCAAGCCCAGCCAACACAGGTGTTGCCAGAGTGAAAAGTCCGTCGCTGGCTGCTGTGTAGTATTCTTTGATATAGCGCATGCGAGCTGTGTTAGGTTCTTCTTTGTGGAATACAGTGGCCGCTGCCACCATGTATCTAACTTGCGGAGTTTCATATGTTTGTCCTGTGCTACGATTCTTTACTAGGTATTTTTCAATCAACTGTTCTACTGCGGCATAACTGTATGACTCATCCTTGGCATGATCAATCATGTCGTTCATCTTGTTCCAGTCGTCCTCTGAGTACCACTCCAGGAGTTCAGGAGTGTACAAGCCAGTGGCCACATTGGTCTTTACGATCTCGTACAAGTGGGGAGGATCATAACTGCCATAGACATCTTTGCGTAGCATTGATAGTCGCTGTTTGCCTGCCACGTACTGATAGTTGGTGTGCCCAACATCAGGGTTGGACTCTACGTCAATCAAGTCCACAATGGCACGTAGGGTAATACCATCAATTTCTTTAGTGGTAATACCATCATAAAAGTGCAACTGTGCTTTGATCTCTACCATGCTCTGGCTAACATCTGCTATGCCTGCGCATACTTTGGCAATTTGGGTTTGCCATTTCTCCAATGCCAGCGGCTCACGAAGGCCACTGCGCTTTACAACTGTAATGCTTTTCATCTCTTCCTAACGAATTTTTTGTTTTATTTCTTCTTGACTGACACGCCGCCTGGGTTTTGATCGCCCCAGGCTGATATTTAACACTTGATCTGGATCCCAATTCAGTATATATTTCTCTTTGTTGACCAGGACTAAATTGTCGCTTTGATACTCGATCATGCAGGCATCCTGCAAGTCTTCACGGTCTAGCATAGCAATAGTATACAGTATTCCCAGCCCTCTTGCAACCGGACAATATTGGTCGTCTCCCAATAATTGCCAAGGATCAGGCCAATCTGCCTGGTCGTCCCAGTGCAAATGATAGGCAGTCCAAGGAGTCTGGAACCACCAGGCGTTGATTTTGATTAAAGCAGGCTCTGAGTCCAGTGTCTGACATTGCTGTCTTAACTGTGCCCAACTCTCCAGCCGCTCACTGAAGTTTCTAGGCCACATTGATTGTTAAGTGCTACGTCCTAGATGTGTCAAACTGTAATAAATTAAACCAGCACGACCAGCGGCATAAGATACTGTGATGGTACCATCAACGTCTGTGACTGACAGTGTGACATCTGTTGTAGAATTTTCTACGTAATCGTCCACGGACTGCAACGTGTCTCCTGCTGAGTCGTCTGGATCGTTGACAATGGTCATGGTGCCTGTGCGCACTGATGTATCTACCACAATGGTATACTCCATCTTGAATGCTTTGATAAACACAGTATTCACTGTGAATAATGTGGTGTTGGTAGCACCGGCAGTGATGGTGGCTTGTTGACCAGTTTCTCTAATGAAACTTCCCATTTGTATTTGAGCAGAATTGTCAATGGCAATGGCAGCAGGAATGGTACTGGTAGCTATGTTGTATAATTTTATTCTGGGATATACAGCGGCCTGTGCTAGGCTGCGTTGGAACATGTCTCCCATGCTGACATTGCTGGCCGAATCAATGGTCATCACTGCGGATGCTGGATTACCTGCACCATTGAAGTGATTGCCCACGTCATAAAAAATATTATATCCTGTGGCGTTCATGCCCACACCATAAAAATAAACACCTTCTTCGTAGATGTTGTCGAATATGTTGTTGGTAATGCGAACACCTTGTGCCCCGCCGTTGCTGAGACTGGCGCCACCCAACAATATGCCTTGATACAATGTGTCAAATGAACCACCGGTAAAGAGTGCGCTTTTAATTTGTTGGGCAGTATTCACGCCATATGTAAATCCAGAAAATGCAAAACCGTTGAATTCAATTTGAGTGCATGGTAAACTTGCTGTGCTACTGAATTCCACTGCAACTGTGGCGTTGGCAGTGGTGGTAAGATCAGCAGTGGTCAACGTACCAGCAATGTTTACATTGAAATAACATTGATTGGCTTTCTCTACCAGCATGCCATGATTTGATTTGTTGGTAACAATGCTGATCTCTGACACATCAATGTTTTGTGGTGGTGTGGCACCATTGGTGGCAATGTTGGCACCAGTTTGTTGCATGCTGTCTGCCGTGCGCATGACATAAGTGGGCAAAGTGGTCGCTGTCCAATATAGAGTGTCGGTTACAGAAATTCCAGTGGCTGGAACTGTGGCGATGCTTCGATAATATGTGGTGTTGGATGTGTTGTATACCAATACTCCAGATGCGTATGCAGTGTTGGCTGCCCAATTCTGTACATTAAAACTAATAATAGACCCTTCAAGTCCTTCACCGTATAACTTGGCAAAACTTGGAACGTTGATAGTATCAGTTACAATGTAAGTACCTGCTGGAAAAAACAATCCACGGCGTGTTTGTGTGTTGTTTTGCACACAGTACAATTGATACAATGCACGATTGATGGCAGCAGTGTCGTCTGTGACACCATCGCCAGTGGCCCCAAAGTCTGTGACCACAACAAAACTGTCCAATCTGTTTTGAAGGCTTTGTGTGACAGGAGATCCTGGTGTTGGGCCAGTTTGCACAATGTACCCTGCTGCTGTGCCTTGGTAGGTGTACTGGTCAGCGAAACTCAAAATATCTGAAAATTCAGTGAGAACTTCTGTGTTGCCTACAACAGGAGCACCTTCTTCCAGTGTGCCGTTGCCAATGAACAATCTGCGCTCGTCGACAACCCATCCCAGTTCAGCGCCGGCTAAAGGTTGCGGTAGGTCTACTGCTAGACCTTTGCGGTTGGTGATTCTTGATATTTGTACGATTGCCACAGTGTGATTCCTTAGGGTATCACATATTTAGCAAGTAATACTGTTCGACCTTTTTCCACCACAAGTTGCGATACTTTTCAAACTCCCGACCTTCTAGCACAAATTCCTGATATTCTGGCTGCGTGACCATGTTCATTTGCGCATCTAGTGTGGGCTTGACACACATCAAAACTACGCCTTTTTTGATCTTTGTACCATGCAGTTCGTTGTGTGCTTCTGCATAGGCGCACAACTGCACAAAGTAGTCATCAATCCACTCACGTTTTTTGGGCTTGTTGGTTTGCTTGTAGTCCAAGATGGCTTGATCATTCAAATGTATGCCTGCACCATCTGTGGTGCCTGCGTATACCTTGGGGAAATACAACGGAACTTCGATACCCCAGAATTCTGACACGTTCTTTAAGCCATGCTCCACAACCTTGTGTGCCATGGCATGACTGGCCCATGAGAACGGATTTGTACCACGTTCTTTAATAGCGCCTTCTCGAACATACTGTTCAAGATACGTGTGCATACGTGTGCCACGGTTGGCTGCTTCTGTTGTGATGGCCTGTGCTTTTTCAGCACCAATGCTGTTGCGCCAGTTCTGCAAGGCCTTTTTGCTTTCCTCGCTTTTGGTAGCTTCTAAGATTGTAGTAACTGATGGCAACCGGTTGCCATCTGGAGTGGCATACAGTCTGCGGCCATTGACGTTTTCCCGGGGAATGGGTTGATAGTTGAATTTTGGATTATACAATGTTAAACTCTAAAACTTTCTCCGCATCCACAGCGGTCACGTTCATTGGGGTTGGTGAATTCAAAGCCTTCGTTGAGGCCTTGGCGCACATAGTCTACTTGTGTGCCTTTCAAATACACATCATGTTTTTTGTCTACTAACACACAAAATTCATTTTGGGCATAATTTATAGTGCTGTCATCGGGCTCATACTTTTTAACATATTCTAACACATAAGCAAGCCCTGAGCAACCTGTGGTTTTTACGCCAAGTCGTATGCCAGCATAGCCTTTGGTAGTGACTAGTTTTTGAATTTTGGTTCGAGCCTGATCAGTTATGGTTATCATGTTAATATTTACTAATCAATTTCGCTGGACAAGTTGGCCACAATATCTTTAAGATTATCTTGCAGTGTTAATTGCATGAGTTTTTTTGATACATCGTGTGGCAGCAATTTTGCAATGTACGCAATGAAATTATTGTCAACAACTAACGCACTACCATATGACATAGGATCACAAGATAACATAACAGGATTACCCGAAAAATTTCTTGTAAAATAGAATTTTTGTTTAGTAGACCAGTTGGTGTAAAGATTTTCACAAGAATCGTGATATTGAGAACTGATTAAAAAATTATCAACTATTGGTTCGATGTTTATATGTAACTCTGCCTGTCGAATCATTAAAAACTTTATTGTACTCAAGGCATAGTAGACTCCAGATAACACTGTCATTTCTACCAATTGTCGTTGATCAAAAGATATACATTTTTTTGGAATTTCACTAATATAAAAATCAGTATCATACGTAATACGTGTGGACTTTACGTACTCAAATTGAAATTGACGTTGGTATTCGGGATCGTACATGGCAGGGCTGGCCGGCAATGGTTCATTTAAAAACACAATAGGCAGTATGTTTTCCTCAGTGACCTGGCGCAGTGTGTGCCGCCAGGTCGACGGCGTTTGTCCAGGCAAGCCATAAATCAATTGTGCTTTTACAGTCAATTGCGGATGCTTGGTCACAAGCTCGTTGGCCATGGCAGCGTGAGTCTCCCATCCAACATCTGGCCGATCGATATTTTTTAATATCTGTTCGTTGGTATCTTGTATGGAAAAATTCAATGTTTTTTTCACCAATCCACTTTCGGCCATGATGTTGAAGATTTTTAAATTCACATCTTTGCGCAGTTTGCTATAGTTGCCGCTGATTTTGAATCCAGCATTGTGTTGCAGATTTTTTTGTGCAAAATATTCTATCATAGCAACATCTTCATCATACTGTCCAACATTGGCGTCAGACAAATAAATTTGTTTGATACCTAATTCGTGAAACAAATCAATTTCTTCTTGATAGGTATTTTTTCGTCTTGACAGTTTGTTTCCTAACCCACTGTTCCAATCACAAAAGGTACACGAGTACGGACACCCCCTGGTCAACGTATAAGGCAAGTGCAATGATCCATTGCGTTCCAGCAAAGTACGAGTCATTTCGGCAAATAATTCTCGATTGTGAGTAAAGGGACTGGTGCTGATCATTTTTACAAATTTGTACTCTGCCACAATAGGAAAGCCAGTTTTGTGATTGATCCAACCACAATTGGATGTATTAAATGCAACCAATGGTGTTTTATTAACTAAACTTTTGATAATGTCTGCAAATGCATGTTCACCTGCGCCGTATACAGCGTAATCAATATAAGAATGTTTGCTGAAGAAGTCTGGGTCAAGATTGACGTCGATGCTAGGGCCACCAGCAATGACTTTGATGTGTTCAGGCAACTGTGATCTAATTTGACTAAGTTGATTGATTAGATATTCATGATTCCATATGTAATGACTGGTGCAAAGCGCATCTGGTTCATGTTGATGGATATAGTCCAACAATTCTGAGTTGGTCATTGTTTGTTGAATAGGAATTAACCATTCAAGTTGATCGGCCAGCTCAGGATAAGTTACATCAATATATGTTTTTAAATGCAATACTGCCGGATATAACCAAGAGTTTGCACCGCCAGCATGATAGATCAATATGCGAAATCGGTGATCCACCATGAATTAGTGTTTCTTTCGATAATCTTCCACTGCGGCTTTTATAGCATCTTCAGCAAGAATAGAACAATGAATCTTGACTGGTGGCAATGCGAGTTCTTGAGCAATCTCTGAATTTTTAAGAGCTGCGGCCTCGTCAAGCGTTCGTCCTTTAACCCACTCGGTAACAAGAGAGGATGAGGCAATGGCACTTCCGCATCCGTATGTTTTGAACCTGGCATCGGTTATAACTCCGTTTTCGACTTTGATTTGCAATTTCATCACATCACCACAGGCTGGTGCTCCTACCATGCCTGTACCAATGGTGTCATCGATTTCAAATTTGCCCACGTTGCGTGGATTTTCATAGTGATCAATTACTTTTTCTGAATAGGCCATGTGATATTCCTTCGCTGATTATAGCGTATTTACTGATAGATGTCAATGAGAATGGTTATACGCCGCGGTCTTTGCCGGCAGCTTGTTTGGCCGAGGCGGCCACAATGTCTTGCGCCTTGTTTACAGGCATTTGGGTCGCACCAGTGTTGGCGCCTTTGTACATGATCACACCAGGGTTGTTTGGGTCAATTGGCTCTAATACTGAATCCAGTGGAGACTGGCTTACCACACTCACTACGTTTCGTTGGTTGACCGGGAATCCTAGACTTTGAGCAGTTGATATGAATGCGTCGGTGCTGATTTGTTTTTGTGCGTTTTCGTCATCGGCTCTGCCAGAAAGAAAATTCACCAGACCCATTAACTTATTTGGATCTAGTGAATTTGAGTTTTCGACTTCGTCGATTCTCATTATCTACGTGCTCGGCCCAACGCGGCTCCTGCTGGTGCAGGTTCTTCGGCACCTATTTCAGCACCAATGTCTGCGCCAACGTCAGCACCAACTTCGGCGCCCATTTCAGCACCAGCTTCAGCACCAGGTACTGGAGCAGGGGCAGCACCTGGCATGCCACTGGCCGCCATGCTGGCGTCAAGTGGTGCAGGTTGGCCTGTTACAACACCCAGTGCTGTTTCCAGTTGTTGTTTGGAACCTTGCAAATTTTGCACAAGACCTTGCAATGCCGCAGTGACATCACTGTTGAATTGTGTGGCTTGTTCAATACCAATTTGATTGCGAATTGAATCTACTAATGCAGGCAGTTCTTTGAATTGCATCTCTGTGGTGTCTTCCAACATTGATTGCATTTTGTCTACCATGTCTTGCGCAGCCAAAACAACTTGAGCTTGTTGTACTTCTGATTCTCTCAACACACGGTATGCATTGCGCAAACGTGCTTCAGTCTTCATCAAGGCAGCACCAGCAACAAGTTTTTGTTCATCAGGATTCAATGACTGACCTTTGGCAGATTTTTGTAATGCTGCTTTGAGTTCAGGATCTTTTGTTGTTGCAATCACTGAGGCTGCATTGGCAGCAGTGTTTTGTTGAGCGCCAGGGGCGGGAGTGGTAGATGGAACCATGTCTTCACTCACGCGGTGAGCAAGTGCTTGTTCCATCATGACCAATTTGAGATACGCAGGATTGCGCTCACTGGTATGACGGCTGGGGCTACGCTGATGTTCAGCAATCACACCACGCACACGTTTCAGCATGGCCTGTGCTTCGCGCACTGTGAGCTTGTTCACAGGCATCTTAGTACCAAAGTAACTTTCAAATACTTGGGTTACTTGGCGGCTCTTTTTTGGTGTGGCCAGTTCGGTTAATTTCATTTGGCAAATCCTCTTAGTTGTAGATATTTAGCCGAATTTAAACATTTTTCAAGTTCTTGATTCAGCAGTGTAAGGTTCTCAATTTTGGGTGCAAGTTTTGTACGCACCATTTCTCGGAATTCAGGTTTTGTGCTACGATCTGCTTGTCCACGACGGCAATGGATGTCAGCAGTGAGTGTTTGTTTTTTGTTATCTAATATGCGAATGTTTTGTGCTAATTTATGCTGTTGCAAATGATCTGCTACACACCAGCTCATTGCAGTTTTTTTACTGCTGAATGTGCTCACAAGATCGTCACTGTGATAATACACAGCAAATCCTGCAGGCTGTGGTTTTACATGATAACGTCCAAACGCAACGTACCCACCTTGCTCGTCATCGATGATGAGTTCGGTGTACACACGTTTGAGTTCACGCTCGGCAAATCGTTCTAATTTTTGATCACGGGTCATAATGTCTTGATGTAGTGGGCTGTGAGCCAACCAACCACGGCCAGCAATGTACCTATGATGCCTATACCCCAGGCAATCAGTTGGTCGTTGCGTTTTTCGCCCATGTTGCGCACAATACCATGTACGTCTGAGACCATGCTTTTGACTTCTGAAATTTCTTTTTCTACTGTTTCTACTTTGAGTTCCAGCATGCGGTAACGTTCTGCACACAGTTCAACGTGAGCTTCAAGGCTTTTCTTTTCGATGTCAGTGGTATCAACCATTGTGGGGCTCCAATGGCTTATTTATGGCAGTAAACCAAATGTTTTGATCTGTGCCTTGAGCATGCAGTGTGGCAGTATCAAGGGTGAGTTCGCCCAGGCCCGTGACCATGGGCACACCTTCGCAGTCGGCCACAAGTCCTGCTAGGTCGTCACTGTCAATGTTACTGCTGAGTACGCCTTCGGCTTCTACTTCAAATTCAAAGTGCCAGCCGTCTGGTTGTTTTTTGGGCAATACCACATTCATGGGTTGTGTTCGCAAACTGATGATTTGCAATATGCTCTCCCAGTTGCGTTGTTGGTTTCTAGCTAGATTCCAGTGTTCAGGAGTTTCAAGTCTCACACCCGACTTGGTGGTGTAAGGTAGTTGTTGGGGACGAAAATGTCCTGTGACACCAGTATGGGTACAATCAAAAAGGGTGCGGCACATGACTTTCATTATGTGCATATTTAATGCCAAAAAGAAACCCTGGATTTTTTACGTCCAGGGTTGAGTTCAACTATCTAGTTATTAGCTGACCAAGCTGGTGAATGTGGCAGCATTGCTGACGTTACCAGTTGGGATACCAATGTTCAAACCACCTGTGGCATTGGCTGTTTGAGCAGCAGCAACCAAAGTAGCTGTGGTGTAAGCACCACTTGGATAGATAGCCAAGTTGATTGTGCCGGCTGTTGCGCCTGCTTGATAGAAAGCAACTGTACCGCCTGCACCGCCACCTGTAATGCCTGCACCAGACTGAACAGCCTGGATCACATTGTTCAAGTAACCGTTGACGTTACCAGCATTGGTAAGAGCGCCGTTGGCTGTCAATAAGAAGAAGTCCAGTTTTGGACCAGACAGCATCACTGGGCCTTGGGCCGCAACGTTAGCTGTACCTGCGATTGAACCGTTTGCAACATCCAGTGCAAATACTGGTTGTGTAGTTCCATTTACTTTTGTAAACTGTGCCATGATTTTTTCCTTTAAAGTTAAGTGGTCTCGGTGGACCTGCTTTTATTTATACAATCGGTAAAAATTACGCCTGTTGCGGATTGTTTTGGGCTGCATTTCTTGCTGTAAAATCAAATCTATTCACAGCTTTGGCATAGCCCGAATCAGTGGCCATGACCCAGCCTTCGTGCCCTGGATCCTTCAAATCCAACTGGCGCAGTATGTCCAGCTTTAAATCGTGCAACAGCAAGAACAGGGTAAATGCCGCTGACAGCGCACCTGTGTTGCTGGCTGGACTGTTCAAGTATTCTACAATGTTGCCAAATTTCTTGGGAGTGACTTTGGTTTGCAACCAGTCGCCAAACCCTGGCAACAAGTTGTCAAAGTTGCCACTGGTTTTGATTCTGTAGTTGATGTAGTCCACACACAGTTTTGCTAGATCTGTGATTTGTTGTGCTCGCAGTTCTGCAGGGTTGAACAGTGTGGCCATGGCACGACCATCTGGGCTATTGGCCACAGATTTGATTTGCTTGATCAAGTTGGCATCAGGTACAATTTCCTTGCCGCCAATGGGTTCAATCAACAACAAACCAGGTACGTCATTGAAGCGCACACCACTCAGTGGCTGGCGTGAATCACCTGCATCTGCGTACATGGAATGCATGGCAATACCTGTGTCACTGGCACCTATACGTTGACCCAAGGAAGTCTTGGCCGGGATTCTGTACTGCACTGTGTTGGGTTTGAACACATAGTTGCCAGCTTCCAGTGGCGGTGTTGACATGTACAGCAAGTCGCCTTTGACGTAGCCACGAAAGTTTTGTGGGGTGGCTGCTTCCAGCTTGGGCCACAGATCAGCATACAATTGAATTAGCTCGTCTCTAGCGCCTGAACGTGTACGCTGTATGTCAGCCATCATGCGTGGACTTGTTGCCAAGCCGTCATAGCCCTTGGCTTCAAATCCAGATCCGTCTGTGAGCACAAACTCACCGGTGTCAGGCTTGCGTCCAAATATCACAGCAGGTTTGCCGTCCCATTTTACTGTGGTGGTCTTGGCAGGAGCATCAGCTGCCGCTGCCACAATTTGCAAGGCTTTGGTAACACCTGGCAAGCCATTGCGAAAAACATAATCTTCCAGGTGTTCAATGCCCTTGGCCTTGCCACCCACTCCAGCTTCTTCAGCTTCGTAGATTTGATACGGATTGGCCGTTTCACGTTCTACCAGCGGTTGCATGCCTTGGTTCACAATTCTATCACGCAGTCGTGCCAAGAAATAAGTGTCTGTATCTTCTTTCACAGCGTCTGGTTGTTGCAGGCCTTCTTTGTTCAAGTAGTCACGAAAGTCCTTGACCTTGGCTTCTTTGTCTTTGTCTTTGGCCAAGGCAGCAAAAATGCTTTCTACGTTTTTGAGATCTTTTCTTGTGCGTTCACGACCCAATAACACCTGTGCCACATAGTCTGGATCCATGCCACCATCCACTAACTGATTTGTGGCACGACTGAACATGCCATTGGCCCCCACTTTGAGTCCCAGTTGTTTGGCAATACTGCTCATCAACACATTGCGGTTCATGCCTTTGTATGCTGAACCTTCGCCACCTGAGTAGAAGAATGTGCCCCAATCTAAGTTAGGGAAGAACATGAAGTCTGTTTGCACATAGCCCAGTTCAGGACGTCCCTGTATGGGTGTGCGCAGGTGTACTTCGCCGCCCTTTTTGATCCACTCTGCAGGAGGCAGTTTGTGACTGGCAATCCATGACATGAGTTTTGCGGCCAATTGGTCCTTGGTCATCTCACTGGTGTCCACAGCAAGATCCATGTCGCCTGATGTGGGTGCTTTGCCTGTGCTACCCAGCCAACGTTCACGTGGGAATTGCAAGCCTGTGAGTTGTTCAATCCAGGCCACAGTGGCAGGCACATCGCTTTGATTGATACGACCTGTGAGTGGTTGGCCTTCGGCATCTTTGAATACATTGCCGCCTTCTAAGAGTGTGCGTAGACTTTTCATTTGGCGCCTGCTTGCATTGGAACAAGGCCAACTGCCTGAAGCAAAGCATTTATATTGGGATCATTGGTCAACGCCACTTTGCCTGATGGCAAGCCCAATGCTTGTGCTGTGAGCTTGGCGCTGGCGGCTTTTTGTGCCAGCGCTGCCACATTGATTCCAGTACCAACCGCTTCAGCTGTGACTGGTGCTGGGACAGCAACTGGTGCTGTCTTTGGCGCAGGTGCAGGTGTGACTGCTTTGGGAATCAATCCCAGAGCTGACAAAAAGTTGTTAACTCGCGGATCGCCGGTGGGGCGAACCACTCCAGATGGCAAGCGTAATTTGCCAGCCGTCAGCCCAGCAGCGTCAAGCCTCTGGGCTAATCCATCCACAACTTCAGGTGCAGCAAGGTCATGACCTGAAGCATAACTTTTCTCTCTAAATTGAGCCTGTTGACCGGCTGCGTAAATTTCTTTGGATAAATTGATCCAGTTGTTTCTTGCTTGAGCACCGGTTTGTTGTTTTGGATCTGGACTCAGGATTGCCGCAATGGCAGCGTCAATGGCTTCGACTGTGTTCATGGCTTCTTCTTTGCCTGCACCGCCAAAACTTTCTGGGTCAACTGCATTGGGTAGATTTTTATAGTTGCTGAGTCCATAAGGTTTGCCCATGGTCTCAATTTGTTTCATCAATGGTTCGCGCAGTTGAGCAGGATCTAGCTCGGTCATCGTGGTCACGCCGGCTTTTTTCATCATGTTAGCTACACTGGCTGCCCACATCTTTTGTTGTTGATCAGCCTGTTGAGTGATTACCGGCATGGCAGCCTTGGTTGCTGCATCCATTCTGGCAGCAACGGATGCGCGGCTTTTGCCCGCATCGGGATCAGGCACTAAATCAGCGCCAGTTTTTGCTCCCAGTGCTTTGAGTGGTGCATTAGTTATGGCCTTGCCCAGTGCTGAAGCAAATCCTCCAGCCGCAGCAACACCCCGGGCCGCAGGTGCTTTGACAGCACCAAAGTCTATCTCATCTAATTTTTTTCTAGGTTGTGTGATTTCAAAGATCTGCATGAGTTCTCCTTACAGACCTTGAGAATTTGCCGGTGTCACGATGTTTGATAGCATTCAGCAGTTTGCGTTGCAGATTTTCTGCTTGCTCAGGGCTGTACTCAGCGTCGATTTGTTCCATCAAACGAATGGCTGTTTCAATCAAATTACTGGCACGAGTTTCGATCACCGACTGGCGATCGCGTTCTATGTACAAACTGTCCAGTTCTTCTAATATACTTTTAGTCTTCTTTTGCATTTGCTCAAGGGCCTTTGGATTATTTAGCGGAAACGCAGTTACAATAAATATCTAATACAAGGAACCAGTATGACCAGCCAGATTAACCCCAACGACATTGACGGAAACTACCCTATTGCAGGCGTGAGCAATAACACCCAAGGCATGCGTGATAATTTTACCAATACAAAAACAAATTTTCAATACGCAGCCGATGAAATAACTGACCTACAAAGCAAAGCCCTGTTAAAGGCTGCATTGACCGGTACTACATTGGACAACAACTTGGCCAACAATGTAATTTACAATGCACAAATCCGCGGATTTTCTGGCACCACAGTGGCCATTGCCAACACTTCGGGCACCATCAACATAGATTGCAATGCAGGGCATTATCAAAGCATTTACATGGCCGGCAACATCAGCCTGGGATTTGATTCCAACACTTGGCCTACAGCGGGCACAGCAGGCATGGTACGCACTCAAATCACTGTGGACCAAGCTGGACGCACCATGGCCTTGCCCTTGGCAGTCAGCAACGGCATCACTGGCATTCAAGGTTTTTCCAGCAATGTGATCACATTTGCTCAAGCTGGCACATATGAATTTGGGTTTTTGACCACCACTGGCGGCAGTAATATCACCATGTTTGATTTGAATCGTCCTCTGAGTTATTACACCAATGATGTGACCATGTTGGGCAATTTGTCTGTGGCCGGAAATGTTTCTACTTCTGGCAACCTCAGCTATACTGGTAATATCACAGCAGGTAACTTAAACGCAGCTGGACTGAGTTTGAGTTCCAATGTTGTTTCGGCTCTCAACGTCACCGGCAATGTCACCGGCGGTAATTTACATACACCAGGGTTGATCAGTGCCACGGGCAACATCACTGGCGGTAATATCATTGGTACATTGATTGCCTCTTCATTCTCTACAACAGGCAACATCACTGGTGGTAATGTTCTAGGTGGAGCCAATGTCAATGCCACCACACACACAGGTACCACAGTATCGGTATCGGGCAACATCACTGGTGGTAACGTATTGTCTGCAGGCACTGCCGCAATATTAAGCGGAACTGCTGTGCCTGCTGGCGGAACTGCTGGTGCTGGTTACAAATTTTCTAGTACTACCAATCTTGGCGTGTTCTTTGGATCTGGTGCGCCAACATTGAGTGCAGCACAAGGAAGTTTGTATTTGCGTACAGATGGAACCACAACAAACAATCGCATGTACGTCAATACCAATGGATCAACTACCTGGACTGCTGTGACCACTGCGTCTTAATCTGCGTAAAAATCTTGTCTCATAACTTTGCCAACTTGCAAATTTTGTATAAAGTACCAGTAAGAGTTAATAGATGATCGTAACGGTTCAGGCCAAGTATCTACAACATTATAAACATGTTTGGTCAAAATATGTTCGTACAACAGATCTCGATTTTTTAACAATCGGTTTAAATGTGTCTCTCTCAAATTTTTAGCCAATTGCAAATCAGTTAAAATGTGCAAATTATCCTTGAAGGCGTAAAAGCATTGTTCTATCAAAGTTGTACGATATTGATAACTGTGATCAATCACATCATCAAATACATCTAATCCTGCTTGTTTGAGACAATTTGCATGTCCGTATCCCCCTACAAAAATAGGAAAAGTCAGCCCCATTATTGCAAGTATAGTTTTTTCACTAAAAACTGACGCCAATTGCCATCCATACCAAAACTCACTGACCAAAGATACTGCACTATTATTAAAAATTAATTCGACATCATCTTTCCATATATGACTTTTATACGATGACAATTCGTCAAATGGATCATGAGAAAAGTTTTTGTTGTGTTTTGTGGCCAGCGTTGCTGGTGCTAACAATTTATTCCTAAAGTCAGCTGAAAATTTATCATTGGCAATGGCATTTAATTCATTGATTACATACTGCATGTCATGATACTTTGCAGTATCATTTAAAATGTAGTCAAAGCATTCAAGTTTAAAATATTCAACTAATTTAAGCAACACATGCCTGTTTGTTCGTCCCATGCTGTTGTTGATAAAAAAATTAAAACAAAATTTTGTGTTTACTTCTCTTGGCAAATCTACTTGGTTAAATTTTTCAAATTTTTCAAATGCGTATGCTAACCCCCTCAACGGCGCTGAATAAATTTTTAAACCATCTATATTGACTTCGCCTGCATGATCACAAACAATAAAATCTGGGGTACCATACACTTGTATCCAATGTTTTAGCACCAACGGCGGAACATAGCCGGGAACAAAAAAAATATCGCCGGGCTGAAATTGATCAATATGTTCAAGTTTGGTATTTTTTGTATTGATTCGCCAATTTGAAACAATTCTAGTCATGATCTATCCAAGTTAATTCTGGAAAAGTTGTACGCCAGTCTGTGCCGCGACGTAGGTCGCAGGCATCTAAAAATCGTTTGATTTGTTTTGTTTTTTGTTTAGCACCAGCCAATGCAAATGTTCCTTGTGTCAACTGTTGTCTATGTTCTATAGGATCAGTAAATCTAGACACATAGAAATTTTGTGTTAACCACTTATTTAAATTGTCTAAGTTTGCATGATTTAAAATTCCCACCGATGTATTAACTGCAAACATACAGTTGTGTGGGGCTTGATCGATGTACCATTGCAAATTATTTGTTACTTGATTCCAATTGGCTGGGTATCGTTGATATTCAAATCGATGTTCAACATCGTCGATACTAAAATCCAGTTGTACCAATTTAAACTGCTGCCACAGATCTAACAATGTTTGATCTGGCAGTATGGTTGCATTGGTATTGTAATTGATGTGTATCTGATGTTTGCTGGGCAGAGCTTGTAAAAATTCCACATGCGTTTTACTCAACAACGGTTCGCCACCATTGAAATGCACCCATTTTAATGTTGATAAATCCATTGTTTCCCAAAAATGATTTACAACAGATTTCTTAAGTTTAGGCGAAACACCTAATTCTTGTTTCCAAGCACTGCTGAATTCAGGCAAACATATTGTGCAACGTAAATTACATGTGTCACCAACCCAATAATCAAATCGCACTAATTCAACATCGTTATTGTCATATCCGTTGTCTTGATACCATTGGTTGGCACCTAATCGACGACTGCTGATCCCTGTGGACTCGGCCGATTTACAGGCACTGCATGGTTCAGGAGAAATTCCCTCGCTCCATGAATCTCTAATGTTTTTTAAATATTGAACATTTTTAAAATCTATCGTTTTTTTAAATTCAACTGGCGGAGATATACAACAAGGTGATACAAGAATAGAACCGTTGTAGTCTACAACATTTAAACTTTTAAAAGCATCAATACAATTATTCATTATCCAGTTTTGATCTTGCCCAGCAGTTGTTTTAGTTTGGCGCTTTGAACATCTGCTGTGACTTTGGCAGGTTCCGCACTGTCCCATGGAGGGCTGTTTGCGTCATCACTAGCCGGGCTAACTTGGCTGCGGGCTTTGATTGAGTCCATGATTGATGCAGATGGTTTCTTTGAATAAGTGTCTCCATCTTCTCCGCCTTCGTCAGTAATGCGCATGGTTTCAATGTTGTACTCCAAATCAATTTTTTGACCAACGCCGGTCGAGCTTCGAGACTTCATACACTGTATCTGATACTTGCCACGCTCTTTCATGGCACGGCTTGTAAAGATACCAAACACGTTATCTGCTGTGTTGATTTTAGATATGCCACCTGAAATATGACTGTGATCAAATTCAATTTCTTCCACAGCACTTCGGTTCAACTGTGATGCTGTGACCATCAAGAATCCCAGTTCTTTGGCCAAGTTGCGAAGTTCTTCACTCACATACTTGTCTTTGACAAACAAATCATTGGGTGAAACTTTTGCACTGACCGGCATCAACAAGTCCAAATAATCAATCATCACAAAATCCACACGCTTGCCTGTTTGTATTTGATACTCTTTCAAGTATGCACGTATGTCGTTGATGTTGCTTTGTGCTGGCAAGCCTTTGACTTGATAGTTGCCGCTCTTCTTGGCCACCAATTTGACTTTGAGTTCTGTGGTGTCAATGTCCTTGCGAATATCTTTTGTGCTCATGTTTGTGAGCATGGCATCTGTACGCAAACTTGTGAGTTCTTCACTCAACTCCAGCGTAATGTATACACCGCTCAAGCCCTGTTGCAGCCAGTTCAAGGCAATGTTCATCATAACCAGTGACTTACCCGACCCTGATCCACCAGCAAAGATGTTGAGTTCACCGCGACTGAATCCACCATACAACAATCTGTCCAGCTGTGGCCAGCCTGTTGATACTTGTCCACCTGAGTTAAAGTATTTTTCAATACGTGCCTTGGGATCAGCAAAGTAATCTGTGCCCATGTCTTTGGTCAATGATATTTGCACAGCATCTTTAATTAACTTTTCTACGGGTTCAAAGTCACCCTTTTCCAGCATGTCTGCGGCTTTTAAAATAGCACGTTCAAGTTCTTGTCGTTTGGTAAACTGTTCAAACTCGCCCATGAACCAGTCAAAGTGACCTTCGTTCAAGTCGGGCACCGCTTGTAATTTTATGCCTGTGGTGGCACTAATTTGCATACGGTCAGGCAAGGTCTTGTGCTTGTCAGAATGTTCTTTGATGAACTCAGCCGCTGATCGCAAACTCTTGTCAAAGTTCTGCGGGTTGTAGATGTTCTGCACACGCACGTAGCTTTGTGCGTCTTCCAACATCATTTCTAAAAATAATCGTTGAACGTCAAGTCCGTATTCTTTTAACAAGTGCTTTCTTCCTTAACTCTATTTTGATTTTACTGGTCTCTCTTGATTGCATTATAGTTAGCAAGGTGGCCAATCGTCCCAACTTTATCACAGCATCGTTGACATCTTTGCAGCCTTCAGGCCAGTCTGGTATGCTCACTGCCCAGCCCAGTTCCACCGCTCGGTCAATTAATTCAACGCCTGCCCGATCTTGGTCTGGTACTACAGTTATTTCTCGACCAAGACTGCGTATCAATCTAGCTTGTGCATCGCTGACAGTGTTGTGCATCACAGCCACACCACCAATACTGAGAGCATCGAATATGCCTTCCACAACTATCATGTGCTGCCAGTCTGAGTGTTGCAAGTCTATGCCAAACACATATCCTGGTTGACTGTCGCTGATGAACTTGGGCTGCCGGTTATCTAAAAATCTACAGGTATATCCCACAATCTTGTCATTGTGTGTGAATGGTATTACCACGTGCGGTCTAATCCAATGTACCCCGTCATTTTCTATCTGCACCATGGCAGGAAAGTCTTCGGGTATATGTCTTCTACGCACGTATTCCCAATATGTTTCATGCTCGGGCATCAACAACTCAGCATATGGTGGCAAGTCTCGTTCTTCAAAAGAAATATCATTTAGTATATTCCATGTTTGTTGTCGATCTTCCAAGATGCCATGTATGCTACGATGCCGCAGGCTTTCTAGATTCAACATTTCTATTTCGGCTTCTGGAACACCCATCCAACCTAATAGTTTTCGAGCTTTGTAACTTACAGTACGACCTAGGATAAAACTGGCTGTGTAACTGCAATTGAAACAGTGATAACTCCAACCAGCTTCACTGGCTTTGAGTCCACCACGGCCACGTGTGTCTCGTGTGCTGCCATTGTGTTGACAGCATACCGCATTGAAACTCAACCAACCCGAAGGTGTGGGTTTCTTTTTTGCAGGTAGGTAAGCAAGGATGTCAAGCATCTGTACAGTGTAACAGATTTGTCACGCAAATGCAATGCTTAACGATAAAAGATATTGGTAACGTAACCAGTTGTGATCAACACTGTGACTGCTTGGTTCTCTGTGCCACCAAAGTTTAGTGGCAAGTATCCAGATCCACCATTGGTCACAGTAATAGCACCAATACCACTGGGACCGACAAATGGTTCACCAACGGCTGTGGCACCAGCACCATTGCCCAATAATTGCACACAAGGTGCAGCCATGTAACCTGTGCCTGCATTGGTAATTGACACACTGGTGACCACACCATCAACCACAGTGGCAGTTGCTGATGCACCATAGCCTTGGCTGTTATTCAGTCCCAATCTCAGCAGGGGATGGAATCCCACAACATTGATATACTGAGTGCTGGTTTCGTCAAAGTATTCGCGACTTTCTGTGACATCCACCCAAAGTGCTTCGTAGTCTTGTGCAGCCTGCACTTTGACTGTGCCTGTATAGTGTACCAGGTCATACTTGATGGTGGTCAGGCTTGATCCAGTGGTGTTGATGTGGCTGGAATAGTACTCAGTCAAATAGTTGCGTGACTGTGGTTGTGGTTGCAGTGCCCAGTCTGGCCATGATTGTGGGCCTGGCTGTGGCCAAGAATTTTTGCCATTTATTGTGGGAATTGTCACAGGTTGGCTGGCCATGAATTCGGGCAATATGCTGTCCACAATGTTGCAGTCAGCTCTGGCACCTGAGTTGGCATCTGTAAATGCTGCCTGCACATAGTTGCCGGCTGTGCGTTGTATGCTGTAGCTGCCGGGTTGTGCAAGAATATTGATGGTATCAGCTGTGTCCAGCACAACTTTGACTCGGCCCAAAGCGGCGCTAAGTACAATCATGTCTTTTTCGATCAACAATCTGTCACCTGCTTGGTTTAGCAGTCTAAATTTAAAGTTGCTGCCTGTAATATTCACAGGTTTTTCATCTTGGTTGATGAACTCAAACAACAGCACGTTGTCCACGCCTTTGTTAACAGTTAAAGTTTTTGCATACACTGGGTCATACCTCGCAGTAAAGTATCCACCACTGGTGTCAATCAATAATACCCGAATGATTTGTTGATATAAGTAAATGGTGGTTGAATACATAGGATCCTCAAAACGTATTTATGGGTAATAACATCTTTGAAAAATTGGCGGAAAAATATCCCTTTATAACTCTGTGCGTGTACGCCAGTCAAGAGTATGTGGGTGTGGTGCAAAATAGAGACGATGCTGTTACAACCATCTACGACTTTGGTGCTGTGCTTGCACAACAAGATAAACTGGAATTTTTAGAGCTTGCCAACACCTGGTGGTGGGAAAGCAATCGCAGCATACCCATCAACATATTCTTGCGTGGAGAATGGGATCAATTCAAATTTACACTACGCACATTCAGCAACAAAGATTTAGAAATTTTGCATGGGCCTGTGTGCAGCCTAATAGATATTGCCCGCAAAAAGAGCAAGCGCAAATCAATTACACTTGTACGCCGGCTTGATTAAGCAAGTTCATGTGCAGGGCCACCAAGGCCGCATAACTCACAGCGTGTGACTTTTTAAATGTATATCCACGCGATTCATCCCCATCCCATACACTAGCAAACACTTCTGACCAGGGCTTCCTTTGCAAGTGTGCTTTGCCCGGTCTAATAATTGATATAAAAGCAGCCATCCTGGGTATCGAGTCGGGCTGCA